TTATTATTATTATTATTATTATTATTAATTTTTCTATACCCTTAATATAAATGTAAAAAGGTAATCCGATCCTTAATCAAATTACCCTTGTTAATCGGTTCAACATCACCTCCCAAGTATCCCTATTTGCCGCATACATAGTTGGCGAAGCGGGGGTAACTAATCCGTAAATTCTACCAAATTCAAGCAAAATAACCTTATTCTGACAAGTGGTTCCTTCATCGAGTAGGTATTTTTCCCCCTTTATAAGTTTTGTTTTTAGGGTTATCATATTGTATCTGTGTTTTCGTGATTAACCGAAACCCCTTGACGTTGCATATATTCAACCATTGATTCCGATATTTGTCTTGAAGTGGAAGTTATCAACGCCTTAATAACGTTCAAATCATCTTCGGGAATTGCACGATACAACCAACCCGACCCATATTTATACCCTTCGTCTTCATACAAACCAATGGATTTCAAATATTCACAGTGTGTCATAAAATCGTTTGCATGGGTATTACCAAATTCTACTATTAACGCCTCCTCCTGTTTCAAAGTTCCTGCGTTCATATCGTTCAAATGATATTTTTCCCACAAAGACCGAATTACATTAAACTTTTCCCCATCTTTTTTGTTGAGAAAATTATAGTGGTCAGTTACTCTGTCCAAAATTTGTCCTGCTGTTACTCGTGGTATAGAACCACTTGCCGAAAAACGTGGTTGATCAGTATCGTCGCCACCTAATTCCACATTAACTTTTAGGGTTTTTCTAAGGATACCATCCTTTTCTACCAATTTGAAATTAAACTGTTTTTCCATTTCTTACTCTTGTTATAAGGTTATTAAATGTATTTTGATACCATGATATGTTTTGATCACATAGCGCAATTTTTACTGCATACATATTAGCCCATGCAGCGTATATTTGCTTTCTTTGTTCACACACATAATACATACGATCAGACCTCAATTCAAAAAGTCTATTTGATGCGTTTGCTAATGTTTGTCCTATTTTTGTTGCCATTTTTATTATTATTATTTTTGTTATGTTCTTAATATAAAAATACAATATTATTCCGATCTTCTTTTAATACTATACTCATTTGAGTATTTTTCAAGTAAATCATCTGCTTTACGTTCAATTTCCACATAAACAGGACACCCCAATTTTTTACAACGAGGTCTTTTTCGATATGTTTCCGAACAATTTGAACAAGGAGAATATCCAGGATTCCATTCAGTATTATCCATTGTTTGTTTATTAGGGGAATAGGTAGGATTTGAACCTACGAGATAACATACAAGTCGAATTAGTTGTTATCGTGGGGTTTCGGGTTTTACGGTTCGCATTGCTATTCCAACTTCTTATCAGACATTCGCTTTCCCTTATCGCCCCCTGCGTTAAACCAACTCCGCCACTACTCCCATATTATTTTTAAAGAAAATACGTGTGTTGAATAGGATTGTTTTCGTTTTTACGAAAATAACCAATTTCTGCCAACCAAGCGTAATTCCAATTTGATTTTCCGTAACTAATTTGCATTGTTACAACTCCATTACGTTGAATACGAACAGTACCAACACCACCCGAACCAACCGCCCTGTTTATACAATTTATTCCCAACTCTTTTAGTTGGTTAATTCTATCGTCTATTAAACGATTATTTTTTATTATGTTGCCAACCTCATTTTTTACTGCTAAAAAAGTATTGTCATCATTGATTAAAATATCAAACTCTGTTGTTTTCATTTGTGTTATGTTATTTGTTATGCTCTTAATATAAAAGTAAAATATTATTCCGATGCAAATACTTTCCGTTCAAATTCTTCTTCTTGAAGTAAACCATCGTAAAGTAAATCAAAAATAGCATCCGCCTCCTCAAAACTTTCTGTTTTATCAATCGTAACAAAGATACTACCCGCACCATAATAACCGATAACAAATTCGTTATTCTCTTTTAATACACACAATTTGTCGGTATCAATATCTATATTTTGTCCTCTATATTGCATTACTGTTATTTGTTAATGATTAATACTCATTTGAGTACAATAAAAAAAGAGCGTCTATAACTATAATAACTTAACGCTCAATGGTGGAGTATTCGCCACAAGTTTCCAAAGGGGTTTTACGTGTGGGATAGTCACATAACCCAATACCCGAAGGTGGCCTAGCTTAGGGTTGTGCTTTTAACACATTAACCGAAACGGCTCAGGTGAATAACCCCCTTAATACTTTTATAAATATACTCTTTTTATTTTTTCTTTCGTACCTAAATCAATTAAGCATCCATTCGCCGCAATCACTCCAACGTATATCCTCTTCGGAAATTGGGGTACAAATGTTGTTACCACAAAAATCCAAATATTCGTCTTTAAAACTTTTATGTACGCTAAAATGGTCGTCAAACTTTTTGCGATCAATATGGCGCATTGCGGTTTCAAAACTTACAAAGGCGTTTCTGTGGTTTTCAAAAAGACCACCAGCACCCGCGTAATATAATGGTTTATCACCCTCTCTCATTGGGCGAATGGTTATTTCATAATAACCCACTTCTACAAAAACCTTTAATCTACTCATTTTTATTTATTTTTATGTTTGTTACTACTTTTAATGTACCCTTAATATAATATTAGGATATTATTCCGATGTTTTCAGAATTTTCCGAAGGTCGTCTATACTACCCTCAAACAAAATTCCGTCTTCATTAGTTTGTATGGTTATTTGCGTTTGCTCACGCCTTTTGTAATCACTACCAAAACCCTCAAAAGCATCGGCAGTTATTGTTAAATTGTCAGCAAAAATTGACACATAACCAACATTTTCTTTGTACTGTGGATTACCACCGCGTACACCTTGTACTTTATAATCTACTTTTGTCATATCAGTTTTTATTTTTGTCTGTATAAAAAATCTTTGTAATCTTCCATTAAATCAAAAATGTTGAAAGGTCGCATATTAATATCAATACATTTGTTATACAACACTTTCAAAGTTAAACCAAACCCATTTTTGTCCTTGTACACTTTTACGACATCGCTAGTTGGTATAATACCATCAACGTCAATTTTTATATCCCCGCCCTCATAGACACTTAAAACAAATCCAATATCAAATTGCTTGTCTTCGCTTCGGGACTTGTATTTTACAACATCACCAACTTCAATTTCATTATTCATTTTATTGTTTTTTAATCGTTATACCCTTAATATAACATTCAGATATTATTCCGATGTACCTGACAATTTCATTAAACTCTTAATATGATCCCTATCCTGCGGAGTACCCGCAAAATTTATTTGATTAAAAAACTGTATTTTAAACAAATCGGGGATTGGGGTTGTCCATTCAAGTATTTCAGTATAACGTACCACATAATTTTCAAATTCCTTTTGATAATCGGGAGGTAATGTTTCAAATTTATGATATTCATTTTCGTCAAACCACAAACCGAAATCGTTATTTAAAAACAACAAAAGACTATGTAATCTTTGTTTTCCGTCAATTATTTCCAATGTATCGTCAAAACGATTGATAATCGTCAAATCGGTAATCGGTCGCCTATAAAACACTGAACGCACCAACTCCTGCTTCTGATGCAGTGTCCAAACAAATGGGCGTTGTAAATTTTGGTCTATTGAGGTAAGATAAACGTTGAAATCAATTTTACCCTCATGATACCGCCTATTCAAATATTTCAGCGAAGACCCCATCTCTCGCGTTTCGTAGGGGTTATGTAATCTTAATTGTTCTAAAGTTTTCATTATGTATTCATTTTTGTATATATGCAAAATTGTATATATACGTTTTTGTATATATACAATTATGTATATGATTAAAAAATTTCTATTAATCCCGCCAAAATATCACTGTCATTCAGAAAAACATCGTCTTCAATGTCTTCAACTTCCTTAACGATACCCATATTTGTTAAAACAAATCGCATAGCATCGTCATAAGCACCACATTCAACAAGGTATTCCACCATTCCCTGCGCTATGTTTGCCATTATTTCGTTGTTACCAATATCTGCTGCATCGGGGGTAAATTCCAAATCATTACCCTCAACCCAATCCGTAACATCGTTTTGGTTAATTACTATAACCTCAAAACACTCTATTGCTTTTGCCATTTTATTATTTTTATTATTGTTATTAATACTCTTAATATAACATTAGGATATTATTCCGATCTACACGTAAGCGTTTCTCTCACAATATTCGTTGCAAAAGTTTTCACTCTCATTTTGTTTCGGAGTAAACTCCCTGCCGCAATATTCACAGCGGCAATTCAGATATGTTTCTTTTGAAAATACAAAGTATTCGCAAAGTATTTCGTGATAAACTGCTTTCAAACGCTCACGCAATATTTCATTATCCACACCACCCTCAACTCTAAATTGTTTGTGTTGAAATAGGTTTCCACCGTCTTTTGTCCGATACATTGTATCAATATAGAACGCAAAAAAGTTCCCAAAAGTTTCGTTTACCTGAGCGTAAATACCAATTTTACCCAACTCTCCGTTCAACTCTGCCCCAATAAAGTGAGCGTAATCTACAACTTCTTCTATTGTCATCTTATTATTGTTTTATTGTTATGATTGTAATATAAAAGTAATTTGTTTATCCGATGCTATACTCATTTGAGTATTATAAAAAACGCCGCCACACATATTTAGGGTGGCGGCGCAACAACAAACACAAACTACAAATCAAATAATCTTATTCATTTTCGCCTTCGGCTTCTAATTCCGCTACCAAGGCGTTTTGTTCTGCAAAACTCATTGCATCCAACAAGTCAAACAGGTCTTCGGGAATGAAAAACAACAAATGTGCATTTACACAACCCTCCAACAAATCCACTTCTTCACAAGAAAGTGACCCGCTTGATGTATTGAAAATAATCTCACCGTGGCTATTTGACTCACCACCATTGATTATTTCAACCACCTCTCTCAATGTTGCCCAACAACTACCAACCAAATCGTTATCGCTGTCATGACCCTCATTACGAGAACCGCCGCTGACAAATTCTTCCAAAATAGAACGATACGTACTTTCAAAATTTTCAATACTATCGTTAATGACATCCCAATCACCATCATTAGGCTCTTCGCCGTCGTTGTCTTCTTTAAAATACTCTGTTATCATGTATTCATCAGAGGTTCCCAACGCCCAAGCCAAATCAATATGACCATCTTCGTCAATAAAACTTTTTACTTTTTCAATTATGGTATTTTCCATTTTATATTTTTTATTATTGTTATTACTATACCCTTAATATAAAATTAAGATATTATTCCGATGTCAATAATTCGACTTTTTCATATTTCGGGGACTGTTTGCAATAAACGACTTATTGCTACCTTTGAGGGTTATTTCGCCCATTGGTATCCAATCGCCATTTGAATAAACTTTTACTTTGGAACCTGTTAATCCTGTTTCCCGCATATATTTTTTAGCGGAGGAAGCCTTGAAAAACTGTTGATCACCTACGTAATAAATTGTCATTCTGTTTCAAATTTATGCTCATCACAAACGTTAAGAGCGGTTTTTAATTGGATATCTAAACCGATACCATTACAAAACATTCTACCCGAAAATTCGTGGTTTTTAAAAAACCTACAATTCTGACAAATTCGCACCTCACGATAATTCGCTGTTGCTAACAAATTGTCATTAAATTGGTTCAAATCCATTTGCTGTAAACTAATTCCTTGTCTTCGCATTATCTTTATTTATTATTTGTTATGTTAAAATAAAAGAGTGGGGAGATTGTCATTTACATATAGTAATTGAGATTGTCCCCACCTTTTTATGTTTTATTCGTCTTCGCCGTCAAAATCATCGTCATAGTCACCAAAAAGGTAACGCACATAATCATTTACGGCTTCGTCAATATCCGCTTCATTGCTTACAACTGCAAACGGCGCATCGCCTGTTTGTAAAACGTATCCTGTTGCTCGTGGAAAAAGGTTTTCCTGTGCAAAAGACACAATTTCAATTCTGTCTTCGGCAACGCGAACCGCGTACCAACCACTCCAATCGCCCGCCGAACTACTTGTTTCAATGTAATCAGCACGTACAACGTTGGCTAATTCACGTAAATATGTTCTCGGCGTATACCAACCAACTCTACCATTTGCAATAGTAGTGCTATAATCTTGACTACCATCACCAAATTCTACTGTCATTCCCAAATACAAGGGATTATTATTTTTTGTCATTTGTTTAAATTTTATTATTGTTACTTAATACTTGTAATATAATTTTAGTATTTTAATCCGATGCTAATCAGATATTCCACTCAATATTTTCATTACTGTCAATGGTTCCAATAATTTGTCCATTGATATTTAACAAATATCCAGCCTCGTCAATCCATTCTTTTACTACTTTGTCTTCATATTCGTAAAAGAACTCGTATCCCATCCTCACAAAGTAAGTGCAACGTTCCCAATACCACCTTATAAAATTTTCCTCAATAATGGTAAGGGTATCACTCCACACCTCTATAGAAAACTCATGTTCATTGACATCGTAATCGTTAAACAAAATCTCAATATCTACCGAACTAGCGTGAGAATATCGCCCCGTTTTTTTCAAATCAAACCCTTTTACAATTTGACGCAAAAACGTCTTATCAACACTAACACCTGGTATAATCGCCATACACATATTTTCGTTTTCCAAAATATCGTCAATGGATATATAACCATGTAGGCACAATCCGTCACCCTGTTTGTGCGACAAAGAAAAAGAAGGTTCCAAAGTTGAAATACCCCAATCCTCCGTTAAAAAATGAATAACATCGAATTTAAAGTCTTCGGGTTCTATGCAATGGTCTGCAAACGTATTGCGTATGTTTGCTTTTGCCCGTTCATTCAACTCATCAAAACTGTAAGTATTTACCGTTTGTTCTCTTTTATACTGCTTCATTTTATTATTTGTTTTATTATTGTTATTACTATACTCTTAATATAAAAGTAACATATTATTCCGATGCTAACAGTTTTTAATGAAAAATGGGTGCAGGTTAATCCCACACCCAAATATTTTTTACTCGTCATCTTCGCCGTCAAAATCGTCTTCGTCATCTTCGTTTTCACAATCATTCAGAATGTCGCGAATGTCTTCGTTTTCCAAGTCTTCGTCATTCTCAATCATGTAATCAACGATATCGCTTTCGTCAATCCAATCGCTCACACAATTAGAGGTTTGCAAATTTCCGTAACCATTGAAACGTATCCAATCGTGGTTAGGATTACAGTCGCCACGTGCAACCGCAGCATACAAATCATACGGCGAACCGTTAAAAAACGTTTCAAAAAAGTCCTCGTCATTCGCATGAATTTCGTCATCACACATATTGCATAGGTCGCAATATACATTGTGTAATTGTACCAAATCACGGCTATTCATGTCTTCTAAAGCCTCTTTTAACAACGTTCTCGCTTTTTCGTTATTCATTTTTATTATATTTTTATTGTTATTACTATTATTTTTATGTAAATTTCTTATACTATTCATTATAATTTTTCAATGTTATTCCGATGTTATGTCGGAATAACATTTTTTATTTTCCTGTAAACGCTTCGATTGTAAATTTGATAATTGCGCCAATCAATCCAACACACAAAGCAACCCCCCAAATAGACCAAAATATGACCATACCAAGCAAAACATAATTTAATATTTCATAAAACATTATCATATCTTTTGTTTTTTAATTTACTAAATAACGATAGTGTGGTTTTTGTATTTCGCCCTCTGCTATGATAGTCCAACACCTTGTTTGTATTTTGCGACCCTCAAATTCATGTTCGAGAAGTAAATCAAAATTAACACCAAGACTTTTTTCAATAATTTGAAAGTTGGTATCAGTCAAACCCTTTTTAACCAATCGGTCAATCAGTTTTTGTAACGAACTCACATAATGGCGTTCCGCTTTTTTAATAGCATCAGCAACAAATTTATCCTTACCTTTCCACACAATATCACGTGCTGCGCTACTTTTACTACTATAATAGCGACCGTTATCCGTTTTCCAAAAGTTGTTCGGAAATCCAACGTAATCGCCGTCTACCATAGGTTCTATTTCAAAAATTTCACACCAATCTTTTGCAGTCCTTTGATATATTTCTTTTGCTTTATCAAATTCACTTTGAGCATAGGTTTTAGTTTTTTCCAAAAACAAAATTTTTAAATCGTTTGTTTCGTTTCTCAAAACCTCTAACAATCCCTGCGGGGCAATGAATAATAATCTCGTGTTAATTTCCGCCTGTGAAATTTTTATGGGCGATTCTGCCCATGTTAATTCTTTACCCGACCATTTTTTAATCGTACCTGGTTCAAGGTTAAACCACCTGTCATTAGACTTTAATGGTCGCCAAACACCACCCTTACTTTTATCGTTTCTATCAACCCACACTCTATATGGTGAATATGAAAAACGATATTCCTTGTTTTTACTATCAACTGCTAAATACATAGTGTTTTATTTTATTTGTTATACTTTTAATATAATTGTGCAATATTATTCCGATGCTGTGGAATGGTATTGCGTGGGGATAATACATTTACTATCCCCATACAACCCGCACAATAATAAAAAAACAATAAGCTTTTATCTTTTTCAACTACGAGTATAAACCCGCTACGTAAAGGAGGTCTTCAATACACATACCACCAATGTAATGCCAATCGTACTCATCGTATGGATTACTGTGTGTGTAATAAACACCGTCATCTTTGCCGTCTACTTTTATTTCAACAACTTTCCAAGCGTCGTCGTCTTCAAACGGTGATTCAATAAATGTTTCACTTTCGTTACACAAAACGTGATGTCCGCTGTGTTGTTCAAGAATACTATGGCGAATAAAATCTATCGCCTGGCTTCTTACTTTATTAACTTGTTTTTGCGCTTCCGCTATATCAAATCTTTTCATTTTTATTTAATTATTATTTGTTATTGTTATATTCTAAATATATGGGTAGGATATTATTCCGATCCTACCCCTATTATTCTTTGTTACTCATTTGAGTATTAGTAGTACCTGTTGTTCATTCGTTCAACAATCTCATTAAAATCGTTTGGGGTTAATATTTCAATTTCACCCGCTGCTATTTTTGCGTGTAAAAAGGCTGCTACAAAGGCGTTAATTGCGTGAAAAATATTGTGGTCATCTGCTAACGCTTTTTTCAAATCCTTAATGTTATTAGGCGTCCAGGAAACAAACCCTGGTTGTGAAGAAAATTCCTCCGCCAAAAACGCTTCCATATCACTGCGAAACTTACCCCCAACACCTTCTAAAATTGAGATTGCCCAGTCTTCAAACGAAGTGAAAAACAATCCACCAAACTTTGCGGGGTCATAAAGTAATTGAAATGTTACTTTGTCGCCTGTGTAATTGTAATATTTTGGTCTTTGTAATTCGGAGTTTCTAATTTCCGCGAAACCCAATGGTTTGAAATATCTCTCGAAAACCGTATCGGCAAACCAATAATCAATTTCATCGTTAACGTCTGAAAGAAACTCCTCGTAATCAAATTCCGAATCTTCATCCTCATCCCAATCTCTGTTATCAAAGTAATCGGGGTTTAAGTCACCACTGTACGTATCAATATGTCCGTACAACAACATTTTACCAAAAAAATCGTTACTTAATTCTAATACTCTCATTGTATTTATTTTTATTGTTTGTTATTGTTATGTTTTTTATATACTCTCAATATAACATTAGGATATTATTCCGATGCTGCCACAACATCATATATTTTAACCAAATCCTCAACACCCAAATTAGTAGCAACAGTCCAATTATCATGACCATCGGGCTCCTCAAATCCTACTGCCAATTTTTCTTTGTGGAAAAAAAGTTTTGTTGGTTTATACTCCCACAAAATATACCCACTGCACTCAAAATACATTCGACCCCCATTTTCTTTTACAATAATGGCAAGCTGATTGTAAAGTTCATCGCGATACCACGATAAATTTCTTTTTATTTCTTTAATGTTTATGTAATCCATTTTTTATTAGTTTTATTATTGTTATATTCTAAATATAAAAAGGGGGTAGTAATCCGATGCTACCCCCATTTTTTTTTATTGCTTACATTTAAGAAATCCGTCTTCGTCTTCGTTATCCCCGTCATCATAATCGGTCTTCAAAAATCCGTCTTCGTCTTCAAAATCGTATTCAGACCAATCGTCATCACCGCTTGTATCAATTTGTTCAATCAAATCCGTACCAATGTAGAAATCAATTATTCCCAAATCATAGGCAACTGACAATAGAGGTTCCCCCTCATCTTCGTCATATTCTACGTCAAATATTTGCCCAAATGGTATACCTTCGGGTTTGGTTATTTTGTCAAACCAAATCACACCCAACGTACCGCTATCCACACCATACAAATATGGCGAAGTATCAATGTCATCATTTTCAAGACGTAGTTCTTCAAGACTACGTGGGTCTTCAAGACCAAAATATCTACCGTCACCGTGGGCAGTGCCATGTAACGCCGATTCACCTGGTACAAGTAACTCATCCCAATTATCGTTTTTTTGCATTGTATCGCACATTTGCGACCATTTTTCGTCACTACTAACATAACACAAATCGCCAATCCACACCTGTCTCAAAACGATTTTCTGTTTTCCATTTACAATTATTGTATTCATTTGTATTTTATTTTTTATTGTTATTTTATATTCTTAATATAAAAAGAGGGTAGTAATCCGATGCGCTACCCACTTTTTTTTAGTTTCCAAAAAATGTTTCTACTTGGTCTACTCTCTTTTCATAAATTTTAGATAAGAGAATATAAATTTCAGTAGCCTCCATATTCAACGCTTCTTTTTCCTGTCCGATAGCCTCTAATCTGCGTTCCAAATTACCGATAACGGTTTTTTCATTCAGTTTCTGTAAAAACACTAAATTATCACTAATCCACGCTTCTATTTCACTCTCTGTGCGAAAATGAAGTAATCTGTAAAAACTGTGCTTACATTCTACGTCATGTTCGTTGAAAAAGTAGGTTTCGCCGCCAATCATAAAGTAGCGTATGTTTTTATAAACCTCACTGTTTGCAACCCCCGCGTTCCATAAATCACTCCACGAGGTAAAATTTTCTGCTTTTATATTTTTCATTTGTGTTATTGTTTTTATTGTTATTACTATCCAACTATCATATTTAACGTGTTTTGTCCGATTGTGCGAAGCAACAACTCACTGTAATACACATTGCGCCCTCTCAATTTGTCATTAACCGCGTCACTCAAATTAGGATATGAAGTCCTAAAACCGTAGTTGAACGCTTCTTTTGCTGCGTTGGTTATTTCCTTTTTGGCGAAACGTGCAAAACGCCTACCACCAATTTCCTTTGTGAAAGCAATATACACGTTGTTATCACCGTATCCGTTTCCCTGTCCCTGCATTAGAATAAAATTGTCGTCTTCTGCAAAGAAACCATGAAATACTGTTTTCATATTATTTAACTATTATTGTTTGTTATTACTATACTATCAAATATAAAATTAGGATATTATTCCGATGCTATTCGGCTTCCTCCTCCCAATCCTCATTAGGTTCCCACAACTCATCCTCCTCATAGGATAGAGTACCGTAAATTTCGTCAAACGCCTCCTCCGCTTCTAATTCGTTGGTAAAACGGTCAAACTCTACAAAAACGCCGCCCGAACCATAATAACCAATCAAAAGTTCGTCACCAACCTCAATCATTCGTAACGCCTCAGCCTCACAACTTATTTCTTTACCCTTGTATTCCATATCTTTAAATTTAATTATTGTTATTTTTTTTTATATGCCCTAAATATAAAATTGAGATATTATTCCGATGTATAAAAATGGGTTGAGATAAAAACCTCAACCCAAATTATAATAATAATCAACAAAAATCTCAAAACCGTATGTCGAAAGAATCTAAATCCAACAATATTTTTTCAATCAATTCGGGGGTTATTTCTACGTGGTCGCCACCCTCAATTTCAAGCATATCAAATGACTTGTAAAGTAATTGGTTCACACCGTCACAGACCATTGAAACCATAAATTTTTCTGTTTCATTGAATGGGTTTATAACACATTCCGAACCAAACGCTTCTTTAAGGTATTCCATATAGTCACCACATTCGCCCCACCAATGTATAATGTATTTTTCCGCGTCATACCTGCTATATGTAAGACTACCATCCATGTGAGGACCTGCACACATTCTCGCACCAAAATCTTCGGCTGGGGTTTCTTCGCCCTCAAAATCGCGGATGTTATCTATGATAAAATCCCTACAATATTCTACGTATTCTTTTAATTCCATTTGTGTTATTGTTTTTTAATTGTTAAACCTCTATTTTTTGTTGTACCCCTGGTCGTAATAAACTTCTTGAATATACGCCAATTCTTTGGGATTCCATTCGGCTGCATCGGGGTCATCTTCGTCTAAAAACTCCGCCATTGGTACGTAACACAAACATTCTGTGTCCGCCTCATCCCAAACTTCAATTCCTTGTTCGTCGTCGTCTGCGTCAAAGTATTCACGCAAAATGCACACGTCACCATTGTCAAATTCATGTATTCTATCCATTGTAAAACTTTTTTAAATTGTTATTGTTTATACCCTAAATATAATATTAAGATATTATTCCGATGCTATCACTTAATTTTGTGAATTTCATAACACAATATCGAACCTGTTACGATTACATTATTGCGACCTCTGCCACCACTTTTAAATTTCACACCATTCGACACATACGGGGAGTGTCCTGTTACTTTTTCTGTGTGTAAATTACACATTTCAATCGCCGCTTTTAAAGTTTTAACTTTTTCCGATAAAACCACGTCGCGCTCGCTTGCACCTGTGCAACCAACCATCCAACCTAAATATATTACTTTGTACATTTTTTTATTGTTTATTATTGTTATTAACTTATTTTATTTACTTAAAACCGTTCAACGATATTATCCGTATCCCAATAATATAATTGTTCGTCTGTATCCGACAAAGGAAATGATATTGTGCAAGGAAATTGAAGAAAAATATCGCTATCCAACGCACTACCATACACATAGAACCCCTTATCTACCTTTTCTTTGCCCCAACCATTCGGAACGTCTGCAAAGGTTTTCATATCGTAATCTTTGCCCTCTGCAACACATATAATTTGATCGACATCCCTAACGTGTCTTAACAAAGTATCTATAAACTTAATATCTTTTGTTGTCATTTTATTTTATTGTAAATTTTTTTCAAAAAATCTTTTATTTGTACTCATTTGAGTATTATTTATACGATAACTTCAAACGTAGGAACAACCCATCCGTTCTGAAAATATCAAACAATTCAAATCCTGTGTGGTGGTATCTGTAATTGTGGAGTAAATCCTTATACAACAACCACGTAAGATAATTGAGGTATGTAACGAAATCATTTACCGACTTCATAATTTCCTGCAATGCACTGAAATTAAACCCTGCAAGAGCATCGCTACTGACAAGAATATCGTCAAACCCATCGTAATAAACATACGACCTCAAACCCTCTGTATCAATAAACCCTTTCAAAAATCTGTTGGGGTCAACAATAATGGCATCCCAAAATTCAAACGTGTTTGCTACGATAACACCCTTTAACATAAGACCCTCAAACCTTTTTGCAAGTTGTTCGCCTTTTTTTATCTGTTTTTCTGTCATTCGCATGGAAAACCTCCGTCTTTAATTGCGTTAAAATTCTCTATCGTGTAATCAAAAAATTGGAATAAACACCTATCATCATCCCATATCACCGAACATACAAGCATATCCACACCACATAGGTAGTGAAAATTATGTTCCAACGTGTAATCACTTTTTTCGGGGTATAACTTCAAAAGATTATCATAAACCTCCTGCGCAAACCTCTGTATTACTGAAATTTTATTTTTGTCCATTGTTATTATTTTTAATTATACTCTTAATATAATCACAACATATTATTCCGATGTTATTGTGGATAGAAATTAAAAAAAAAGAGAACGAACAAGGATTCTATCGTTCCATGCCCATTCTCAAAAAAGTAATCGGGGGTCATTGTTACCGCTTGGGAAAAACAATTAAAGCTGGGTAGTGCTTGCTGAAGGCACATTGGTACTGATACTATCGCCTAATATGTTTTTTTTATCCGAATAGCCGCCATGCGACCCCCAAATTACTATCTTAACAACTATGAATAAATTACTTTTTAAATATACACTAATTTAACCTGCTAACCAACCATTAGTGTATTTATCACGTACAAAGGGGAAATCTTTTTTAACATGACCCCAATATCCGTCACTCCAATCTTTTATATTGAGGTGATTGAAAACCCCCGCCTGCACCATTTTACAAAAACAATCCAATATTTTTCTACTTAAACCATTACCCCGTATCGCTTCGGGGATACCTATGCTATCCATATAAACAAAGGGTTTGTCTTCATTTAATCGCTGTTGAACTGTTAAAACCATAAGTCCATCCGTAGTGTCCACACCATTGAACTCCATTACAATAACAATTTGTCTTTGCACATTACTATTATATTGTTCCTCTTTAGTGCTAATCTTAAATTCGGGAAATACTGTGGAAAATTCTTTTACAATAAGTTTTCCAATTAGTTGACAACCTGTCCACACAATTTTTCTACTTTCCATTGATTAACTCTTTTATAAATTATACTGTATAAATATAAATAGAACTTTTTTATCCGATCTATCAAACGATTTTATACAGAAACTCATAAAAATCAATCAAAACTTCGATAGATAAAACTCCGATATCCATACTACCAATGTCGTTTCCATCGGAGTCATAACCTCTAAGATAAACAGTTTCGCCGTCTACCTCATCCACATATAATTCCTGTGGATAAATAACGCCACATTCGTAATCCGAAAGTGAAATTGGGTCAATACCCTTGTCAATGGTTATTTCAAATACCCTAATTTCGCCGCCGTAACTGTCACACAAACTTCTAATGTTGTTGTAAATCAATTCGGCTCCTACCAAAATTTGTTCCTTTAGTTGAGCAACCGCTCTGTTTGTTTCAATTCTATTCATTTTTTTTGTTGTTTATTATTGTTATTTACTATACCCTCAATATAAAATTAGGATATTATTCCGATGCTTCGGCGTTAGTGTAACGTTCCTGCATTTTCAATACAAGGTCATCAGCAATTTGTATCGCCATACTATTAACACGTTGAGGCGAAACCCAATTCCCACTCGATAATATGCCGCTTATTGCGACACTAATAAAGTATTCTCTTTTGGTCATACTAGCGGCGTTTAATTCGCCCCACATTCTTATTTCTCTATCTGTCATTTTTTTTGTTTTTATTTAAAAAACTATCATTTTACTTACAACTCTCGACACACCATACCCTTGGCGGTTTCCTCCTGTTATCCCTTATCAATGGTATAAAGATAAGAAACAAAATTTGCATAGTAAAATGATAATTTTTTTATTTTCTTTAAATATAATTCCTACATATTATTCCGATGCCCCTCCATTTGCCTACGCATATATTTGTACTGCGCACAATCACTGTTACACATTTCACACTGCCACGCATCACAATCACTGTATATAACCTCGCCTTGTACCTCCGCCTCATTTTCAAACGTTATATCCGAAGCATTTATTTCTAATGACGAGTTTGTTCGGAAAATTGGTTTGTGCGTATGGTTATCAACAAATTCAATCCGCGCATCATATACTCCGCCCATATCGGAACTCTCATCACAATTAAATTGCATTGAAACGTCAAATTCATTCAATAACGCCTTGAGTTTGTATAAAAATTTTACATTGTTATCTATATCCATTTTTTTAAGTTTTTATTTGTTATTATTATATCCAAAATATAATGTTATAATATTATTCCGATGTTATTTCATGTAGAAAAAGCGGAAGTGAATAAAACACGCCCCCGCTCACAACAACAACAATAAATAAAAATAACTTATTTCTTAATGGTATTAACTACCAATCGTAATCTTTGTATCCAAATGTTTCTACAATCGAAATTTGTAAATTGGGTTGTTTTGAAAATTCTCTCAAACCCTCTGTCAAACTGTCAATCGTTTCGCCAGCCTTACCAATCAAAAGACCTGGTCGCTGTAAATATATTTTCAACGTTGGTACATAATCTTCAAACGTGAAGTCCAATAAATTGATACCCAACGGTAAATTGTGTACGCAATAATGTTTTTGTTCGTTTCTATTATTGAAAAACCTTAAAATAAAGTCTCCAAAACCGCGAATAACCTCTCTTTTTTCAAGTGTTGTTAAACTTTCCACAAACATAGCACCTCGTTCCAACTCCTCAATAATTGTTTTCTTTGCCGACAATATTTTTATATCCGCCTCCAACTTTTTCTCATTCAAAGTTGAAATAAGTATCATATCATTTGTGTCGAATGTACCACTACAACGTAATCTCTCAATCCACCCTTTGTACGTTTGAAAATGCTCTTTTGTTTCACAAGAAAACAACACATCGGTAATTTTCTCAAATATTTTTCTTTTATTTTCTGTCATTTTTTATTGTTTTTATTATTATATGATATGTAATATAAAGATACTATTGTTATCCGATCCTTCATACTCATTTGAGTATAATAAAAAGTGGTGGTAACGTGTTTCACAACAGGAACCACCACATTAAACATTTCCCGCCTCAGGAAATATTATATAACAATAATCAATCAATATCTATTTTAAAATCTATCATGCGTACATTGCATACCCCACAACGCCTTTTGAACCAAATCGTCTTGTATATCCAAAAACTCGTGAAACGCATCTTTTGTGGATAAACCTTCGATAATTTCCTCTCCCGATAAATGTTTCGATAGGTCATCAAGCCTCGCAACGTCATCGTTAGTGTGGTAATTCCATAAATGCTCTTCCAACAATTCCACTACCCCCGTTAATCTATTAGTCATGTCTGTTTGTTTTTAAAAGTTAAATGAATGTACGTCTATTTGACGCTGTGTTAATTCAATAATGTTTGCACCCTTTCCCGCATATATCTGCTTAATATGAACGTCAAGTAAAGCGGCAGGTATTCTCGGCAAATCCTGTTTATCGGTCGCCGACCACGAATAATCATTTCGTGCCTCATTGTATATGTAACGGTGGCAAACCTCCGCACCTGCGAAAAATATACCGCCGTAATGTTTTACTCCGTAACTCTTACCAATTTCTATTTGCATTGTTTTGTTGTTTTTATTATTATACCCTCAATATAAAATTAGGATATTATTCCGATGCTAACCCTACATTTTATCGCAATTCTTAATCGAAACATATAACTGCATTTTCAGTTGTTCCAATGTACGTAAAAAACCCCACTGATTAGCCCCGCCGTAGTAATCTTTTCTGTGTTCAACAACACGATAAGTTACATCGTTGTTTCTCTGCCAACCTACTTTGTTCGTAAAAAGGTTCCACGTTTCGCCATTCCAATCAAACCAACAACTGCGATAACGATAACTACATTGTACATCAATGTTTGTTGCACCTGGAAATACTGCGCTAATCGCCGCTTTTAAACCTACTGTCTTCATTATTATTATTTATTATTATGTTATTGTTATACCCTCAATATAAAATTAGGATATTATTCCGATGCCTATCGCATACTACCGCCAACCTGCCACTTATGATGCTTTAATCGCATATTACGCCTGGATACGTAAATTTCCGCCGCAAACAACGAATCAAACTCAACATATTCTACTTTCAACGGAAAATTTGATTTTCTAAAATCATATTTGTTTAATATAAACGTTCTCATTTTATTTAATATCAAATGTTAATCACTTTAATCACTCATCAACTCCCGAAATTTCTCAATCTGACGCTCGGAAAATACATTGTCCGCACCATCCTCGTGAAACTGATTATCATTAGTGGTATCAATACAAGATATTGTTACAACCGTTTTTGAAATCACCTCATCATTGAGAATACGAAGCATAATGTCTTCGGTTTCCTGCTCACTCAAATTCGCTATATCTAAAACAAATCGTGCCATATTATTTATTGTTATTATTGTTATTAACTTATACCCCAAATATAACATTAGAATATTATTCCGATGCTATTTCCGAACTTTCGCTGTTAAAAGGTCTTTGTAAAATTGCATGGTTTTTAATAATGTTATCGCAATATCATACGAACTCGTATCTCGTTTGTGGTACAAATCCGCTAAATCCCGACCGAAACCGTTTTTATCTTTATAAACCTTAATAACATCGCTCTCACATATAACGCCGTCTGTTTCGGTACGTATTTCGCCAAATTCCAACGTACATAAAACAAACCCAAAAGTTACTTTTTGTCCCTTCAATTTGTACTTAACAACGTCACCGCGACCTATTTCTATTTTTGTTTTCATTTTCTTTAATACGCTATGTTATAAATATACTCATCCACATTGTAAATCCAACTACCTTGTCTGACCAACAACGCATTACGACCGTAATATTTCGCTTTCATACCCTTAATGGAACCCGTATAATGAAAGTTTGCATAACCTAATTCACTTAATTGAATACCATGATCTTTACGTAATTTTCTAACTGCTGCCATTGTTTTTTATACTTTATTTTTGTTACTAAATATGTTATTCGACCTTAAAAAACAACTGTAACATAAAACAACGTCTGTGTTATTTTCACATGGATAGTGCGCAGAATGAATATCCATTAAACCGCCACAACAATCACATTTTACCTCAATAACCTCGGCCTTTGCCACCATATCCAACGCAATACGTAGCTCAATGTAATTTATCTGCAAATCTATCTCATAGAGAAAAAACCGCCTTTTGTTGTTCGCAATTTCAGTCAAACCCAACATTTGCCGCATACCCACCATTTTATAATACTGCGCCGCAAATGACGGCAAACCCAAAATATCAACGTGTTGGTCTACCGAGTCCACCAATTCAGTTACAAATTCAACCTGTCTCTGTAATGTATTATATAAAAGTTTAACCTCTGTCTTTGTCATCTTATGAAAATTTTAATTGTTATTATTATATCCTAAATATAAAAGTAAAATATTATTCCGATGTAATAAAAATATGGTACGTAAATCTTACTTACATACCACATAATATTTTACTATCCGCCAAATACAATTATGGAACTACCTAATTCGTTTTCCAACTTTGTTACCTCAACTCCCATTTTATGAAATATAGCGGTCATTTGCTTTTGTATCATATCCGTTTCATTCATGTTATACCAACGCCTTTCTTTAGTTTCTGTGTCAATCTGACCCATACCACCGTACAACTCCTCGGACAATCTATTTTCCATATCCCTAATTATCGTAAGGGCTACAACCTTTGCTTCTTTTTTAGTCATTTTATTGTCTGTTTTTATCGTTATTTCACTTGCATTAAATTGAACTGACCATTTATAATTGAAATCAATTTATAAAAAGGTAATCCCAAACTATACCTTACCGCATCCTGTGCGCGCTCATAATCATTTGCGTCTTTACAAACAATTATGTTTCTATCGCCACGTATATTACTACAAATATCATTTATTTGTTGCATAGTACACAACCCGCAACCCACAAACTTATTGTCAAAATTAACTATGTAATAAAAATTCATTGTTATTGTTATTTAATTATTATATCCTAAATATAAAAGTAAAATGTTATTCCGATGCTATCCCACCAATACTCATTTGAGTATAATAGAGAAACGCCGCCCCAAGTTTTCGGGGGCAGCGGAACTCCAAACCATATAATAATCAATCAAAAAACTTTCTTAACCCACTTGTCGAAAATCCGAACCTATGATTTTTCCCTTGTCTGTGAAAAACCACTCGCGGTCTTCACAAATTTCAACCATTTCGTCATCCGAAATTTCGTAAAAATACATATAACCCCGCTTTTCCCACTGCCGACAAAAATCCGCATACCATTTTTTAATGTTGGCAATAACTTTTTCAATTATCGCCTCCTGGTTATCGGGTACATCATTATCACACATATCGGTAATATTAACCGAACTTGAATAATAATAATTGCCGCTGTGCAAAAATTCAACTCTAAAAAGATACTGTGCAATACTTTTTATCTGTGTGTGGTGAATACCAGCAAAAGCAATTTTTCTAAACTTCTCATTCAACAAATCATTAAATGAAATCGAACCACTTAAACACAAACCGTCACCCTGTGAATACGATAGAGAAAAATATGGAGTCAATTCACTTATCCCAAAACTTTCCAACAAATCGTTTACAATGTCTTCGGAAAACCAATCCGCCTCACGCTCATATTCCAAAACACAACCCTTTGCGGTATGCTGTGCATCACTATTCAACTCACTAAAGGTAAAACCCTCAATCTCTTTTACTAACTTAACCATTTTGTTTAATATTGTATTGTTATTATTATACCCTAAATATAAAATTGAAATGTTATTCCGATGCTATGAAAAAAAGGGGTTATTTCCAACCCCGTTTCTTTGCGTAATTTTTTGTTTTTAACACCATAGTCGCCGCTGATTCAATCCCCTCGCCAACTATAATATCCAACTCCGTATCATAATGATAATCACTATGAATATCATTATATTCGTCTTGTTGCTCATCTTGTCTGTGCGTTCCTTTGTAGGCAAACCCACCAACCAATTTAACAAAACAACTATATTGCTGTGTTATGTCTTCTTTTGGTTGAAACTGAATAAAACCCTCCTTTTTACAAAACGTTATACGTATGTAACGCGGAATAGCCTTAAATTGTATTTCGCGATTGTTTGTGTACCAACTTTTGTGAACACCTTGAAACATTACATTCGGCAACTTCTTAATGAATGATAAGTCTTCACGAACAAACTCAACGTAAGCCCACTCATCAAAGGTAAAACCCTCTTTTTCCATTAGTTTAGTTACAAAGTCGCGCTCATGCTCACTCCAACTCAAACCACACGTGCCTATAAAATCTTTTATTTTCATTTCTAAAATATTTAATTGATTATATCCTAAATATAATGTTAAGATATTATTCCGATGCTATACCGAAATTCAATCAAAATCTAAAACAACTACAGTACAACCCTCAATTATTCGGGTTTTGGGTTTATTTCCCACATATTGAGCAAATTGTTTAATTAAAACACCTCCCCATCCATATTTTTCCACTATTTGCCATACAGGAGAAGACGGGTTTTTAGCAGTACGCACAAACTTAAAAGTCTCCCCTATCGCAATATTTTCAATCGGTATTTTCATTTTCCTGCGCTTTGAATATATGTAAAACTTGCCTCGAAATCATTTATATCAAAGTTATCCCAATTCTTTGTTTTATCCCAAAACAAATCCATTGCCAAACTTACCGCCTCAACCCTAACTTGACTTTCAAAGTAAACAGGGTCGTATTCACGCCACTCTATAGTCTCCGCTTCCAATCCCACTAAAATAGCATCTAATGGTATATCAAACGAAAATGTACTATCATCACCCGTAAATAATACCTTAACCGAAACAGTATCCGTATTTAATATGTTTTTCATTATGTTTTTATTTGTTATTGTTATCAAAAGAAAAAAACCGCATATAACCAAATTCAGAAACGTTAATGTTAATACGATTATTTTATACGGTTTTTATAGAGTGCGCGACAGGACTCGAACCTGCACAAAACAGTTTTGCAGACTGCCCCCTTAACCATTTTGGGTACGCGCACATATCAATATTCACTGCAATAAATACTAATATAATATTTTTTTTTTAAACTTTTCGAGGTTCGCCTCTGTGAAAATTCTCAATCTGAAAACCCAACCATTCACTAAAATTGCTTTCGCAAATCTCTAAAAAGTCTTCAAAATCGTACCTCGAAAACTCCACACCCAACGCCTCACAACGCTCTTTATATTGCTTTTCAACACTGTGTACATTCGTACTCTCATACCACCCAACAAATACACTCATTTTTTTATCGTTTTAATTGTTATTGTTATTTACTATACTATCAAATATAATATCTTAATGTTATTCCGATGCTTCACATTCAAAAATGGGCTTCAATCGTGGGTCGCAACCCCTACAATACATACAACTGTTTGTAAAACCCTCCCCCTCGGCTCCACACAAAGGACAATCATTATTATTATCATTAAATCGTGGGTCAGGCTGACCACAATACGAACAACTGTTACTCCAACCCGCATCCTTTTCAAAACACAAAGGACAATCCTCTACGTTAAATTCTACCACCATCGCATTTTATCTATTTTTAATTGTTATTGTTATCTTTATTTATCCTAAATATAATGTTAAAATATTATTCCGATGCTATTGCAATATTCGATTGATACTTTTATGGATTTTTTTCTTTAAATTGTTTTGAACGGAAGACGGTCTATCACTCTCAACGCCGTAATTATCACGCACACAATTAAAATGACACCATTCAAAATTACCCAAACTACCCCTGTTTTGATACACATGAAGCACAACCGAAAGCATTTTATTCCTAAATAAACCACTAACAACAACCTCATTTTTTACAAACCTATCATTCTCATATATGGCTGTAATCGTATGCTCAAACCCACTGTTTTTAATAGTATTTAATCTCACAAAACCCATTTTCTTTTTTTTTAATTGTTATTGATTATTTTTTTAATATACTCATTTGAGTATTATAATTGTACCGTCTTGAAAAAACCATTCATAGACGCTAAATTGCGTTCCGATGTTAATACCGAACCAATATCCTCGCCATCAATAGAGAAAATAAACATATAAACCCTATCACGAAAACCAATACACTGAGCATCATATTTGCCACGTTCCAACACCAAACCCTCACGCCAAACGTCAAAAATTAACTTCGAGGGGTTAGCCGAAGCCATACCCCACAAAAAACCGTAATCCCTTTTTCCTGCTCTTACCATTTCAAACCTTATTGAAAATTACAAAGAAAACAATTTGCATCGCACTCACTATTTAAAGGGTCATGTACCCTTACCAACTCCCCACTTTTATCCCATTCAAAAGATAATAGTTGGTCATCCTCATAGTCAAAACAACCTATTTCGGAACTGATAAAACCACCCTTAACACGTAAAACTTCAATCGTACCATCGGGGTTATTTATGTAATCCGAAACAACCCTATTCCTAAAATCTAAAACCGTTTCACGACTTACAAAACGCTCATGCCAACGTAAAACACTAATTTGTTGCGCGTGTCTAACAAAAGCCGCCTCTACCAATTCATTCATATTGTTTTATTATTTATATTGTTATACTATCAAATATAAAAGTAAAATGTTATTCCGATGTAACTACAATTATAGTGTTTGTCCCATAATGACCGTTTGTCCCCTCATGATTCGCCAAAGCCGCCGCAGTTTTACTTTCATACGGTATCGGAAAGCGAGAGTCATTAACAATAAACCAATCGTTTTTGTATTGCCTAAAACGTACCCATGCACACTGTTTTTTAGACCACTGCGACAAACGCCGCCCCCAATAATCATATTGATATTGAAAATCCTGTGAATATATTATTTGCTCGTTTCTCATTTATTCAAATCTTTATTATATTGCTAATACTGTAAAAAAATGGTTCATATTTGCCATATAAACCATTTTCTTTATTTTCCTATATGTTATCCCAATTTTATCTTTAAACTCGTTATACGCTTGTAAAAACCCGCCGTATGCAAACTGTCACCCAATTTGTAATGTAAGTAATCTAAAGCGTGGCAAAATTCATGTAACAAAGTATCCGTAAAACTTTTTATTGCAACTGTGTTTTTTCGTATCGCCGTTTTATTAAACACAATTATCATGTTTTGTGAAACCATATATTTACCCATTGTTTTACGCACACAACGCCCATTTACCGTCTTACTATCCTGTGCCACATTGCAAACTCGAACCTCACTAACATTACGTATTTTGAAACACCTGCACAACTCCAAAACTAATTTATTCGATAATACCTGCCGTTCCTTCGCCGAAGCATCACCACTGTTTAATAAATCCTTGTACGCCTTTTTTGCCGCCGCCGAAACACTAAATTCTACACTCTCAATATTGTTACTTTTTTCGTATGCTGTCATTTTTATTAAGTTTTTGATTATTGTTATTGTTATGCTCTCAATATAATATTTACATATTATTCCGATGCCATGAAAAAAGCATAGCGAAATTATATAACTCCGCCATACTTTAAACCTTATTATATACTCATTTGAGTATTATATCAATCCCAAACCAAACCCGACAATAATTTGTCGCAATTCTCACGCTGGTTTGGATACCTTTTGCAATACCCCGACAAATAACTTTCCAACTCCAAACGTGTAACACGTTCCGACTTTTTACCCTTAATATGAAACGTTAAACCACGTTCAAAAAAAGGAAAAAATTTATCCATAATGCACTCAATATACCAACGCTTAAAAGCAAATTGATTGTCAACACGACCATCAACATAAAAGTTTTTTACATAGATACCCGCAGCACCACGACCCATGGATATCCCATACATATTTTTATTTATCATATCGCTGTGTATTTTAAAATTTTCTGTATCTTTTTGTCCTCTGGGTCATAGCAATCCAAATAACCTATGGAATAACCAACAACCCTCTTATACGTATCGCGCTGGGCAATAATAGAACGTATAAAACTTTCCATATTTTCCAAACTCCAACGACCATCCAACCATATAACCGCATCACTACCACACGCTGGGATAGGTTTCTTTTCGCCATCAAACCGCATCTCGCCATTCCTAAAACGCATACCCGTAGACTGTATCCACAAAAAACCATATACCTTTTGTCTCATTATCTTTAATTTTTATGATTATTATTATACCCTAAATATAAAAGTAAAATATTATTCCGATGCAACAAACATATAATATAAAAAAAGGCTTGGGTATTAAATACCCAAAGCCATTTTATCCCTTTTTATCGCCCTTATTCCCTTCGGTCTCCGTTTCGTGAACTCCGCCTTATCCCAAAACGAAAACTCTCTCTCGTTTGAAAATAAGTGATTATAATAGACCGTCAAACATTCCAAATCCCAAACCATCTCACTGTATTGCTCCCTGGATAAGTCTTTGCAGTGACAATAATCCCACTTTTTGTAAAACTCCATAGCCGCCTCAAATCCAACAAAAACCTCCTTTTGCCCCTGCCCGCAACGTTCCCAATCACTTTTTGGCTGATTAAAAACGTTGGCTTGTGTGCTAAAGTGTGGGTATCTATTACCACCGCAGTAGTAATACTGTACCTCAAAAACAATCTTTTTTGTCAGTTGAAACACGTAATAAAATACGGGCTTCTGCGCATCTGTTACACGACCTAAATTTACCATTGTTTAAAATTTTATTTGTTATTGTTATATACTATCAAATATAATATCTTAATGTTATTCCGATGCTATCGGCTCAAAACATCATCACACTTTACTAAAACCCAAATGCAGAAAGCACTCAACAACGCCCATAAAATAAACTTACCTACGAATAAACCTAATACTCCCATTTTGATTAAAATTTTATTGTTATTATATACCTAAATATAATTTTAATATACTAATCCGATGCAAACTACCCAAATATAAAAAAAGGGGGTTAACCCCCTTGTTTATATTATTATGGCTGTGTACCAACCATTTTCGTAGTCCCCATCGTGCGGCTCTTCAAGGTAAGAAACAGGAACGGAAATCATACCATCCGCCGTTGGAATCTTCATATCCGTTATCGTAATTGTCGAACCATAACGACCCTCGCGCATACATTCCAACAACTCACAACCTGGAAATTTCGCCTCCAACGCCTGCTGTATATCCAACGGACTCGGCATATCCAAAATTGCTACGGGGTTGCCAAAACTATGAATAAAATCCCCCACCTCATTAAAAATTGAAAAACAACCCAAACCCTGCGGGTGACCTGGAAATCTTTGAAATCTATAGTTCATATCTTTTAAATTATTATTGATTATAATATTAAATATAATATGAAAATGTTATTCCGATGCAAATCTGAGATTTTTGTGTATCTAATTATTTTTTGAATATCATTTTAATATAATGATAATGATATATATACAAAATATCATTAGAATTATCGGCAAATGATAGGAAAATATGATTGTGATGTGTTGAGGGTATAAAATTTTTTACTATTTTAACATTTAATAAAAATAGCATTTAAAATTTTATTCTGCATACTCATTTGAGTACATTATAATATTATTCCGAATATCATTTTAATATCATTTCGGATGTTCGTTATAATATAATGTTAAAATAGTTTAATAATATTATTTATACTATTTTAACATTTTATGGGATGCTATTATTTTAACCTATTTTAACATTTAATACAACCACAAAAAAGGGGATTTAGGTTTCCCTAATCCCCCAAGGATAATTCAATAAATAATATTTTATCTTAATAAGCCCAACGCCACAACTTTGTGCGACCGTATTCCGCTAGTTCGTCATCTTCGTCAAACTCATCTTCCTCGTCATCTTCGTTTTTCGTGTACTTTGCGATAAGTTCGGGGTCGTTTTTGTATTTCTCACATAGAGCAAAAAACTCTGCGTACAAATCCAAGTATGCCTCCGCATCATCAGTGGAACCAAAATCGTCTTCAAACGCTTGTAAAGGTCTTTCGGGTCGGGTTCCATTAGCCGTATCATACAGATAATTTTCTGCATAAAATTCTGCCACGCTCTCAAGCTCTTCCTGAGTAATCGTCAAATTATTATATTTCCATTCCATGTTTAATGATATTTAATTGATTATTATACTATTAAATATAATTTTTAAATATTATTCCGATGCTATTTCTGTTCTACCAATTCAGTATAGTCTTCGCACTCATCGCACCAATTACCTTTGTTATCATTGATAACAATACTGTCAATTTCCATATCATTCGGGTTGACCCAAAACTTCTGTAAAACTTTTTCGGAGTTACATTTTTTACATACTAACATATTATTTAATTTTAATTGATTATACTATCTAATATAAAAGTAAAATGTTATTCCGATGCTATGGGGGATAATCTTTAAATGTTAAAATAGTATAAAAATATTATTTAAACTATTTTAACATTTTATAATTGAGAAACCAATTTAACCTATTTTAACATTTAATAGAAACAAAAAATATTCGTCATATTTACATTATAACGAAGCAAAAAAAAATATATAGGTTTTTGTCCTATTAAATTGAGTTATATCATTTTAACGTTTATTTGAGGTCTTATTTGTGTTTTTCTGTAAGCGCGTATCCACATTTGAAACGGTGACTCCGTTGGTCTGTGTTTCGTGGGGCTTGGCGAAATTCACAATGTTATTCAAATGATATGCCAAATGTTATTACTGAATATAAATAGCCGTAAACAAAAAAAAAGCGGCTTATTTGCCGCTCATTTTATTATTCAAAGTTCCACCATTGTTTGTCTTTTGGAACTTGTAACCCGTCAAATGTTATGCCTTGTTGTATTTTAACAAATGCTTTATAACATTTGCTACATACAGCATATCTGTTTATCCGTTTTACTTTTATGGTGCGTATAGCACTTTTGCAATTTGCACAATTCATTTTTGTTTGTATTTTATTGTTTATACTAATTCCAATTCCAAAAACGCTTTTTTGTTGAGGTCGGCAAAACTTGCAATATGGTTTCCCGTTGTTTTAGTCCAACCGTTCCAATGCCGTACCATTTTGCCACCGTATTTTATCGTCATTATCTTTGTGCCATAAGACAACAAAACTCTGTCCGACAAACCAATTTCGCCTGTGTTATTGTCGTGGTATTCAACTTGGGCTTTTCCGTAGAAACTTTTGCGCCCGTTTGTTGGCTTCAATTCAATTCTTTCAAGTACCATTTTATTATATTTTTATGATTATTACTATACTATCCAATATAACATTCAGATATTATTCCGATGTTAGCTCAACCACCTTACACAAGGTGGTTTGCATTTGCAGATATGTTTCAAGCGATTCAAATCTTTGCGCTTCGGTTCGTCTGTGTTTTTGGTTTCGTCAATTAACGGCATATCATTTGTAACCGTAGTCCAACGCTTGCCCGTAACGGGGCTTGTGTATGTAACTTCATAGTGTCCGTATCCGCTGAAACGAAACGTAAAATCACTTTTTTCTGTTTTAAATGCTCTCATTTTGAAATATTTATTATTGTTATGTTATTCAATATAGATTATAACCAACCTTCAATAATACGACAGTCCCATGTTACACCATTTGCGTAGTATGCAATAAAACGGTTTTTCATGTTCACCACATCAACACACATTCTATTTGCCCTACAGTCCAACTTTAATATTTCTAACCGCGCTCTCGCCTCCTTTTTTGTGGCGAAATTAACTGTGGTTTGATATTTTAATTCCCCACCATTTTTACTATAAACAACGCTATATGAATTATATGGATTCATTGTATTATTTTTATTATTGTTATACTATCAAATATAATATCTTAATGTTATTCCGATGCTATACTCATTTGAGTATTATACTGTGAAACTTGCAACTGTTTCACGTTTTACCGTTCCAACAAAGTCTCCGCTCTCATTATTGTAAGCGTCGGTTGAAACTTCAACATGATAACTGTTTCCTTTGTACAAACGTGGGCAATTACTTCTGTGGCGTTGAAAAACGTTTATCCAATTTGTAATTCGACCGTAATCGTATAAAGCGTACATGGCTTCGCCATTCACATAAATTACATATATATTCCTTGTCATGTCTTTAATTATTTGATTATTATAATATTAAATATAAGATTTTAATGTTATTCCGATGTATATATTGGAATATAAAAAAAGGGCTTACGCCCCTTTTTTAAAACCTGTGTACTTTTTTTGATATTTCGTGCAACTCATTAAACTCTTTGTCATACGCCAAACGTTGTAACAACTTTATATTTGCGTCAATAAGGTCGTCTGTTTCAGTAGTTACTAACAACTGATTGAGTAGGTTGTACATTTTTGCGTATTGACTTTTAAACTTTTCAAGGTTTTCTAATGCCCTTTTGAAGTCACCCTTTGCCGCTTGGTATTCTGCAATTTCGCTATCAATATAGCGTTCCATTTTTATTTTATCCATTGTGTTATTGTTTTATTGATTATAATATTAAATATAATTTTAACATATTATTCCGATGCTTGTTACAAAAATAGTATATATTTGTAACAAAAATAGAGTGTTAAAATAGTATAAATTAAATTGTTAAAATAGGTTAATAAAATTTTTTATACTATTTTAACATTTAATAAATGGCACAAAAAAAACTCCCTTTTGGGAGTTAATTTTTTATTCGGCTAATGGTAGTGCCATAAAACCTTTTTTGTTCAGTCCGCTAAAACTTGCGACATGGTTTCCTGTTGTTGTTGTCCAATCGTTCCAAATTCGTACCATTGAACTGTCTGCGTTAATTCGCATTATTCGTGTCCCGTAGGATAACAGTGTACGGTTTCCCGCCTCGTCTGTTAATACTATTGCTTTTCCGTAGAAACTTTTGCGCCCGTTTGTCGGGGTTAATTCGTAAGTCGTCATTTTATTACTTTTTATTATGTTATTGTTATACTATTCAATATAATCTTTTGATGTTATTCCGATGCTTGTCAGACTATTTCCATATAACTATTTAATATCCCAATGCAACTATAACAATCTGTGATATCCTCGTCTAATGATATGGATATTTTCAACGTACTACCGTCAATTTCACGTATGTAATACTCTCCATTTGTCCAACTAAAAGAAGTGCCTGGAGGGTAGTTTAAACGGATTTTATCCCCTACTTTGAGGTTGACTCGTTCCTTGGCTAACCTATGATTTTCTTCAAAGGTTTTTCTGTAAATCTCTTTATTTTTGTCGGCGTTACCCCATTCAAAAAAATCAAATAGGGTCTTATAAGTAAGTGCCTCAAAGTCCTGTAAAAAAAATGTTATTATGTTACTCATTTGAGTATATTATATTTCGTTAAATTTATTTAATTCAGTGGGAACGATTACATAGGTTTGTTTCCACAACTCATTTTCGTTGCGAATAGCCGCCGCTTCGGCTCGTTCATAAGAGTCAAAAACTCCGCAAAATACTCTTGACTGTCGGCTCTGCCATTGGTCTGTCATAAATAATACGTATACCATATCTGTAATTTTTATTTGTTGTTAAAAAAGGGGGAGTTAAACTCCCCAAACCTCGTTGTGGCAATTCCAAAATAAACAGTAGTCGGGTAAAATCTGTCTTTGCAGTTCCTTTGTGAGTTCCGAAAACTCTATTTTTCTACCCAAATGACCGTAGCTGGGTCTGTCAATTTGTACGTCGGAGTGCCCGTAGGTATAAACTCCGCTACCTGTTTTGCTTGCACTAATGTAGAAAAACTGACCGTTCATTTTTTTCTTTGTGAAAACTACTGTAATGCAGTCCAAAGTTTCGTCTTTGCGCCCCTCGTTTGAATAACAACGAATGTATTTTGGGGTCGTGCCGTCAATTACTAAATTTCTATTTTTAATTTTACGTGCCATTGTATTATGTATTTTATGATTATTATTATACCTTAAATATAATATTTTCATGCTATTCCGATGCTATACCAATTTTCAAAAAAGAAAAAACACCTACCAACTGCGGGTAGGCGTTTTTCAATCATAATAATCAAAAATCAATAAACCTTATATTTTTGTCGTTATGGTGGTTAGTTTCCAGCCCCCACCATAAACTGTTTCTATCTTTATCCACTTGCCTAACAAGTTGCGGAGAAAGTTTATATAAACGTCTGCGCTTCGCTTGTTGTTAAAATTAACGTCTACCCATAATGTTTGTAAGGTATTTTCAACGCTAACCACATTGTTTTTGTTTTGCAAAAGAAACTCTAATAATTGACTTTCCTTTGTGCTTAATTGGTTGCAAAGTCTATCCCTACCATTCTGGCGGCGCACCCAACTCATTTTTTCCCCATTGACTAAAATTGTTTGTCTTATCGGGTTAAACTCTATATTGTTACTTATTTTCATTTTACTGATATTATTGATTATATTCTAAATATAATTTTAGAATGTTAATCCGATGCACAGCAAAGTTTTATGAAAAAGTAACAAGGTTTTATTATTCAATTTAATACAACTCGTTTTCGCTTTTGTGTTAAACCTTACTTAAAAAGTTTTATTAGTCTAAAAGTCCCTTACTTTGAAAGTTTTATTATTCAACTCAAACGGTCAAACTATTGTCCGAACCTTACCTTGTTACTTATGCTTTAAATATAATATTTATATGTTATTCCGATGCACAGTTCTCAATTATGAAAACATTTTTTTGACAATCATTACACCAACCTTCGCTTCGGCGGTCGTTTTGTCCGTTACTAAATATCTCGCCAGTGTTGGGGTCGAACCAACCGCGTTGCATTACATTTACCCCTTGACAATATTCACAAACATATTTCGTGTCTCTTACCTCATCTAAAATTTCCTCTATATCCATTTTATTGTATGTTTATTGTTATGTTAGTTAATATAATATTTTTATGTTATTCCGATGTAATTCGTAGATAGAAAAAAATAGGGTTTTACCCCTATCATTCCCATTCTGAACCGTCTGTATATGAAAAGGTATATTTGCCCCCTTTTTTACTCATTACAAGTCTTTTTTTGCTCAAAAAATCCCTTTCACTTTCACCACGTTCACGTCTTATTGTCTTTGCCATTTTATTAACTTTTATAATGATTTTTTACTACTGTAAATTCGTTTCCACACTCTGTGCAAACTTCTGTTTGTTCCAAAAGATATACCGCCATGCACCTTGTTACACATTCGGAAAATATTCTGAAAAGGTCTTCTGCGTGTTCCTTGTCTTTGCAATCTAACATCACACGATAATTTTTCTTAACCATTTTATTTAATTTTAATTATATTCTAAATATAATTTTTATATCATTATCCGATGCTTACTCCATTAGTTTGCCCCACCTTTGATAATAGTCGAGTCTTTCCTTTTGTGCCTCAATTTCGGCATCAAGTTCGGGTATATCAGTATATCCCAACAACTCAAAAACTTTACGATAGTGTGTTACTGTCACTCTATCAATCATTATTGTACAGGCGTTCATAGGGAACGAACTACTGTTATTCCATCTACGGTTATGTTCTGCGGCTTCAACAATGTCTTTGTCAATTTGTGCTATTTTATTAACTATTGCGTTATACAACGTTTTATATTCCTTCTTTGTCATTGTAAGTAAAATATTATTGTTATTATATACTCTTAATATAGTTCTAATATCATTATCCGATGCAGTGTACTCATTTGAGTATATATAAAAAGGAAAAACGGCGTGTTTCTCAACAGACCGTTTTTGTGCTATTTTACTTTCAATCAATCCAATTTTAAATATTCATGTGGCAAAGGATACAAGGCATCAAAGTTTCACATTTTTCGTCAAACAGTGGATTGTGTACCGTTCCTGCTGTTACTGTAAATGTACCGTCTAAAATATCTCTCTCAATGATAAACTCAAAGGATACAATATAGTCGCCGTCTTCCTCAAATTCCACGCTTTCACTTGTTATTACAATAATTTTGTTTTCAACCACGCAAAAGTGAAAATTGTTTAGGTTGTTTCTGAACGCTTGTATATTTTCCACGTTCAAATATTCGTATATGTCTTCAAATTGTTGAAGATACTCTTCTACACTTTTGTAACGTCTTTCGTTGCTTTCTATTGCAAGATTAACTATATCACGTACATTTTTTTGTACCTCAATACTGTGTCGTGTTTGTACACCCAAAAGCAAGTGTCCGTAAAATCCATCCGTATTTAACATATTCATTTTATTATTGTTTTAAAGATTATTGATTATACTTTAAATATAATATTTATATGTTATTCCGATGCTATGCAAATAATATTAAAGAAAAAAAAAAGGGTCTTTTTAGACCCCTTTGTTTTTGTTACGCTGCCCAACGATTGAATGTTGTGCCTTTGACTTTGCCTTGTCGAATGTCTCTGCGAAAGTGCATTGCAACTTCGTTAATTTTTACGTGTTCCATAAAGAACTTCGTGCCGACAATGTTTCCTTTTTTGTCCTTTGCAACATATCCGTAGATATTGTTTTCGTTTGCTGTCCATTTTTCAATGTCCATATCGTTTTCTTTTGTGTCGGCATTAACTATGTTAATGGTTCTTTTAAATTCTACTACGTGCATCTTTTTATTATTTTTAGATTATTACTTTTGATTATACCTCTAATATAAACTTTGTGTGTTAATCCGATGCTTACTCATTTGAGTATTATATAAAAAAAAGGTGGTACTAAAACCACCTCTGAAAAAAGTTACCACGCTCTGTTATGTTTGGGTCGCAAACGCTCATTTCCTTGAAAGTAGCGTCTTCGTATGCCCTGAGGAAAAATCCCTCCGTTGTTTGCCAACCAATAATACTTATGTTGGCGTTTTTAAAAATTCGCTTTGCCATAATATTATCTTTTTAATTGTTATTGTTAAACCTTTATTTACTTTTAATATAAACCTACCATGTTAATCCGATCTCGTCTTAAACTTGAAAAAAAACCTCTTAAAAGAGGTTTAATGCTTGGGGGTCGGTGCAGTGTTCTTTGATAAGTCTGCGAAGTTGTGCTAAACTCAATCCCACTTGTAACCCCGCCTCACTATTGATTATGCAATAGTAACTGTCAATCCCCTCGTAATACTGTACCAACATATAGTCACCGTTACCTCGTAGATTATACCTACCGTTCAACTCACTACCCCTTTTTAATTTGCGCTTTGCCATGTCTTTATATTTTTAATGATTATTATACTATCTAATATAAAAATATTATTCTAATCCGATGCAACATGGTATTTCTATAAAATGTTAAAATAGTACAAAAATACATTTTAACATATTTTAACATTTAATAACATACAAGAGTATACAAGCATCGGAATACCATACAAATATTATATTTAATATTATAATCAATAAAATCAATCAATATGAAAACAATATTATTAGTAGGTTTAGCGGTAGGTTTGGGAGTAATCTTTTTCAACAAACTTCTTTTATTCAGCATTATTTTTCTCTTTTTAATAATCAAATTTAAACTATATAAAAAAATATAAAACCATGACAAACAAAGTAGCCAAAACAGTAGCATTAAATTTAATAGTGCTTGAATATCAAAAAATGATTGTAGATAAGTTGTTTAAATCAAATATGGGTATTTATGACTCGCAACACAAAGAAATTGATTTTTTCAACTATGACGAAAAATATCTAATATACGGAGAACTGAAAAAAGTATTTAAAAATTTGGGTGACGAAATGGGAGTTTTGGAAACTGAATTAGAAGCGGAAATCGGTTTGATAATGGATTTGAGAATAACATCGGAATAGTATGAAAATATTATATTAAAAGTATAAGAATCAAAAAATTAAAACAAAATGAATACTTACGAAATATTAAGCATTAACCAAAACGACGTTGAGGGTTGGATTGAAGACAACGAACTCGAAGCAACCACAACAATAGACGAAAGCACAGTGGCAAATATCGCCCAAGGTCTAATTGACTACATTGCAGAGAGCGATATTTATAGCGAAGCGTTAAGGTCTGTATTAACAGATATGGGAATTATCAACGAAAGCGAAGACGAATAAAAAACGGGGCAAAAGCCCCTTTTTTTTATCCATATATGAACTAGATCGGATTAACATGAAAATATTATATTAAATAGTATAACAATAAAATAATAATACAATGACACAAGAGCAAATAATGAATGGTATAAAAAGTTTAGCCTCCTCAAAAGGTAGTTATGGTAGACTTTACAGAGCGTTGCAATGTAGGGACACAAGGGTAGCCTTTTTCAGAGAGTACCCACCCAAAAAGTACAGAGACATTGTAGACTTCATAATGGATTTGGAGGGTTAAAAACCCTCCCCTTTTTTAACATATTTTAACAATATGGGGAGGAGGGGAGAGAGTACCCACCCACCACGGACCCCGTAGGGAGGGGGTAGGGGGTGAGGGGGGGTTTCATAGGGCAAACGCATTACCATGTATGCCGCCTCAAAAAAATTCCGGAAAAAAATTTTGACTATTTTCCAAAAAACAATCCCCCATTATATTTATATATAAATTAAATATCATGAAAATAAGAAAAAACATACCATTAACCCAAGACGATAAACATAATATCCTCAATATCATTAAGAAAGGAAATTATGACGAATATACCATTGACGGTATGAATAACATGTTGTTTTTCAGAGAATTATTGACACCCGTTACAATTAACAGTTATCATGTTGGGTTATTTGATTCCGGTTTTGGTAGGGCGGAGTTTAAGGCGGTTGTTCGGAGTTTAAGGATTGTTGTCACGAAGGAAGAGAATATTCAGAATGACATTGATGATAGTATTATAACTTATAGTGCTCGTGTCACATTGATAGGTGGTATTGCTTACAAGTACAGTCGCAATCAGGATTTGGCGTTGGCTGACGACACGGAGATATTCAACAAGATTGTTGAGGCTTCTGACGTTGAGACTTTGATAAAAGAGGTTATTGCTGTTGGTATTTCTTTCAAGGAAAAGTTGAAGGGTTAATCTTCTTTTTTCACATTGGTTTTTATACCTTCAAGGATTTCCACCACGTTTTGGTTTGCTATTAGTGTACAATGCGGGTGGTATTTTTTTTTCATATAGTATCGTACTAATTCGAGAACGTAGTCAGTATTCAAGATTTTATTATCATAAAATTCAGCAAATTTGTGTATATTCGGTATGAGTCCATTATTCCCACTATCATAAAATTCGTTCATGAGTTCTTGACCAATAGTAAGTTCGATTGTGGTCCCCTCAGGACTCGAACCTGAAACCTTGTCATTATGAGTGACCTGCGCTGACCATTGCGCCAGGGGACCGTATATATATTTATCAATTTGGGGGAATGAGGGGTACATTTTGGTCATAATACCTTCTTTGTGTAGATATTCAAGTTCGTGGAGATATCCTTTTTTGTTGGTTGATTTCCACATTTTGATATTTGCTTTTTCTTTTGCAAATCTACCGATACGTGCATTTACCATGTCTACGGATTGTAGTCCGAAGTCGTATGTTTCGCCGCCCCATGAGACGATAGTATAAAATTTCTTTTGCCCAAATTGTTTTTTTGTCATTTTATTTTAGATTTTTTTATTGAGGATATTTCCTAACCAGCGGAAGAATTTTTTTGTACGTGGGTATGCTTTTTCATCGAGTTCCCAATCGTCAAGTAGATTAATTCCAATTACAATCCACATTATAGCACCGAATATCATTCCGAATACCCATACATATCCACATGCTATCCAAATGATATGATGTACTTTCATTCCCATTGTATTAATGTCTCGGTAGTGTTTTCTACATTTGGATTTGAATCTAAATGCTGTCCATGTAAGGAGTAGACCTACGAAACTTGTCCAACCTGTCCAAAAGTTTATTTGGGTTGGTTCGGTTTCGCCGCAGCAACTTGTGAGGAAGAGACCTGTTCCAAATAGTATTACTACGAGTGATATTGTTTCTAGGTGTCTTTTTGTTAAATCTGACATATTATTTTTATTTAAGGATAAACATTATATTTTTTAAATTTACATTCTCTATTTTGTTTTTCCAAATTTTCCATTTCGTTTATATTTTTTACTATTGTATAGATATTCCACGCAATGGTTAGTGTGAACCAAACAAGAAATATTGGTGATACTGTTTCGGTCATTTTTTTGGTTGTATTAGGTTATTTCTTTGGAACCACAGTTTTCTTATTGCTTTATGTGCTTGGTGCACGTATGCTTTAGCAGTACCTTCGGGGATATTCATTTCTTGTGCGATTTCTTTGTAAGTATATCCTTTATAATATCTTAATTCTATTATTGTTTGGTATACGTCACGAAGTTTTGTTATTGTTTCCCAAAGGTTTTTATTTCTTTCGTCTCTTATTAGTGTATGTTCGGGTGATTCTGTCATATATACGTCTAGGTTAATTCGAGCGTCTTCCACTGATATTGTTGGTGTTTTTGCTGATCGTCTAAAGTCGATAGCGTGGTTTCTTGCTATGGTATATATCCAGGTTGTCAGTTTATATGATTGTGAGAACATGTGTATATTTTGGAAGACTTTGACGAATGTTTCTTGTGTTAGGTCTTGTGCGTCTTCTTTGTTATACACGATAGAATTGATATAAGCGTACACCTTATTTTGGTGGCGTTTCACGAGAACATTTCTCAGGTATGTATTACCTGCGATTATTTCTTGTGCTATATCGTTATCTGTCATTTTAGAGTATTTCGCTATCATATTTATCTATTATATCACTAACAGTTTGCATTATATCGGGGTGTGGGTTTGCGGCGTACATTAGTTTCAGGTATGAAACGAGGTATATTACTTCAATTTTTCTTGCTTCCCAGCCGTTTAAGAACGCTTGTGTTTTGAGTTCTTGGAGTTCTTTTGGACCTCCGCCACAGTATTTTTCTAATTGGTGTTCTTTATATTTTTCTATTGGTTTCATGTTTTTTAAAATTTATTTATTCTATTTAGGTGTCTTCCACCTTCAAATTCTGTATTGAGGAATGTATTTATTATGGTATATAGTTCGTCTATATTTACGAATTTTGCGGGTATTGAGCATACGTTTGCGTTATTATGTGCTCTTGCGAGGTGTGCTGTTTCTACGTTCCAACATATTGCACTACGTATATTTTTGTGTCTATTTGCTACCATGTTCATACCGTTTCCGGTTGTACATACTGTGAATCCTACGTCTATTTTTTTTATTAGTATGTCTTCTACTAATGGTTTAGCGAAGTCGGGATAGTCGCAGGAGTCTTCTGTGAATGTACCGTAGTCTGTTATGTTATAATGTTTATCTTGTAGATATGATAGGATTAGGTTTTTGTATCTACATCCTGCGTGGTCGGATGCTACGCCGAATTGTTTTCTTTTTGCTACGATTATTGGTTGTCTGTCAACGTATCCGTGTTCAAAGAGAACATTTAGTATAGTTTCTTTGATATGTGTTCTTGATTGGAATTTATTATGGTGTACCATATCGAAACAATCTCCGTCTTTGTAAAACATTAATTGATCTTCAATACTTCCGCCGGGTACGGGTACAATTGATATTTGGAATGTTACCAATTTATCTCCAACCATTCCTGATATTATTCCTTTACCATTAATATCAAATTCCAATGGTATTATTTGGTCTCTAATGAGATCATTAGTTGACCAATATTTTACCACGAGGTGGTCTTGACCTTTTCTATTTTCTATACTCCATATCATATTTCTAATTTTTTATATATCCCAAATCCACGTTGTTCCAATTGTCTGTTTGAAATAAATAAAAATCCAAATCTAACATTGGGTGTGGTTGGAAACCCCCTTCTTCGCATCCGTCTTCGGTATCTACTTCGTCTACGTATTCTTGTTGGTATTCACAATAAACGTCACCGTCATTATCGTACAGTGCGTGGGCGCAGTTTTCGCAGATTTGGTATTTTTGTTTTACTATCATGTTAAAACCATATTTAGTAATTTATTTCCATTCGTTTATCGGTATCTTGGGATAGAAATTCCATGAACAGTTGCATCCATTCTACCCATTGTTTATCTTTTGGGAATGGGAAGTTTGGGTGTTGCGGTGTTGTTTCGTGGTTTCTTCTGTACCAACCGATAAATGACATTAGGTAACTTTCCATATCGCTACCCCAATCTTCAAATGATATTTCCTCGTTTATTTGAATATCATTATTATTCACTTCTTCTTCGAGTGTTTCCAGGTTATGTCCGAGAACTCTTGGGTTATCTTCCAATGTTACTATGAAAAACGTGTCTTGGACTTTTTCACAGCGCATTGTTGGAATTTCGTTTGGGTTTTCTATTGCGTTACCGGCGCGTACCCAAATTCTGAATGGGAGACCGGTTTCTTCTGCTTCGAGTGGAAACCAATTTTCCCAATCCAGGTCACTGCGTTTAAATAGTGTTGCATTAATTTCTTCATTATCTGCGTCACTACGTTCCAACATTGTTGTATTAACTTTATTTATGTTTATCATATCGCTTAATATATAGGTTTAATATTATTCCGATCTGTTATTCCCATATTATTTCGAATCTTCTATCGGTGTATGCTGCACAGTATTCCACGAAGTTTTGCATGAGTGTTATGTATGCTTGTGTTCCTGCTGGTCCGCCGGGTTTTTTGATTTCGTTATGGAAGTCTGTTTTGAACAGTTCGAGTTTAAGTTTCATATCGGATACAAAGTCGTCTATGTATGTATCGTCAAATGTACCTATATCGTTTTTGATAACTTTTATTTCGTTATGGTTGTTCCAATATTCTTCATAGAAGTTATCGAATAATTGTTTGAAGGTGGTATCGTTTATTTTTTTATAGTCGTGGTCTATATTTTTTTCTTTCCACCTTTTGGTAAATGCTTCGGCTGTTTCTTTTAACTTTTCTTGAAACATATTTTCGCTCATATATATCATGGTGTTTCGGTTTTTAGTGTTTCGTATTTTTCTCGGTGTTCTCTCCAAAGTTTGCCTGCTTCTTGTAGGTTCTCGAAGAAGTTTATTATATCTTCTGCTGTTATACCGGCGGCTCTTATTTTTGCAATAAAGGCGTGGTTTGCGGTTTCCATTGCTTTACCCATTATTGGTTCCTCTTTGAAACACAGTATTGATTTTGGGGGGAGTGGTGGTGGTGGTGTTAATGTGTGTCGTCTTATCATTATTAATGTAAATTAAGTGATTTGAACCAATTATATATCCAATTTTTATCATAACCCCATTTTCCTGTTATCATAAATGCTATTGGCATGAATATGAATCCTATTATTAGGGTTAGTATTGCGAATGGGAGTGTTAATCTCCTTAGGAGTGTAACGTGTTTTACGTTTTCTTTATGGAATACGATGTTTGACCCTTTGAGGTGGTATTCTATATCTTCTGCGCTCATATCTTTCAGTTCGGGTATTAATCTTTTGAGATTACATGCTGCTGAAAAATAGTTTAACTTTTGTCTATCTCTGTATATTTTCATGTTATTTCGATTTGGTATATGTAATCTAATCCGTCTTCGTATTTAATATTTTCGCCGAGCCAATCGTATGCTGCCATGATATTTTTATCTTTGATAACGTCTGAGCTTGCGATTTCTCCGAAGTATTCATTTTCGAGTTCAATGAATCCTTTGTACACGTTATCGGGGACTTTTACGTCAGAGAGTTTTACTCTGAATGTTACTTCAACTTCGATATCATTAATTGTTTTCATATCTTTTTTTTAGAATGGTTTATCTTCTTCAAACCAAAATGAAGCGTATTCTTCTTTGGTTACTACTTTTTCTTCTATATAGTCTTGTGAGCGGTAGTCACGATATGCTGCGCTTTTGGTTTTATAATGACCAACCCAACCGTTACTATGTAGGGTATATACTATTCTGTTGTTAAATTCGGTATCACCATTGTTTATTTGGTTTTCGCTATCACTATCAATTATTTGGTTTTGGATAGCTTTATCAACCGCATCTTTTATTTGGTTTTGGATAGTTGCTTTATCAACCGCATCTTTTATTCTCTTTCTTGCTTCTTCATAGAAGTCACCGTTTTTATCTGTTATTTCGGTTACACCTTCGGGTAGGTTATGGAGTTGAGTATCGCGGAAGAATGTAAGACTATTATCGAATGGGGAACTTCCGCTCAATTCGATTTTCCACACATTTGCTTCGGGAATGTGTGTTTGTTTTATTTTTGAGAAAAGTAATTTTGTTGTTATAAAATTTCCTTCCCAATCCAATTTAAGGTGGGCTTGTATGCCGCCGATTACTTCTTGCATGATATTTAGAAATGAGGGTTAATACTATTGAATTTCTTTTTAAGGTATTCTTGGTTTGCTAACCATTTGGTATATTCAACTCTTTTATTTCTCTTATCTTTATTATTTTCGATTATCTTTATTGCCATTTCCGTAGAGAAAAGGGATTCAACGGCGATTTCGAGTAATTTCATTAGACTTTTATTTTCATAATATTCGTCATTGAGTTTCATGTACCAAATTGTTTCCCACCTGTTGAATTGTGAGAATGGGTTTGAGGGGCTCGAAATATTTTGATAAGTTTCGTGTTTGAACTGTGCGTTCTTTCTTACTAACTTTAACAATTTTGTTTTCATATCAGGTCGGATATTTTTGGTTGTTCGGCGTTGAGGATATTATCTTCCACGTCGTCGTGGTCAATGGAATTGAGATATGCTTTTACACAGATTTCTCTTTGTTTCTTGCACAGGTCATATACAAATCTTTCCATGACTTCCGGGAAGTTCATTTCGACAAATGCACCTTTAAAACTTCCGCTTTCGCCGAAAAACATATCGCCTTCATATTCTACTTCTTGGGGTAGATATTCTTCAAATAAATCTCTTAATTCTAAAACTCTTTCGTTTTTCATATTCCAATTTTTCTTTTTGTGGGGTTTTGGTCTAATTCCTCAAGTCTTTTCATTAGGTTTAGAATATTTTCTATACCTTCGGGTGTTAGGATTGACACCAATTCTTCTTTGGTATAGTTTCTATATTCCCTAAGGGGTACTTCTTCCTTTTCGGTTGTTTCTTCTACTACCGGTGTTTCGGTTGGTTTGAATTGTTTTATCAATTCATCGAGGCGGTTATTTGTTTTATCAACTTCCATTCCAAGGTATATGAACCCCGCCACCATTAATACTGCTAATATTATTACTACTGTTAACATAATGTTTTATTTTTTATTTGTTATTAATTTACATTTTTTTTAATGATTATCCGCTCTTATCTATAAATTATTTGAAATTTTTCCACGTGATAACAAATCCACTGTTAGATTTATTAGGTTTTTATATAATTTTTGTACGACTTCGCTATTATTATCTATTTCGTACAACAGGTCTTTGAGGGTATATGTTTTACAGTCAAAAACGAGGTATGGTTCATTTTGTTCCTCTTCGGTGTGGTTTGTTATCCACTTTTTCATTGCTTCGGTTAATGCTTCGGGATATTCTTTTTTACGTGCTTCCCAACCTGCTGCGAAACTTATTGTTGCCACAGAATTGTGGAATGGGTCTACGTATTTTTGTGCCCATTCTTTTGCTAATTTTAATGACTTTTCTATATTCATATTATTTTAATTTTTCTTTTACTATATCATTTGTTATGTTTATACTTTCCTCTCCGGTTTTTGGTATTCTGAACATGAATTTTTGAAGAATTTTTTCGAGAGTTGCTCTTAGACTTCTTGCGCCGGATTTGTTCTTTATGGAGAAGTCGGCGATTGTTTCCAATGCTTCTTCGTCAAATGTGAGTTCACAGTTATCCATTGCAAAGAGTTCTTGGTATTGCTTAATGATATTATTTTTTGGTTTTGTTAGAATATCTTTCAGGGTGTCTCTACAAAGAATGTCGGTTGAGGTTATGATGGGTAATCTACCGATCATTTCTCTTATCAGTCCGTATGCCCTTATATCATCTTGGTTTGTGTATGTATAGATTTGATTTGGATCATACGATTTTTTTGATTTATCGGCGGTATAACCGATTTTTCTTATGTTTAATCTTTTTTCGATTATCTTTTCGATACCTTCAAATGCGCCCATGCAAATGAACAACACGTTTGTTGTATCAAATGGTATTGAGGGTTTTTCGGGGTGTTTTCTTTTTTCACCCGGTTGGATTTGTCGCACTGTACCTTCCATTATTTTCAGGAGTTCGTATTGTACGTCTATTCCGCTCACGTCTCTTGTTATTGAGATATTTTCTTCTTTGTTGGTAATCTTATCAATTTCGTCAATGATTAGAATACCTTGTTGTGCTTTGTTTATGTCGCCGTCTGCTGCTGTATATAGACCGGATAGTATTGTTTCCACGTCTGAACCCACGTATCCCGATGCCGTCAATACGGAAGCGTCTGCTATATAGTATGGAATGTTCAGGCATTTGCACATTGTTTTTGCAATATATGATTTTCCTGAACCCGTTCCACCTAATAGAAGGATATTTGATTTATCCAATTCCACTTCGGAGTTGTTATATACAATCCGTTTATAGTGGTTATAGATTGCCGTTGATAATATCTCAATAGCATTATCATTACCTATCACATATTCTTTCACTTTTTCGGTGAGAATATGGGGTTTGATAAGGTTAATATTGGGAAGCACTGCTTGTGCGACACGTTCTTCAATCTTCAAGTTCATGGAGGTCATTTAATATTTCGGTTATTTTTTCGCTATTTGATTTCAGGTGTACAAACAATAATATACAGAATACTATTGGTGATATTATGCTTGCTGTGTACCAAATACATTCTAGGGTATTTTCGGTTATCATGTACCGACTAAATATCATTATCAATGTTATTGCGAAGAATATTACGTAGAACATTGCGCTTCTTGATTTTCTTTTGTATATCATGCTACATAATTGTTTTTGAGTAATACATACGCTTCGTCTTCACCTTCATCTTCGTCGTCTAAATCGTTGATGGTAATGGCGCAGTCGTAGCCGGAGAGAAAAATTTCTTCTACTATGTGTGCCGGTATTCCGGTATAATTTTCTTTGGCGTATTGTTTTGCCTGTTCGTATTTACATATCATTTTATTTCTTTTTTTTTAGTTAAACAAATAAATCACCGAATAACCACACTTTTAGTCTGTACCAAACTATTGGTGGATACCAATTATACCATCTACGTTCACGTCTTATGTGATTACGTGTTTCGTAATATTTTGCTGTTACGTTGTATCCTGTTGGAATATCATCTTCGGTGATATTTTCTTTATCGTATATGGGAATAATATACATTTTCCTTTCCATATCTTTTATGGATTCTTCTCCCAACGCTAATTTCAGGAAGCGATAATCACCGCGGTATTGTTTTAGTTTTTCAACCGAAGAGATAATATCAACTGCTGTTTGTTCCTCTAAACACATTGTCTTCATAATATTCCTTTTTTATCGAGATAATCTTTTAGATACATAGCGGCAAAACATGCTACTGTTCCTATTCCAACTCCTATGAAAAAATACATCATTTCTTTTTTGTTTTATTATTTCTTATTTCGGTATAAAGTTCATTTACACATTCGGGGGTTTCTTTGATCGACCCGTCTTCTACACACTCGGCGTATGCTTCTGCTAACATTTGGTTGAATTTGTGTTTGCGACCAATTCTAATAAAGTGTGGGCTTGTTATCATGATATTTTATGTTGAATTTTTTGTAACTTACAAATGTTATTCACCAACTTGGTATATGGTTTCATTAGTGATTTGTTGTATTGAACATGTTCTTCAAGTTTGGTTGCTGTGTTTTTCATTTCTTCCAATAGTTCCTCCACAATCCGTTCTTTTTCGGATTTGGGTTTCTCTAAATTAAACCACCAATATAGTTTGTTGAGTGTTCGACCCCTAAAACCAAGGTAGTGTAGAAAAAAGACACTTAAATATATCACTGCTATCACCAATGCTATGAAAAATGCTATTGTAAGCACATTGATAATGGTATTCATTGTATTATCCATGATAAAAAAAGTTTTTATGTTTATAAATTACTAAAATAACTGACCAAATAAATGCTATGCTTCCTATAATTCCGAAGAACCATAATGACCATGTGCATGACAGGGTTATATCCATTGAGGGTGCTATATAGTATGCTACACCGTATATGATTAGTGTGGTGATTAGAAACCAAATTAATCTATTTTTCCAATCAACAAATCGGTTAAATCTTTCAACCTTTTTGTTATATGTTTTTTCAATATCATATATGCTCATGGTATTTCTTTTTTAAATTTATTTAATTCGCGTTCTATTTGTTTTTCTCCCAACTCTTTTTTTAGGGTGGATATTGCATTATTTGCACACACCACTATAAACCCAAGTATTGCTAATGCTCCCAGGTGTTCTAATGTACCCCAAGGTTCAGGATTTATGTTGATAAGAGCGATCATCATAAACAGAAACACTATTACTGAAAAAATTATAATTGATAATCTCATTATAATAAAATTACATATTATTAATGGTTTTCCAAAAAGAAGCGGTTGTTTCCTTGAAGGTGTTCCACTATTGCGGTGAACAGTGTTTCGCCTGTGTGGTTTGGATTCCAACCAAGACCTTTATCGTCTATGTAGCAACAGGCGTATATTTTTGGTCCCGGTTTTCTTCCCATTGGTTCGGTGTTTCGGTTTATTTGGTGATATTTGATACCATAGAAATCGAGGAACACAAGCATTTCTTCGTATGCTCTGTTATGAACCGCTTCCATTTGATCGTGGTGTGCTCGACATGTCCATATTATCACCTCTGCGCCGTATCCGTGTATTAAGTTGATACAATCGGCTACACCGGGTCTAATATCTCCTATGTGGGGATATATATTTCGGGTTGTTATAGTGCCGTCAAAGTCGAAGGCGATTGTTCGCCCATTGAAGAGGTTATAATAATTTATTCCTAATCCCTCCAAGATTTCTTTTTCTCGTTTTTCTACGGCGTGTTTTACTGCTTTACTTGGCATATCAATCAAATATTTCAATTGTGTTTAAAAAGATTTGTTTTAGTTCGTCTGAATAACCGAAACGTTTTTGGTTGATTTCGATACTTTTTCTAATATCGCCGTCAGCGTGTCGGAGGGTTGCCGCCTTCCAATCACATAACATTTCAATAACATCTATAAGGGTCATACCGCTTACACCGTTTGGAAAATGTTCCGGGTGGTGTCTATTTTTCTTATAGTGGTGGTCGAGTGCCACTTGCATTTGCATTAGAAATCCTTGATATTCCTCAGACCCATAGGTTGATGCTTTAAGTCTAGGTGTCATTTCGTCAAAGATTTCCTTTTCGGGTGAAACAAGTTTGCTCACGTCGTGTTGCACTTGTCTTACGGTCAATTCTTTTTTCAGAATATCAATATACGCTTCTACTGTGCGTATGTGTTTTAATGTTTCTTCTTTACTATCGTACATATTTTATTTTTTTTAAAGGTTTAGTCTTTTAAGTACACTTTTAGGAATTGGTTTTCGGTAATAAGCAACATGTTCTGTTATGTTTTTTTCTAACATTATTTTTGCTAATATCTTACCAATTTTTGTACTAAAACGCCCAATAGTCTTATTAAGTAATTCTATAATTTGATTCTTATCAAAATTTATATTATTCATATTTAAGATAAACTTCATATCAGAATAACGAATATCGTTTTCATCCCATTTTGGTAACTCTTTTTGAAATTTCAACAATCTTTTTAAATGTGAATATGCATCGCTTTCGTGATAATATGTGTTTAAATTATATTTATTTATCACTTTATTGTTTTGATTTAACATAGAGTATAATTGATTTACAAACGAATCTTGCTCATTCCAATCCGACATATACACTATATAACAAAAAACAAATAAACAATAATTAGTATTATTCATATGTTCTATTGCGAATTTATATAATTTATATCTTGGTGTTTTAGATACATCTACACCTCTCACCAATTTACAATAATCTTGATAAGCGTGTTCCACCTCATGGTATAAAACATCTAATAGTTTATCATTGACAATATTTCCATTTAGAGTAGCACATTCCATGTGGAATTTTATTCCGTGAATTTTTTGAGATTTATCAATATATGCTTCTTCATATCTCTCATATTCACACTCTTCGTTAAAATCATTAACATCCTCTTCATTATCAAAATCATGTGTTTTAAGTGTTATATCTGCTGAACCAATAAAACTCACATCTCTAACTTTATTAATATTATGATTTTGTTTAATAAAATGAAAAATGTCATTTGCAACTCTTTCAACGATTGATGAAACCGATAATACTTCGGTAATCATTTTTTGGTTATCTTCCATTTCAATATCATTTTTAATTTTATGATTAATAACATTTATAATCGGTGTCCAAACTATCGTAATTGAAGTGTCCGTTTTTTGCTATTTGTGTTACGACATATATCATTGGATAATATGTTGGAACTATGGTTACGCTATCTGTTTCTTCGTCACAAACAAACCCCACACATACACCATCAGCTTGAAAATCGTTTAACAATATTTCCCTGTCTGTGTGTTTTTGCAATTCTTTACATAAGTTATCAAATGCAAATTTACTATCTGCTTTTGTTTTGTTATATACTTTTGCTCTTTCAAATATTGAGTTTACCATATTTCTATTCTTAAATATGTTTTTATCTCTTCGTGTGCGGTCTAAAACACAGGGATCATATGTATATAAATCCAACTCCATTTTATTTAGTATATGCGTGATTTAAAATTACAATTTCCGGTAGAATATCCCAACCTGATGGTTGAAGGAATTTTTTATAGAACACCAACCCATGTCGTATTACTTCTTCTTTTGAGGTGTATCTTTTGTTACCGTTGTGGGCGATAAACACGTCAACAACATTATCGTTTTGAAGAAGACCTGTGTAGGATTTACCGTCTTTCATTTTTGTTACGGTAAAGGTAAAAAATCTATCATTTGAGTTATGTGAAATCATTGGTATCGGGTGCGATACGCTATCTGAAAGAACATAACTTGCGCTTTTAAATTCACCACTGATGAATTTACCAAACTCTCTTAAAAACTTTCTCATATTTCTAATTTTTTATTGTGAATTGACAATGTATAACCTAATACCTTGAAATGTTTAATGTATAGAGATATACCCGCATTTATTGCATCTACGGATAAATAAAACCGTGTTGTATCCTTTGAGGTTGAAATATCACCCGGATTTGGTTGTGTGATTCTAACGTCGTCAATGAACGGATTTTTCAGTGTTGCCATATAATAATTTGGTATGGTCTTATGTCTATCCACTTGAAGGGTTAGAATTTTTTCCTCATCAAATCCGTGTAGATGGGGTGTATCCATTTCATGTGAATAATAGTAATTTTTATTTACCATAACTATTAACTTTGTTGGTTTGTCATTACTTCATTTAATCCTTTCATTGCTTCTAATATACTTTTATCGTATAGTGGTTTTACAACCTCTTCGGGTTTTTTGTGTTTGAACACATACACCTTTTCTTTTTGTGCTTTTTTCTTTTCTTTCTTACTTCTACGTCTTTCGTAATCTCTTTCATACCAAAGTTTTTGATATTCGGGACACGATCTTTCAAACGTTTGTGAGAAACCTTCGACTGTAACCTTTTCAACATATTGTTTGAAAGGTTCGGGTATAATCCACCAATTACTTCCGTATTCAGGTTCTAAATATACGGGTTCTTCCCACATTTTACCTGTTTGGGGAGAGTAGAACTTTCTGATTGTACTAATTTTCCCGATTAGGTGTTTGAACTCCGGTTTAACTCTATGAGCACATTTGTAATCGTCACTGTAAAAGGTTTTGGGAAATCCTGTTCTTTTGTATTTGGATTTTTTCTTTTTTTCCTTTTTAACAATCCCCATATCATTTACATAATATGAGTTATGATATTTTTGGATATTACCTTTTACAAGAATCCACTTATATTCCCTAAGTAGGTCGTTATGGCGAACTCTGCTACTCCATTCGGAAAACATTTTGTCATAACTTTTACCCGTATATTTTTTGAGTAAAAATTTTGCCAATGACCATGGATTACGTTCAGGACAGGTGTGCCAATCTCTGCGAGAAATCTTTGTGTTCCACATACCTCCGGCATTTTCGGCGAGATATGCGGCACGATTTTCCCGCATTGGTAAATCCTCAATTAATCTTACTTGACTTTCTTTGTAAATCATTTTGTTTAATTTTTCTTACAATATAAGGGTAAGATATTATTCCGATGTTATTTATCTGCTTCTTCCTCTATCAAGTTGTAGGGAACAACGATATCTACACTCAGGTTCATATCCATATTAACAACTTTGAAAAAACATCTTTGTGCGTCTTCGTATTTATCAAAACCGTAGTCATAATATGATATATCCTCCCAAACAGGAATAAAAAACGATTTTATGGATTTAAAAAGATTCTTAAGGCAATATACCCGTCTTTGTATGAAATACATTGACCCAATATCTGCTATACAAAGACCGTTGCCCAATGTTTTTAACACATCGTCTCTATCTGTATTTGTTTCGTGTGCGATAGAACGAAAATCTCTTTTAACAATTCTATAATTGTTGTTTATTTTTTTTACTATATCTAACATACTTTCCAATTTTTTAAGAATGATTCAACTGATTGGTACACACATTTACCTGTACCCGGTATATTAAATTGTTCGGGTGTCATACAATATATTGTATTTCTATCCACTATAATTCGATAGTTTCGACTATTACGGTATCCCATGGACCCGTCTTGTCCCATAAAGGTAGCATCTGTTATAAACATAAGTTTAATTTTTTTACAAGATTATTATTTCTTTTTAACTTTTCCTGAACCGAATACATTTGTATTTACATTTGTTGGGTTTCCCCAATACTTCAAGTCACCCGACCCATTTATTTTTGCTTGTAAATCGTCTGTAACACGTATTTTTACATTTCCTGAACCGAATACGTCAACATTTGCTCTACTAACCAAAAATTCTTTTCCGTTGAAATTTCCACTACCCTTTATTTTAACATTGAGGTTACTTGCTGTGCCGGTAAGTGTTGTATCACCTGAACCAAATATATTTACATCGAGGTTTGGGTGGTCAAGGTTTTCACCAATAAAATCTCCACTACCCTTTATCATGATATTTGTAATATATGGTGCGGTGATATACACTTTCAATGTGGTGAAAGAGTATGAACCGTCTTTGAGTTTAACGATTATTTTGTCACCATTTATTCGTATATCAAGAAATTCCATAAGATTGGAATCTGTTTGAGCGGTAACTTTGTAGTCTTCGCCCTTACTATAATAAACATCTGCGCCGCTGATAATATCAACTTTATTAAAGGGGATTCTTTCAAAGAATTGGTCTGTAATAACATTCCCATTACCTTTTATAAAGTTATTGGAAATACCGCCGCTGCCGATAAGATCACCACTCACCACCAAATTATTACCAATAACTACGTTACCACCGATATTAACTTGTGAAATTACGCTTTTATTATTTACAATTACCTGTGAATAATTTCCCATAGCATTTACAATTTTATTTTTAATGATATTAAACATATTCCACTAATTTACAAATTTTTATTGAAAGATACTAACCATTCTTCGGCTTCTTTTTCGATTTGTTTATCAATTTCAGCGTCGTCAGAAAAAATACATTCACTAGCGGGACCATAATATCCAATGTATTGATATGTCCGTTGTATTTCCGCCCCTAATTGAAGCAATTTTACTATATTTTCCTTTGTTACCATTATCATTTTTGTTTTTGGTTGGTAGTATAAAGATACTTTATTTATCCGATCTTTCCTTTTTTGTCAGACTATAAAATATCATATCGAGCAATTTGGGATATGTTATTTTTTCTATTGGGAACACTTTACCGTTTTCGTGTGCTTGGATTGTCTCAAAAATCTTTAATATAAGATTGTGGTTGGTTGTTCCCCATATATTATATCCGTGTGTAACAATAGTAGATGCTGTTAATATATCGTAATTTTCGAGATTAAAATAGCATCTGATATTGTTATCTAATATGGTATATTCGTCGGGTCTGAATGTGTGGAGTATTTTGGTGAATAGAATGTTTTCTAATATACTGCCGTTGAATTTGACAAAATATATTCTGAATAGAATATCAAGATTACTAATCATAAAGTACTGTAATGTTACGTGTTTGTCACTTTCAAGTTCTTTTAGATATTGTTTATCAAGACCTTTTAGACCATATTTTGTCACAAATTCTTTGAAAAAACCACTTTTTTTGAGACAATATTTATCATTTTCAAGTATTTTGAAGTAATATTCGTGAAAATCCAACATCTTTCTGTTTTCGAGGTGTGGTTCAACAATGTAATTCTGAATAACATTATCAATAGTATCTACATTGATAACTTCCGTTATTTTGTCAACTACATGTTGTTCCAAGTTTTTTGTTTTATTCATTTTAGGTGTCATAACTTATTAATATTAAAATTTTTATTGTTTCTGTGTATTATTTGTTTCATAGTAATTTTTGAATATAATCCCAATTATCTTCAAATATTGGAATTTCAAAATCGGGTTTCCACTTTTTGCGCACATAAAAACCATTTGCTTTCATTATTTTATCGCAATAACTTTCACCACCAAAATCAGTAACATCTTCGATAAAAGTACCAACATAATCCATGTGGAATTTACAACCCATAGCGTCAACTTCAACGTCTTGTTTGCGTCTCCACAACCCAATTCGTTTGCGAATACCGGTTCCTCGTTGTTTGTAAATTTCAACGGTGTCCCAATCGCCGAGTTGGCTTAGTTCATTTACATACGCTTCTTTCAACATTTGTTTAAGTTCGTCTGTGTTTTTCTTGTTAATAAACTTTTGACCTTGTTTCTTAAACATGTGTTGTGCTAATGCTTGAACACTGTTTCGTATAGCGTCTCTTTGTCGCCACATAAAATATCTTACGACTTCGTCTTTACAATCCATACTGAACACACGTGCGTCAAAGTGGGCAAGTTCAGGTTTTTCAAAATATTCAAATGTTTCGTTGAAAAACACCTCTTTGTTTTTCATTTCGTTATATTCGGTGAATAGACGACACTGAAAAAACTTCGCTGCCGCCATACTTGCAACTACTGATACAATCTTTTGTACTTGCCCATTAAAATATGGTTGCCAACCAGGTGTGTTTGATGGTGCTAATAATAAAGATATTTCGTCAGACTGTGTATATCCAAAAACACAACCCGGAACATGTTCACACAAATACTTGGTAGTATCAATCATATTATTTATGATACCTTGATCCCACGGTTTTTGCATATTTTTGGTATATGTGTGGAACGCCTTTCCGTCAACCCTTATTATGATATAATGTGTAGGATCGATTGATGTGCGTGTTTGGTATTCGTACCACTTCATACGTTCTCCCAACGTAAGTTTTGTTAGTTCGTCAAACGTCAAACGTTCAAGCATTGTTTTTGGTTCACTCATTTTTCTTTCGTTTTAAGATTACTAAATAATATTTATCTTCACCTGTTTTGGTAAACGATACCAACTCCCAACCTTCTTCACCCCAAGTTTTGAGTTTTCTATTGAGGTCTTCGATAAAGTTCTCATACACATGTGAAGCATAATTGCTGCAATTGAACACACCCGTTATTTGGTGTGTTGAGTACTCCCACTTATCAGTTATTTCTTGCTTCGGTGTTTTGGATTTATTTTCTTGACTAACACTAACCGCCGCTACAAGTCCACTAACAAATATTACAATTACCGCTAATTTAATATAATTACTGAAATTCTTCATTTTATAAAAATTTAATTGTTAATTTAAGTCAAATATACAACATAGTAAGAACATAACCAAATGTTGTATCAGCATCGGATAAATAACATTAAGATATATTTAAGAATATGACAAAGAATAATAATGTATGTTACAATAGTCAAACCGCTATTGTAAATCTACCTCACAGTAGATATATTGACAAGGTTTTGCGTTCAGATTCCTTCGAGGAATTGTGGTGGCGATTTAAGGATGCGGATTATCCTTCAAAGGAGATTTCCGAGAGTTACGCTGTGTTTTCCAATATGAAAAAGGTGTGTATTATAAACAACTTTAATTGGTTACACATTGGAGACGGTGGTTACACAAGAACAGCGGCGGTGTTTGCGTTTTTCAGTAAGACGTTGAACATTTCGATTGACCCAATGATAAACGTTAATAAGTTTTTCGATTGGAGTACCACATATGATGTGAAGAACATAATGATTGAGCAGTGTAAGTTTGAAAACCTTACCGAAGAGAACTTGTTACGCTTTATAAACGAAACAAGTGTTCACCGAAACGATGTTAAGGGTAATTTTCAGAATAAACCATATAATATTGCATTGGTTCACGCCCACGTCAAACTCGATGAGGTGGATAAACAATTTCCGAATTGGAAATTTTTGTACACCAACCCCTGTTGTATGCCACAAACCCAAATTTTCACAAAGAAACATATGAGGGAGAATAATATTATTGAGATTGTCAATAAATTGGATTTGGGAATCTCTTCCCATCAGAGAAATGTTGTAATTTATAAAAAACTAAAACCGGAATAAAATGTTAATGAAAGTATTATCTAAAAAACGTTTCACACCTAAAATGGTGAAACAGTTGTTGAAAATAGGTGCGGAACTTGCCACCGCAAACACCCATAGAGCAACAAATTGTGACAAAATAGTTTTCAATGACAGTGATTTTGTTAATGATTTGGCTGTTGCAAACATGTTATTGGAATGTGGTGCAAACGCCGCAAGAGAGTGTACTTCCCTTCAATATATTGAAGACGGATATGCCCCCGAACCCGTGCTTGATGAAGTTGATCTGAAATTCTATTTGAAAAATAGAAAGAAGAAGTTTTTAAAACCCAAAGACAAATAACATCGGATTAATTTGTTGTATTTATATTAGGAAGTATAAATATAAAAATTAGTACAAACATAATAAATTTTAAAGAATATGATTAAGAAAATATTAGTTGGAATGTTATTGGGAATAACATTTTTGATTACAACCGGTTGTGATAAGTTGAATGACCTTTGGGCGTGGGATGGTGGTGGACTTACCGAACAAGAAAAAGAAGTACAAAAAAGCACAAATGTAAGATATAAATATTTTATTGGTCGTGGTTGGAATATGCGTTTCGTGGGTGTATTGGGTTCTGCGGAGAACATTATGGATGGTGGCACAACATATCAATTCTTTTCTGATATAACATTGAACATTGCTGATATTCTAATAGTTAATAACAATGACGTTATTACAATTGCGAATGGGAAAACACACCTACAAACGTCAGGTATTTCTATGACATATAATCCGGTGTTTGTTAATTGTACACGTAACACAATAAGAGTTCACACTGACGAAAGAACAGTATTACAAGACGCGGGTTCTCACACATACAGAGGTACAATGTATTTTATAACAGGTAATGGCACAGACCACCTATTTGAGTTTGAAATTCGTGACGGGCTTTTGATAGCAAGTATGCCGGCGCAGTATTTACAAGGTGCAGGAAATGCTACATTACCACTTCGGGGTTCAGAAGTTGAGCGCATTACACGTGAAGGTAAAGAGGGTGTGGATTATCACCTTTTCACAAGAGACGGTAAAACGTTGGTAAGAATTGCTAACAACTTATATGAAAGGCGTTTCGATACTTGGGTGTACTACGGAATTGCAGACCCATTTCTCCCAACAGCGTGGTTGAGAAAACAAACCTCACTAATATTCGAGATATTGGATTGGGATGATATAACAGCACCATATCAATATTTTGCAGAAGACGGAAGAACAGTTATTGAAAACAGAAATAATGTTAATCAAGGTCAAAACTATTACTTTGCTGGTCCAAAACAATTTGGTGGTAATATAAATGATCCGAATGATATTACAACACCTTTGTTGGGGTGTAAAAGATAACCCACAAAATTACTAAACCCACATCTAAAACAGGTGTGGGTTTTTTATATCCTTTTCATTGAAAATAAATTGATTTTTTTTATATTTATAGAATATAAAAAGAAAATAATGGCAGGATTAAAACTTCATATTGTATCTCCAATTATCAGAAACACTATTTTATCAATGAAAATAAATAGTAATTATGATAGTGGGGAAACCCCTATTCAGTATTCTTTTAATACACCTATTGACGAAGAGCCACGATTGACGGAATATCGCCCCGAAATTCTTGAATATACAAAGGGGGAAACTTTTGATCGTTTACAAAAATTAGATAAAGCAGCAAGATTTGAATTAACAGACGGATATAGTGGTTATATTAGAAGGAATGAAAGTTATTGGAGACAATGGGATAGACCACGTAGTTCTACTGTTGAATCTGAAAGAACACCCGATATTTATTCACAAATAGATAAACCTTCTGATGATTTAAGAATTTTGCGTGGGGAAACTGAAAACAGTCCTTACAGATTACGAAGTCAATTTGACAATTATATTTCTTATACTAACAGAATATTTGGTAAAAACACACCAACTTCTATTGGCGATCCTTCAAACCGAAGTTCTTCACCAACTAATGTAATGGCGGCAATTGTTCGCGGTGATGGGGTTGGTTTAGCAATAAACCCTTATGAAAATGGTGTTAGGGTTGTTACGGATTTTGATATACAACAAACATTAGCCGGAAGAATTTTTTCACAAGCAAGTGGAATGGAAACTCCACTTGGTCATTTCGGTTTACGTGCGGCGGCTGTTTCAATGGCAAACCAAATGATGGCAAAAACAGGTCGGTTTGTGTCGGGGGCAATTCAAGAAACAAGTAGGTGGATTGTTAATAACACGGTCGGAAGATTATTTGGTGGCGAGGGGTCTGAATTTGATTTGAACGCATTTGGTGCTTCACGAATTACAAACCCACCCGGAGTTATGGATGATATTCTAAATGCTACCGGATTAAATCGTGGATTAAATATGGCTGCCGGTGGTTTGGGGTTAGATTTTCTATTACAAGGAAATAATTGGTCACAGACGGCGACTACGGGAAATGATGGAAAATATGTTCAACTTGATAATGATTTATTGGCAGATACTACAAGTAATAGTGGTCCTGATTTTGAAATGTTTCTTGATCCCAAAGGAATGTCTGGGAGACAATATGCTGACGGTAAGGAAAAAAATTTATTTCAAAGAATATTTGCTGGTAAAGAGGGTAGAAAACGCGAAGTTGTTAATGAGTGGGAGTATAGGCGTTTGCAACAAGATAATCTTTTAGATTGGACAGGTGCAATGAACGCCAGGATGATATTTGCTCTTCTTGAAATGAACAAATATTCGCCGGGATATACAAAGAAAAGCGCAAGAAGGGAAAATAGGCGTGGTATAGAGTTGGAAAACAAGGGTTATACCATGTTATTTCCGAACAACCCATATCTTAATCATAAAGGAAATTTGGGATTACCCACGGTTGCTGAAGAGAGTTTTGATATAGATAATAAACTAAATAATTTTGTTCTTGTTGATGATATTGCGTATAAATACAATACAATAACGTGGGGTGAGTCTAATAAAAATAATGAGGGGATAGATGCTGAATTAGATGTTGTAGAACCTGACGGTAAAACAAGAAGACAAAAAAGGCGAGATAGAAGAGATAATCGAAAAAGAGATAGAGATAATCGAAAAAGAGAAAGGGATGATGAAAGAGCACAGGAGAGAACTGAAAAACAAATGTGGAAGGATTATCGAAAACGTACTACACGGAAAGAAAGACGAGAAGATGGAATGAGAAACATAGGTGCGTTTCGTGAGGATTATCGAAATAGATTGCATTTTAATCCTGACGCGGAAACAGATGATTCCCCAACTAAAACCGCAATTCCACTTTTAATTAGAGATTTGGGTGAAACAGATACACTAATGGGAAAAACCGCTGCATTGTTTGCTATGAATAAAATAGGTACAATGGTTAGTAGGTTTCATAAAAGCGAAGAAAAACCTTCATTTATTCAAACAGGTGTACACCCCGTATTTGGTATGTCAAAAGGAAGACCACTTGCTAATAAAAATGGGTATATAAGAACAACAGAAGAGGTGTATACCGATCCTTGGTGTCGAGTTTGGACAGCAGAAACACAACATAGAACAGTACTTAATGCTATTAGACCATTTTTAACATTTGATAATAATGATCCCGGTAATGTTGGTTGTGTTATGACAATGGAAGAAATACATGGAACAATGGATTTTATTCGCCCATTTTATAAACAATTTGCCAAATACACCTCATTACAAAATAATGGATTACCTAAAATTGCACCGTACAGAGGGGATTTTGATGGTACTTATAATGATAAGTGGGAAGGGGAAAAAAAAGATAGATATAAATATAATAGAAAATATATGTTTTCTATTGAAAATTTGGCATGGAAGGGACTCGAATTGGAAAATCTTCTATGTAAATCACAAATTGGTCCTAATGGTGGGAGAATATATTGGTTTTCACCATTAAATTTGAAATTTGATGAAAAATCAACCGCCAGAGTAGAAGGTGTTAGTTTTATAGGTAGAGGGGAACCGCTTTATAGTTTTAGAGGAAACACAACTAGAGAGGGGCAGTTATCCTTTTCTATGATTGTTGACCATTCTTCCTTCCATGAATTTATGGAGGGTAGAACTGCTAAAAACAATAATAGTGTTGAAGAAGAATTTCGTCAATCAGTGTTGAGATTTGATGCTGGTTGTGAATTTCCTTTTGAAAGAAAAGAAAGTAAGGGTTGTGTTCAAATAATGACACAAGATACAATAAGTACAATGGTTGATATTGTACCCCCTGTAAATAGAGATATTGAACCACCTAAAACAATTGATTTGGTTACAGTGTATTTCCCAAATGATTTTTCCGGTGTTAATTGGCATGTATATACTAATGAAACCCCCGACATAAAAGCATTGGTACAATTAGCAAATAGTGGTGGTAAAAAAACAATGGATTATCTATACGTGGGTGGTGGTTCATTGCCAAGTGGTGAAGACCCTGCCGGAATAGATGGGAGTGTTTATGGAAATGGTTATGAAATGGGTAGGGTTGGAACAGATGCTTTACGTAGAACATTATCAAATGTTGAAATACCTGTAAATGATGGTGGTACTTATACAATGAGAGAGTGGAGAGAATTTAGTGGGGGGAAATCAGCTAAAGGATTAAGTTATAAACATAAACATGGTGTTGATAGTTTTACGGTAGCACCAAAAAATTGGCAAAATAAGGATTATAATTTAACAAATTTAATTAGTGATTTTATTACTAATATGCATGTAACTGATAAAATCGAATTTTATGATAAAAAAGGTGGAACAAAATTAACACCAAGTACCAAAACGACTGTTTTACCGCGAATTAGATATGGTAATTGTATGACAAATTGGGATATTGGAAATTTTCAATTAAATGCCACAAAAAGTCAAAAAGATAGGTTGAGTTTTGGTGCTTTTTATGAAATATGTATTGGTCAAGGACAAGCGGTTCATACAAGTCCAGCTCACGATAACTCCGAAATAGAGGAAGATTATAAAACAAAAGAAAATTTAATAAAGTTATTTAACAGCGCAGAAACAATTCAAATATTGGGTAATGCTAGTAAGGATGGTACAGCCAGTGATAATAAAAAGTTGGGGAGATATAGGGCGGTTTCATTAGCATTGTTTATTATTGAAACATTGGGTGTTGGTGAGGGTGGTTTAAATATACACGGCGAAGGTGCGCCTGTATGGGAAATAAAAGATGAGGTGTTGACCGATCAGGCAACGAATGAACTTGGAATAGCATCTTCCGAAAATTCCAAAAAATTTAGACATGCACACGTAATAATAAAAACAAAACAAACCGGTGGTGAAGAATTACATCCAAAACAAACACAAACAACAGTAGATACGGAAACAAATGTGAGTGAATATACGTTAAGTAGAAAGGGGAGATATGATGAGGAAATGGATTTCTACGAATATGTTGGTGATATGAGTGAAACCGCAACCGATGTAACTTGGACAAATTTTAGGGATAGATATAATAAATATATCCCCGCACTATGGTCATGTACACCGGAGGGGTTCAACGGTCGTTTAACATTTCTACACCAATGTTTGAGAAGTGGACCAACCAATGTTAGAGGTGAAAATAGTGGTGGTGTTAATAACATATCAAACTTGGCGTTTGGTCGCCCACCCGTTTGTATATTGAAAATAGGTGATTTCATTCAATCTAAAGTTTTTATTGATAACATTAGTTTTAATTATGATAAAGAGGGAATTAAATGGGATTTAAACCCCGAAGGAATTGGAATACAACCAATGTATGTAGATGTAACCCTGAACATTAAATATATGGGTGGTCAAGATATTACCGGCGCAATTGCAAGACTACAAAACGCTGTATCATTCAACTATTATGCCAATACCAGCGTATATGATGATAGAGCAGATGGTAACACAATTGATGATAAAGGTGATATAGTACCTGATATGTCAAGAAAAAGAGGATTACATTATGAAAATGGTAAAAGAACCACCACAAAAACACGACAATTGGAGACAATGTCAATGTATGGTGGGTCAACACAAAATGATATTGGTGAAGAAGAAATAAACAATTTGAACGGGGGTGGTTTATTTAATGTGTTTACATATAAAAACGGTGAAGCGGATTGCCCATCTGATACAAACCTAGACTCCATAAAATTAGACTCCACAACAGAAGAACATGAGGTGTTACCGAATAGGCGAATATTACCACAGGAAGATTTAATTACACACCCGGTTTTTACACCCGAATTTAATTTTTCATTGAGTAACCCCTCACCCGAACAAAATCCTAATGATAATCATTAATTTTATTGTATATTTAAGAAATGAACACATATAATAGATATTTGCAAGTAAGTAGAGAGGGGGTGGTTGGTTTTCCGCCGGTGACAAGATATATACCAATGCCTTCGGATAAAGAAGAGTTGTGGAAAGCGAATGTTTCCCGAATGGATTTAATATCGGATAAATACTATGATAACCCCAACTATGATTGGTTGATATTATGGGCAAATTATTTATTACCAAAAATAGAATTTGAAATACCAGATAACACTTATATTACAATACCATTTCCATTAGATGATGCGTTAGCACAATATAAGCAGGGTATTGAAACATATAAACAATTATATTATATTGATTAAATATGAGTGAAGTTGTATCGTTAAAAGATAGTGAAAACAATGGTAAACCGAAGAATATTATAAGTTGTTATGTAGACCCAAATACAGATTTACAACTTTATGGACCGCGGGCTGGTGAGTTTGTACCTGCTGGTGGTGATAGTGGGAAGTTAATGATACCACCCGAAGATTTATCAATATATGTTAGTTTGATCGTTTTACCTCATAGGGGAACTGAATGGGGTGGTGATAACAGAAACATTGAAATATCATTTGAATTACCCAAACAATCAATACCAAGTGGTAAAGAATATATGGGTGCAAAGGTGAGGTATTTAACAACCGACTATTTGGATTATGGTTGGGATACTTCTACGGATATGGCAAATGCAGGACAACCCGAAACATTGGGAATCCGAAGTATTAATATAGATTACACAAATTGGCATGTACCACGAATTACAGTAAGTCTTGTTGATATAATGGGACAAGCAACTTTTTCACCAATGCAAAGGGGTGAAGAAAGAGATGAAAATAATAAAAAAATAGCAGTTGCTAGTTTATTTAAGGCGTTATATACTATGCCTTATCCAAGATTTCTTTTGACGGTTAAAGGTTTTTACGGTTATCCTGTAACACATTCCTTATTAGCCACTAATATAGTTAGTGAGGTTGATACACAGTCGGGAAACATTAATATAACATTAACTCTTGAGGGGTTTAGAGTGAAAAGGTATCGGGATATTATGGCGAGGTGGATACTTATTTCACCATATCTTCAAGCACCGACCGATATGGGTGTCTTATGGGAAGAAAGAAATTATCTTTGTGAAGACGGAAAACCCATACCCAAATATGAGGAGTTGCGTACACATATTAATTCAGCAATAGAGAGTATTGGAAAATTACCACAATCTTCAAGTATGGGTAAAACCAAAATGATGATAAACGATATATTGGTATTATCAACCGAAATAATGACCGTGGTGCAAAAAACTGTGGTTAATAACCCATTTATGGGTCTTCCAAAGTTAGAAGTTCTTACAGGAAATAAAACCGAAGAACTTTGGTCTATTTATGGTTTACATTATGAAATAGAAAGTAAAGTACCCAACGTTGTTATTTGGGAATCTAATGGTTGGATAGACGTGTCGTCAGAACAATATGAAGAAACTTGTAATAACATAAGAAACGCTTTATATGAAGTTGTTAATAAATATAATGACGAAATAAAAATATTAGAAGAAAATAATTTTGAAGATTTAAGTATAATATCTTTTCCTATGCGGTTTTATTATTACTATGATCAAAACCCCGAAGGAAAAAAGACAAAAATATTACTTCATTTAACCGAATTAATAACTTTACTTCAAAACAATCAAATTAAAATCAACACACAATCAAAAAAACGTGATGTTGAAATAATGAATCAAATTTATGAACAAGCATTAAATGTTGTTAATCAATTACCATTTGTCCCAACATTATACAATGTTATTAAGTGGGTATTTGCACATTATGTTCACTTCTTGGAAAGTTTCTTGGTTGTAGGTAAGAAAAATGAGTTGCGTGATAAACTCCCTGCATTTCAATTAGCGAGTTCATTAGATAAACGTTTACAATTGTTAGAGAAGTGGAATGAAGAAGATGGTGATGTTACACCAGGTGGCACTACATTACCTTGGTTTGTAGTAAGAGAATATTCAGATACAAAAGAGGGTCTTATAAAAAGAGCACCACATGAAGCATTTGGTTTACCTGAAATACAATACACAAAATCAATGTATGACGAAATTGCATACATGGTTTCAAGATTAGCAGCGGAGGCTGCCGCGGCAGCCGCAGCGGCGGGTGAAGGAGACCCACCCGATATACGCAATAGTCCCTATTTATGGATACCAATATTTCCCTATGATATTTCATGTAAATTAATGCACACAGGAGTAGACGAAATTAATCCATATAAAAAAGTGTTAGAAAACTATGAGAGTGTGTATGAAGGAATAGGTAATTTGGGTATTCAAATTATTACTCGAATGTTTGCTTCAATAGGAACAAGAGAAGATATCGAAGATTTGGAATCTTATGCCGAAGCAGATGCTAATAATATTTTTGATGCTGTTAAAGTAGAAAGTAAAATATGTGAGAGTTTATTATTGGATTTACAAGGAAATGATTTTGTTAATTTCTTGTTATCGTTGATTGATTCTAATGAAGATTGGGGGGAAGATTATAAAAAACCAACCACATATAATTTTGTCAAAACAGCAATTAACTTTACAAGGGGTGGTGAACCCCGAAAAATGGGGGCACTTGATAGTTCTACAAATAAATTTAGTTCTGCGCTATGGTCAGTTAATTATCAACAAAACGGGCAGAATAATATAATGAACGCCACACCACTTTCAACTATTACATACGTTGATATGTTGAAGGGAAAATTTTCTGATTATGGTAGTTATATAATAGATGATACTAATGTTTGGTTGTTTAGTTTTGGTAATATGGTGTTGTTAGAAAATAGTTATTCCCGATTTAGTAGTATGAATATGGTCAAAGGTTCTTTCAACATTGTTGATTTAACTGAAACCACGTTGGATAATCTTAGATTGTTATACAATCATTTTCACACCAATAATAAGGAGATAGTTGATGACGTTTGGGTTAATATAAGTGGTTTTACAAAAGAAGAAGTGGAATGTTTTTCAGATGATATTCAGAGTATTAGTATGAGCACCCCACAACATTTTGCTAATTTGGTATTGGGTAGCGTAAGTCAAGGTATCACAGTAGAAAATTTCAAAGAAGTTGTAATGAGTCAAAAACAAGGTGTTAGTGAAAATCAATTATTTATGAAATTAAGTGAAACTAAACCCGATATTTGTATTGCAATACCACGTCTTGATAAACATGTTTTTTCTATATTTGCTACCCCCGATTATTATAACTGTACTATAACAAACATAGATGTAAAAAACAGGTGTAGGGCAGCATTACTATTACACTCACTTGGTTTGTTACCTGATAAATTATACCAATACATAGAAAAAACTAATTGGGGAATTAAAAGAATACCCAAATGTTTTGCACTACAAATTGGTTCCATATTGTGGTTATATGATAACGTTAGAAGTAAAGTAATAACAAGTAGTCAATACCCCTTTTTATTTAGAGAAATTATTCAACCCCTTGAAAACACCTTTCTTTTTAAGAAAGTAATGTATGATTTTGGAATGAATATGGGTTTTGATGTGAAAAAAGTATTTATTTCACACTTTGAGGATTGGGTCGAGAAGGAAGGTAAGGATATAATAAAAGATATGGAATATGGTGTCTATGATAACCCCGTTTCTTTTTTAAATGATAATAGACAAGTATTTAGTGCATATAATAACGTTACTTCACCATTGCGACGTGAAATTGCAACAGAAAAATTAAAAGGTATGCCCGCATATAATAGCGCAATGTTTATACACCCTAAAATAGGTGATGTAAAATATCATATAGCTGGTTTTCCTATACTCCAACTCATACTTGATCCTTCGTCAAATGCAGCGAAAAAACTAATGGGGTTATATAAAGACAGTGTTTTAATAATTAATTCAAGGTCGGGTATATTGAAAACCGAAAGAAAGTCAAGAATAAATATCCCAAAAGAAGAAATTGTAAGTTATCTTAAAGTATTAAATGAAGAACTATTAAAACTAATGACGGGTCCAATAATTGTTGGAAATAGTTTGGAAGAAGATGTACTTAACACGGAAGAAAACACACAATTAGATAAATTATATTTTCAATTTAAGTTATTACACGATTCTTGGTTTGTCGGTGTAACAGAACCGGATATAACAAACAGATTAGAACACATTATGAGTAAAATAATGATTGTTGATCAATATTTTTGTGATATTAGTGATAAGGTTTATGTTAATTTAGAATATATAAAACATATTTTAACAGGTGTATTTACAGGTGAAACCGCATGGAATATGTATGATCTTTTGGCTAATATTGCACAAGAACACAACCTTTTTATGATGGCTTCCCCAACATTAGGTTTTTTTGAGGGTAGAAAGGCAACTGATGCTCAATCTCTATTAGATTACTTATTCAAACCACAAATATATAACGAAATTGATTTTAGTGGGACACAGGATGAAGATTATGGATTAATCTTTATGTTAATGGGTAATCCCGCTGAAACCCCAACAGACCTTGATAATGAAGAATCAGATTTTGAAAACACCGCACTCCAATTAACACGTGATGAGGATATGCTTGCATTAAATAAAGGTAAACATTTGGTGGGTGACTCAAAAATACCGTTACGTTCATTTGGTATATCATACGGAAGACACAACGAAAACTTTTTTAAAATAGAAAATTTGACAATGTCTGAACCAAAGAAAACCGAACAATATTTCAAGTCAATGGTAAGAATATTGGAATCAGCAAAGGATTATTCAAGTGGTAATCAGGTTTTTGTTGGTGAAAACTTATATTCTCAATATTCTAAAATGGCATATAATACCAAAATTACTTTGGAGGGTGGGTCAGCACCAATATTTCCATTAATGTACTACCAATTAAATAACACTTATCTTTTTACAGGTGGATATATGATATTTAAGGTTGTACACACCATTGAGGATAATTATATGAGAACAGTATTTGAGGGTGTTAAACAAGATTTCACTAAAAGACCAATTGTCAAAATACCACTTGTTACATCAATAGTGGGTGATTTGAAAATGGATAATGTGATAAAAACCGATTATCAAATAGATCATAATAAACAAGGGTATGGTGGTGAAATTAAATTAAATCAGGTTGGTTATAATAACGGCGGTGGAACAAAAAAATATGGACCTGGTGGTATAATCACTGACGATAAAATATTGGGTGAACAATATATGCAATTAAGAGATAAAAATATTTCTAAACATTTTAAACTTCATGAGTGTGTTGAAAGAGGTTCAAATAGTGGTAACATACCCGGTTCAGGATTAACCGGTCCACAAGCAGCGGGTTTCCAAATGCCGATAGAGTGTTTTGAAAACCTTGCTGATTTTCTAATTCAAGTTGATAAAATTATTGATTGGGTAAAAGATAAAAATGGACTAAATCAATGGATACGTAATATGGGTGCGGGGGCAACTGATGGTGTTGGTGGTATGAATGGGTTTAGTGAGGATAGTGAATTTGATATAATGGTTGGGTCTATGTGGCGACATCATAGTAACAGTCAATCTAAAACATCGTATCACGGACACGGTTCGGGTATAGATTTAAGACTTCGACATAAAGCAAAGGGAAAACAAATGGTAGATGTTCGTGGAAATAAAGATATGGAATTTCATTATAAAACCCTTTATGCGTTTATCGCACAGCATATGAATCCTTTTATTACTGAATTATATTTGGAATATAAGGGCACTGATAAGTCATGTTTAAATACCGTTCACTACGCATACACCAAAAAATTCACTAAATATGATATATGTGCTTGTATGGGATTAACAGACGGTGGTGGTTGGCGGTGCGATCCCGGTAGAAACGAAACAAGTAAATATCCGAAAAAAGGTTAATATATGAAAACAAAAACCAAAAAAGTTAAGGAAAAAGACCCATTCGATATAATGATTGAGGATTTATACCAAGAAAGTAAAAGTATTCGTCGTAAATCGAAGTGGAAGTACTTTAATAATGTCTGAAATATTCGGTATATTTCGGACAATTTTGTCCCAAATATTTGTAATATTCGGGACAAATATTTTTCTGAAACATTAGTTAAATATGAGCATTAGGAGTATTCCAAGTGCGACACCCCCCCCGCCAAATCTTAACGCAGTTTTGCGCTTATCTTTCTTATGAAATTTATGAATATCATTAATCTGTTGAACCCTCAACCTATCAATTTCTTCAAAACTTGAAATAACCGAAATCTGTTGTTCCATTATAGACCGACACGCAGTTACATTTTCTTGAAGTAAGAAAACATGTTTGTCTTTAACAACAATCATAGAATCTAATATTTCAATTTCATTCTTTAAGTGTTGGTTTTCATTAATAATTCTACCAACAATGCGAACCTCATCAATGGACATTAACACAGAATCACCCTTACTCTGCTGACCATAACTTAAGTTGTTCGCGAACAAACAAAACAAGAGAGTCATTAGACATACTTGCAATCTCTTTATCCCTTTCACTTTGTGTAAACTTGTTTTCATTTCTTTCTCTTATTAATCTTTCAATACTCTTAACAAGAATATCAATCTGTAAATCATTCACAACAATCACATTCTCCAACGAATCTATAACATGCTGCGTATCCCCAATAGTATTCATAATACTATCTATCCTATTTTGATATATATGTGAATTATCAATCACCGTTGCAGGTTTCCTGAACTGTATAACCAACAATACTATCAAAATAATATAAATTATAATATGAATTACACCCTTAAATGTTATTTTCATGATATTTTCATTTTATTATAAATAGTGTTTTTATCCCATTTGTAACGCACCACCGTACATTATCCTTCCGTCACCAGCAGAAGAGAAGTTCTGTTTTTTTGTTATTTCCATTGAAATTTTATCAGTCAATTGTGAAATGAATTGTTGGTTATTGGTAATCTTATCCCAATTATATACATTACCATTGGGGTCTTGTAATTGAATTGTGCCCCCTAAATTAATATCTATCTTACCGGAATGAGAGAGGTTGTTATTAGCATTGGATTCTCGTAGAGATTTCGCTTCCGCTGTTTTAAGTATAAGTTGAGAAAGCGCACTATCAGACTTTGCTGTTGTTACATTATCGGAATTGATATTAACACTATTGGTTTTAATGTTTGTGGCGTTTCCATCACCACCTTCTCCTTCTTCTATTACTTGTTGTTCTACTTCCGCATTTTTTTTCTTTTCCTCTTCCTTCTTATTTTTTCGCCTTTTTATAAGACGATAAGCACCATATCCTATCGCACCCACCGCCCCCGCAATTAACAAGGGTTTTGCTAGTGCCGCCATTCCCACACCAGCCAAAATTTTACCACCAAGTCCAACCCCAGCTTTACCTACCATTCCAGCCACGCCTTTACCCGCACCAGCCTTCAATAATAATTTACCACCAACCATTTTTCCACCCGCTATTCTTGCGCCAACACGTTGGACTACTTTACCTACTCCTCTACCCAATCCTCTACCTATTCTACCACCGGATAAAGCATTTACTCCCTTTGCTGCATAATATGCGGTCATTGTTATCGTTGCCCACTTAAAGAAACTTTTAACACTATTATATATTGCTATTGCCTTTTCTTTAATGGTGATTGCCATTTCTACTATCTCTTTTTTTATTGGATTTACCCAGTTATCCATAAACATATTCCATTTATCTTCTATACCCAACCACTCCTTTATTTTTTCCCAACCATTATTAATTGTTTCCCCTATTTGAGGAAATGCGGTATCTGTTATCCAACTCCAAGTTTCACTCACCACATTACCAACAGTATCAAATGCTTCTTTACCCGCATCACCCAATATTCCTAATTGTTCCTTTGTTTCTTTGCCGGGTAAAGATTCCATAATTTTTACACCCCAACCTGTCATATCTGATGCTTTTCCATATGCACCTTCCGGTAATAATTTAGCCAAGAAATTTACACCCCAACCCTTTAAACTATTTAAAATACCCCCCACCTGTTGAGCAAGTGTGCGTGTGTTAGTAGCAATATCGTACAAATGTGTTTCACTATCCGCTTGAAGAAATTCCATATCTTTTGCTGTTAGTTGATCAACCCTTTTATTTGTTGTAGTATTTGTTGCCGCATCGCGCACGGCTACTGTCCACGCCCCCTTGTCCGCATCCCAATCCGCTTTACCTTTTACTAAATTTTGTTGGTCTTTTGTTAAATTATTTTGGTTTCTCCCTAATTCTGCTGCAATCATTCCTTCACTTGCACCCCTTCTCATTGTTTCCATTAATTTAGCGGGGTCTAAACCTGTTTGTGTAGCATATTCTCTTATTCGTAGACGTGCATCCAATGAGTTTGCTTCAAAACCACCTGTTTTTGTGTTCCAAGTCATTAATTGTTTTCCCATATCAGCATGTTTTTTAACAATTGCCTCTGGGTCCATTAAAGAATCATACATATTTTGAAATGGGTTGGCGTTTGCGGCAAACGGTCCACCAAGTAATTGCATATTGGCGGAAGTTGAAATTGCACTATCAAAATCTTGAAATTTATTTGCGTAAGTTGTTATTTGGTCAAAATCCATTCGCATGCGCATAGAAAGAGCAACCATTCTTGATAAACCATTTATACCGTTTCTAAAATGAAATTGGTTTGCCCTCCCTAAATTCTGATGAACCGTTTTTGCGTGTTTTGCTGCATCAACCCCAAATTCACCGGAGGTTTTACGCATTTCTTGAAACATATTTTTAGCACCTGAAATGGATATACCCATTTTATCAAAATTGTCGAAAAAATTCACAGCGTCTTCACCCATTACTGCTTTTGCCGCACCCATTGTTTTAAAATCTTCCACACTAAAAAATCTAACCCTACCGGTGGCATCTGTTAGTTTTTCTAATTCTTTTCCAACATCCGCAGCATCAACACCCCATAATCTTGTTGCAATAGACGCTTCTTGAAGACTTATTGCAACACTTTGTACAGCAGCATCGCTAAAATGAAATTGTTTTCGTAAATTAACAGCAGCTTGTTCCATTGCGAAAATTTGCCCTAAAATACCACCACCTCCGCCACCGGAAGAACCACCTCCACCACCTAAAAGACCACCAAGCATATTTCCAATTGCACCAACCGCTTTAATGCCAAGATAACCCGCAGCACCAATTCCAGCAACCTTCAAAATTTTACTAAAATCAATACCACCACCCCCACCACTAGCAGCAACCGCTTGTTGTTGTGTGGGCGCAACCGGTTGTGATTGTTGAACACCACCCCCTTTTGATACACCTGTAATAAAATTTTGAACAGCAGTATTAAATGCAGAAACCGAAGAACTGAATATATTAACACTTTCGTTAAAAAGATTAAATGGTGCATCATCGGTATCCGCTTGATTTGAGCGGTTGTTTCCTGTACCACTGTGTTTCGTTCCCAACAAAGTATTTTCGTCAATAGAATCAATTAAATCATTAGTGGCTTCTAATACTTCACTTGCAATTTTTTCATAACTTTTAAATTGGTCAACAAGTTTTGTAATTTCTGTTACTAATCCGTCTATTTTATCCGAAGGTACATATGATGATGGCATATTTCAATTCATTTTTCTATAAATAGTTTAATAGCAGGAATCCAAAATAAAAAAACCCCATATTATTATGGGGTTATAAAAAATAAGATTAAATATCTTTTTTTACTTACTTGGCAATTGAATCGATGCCCATTTCCACTTTTTCGATCATTTCGAGATTCAGACTGTCGTTCAGGATAACCATACAACTGTCAGAAACGTTTACTTCGAGTGGTTGTGCACCTCTTTTACCGGAAGGGCAGGCAACGCACATTAGCAACACGACTGCGATAGCGAAAATCATTACTACTTTTTTCATCTTCTTTTTAATTTAATTTATTATTTAATTTCGGTTATAAATAGAAGGTTTTTACAAAACCTCACTTTTTAATTTCGGGGTCTTCCCCATAAACCATCCCAAAGACGGCAACGACTGCAAAGAATACTATTATTCCAAATATTATCCAATATACCATGTTCATATTCCGTCATATTATTGGGTTTATTAATCAAGGGTAAGAGGGTTATCACATTCGGGGCATAACCCTTCGGGATTTTGTTCAAGATAATCTTCGTATTTTATATATTTTTGTTTTCGTATGGTTTTTGCCATACTTTCAAAAAGAGTTGCAACATATTCAAGTCTTGATACTGTTTTGACATCACCTGTTTTTTCGTCAGCAATTCGCCAATCCATATCATCTCGTGGTCTCTCGAAAACATATTTTTGGTATTGTGCTACATAGTTGAATGGGTTATAACAATCCCCCTCTTCTGACCAAAAATCATCTTGTGTCCATTTACATTTATCGCAATATACAAACATATTATTCTATTATTTTAGATTTAATTAAATCTACTGTTTTATTAAATATTTCTAAAAACTTTTCATTTGTTATTGTTGCTTTTTCAATCTGTTTTGCATATATAGAACCCCAACAATTTAATGTAGCGTGGGTATTTTGTTCACTACCCCCAATTCTATCATCATAATATATACCAATACAATCAAAATGTATTTCATCACCGTCATATTCATCATATTCGACTCTACAAATTTCGGTTATTTTTTCCCAAGAGGTTGTTGCTCTACTTATACAAGTACCAACTAAATAACTATATTTATCTATTTGTGATTGTTTTCCCTCTTCTTCTATGAGTTTAATTTGATTTTTCAATTCTTGAATTTTTTCTTGATCTGTCATATTTTTTTAGATAATGATTATACAACCCCTCTTCTTGCTTGTTCCATTTCTGCTTCTTTGAAGGCAACTTCAATTTCCATCATTCTATCGTTCATATCAATTAACATTTTCTTCATCATTTCATATGTATTATACAAATCTATTTTTTTATGATAGATTTCTTCTGATGTCATTGATACCCAATTAATATTACTTTGTTCCATTGTTATTTACATTGTATATACAACACTTTCTTCTTCATTTTCTGTTGGAGATTGTTGTGCCATTGATTTTTGAAGTTCTTTAATGTTAATACCGGCAACGGATTTGTTTTTTTGGAGGTTTTTAAATGCTTCCCCCTCATTTCCACCGGTTTTCAATACTTCTGTGACGATTTTCTGAACGTCAATTTTAAGTTTCATAACATTTGTTTTATCTACTAAAAGGTTATGAACTGCTTTTACGTATTCTGCTTTATCATCCATTGGCATTTCGACCAAAGAAGTGTTTTCAGATACTTTTGTATATTCTTCTTGAATTTGATTTATAAGACAATCTAATTCAACGTAAATTTCATTCAAACCTGTTTGAAGACTAACTTTATCGTTAAGAACTATTTTATGTTTGTTTAATACTCCCATTGTGTTAAATTTTATATAGATAAATAGTATGAATATCAAATTACCATGTCATACAACCACCGCAACAGCCTTTGGGGGTGATATTTTCATTAACCATTTTGGTTAACATTTTAAGAACTTCGGGTGTAAAATCTTCCCACGTTTTATCAGGAAAATCGGGGAGGCACACTTCCCAATCACCCACAAATGTTTCATAATCGCTTTCGGGTAGTAATCCGCCGCCGCTACGTAGACAGTATGCCCAAGAACATTCTATTTCAGTACCGTCATCATATATGGCGGTGAAGTTTAAATCACCACTACAATAAGCGGGATAGCGACCATCATAACTATCAAATCTAACTTCAACTATTTTTCTTTTCATATCTAAAATATATCATTTTTACCTCGGTCGGTTATAACATATAAGAATATCATAATACCGAGTAATATAATTAAAGCACTTGTAAATCCTATTAATTCTATGTTCATTCTACCCCCTTTTTTTCTACCATATCTTCAAGTCTAATCACTTGTTCAAACTCAATATATTGGGGTGGGCATGTAAGTGTAACATTATATTGTTTAACAAATATTGGTTTTTCCCCTAACCCTTCTTCAAGATTTTTCAAATTTGTTTCTAAATCAAATTCAATCTTTTCATTATACTTGTAGTATATCCACACATTAAATACTTCAAGAAATATGTATGAATAGTCGTTCCATTGGTTAAGAATATCTTGAATATTTTTTGTTTCACGATATTCTATTTCTACTATGGAAGAACATTCTTCCCTTTTAAAAATAACCGGACAGCGTTCTATGTCATTTACTGTTTTGAGGTTATCAAATATTTCTCTTCCCAATTGAGAGAGATAACCGTCATAATGTACATACCACAGGGTATTATAAACAGCGTCATTCGCTCTTTTAATTGATATTGTTGCTCTTGTTCCCATTATAATCTATGTTTATTTTCGTCAAATTCTTCACTATCTAATAAGTCTAAATCACCACTAATAATAACTCTAATCCACGGACAGTTTAAAGTGGCATCAATTAATTCATAATAATTGGTGCTCTTTCCAACATATTTCTTTGCGGCGTGGCTTAACACCTTACTAGGGTCATTATCTCCATCATAGAAAAGCGTGGCAATTTTTCGTTTTTCACCATCAGGTAGTTCAAACTCTGCTTCACTAATTTTCACACAATCTATTTTTTGTACTATTAGATATTTGGGGTCAATTACATTTACTTCGCGTATGTGCCCAAGTTGCCACCCCCATGACACTCCCTTCAAGTTAGTGGTTTTAGGTTTCATAACAAAATGACTTCCCATATTATCTATATCACCGTCAATTAACTCAAAAAAACCTGTTACCACCTCACCATCTCTTAAAAATATGGTTACTAACTGATCCTTTTCAAGTTTTTTTATTTTTTCGATATAATCCATCTTCCTTTTAAGTTATTATTCAATTGAAATATACAATGAATAGGATAAAAAGCAAAATGAAATCTATTTATAAATAAATTATTTTATGAATAATCCTATTAAAATAGCATTAAAATTGAATGAGGGTGATGAATATGAATATTTAGATGTTGATAATCCTTACAAAACTCATTGTGATTCGTCAGAAGGTGGTACTTCAACTGTTGGTAAGGTTGAGGGCGACAGTTCGGGAACCAAATCACCAATTGAACCAACGACTGTGAGAAATCAGTATTGGATGGATCAAGCACTTGGTGGTAGTCGTGGGTTTAACTATTCAATGATGACGACCAAGGGTAGATTGGGTGAATCTGTAAATGTTATGAATTTGCTAACAGAAAGAGATGTTATTGTTGTTCCTTCACAAGAACCACCAATGGAAGAAGACCCGAATATGGCAATGGACCCCGGTATGGAAGGTGGTGAAGAAATGCCAATGGAAGACCCAAATATGGGAATGGAAGAGGACCCGAATATGGCAATGGACCCCGGTATGGAGGGTGGTGAAGAAGACCCCAACATAAGCGCATTAATGGGAATATTACAATCAGCTGACCCTGAAACAATAGAGGCGGTGAAAAAATATGCCGAAGGAGTCCTTAAAGCAAAAGGTGGTGATGAAGGTATGGATGATATGGGTGGAATGGAAGAAGACCCGAATATGGCAATGGACCCCGGTATGGAAGGTGGTGAAATACCTATGGAAGAAGACCCAAATGCTGCACCGCCACCACAAACGGAAAGTAGAAAAATTAATTTAGATGAAATGATTAGTGATTATCTAAACGACACCAAGAAACAAAGTGTTCCAACAGTTTCACATGATATTGGAAGCGGCGGTGGAAAATCATTAAAATCAAAAATGTTTAACCCTTTACAAAGTTAAAAAATAACAAAAAATAAAATACACAAATTATGATTAAAAAAGTATTATTAGATCCCGGTCATGGAAGAGAAACACCGGGAAAACGTTCCCCTGTGTGGAAAGACGGAACTCAACTATTGGAGTGGTCATACAATCGTGAAATTACAAAAAGAGTATTTGACGAATTGAAAGCAAAGGGTGTGGATGTAGAAATAATTGTAACCGAAGAAAGAGACATAACACTTACTGAACGTTGTAATAGAGCAAATGTTATTGCAAGAAGAGTTGGTGTAAATAACACCTTACTTGTTTCAATCCATTGTAACGCCGCACTTAATGTTAAAGCAAGTGGTTGGGAAGTACACACTTCACCCGGAATAACAAGAGCTGAACCTTATGCTAACGTTTTATGGTTTGAAGCACAAAAAGTTTTACCGAAAGGAACGAAAATGAGGGGTGATTTTAGAGACGGAAACAAATGTTGGGATAGCAATTTTACAATATTGACTAAAACAGCGTGTCCGGCAGTACTAACAGAAAACCTATTTATGACTACCGAAAGTGATTGTAAATATTTGTTGTCCGCCGCAGGCAAAGACGCAATTGTGAAACTACACGTTGATGGTATTCTTAAAATTCTTGAAATGAAATAATTATATTATTATGCCACAAAAAGTTGAAAAAAAGAAAAGGGAATACAGTAAGGTAGTACTGAACATAGTTCTTTTTTGGGGAATGTTGTTGGTAACATATTCTTATGTGTTAGCAACATTTGATAAAAACCCAAATGAGGGTGTAACTCTTGGGGTTATCGGAACTATGATAGGAAATATTACAGGATATTTGATTTATCAGGCGAAACTAAAAATGTCGAGAGACAAATATTGCCTCAATAAAGACGGTATTCCGTTTGACTTAATTAAAGACGAAAGTGAAAACGAAGAAGAAAACCACCATTGAGTGGTTTTTTTTATTCTGTTTTCAGTTCAAAGTGATAACATTTACTGATTAGAATACCACTAAGTAGTGATAGTGTAAAGTTTATTTGTGGTGGTTCAGATTTTAACAATGAACAATAGATATAGTTAAATCTCAATTCAGGTGGTTTTGTTTCCAATTTTCTTACGTGTTGACAAAACACACAATCACTACAATACTTTGGTGGATAAACCCACTTCATTACTTTGTTTTTCAAATCTTCTATCATTTTATTCTTCATCTAATAGTGGAATACTATAAACTTGTCGTGTGGGTCGAATTTTAGTCCCCGAATGAAAGATTTCTCTTAAAGCCGGATGTCCTAAATTATTATCGTGTGGGTGAATATTATAATTACATTCATCATAATATGTTGTATTATCTTCTAATAATATTGCTTCATATGCGCACGTGTGAGAATATTCCGAATATTGATTTTCTATAACAATATTATGTGTTGTTATCCATTGTTCTTTTGTATATCCGAACATATCTTTAAAGATAATATCGTCATCATAAACACAATCTTCATGATTAAGTTCAAACAATTCTTCTTCAATGGCATTGGTATATACGTCAAATGGTATTGGAATAATATTTTTCCAATTATATCGTTTATTCCACTCATTTTCGGCAACGTCTAACGCATTTTTTTTATTGGAATAAATACCCACAAGGGTTTCGTAAGCGTCTTCCCACTGCCCACCATAATTTTTTACAAAATATATTTTAGTCATCGCTACAACCTATTCTTACACCACCTATCGGGGTATTACGTTTATATTCTTTTATTCTATCCATTAGAATTTTGGTGTTTGATTCCACCAAATCCATTTCTTCTATTGTTGCCGCTTCTTTTATTAAAAATGTGCTGACAAATTTAAGGAAGTTATCAATATACTCCCGTTGTTGAACTATTTGTATCATATTATTGGATTTTATTTGTAATAAATATACAAATATTAAATGATAATCCGCAATAGTACCCCGAATTTTTCACTTGTATATCTATTTATATTAAAATCTAATATAATATGAAAATAACAAAACAACAATTACGTAGCATTATTGAAGAGGTGGTCAAAAGAAACTTGAATGAATTTAATGATTATGAAGACTCTATTGACTACCCAGACCCACCAAAAGATGAATATAATAATCATTGGTTTAGGTTAGATGATGGTTTAGAATGGCTTATAGTCAAAGTAGAAGCATTACATCATATATTAATAGAAAAATTTCCTGAATTAGAAGAAGATTATGATTATAATAAATATGGATACAATTATGATTTGTGTAAATATGATCATGAAAAAATCGAAAAAATAATAGAATTTCTATATAAACGCAAACTATGGGAAGATGAAGCTATAGAACGACAAAATGAAATTTATAAACATGAATTTGGGGAAGAACAATACGCCAGGCAAGAAAGATATTGTGTGGCAGGCGAATCTAAAAAAATAAAAGTTGGTGATATGTTATTTGAAACAGGTCGCAATTTAAACTTGAAATATATTGGTTTGAATGAAGATAGAACAAGGGCAAAATTTGTAGATAAATCAAACCATTCTTATTCAATAACAAAAGAAAAGTTCATAGAAGGTGTCAAAAATAAACGATTTTTGATAAAATAAGTGGGGGGGTATTATTACGGATAATCATTAAAATCTTTATCACTTGGATACCCATTAAGGGTATAATTGCGGATAATCATTTTAAATATTATTTGACAACTGATGCTTTTTGTTGTTGTGCTTGTAAATATACATTCAATCCGTCAAATGCATGAAGGTGTGCAATCCCCGTGTTGCGCCAACTACTTTGTGTGTTGTGTTCTACCACACCGTCACCGCCGATATGTGCCTTACATTTTGCCCAATAATCGCGTTTCTTTTTGTAATTATCACCGTCAGGACAATTCCCCACCTTTCTACACGCAGCGATAAAACTTTCGGGTGTGTTTTTATCTGCTTCTTCTAATAACCTTCTATCTTTTGCGTAATGACAAGCAGAGCGGACAGCACCGCGTGGTTTGCGAATATAATCATCGTGATTAGGATTTGTTAAATTTTCAATAGGGATACCGGAAGAACGTGAAAATCTTTGATAATTTTCTTTAAATGTTAATTGAAATATCCCACCACCGCGGTAGATATATCCATCATCATTGGTTGATCCATTTCCATATTTTCCACCATATACTTTATTAGCGAGTGCTCTTTCATTTCTAATAAAATCTTCCATATTCACATTCTGAAATCTACTTGCACCAAAAACCTGTCTTATTCTATCAGCACTTGTGTAATTCATGTTTTCTGTTATTGAACGAAAACCACCTGTTTCCCCACAAGCAATTGCAAGAAAAAAACATATTCTTGGAAGGGTATTAATATCAAACTGCCCCATGTAAGTGTTCAAATGTGTTATATATGGTTCAGCGTTACCATTCCCAATGATATTTCTCATAATTTCGGATGTCAGTATCATAATATTATAGTTGTTCAATCATTTTTATTCTACTGTACCACTTTTCTTTCAGTGTTGTTTTGGAAGTGGAATCTTGTCTATTCCATTCGGGTAACTCTATTTTTCTTATGTACGCTATTTTAGCGTCTCTAACGATATTATTGTATCGCCGCATATCATTATGATAATTTCCACCTACTATTATGTTACGCACACTTGTAAAGCAATTGGGGGATAATAAATAAGCATCAAACATTTGAATATCTATGTTAAAGTCGGCGGGATAAGTTTGTATATCGAAGTTGGGGTTATTATTTTCCCATATAGTTTTATATGCTGTGAAGACTAAATGTTTAATATCTCTAAAATCCCATGATCTTCCTAGTGCGTCTATTTCATTTGGAAAAAGTGAAACCAACTTATCTATTTCATTCCAACCATTCCAATTGATACCACCTATCATTGTTTCGGTGCTTCTAATATCTTTATAGAATTTGTTATAATGGTGTAATTTGGGGTTATCTATTACGTTTAAAAGTGGTAATACCCTTCTATATCCGTCAGCAACCGTATAAATATAGTTAAACGCTTTTTCCTGTTGATGTGTCATTATTTTATTTTCTTATAAATAGTTTTTCTCTCAATATTCGCTATAATAATTGATGTTATTAACCAATGCCGCTGATTGCATTTTGAGAATCGCTTTATCACGAAGTTGAGAAACACGTTCTTGTGATAACGCCATTTCGTGTGATATTTCTTTTATAGTTTTTTCTTCGGTATCAATTCCGAATAATTTTTTAATAACATTTAATTCTCTGTCGCTTAAACACGCAGTTAATTGTTCTGTTATTTTAATATTATTGTCGGTTCTATCGGGTTCGTTATCTAATAGTGGGTGGGATTGATAATAATTTGTGTATTCTGTTTCGGTTGAAAACTTTTTTGTTTGTTCATAACCTTCCTTAAATTCCACATTTTGTTTTGTTATTTCTGTTACAGCGGAACTAATTCTATATCTAATCCAATGTGTTGCATAGGAAATTATTTTAACATTTGCTTTTTCGTAATCAAATTTATCAATAGCGTAAAGTAATCCCTCATTCCCCTCTGATATAAGTTGAATGATTGGAATACCATATTGTTTATATTGGTTTGCCACCTTAACAACATATTTTAGATTTGCTTCTAAAATACGGTTGCGATATTTTTCATCACCCGTTGTTTTATATAGAAGAAGGTTTTCTTTCTCTTCTTCGATAGATAGGGGTTTAAACTTTGAAATGGATTTAACATATTCACTGTACCCGTCTCCATAAATATCATTTTTTAACATTCATATTTCTAATTTTTACCTTTATGTTGTCAAAAAACGATTGTTTCAAGTTCAATTTGGCTCATGGAACAATCATTTATTTATAAACTTACTATAAATAAATTAATTTTCAAAAAGACTTTTCAAATAGTTACCACTATATTTTGGCACTTTTTTCATTTATTGCCAAAATATGTAGAACTTTTTTCTATTTGTTATTCTTTTAGTTTCATATCATTCAAATCATCTATATTCAAATAGACCATAGTACAATTTTTTTTAGTAATATCGTCTGAACATTTTACGTCAACAAAACCACCGTAATCAACGGTGAAACCCCACCGCCTTTTGAACGCAATGGAACAAACGTGCGCTTCGGGGTTATACAGTTCTAATTCAGAAATAACCTCTTTTACGGTTGGAAAATCTTTTTTAATCATTTGTTTTTGCAATAAAAAAACATTCTTCAACCCAATAAGAATATGTATTATCTATTTCATCCATTTCCTTTGCATAGGTTTCTGCTTCTTCTTCATCTTCATAAACTCTTGCGGGTTTTCCCAATGAACCGGGTCCACTATCTTCCATCATAACCACAAAGGTTTTTTTAGTGGGTGGTTCTTCTTTGGGTAATTCATTGTTTAATTTCTTATTTACAAATTCGACAACCTCCTGCGCTTCTTTATGTAAAAATTCTTCCGCTTCCTCAGGTGTTTTAAAATCAGCACTGAGTTCCAACAATGTTTTATGTATGAAACCGTCTTTTAACATATACATCATAGCCCCATACTTTCTCATACCACTGTATGTGTCCACACCATACGCCGATATTTCAATCCCTTCGGGATAGGCGTTTCTAATTTCACATGCTGTTAAAAATGTCATTTTGGATTATGTTTAAAATTTCATCCAAAAAATACATATTATTTATAAAAATAACAAATGATTTTATTTTTTTTCATTCCATTCGGAATCGTATAGTTTCCCTTCGTATTTGATAATTGTTATTGGAATTGGTATTTTGGTGAATCCATACGCAGCAAATCCGCCGCTTACACCACCTTGTTTCCATTCATTAACAATTACTTTGTATCCTTTTTCCAATGCTTCATAATCGTCTTTAAAATCTTCCGGGTTGTTTTTACCATCATATACTTCGCCAATAGGAAGAGCACAATAGTAATGGTAATTACCACCGCTTGCATCAATTCCTCGTTCTTTGGTTGCCCAAAAGAATATTCCACCTTGTGCGTTGTTTGGTGTCCAATTATTTTTTATACCTGATTTAATGTATCCGTCTGTAATTCTATGTGGGGAAGTGTGTAGTAAAACCACCCTCCCTTTTTGGATATTCAATTTTGCCATGAACTCTTTATGTTTAACCAAATCCGCTTCTTTATCCTCTTCGGTTTTTGGTTTTCCATTAATTAATTCGTCATAAATTGTTCCCACATATTCGGGATATAATGTTACACGAGCTGACGATAATGATATTGGTAGTTGACTAATATAATTAGCATTAAGGTCTTTATCTGTTAAGAACTTAAAACGCACGTGTTCGGGAAGATCGGGATTAACAAACAAATATGCATCACCACCCTTTGCTGTCCACTGATTACCGTCTTTAACAAACCCCACGTTAGTATAACCACGGTATTCACTATGGTATGATTCGTTAAGTTGCCCACCCTTTGCGGGATTATATCCTAATATGAATTGGAATTTATCTAAATAATTATTACTACTTTCCACAAGAAAATTTTGTTCTATCATATTCATAATACATATAAATAGAAAAAAATATGATTATCCGCAATTATACCCCATTATCCCTTTCATTTGTTAAACTAAAAAATTACGATAATTTTTATACCCAATTCGTTTTCCTTCATTTGTTAACCCTAATGGAATTAAGATTTTTCTCGCTTCTTCATTACATAAATGTCTTGCAGCAAATCCAAGTGTGAATACTACGTCTAAACTTTCTGATATATCTTTGTTGGATACAACACCATTATTATCAGTTCTTATTTTTTTTCTATCATCAAAAGTTGGTTTAGAATCTTTTCTTGTTTTTTCTTTTTCAACAAAACTAAAACCCATACTCCCAATTCTACTCATAAATTCACTTTCAACATTGGACATGAAATTTCCTGCTTTTCTTTTGGTTCCATATCCAAAATACTCACAATTATTAGTACCAATTAAAGACCCTTCAATACTACCTTTTGGTGAATGTAGTATAGCGTCTTGATTATAATAAACACCGAGTTCAAAAATATTTTTGAAAAAATTAGGGTCATCATTCAAATTAACAACAAAGTAGGAGTCTTCTCTAACTTCAACTTGATTATTTGTTCCGTATCGTTCCCAAAAATTACCTTTGATTGGTGTTATACCATATTCTAAAGTAGATAACGTAGATTTTAATTCTCTATTTCTTACTTTTTTTTCACTTGTGGTAAGTTTTGTACCCACATTTTCAATATCCCACTGATTTTCGGTGTTTGAAACAACATCTTTTATTTCATCGCGCCAACCACTAATAATAGCAATTTCTTTGGTTGTTACCCAATGTCTAATTCTATTCACGTTACTTTCCTTTATTATAATGTTATCCACACCGGATAAAGTTTGGAAACGTTTCGCTGCCGCTTCTACTATTATTTTTTGTTCATTTGTCATATCACTAAATTTTATCATTTTACCCCTAATATAAATAGAAGTTATTTATCCGATCTGTTTTCGGATTTTTCGGGGTATTATTGCGGATAATCATTTTAAAAAACCCCCATTCTTAATTTTCCAAAAATGGGGGTTCAGATACAAACATATATTTATTTTAACAAACCTACTAAATCATATTTGAGATTCAAATTCTCCCAAGGAAATGTTATGGAATTGTCATTGTGTCCATATGCACCCTCACAGGTAACTATTTCAAATCGTGGGTTTGCGAAATCAAATCTCTCCATAATTGCTTTTGGGGTCAATCTGACGTTTCTTACAATGTATTCCAATATTGCCGGTACAAGTTCTTGGTTTCTATTCAATTCAATGTTGATTGAACAAGGTTCTACTACACCAATTGCATAACTTAATCCAACTTCGGCAGTGTCGGCGATACCTGCCGCCACAATATTTTTCGCTAACCAACGACAGGCGTATTGGGCAGACCTATCAACCTTTGACATATCTTTGCCGCTGGTAGCACCCCCACCAATTCTTGCATAACCACCGAAGGCATCTACTACCAATTTTCTTCCCGTAACACCCGCATCACTCACGGGTCCACCCACATTCCAACTTCCGCATGGATTGACATCAATCTTAATGACTGAGTTGATATATTTTTTGAATATATCTTCACTTAACCCCATTTCGTTTGTAAGTATCATTTGGCGCACTTGGTCACGCACCTCATCGAGGGTTAATACTTGGTGCATTGTACTTACCAAAATATAGGTTACTTCTTTTCCGGTTGCGCTTTCATTAACAATAACTTGACTTTTTGTGTCAGGACCCAAAAATGGTTGTTTTGACACATAGTTTGCAATTTTTTTGGCAATGTAATGTCCTAACGGCATAAAAACATCTGTGTCGTTAGAAGCATAACCCCAAACGTGACCCTGGTCTCCAGCCCCGATTTCACCATCTTCCCTATCAACTCCTTGGTTGATTTCAACGGATTGTTTTCCAATCAAGTTTATAACCTTAATGTTTGAAGGATCAAGATTATGGTTATGAGGAAAAGCCAAAATTGCATACGTATCTTTTACAATGTTTTCAAAGTTTGTTTTAACCGCGTTCGTTTTTATTTCGCCACCCAAGACAACTATGTTATCTTTTACCATTACTTCAACTCCACAACGAGAGTTTGGGTCTTCTCTGAGACATGCATCCACAATTGCATCTGCAATCCAATCCGCCATTTTATCGGGGTGTCCACTACTTACGTATTCGCTACTAATCGTTTTTACTATACTATTCATATTTAAAAATTTAATTTGTTAAAAAAATATATCGTTTATATGTTCACTAATATAAAATCAAAATATTAATCCGATGTACTTCTTGTCTATCTCAAATATTTTTGATATTATAACACCTAATATAAAATTGGAATATTATTCCGATGTTATACGGTTAATTCTCCGACTTCTTTTACCACAAAATACTCAATCTTTTTCATTTTATTTACCTATTAAGTTTCTATACTTGTTTACTAACATTTCAACTTCTTCGTCATCTATATCCATTAAGTCGTCTCCCCAATGTTCGGGAAAATCAATTACAGAATGACCTTTTCCATGAACCTCGTCTTTGATAATTTGCAATAAGTTTGTTTTATTAACTTTTATGCGATAATACAAGGCGTTTCGGATTGCCATTTCTAATGTTTCCTCATCTACTTTAAATGTTATTACTACTTTCATTTTCCTATTCTTACTACTTCTAAAACTATTAATTTATGATCATCAATATCAACGTTAATTGTATCTTTTTTACCCTTTTTTCTACCCTCATACGGTTTTCCGTTGATTGTGGCGATATTAATGTCAGATGTTATTCCGAAATCATTGAAGATAATATAACAATCTTCAATTGTTTTACCAACCATAATTCGGTTATACTTTTGGATAAGAGCAAACTCTTCTTTTTTCTTTTCCATTACCTTATCCATTAAATCACTCGCCTTTTTTTGTGATTCGGTCTTGGGTTTAGGTGGTTCTAACTTCTTTGTAACATTTGACTTCTCAACATCTGTTGTTTTTCTACTTAACATATGTTCAACCTCTTTGAGATATGCCACTAATTCTTTTATATCTTTACTACCTTGTGGTGGAGGAAAATCCTCTTCCGATATGGTATAAAACTCATTTTTTGTCCGGGTGTAAAGAACATATTCTAAATTTTGTTCTGTCTGTATTTCCCAATCTTTTTTTGCTCTTTTGTCGGGAAGCAATGACGGACAAAGATGATAGACAACATCATTTTCCAACCCTTTGGCTTTATGGTTTGTTATCAAACAAATACCGTCAGTGTTTTGTTGTCTGAAAACCCTCTTACATTTATCTATCAGTTGGTATGTTTCGGTAATTCCTTCTGACAACGCCTTTATAACGTTAATTGTTTCGAGTTTTCGCTGGAAGAAACTCTCATTTGTGGCATCATACACGTCAATTTTGAATTTCTTCATAATAGAATCCCGATGCTCAAATAATTGTTTATACAATTTTGGTATTACACCATCACCTCTCAAATCAGCGGCGATATATGGTGTATCCAATCTTTCTATCACCTCAATAATGGTGTTTCCAATATCCAACCCCTTGATATAACACTTTCTGTTTTCTTTGATTAACATAAGATAGAGTTCAATCAGTGGTTGTGTTTTGCGACAAATAACCATAGAGTTATTTTTAATGTCTACCACACGAACATTACGTCTTGTTATACCTGCTCTTTGTTTATTGAAAACCTCGAAGTTTGGTACAAATTGTCGGGCAAGACCCTCAACAAATGAAGGACATCTATAATTAATTGACAATGGTAGTGAAATGGTATTTGGAAGGGATTTCAATTTTTGAAACGCTTCGTTGTCGCTTCCGGCAAATGTTTGAATACATTGTGAACCGTCACCAACGTATATAAACCTTGTACCACCTTTCTTTGCAGTTCTTTTGACCAACTCTTGTTGGGCAACGCTCAAATCCTGTGCCTCGTCAACAAGCACCCAATCATACTTACACGAATTGATAACAATATTCAGATAATTTGGTAAACTTACCATATCTCCGAAGTCTATTGTTTCGAGGTTTGTTTTACCCCAATTAATAACATTCTTAATAATTCTGACGTGGTCTGAATTAACTAAAAAGTTATATTTTTCGGCGATTGTTTCAATCTGTTCGTTGGTTTCACACAAGTAAAAGCGACACAAATCAATCAAAGATAGAATTACTTCTTTAAACTCTTCCGCTTCTGTTCTATCCTTAAACTCAATGCCCAATGTAAGGGTTTTTAATTCCCTTTTAATGTAGGTACGATATTTGTATTCATCTACATTTAGTTGTGGGGTGTAATCTTGATATTTGAAATGTTGTTTCAACATAAGAAAACCCAATGAATGTGATGTACATATCTTTGTATTCGATTGTTGGATTTTTCTTTGAAGTTCATCAACAATACTTTTGTTGAAGGCTATCATCAACACTCTTTTGTCGTCAGGAATGAGTTTTACCACATCTTTCAACACAGTAGTTTTACCCGATCCGGCGATAGCCTCAACTACACAACTTCCTTTACCATTTTTTACCCAATCATAGATCGCTTCTTGATATTTACTTGCTTTCATATTATATTAATTTGTTTATGTTTTCTATAATATAAAAACAATAAATTAATCCGATCCTCATTTCTTTTTCATGAATATAGCAACTAACGCTCTAATTAGTTGAACTAATCCAACTCCAAGACCAATTAGTACTATACCACCAACCACTAAACCAAATGGACCCCAAAGTGGTGCTGTTATCCACCACCAACTCCAATCAATGTGATTTGTCAATTTTAGTACCACAAATACTATGAACAAAAGTGACGTAAGGGATAATCCTGTTTCTATTTTCATTTTACTATTTTTATTAAATTTATTTCTTAACATTTACTCCAACCGCAGGTACAACTTACACAACCAATTTCTCTAATTAATTGTGTTTCCCCACACTGTGGACATTTTTCATCCAAGTTTTCGGGTTCTTTGATATACTTTGAAAGTATTTTTCCTGTCAAAGAACTGAACGAAGTTACATTATCATCATATCTCTTAATAACATTAATAAGATATTTTAATGGTGTTCCGTGTCGCAATTCCAACGAGGTTCTATACACGTGTGCTTTTTCTTCAACCGAATTATATTTTTCCATATCGGGTATTCTAATCAAATCTGACTTAAATTCATAACATCCTTTCGATACTTTGGTAATAATACCTTTGTGGTCATTTATTTTACCATAACTCGGAACATATAATTCAACTGTTTCTAAATCGGGTTCAAAAACGAACAGTTCGTATGGTCTATCACAGTATAAACCAACGGTTACTATCCAAGTTTTACCTTTATATTTGACCTTATATAGGTCGGCAGGTAGTACTTTTGGTCGTTTAGGAGCCGATCTTTCAATAAATTCTTCGCAACTATCATTCTTTGTAACCAATATTCCTGCTCTACAACCATCACGATATACTGTTATACCCTTCAAACCATATTTTCGTGCCATTATATAACAATCTTCTACGTCTTTTATGGTTGCGGTTTTCTTCAAATTCACAGTAGAACTAATACTTTCTGTTATATATTGTTGTATCATTCCCTGTGTTTTAACACGTGTTTCGGTGTTTAGATCATGTGAAGATTGTAAATAGTAAGGGGATGATTTATAGATTTCCTTCCAATCCTCTTCTTTACAGTTTTCGGTTAATTTGTGATAACTGAAATTACCATCTTTTAACCATTGTTCTAATCCGTGGTGAACTATGACATAACTTGTGAATTTTTGCCCGTCTTTATCAACAAAATCATGTGCTTGGTCTGAATAAACCTTCTTTCTTCTTATGTAATAAGGTTGAAATATTGGTTCTATACCACTTGTAACCTGTGCTATTAACCCCTTTGTGCCTGTTGGTGCTACCGTACTCCACGAAGAATTACGTCTACCATTCATAAACATTCTTTCGGTTTCTTTGGGAAACTCTTCCAACATCCATTGGTAGAAATCATTTTTACCAACTAATTGACCGTCTGTAAAACCAAATTCCAAATTTCTATCCCACAATGGGAATGGTCCTCGTATGATTGCCAAATCATATTGCGCATCGAGTTCTGCTTTGAAAACTATTCGCATTACTTTTTTGGTGGTTTCTTCGTCACCATAGGGAACACCCAACATAGCGTACATATCACCCCAACCGAGTAATCCACAACCACAACGCCTACCTTGTAACCCCTTATCACGGAATTTCAACCATAGAATAAATTCGTCATTTATTTCTTTATCACTATGAATACAATGTAATTTATATGATTTAATATCATTTTCCAAATCACTATCATCCCAAAGATGTGTTTTCATATAGAATGGATCAATAGAATTTAATATTCTGTCAATTGCATCTACTTCCAAATCCACAATATTATCCCCTAGACACACGTTTTCGTAAGCAAGTCTGTATAATTTATTTTCATTTAATTTTTGTCGGTCTCTTACATATGGATACTCCACACATTTTGTCAAATTTTTGTGTATAAGACGACAAGAATCATTGGCAGCTAGATCTATTTCGCCGCACGGATTGGTTGTTATAGCACGTAAGGTTTTATAAACACTATTTGGACTAAAATCAATAATCTTTGACCATAAGAAACCACCCGGTTCACCACTTTGCCATGAACATTTTATAAATGTGTTCCACAAATCTCGTGCTTTGAGTTTTTTGACGTATATTTCGTTTCCAATAGAGGTGAGTACATTATAATCTACGTCTTTTACTGCTTCAATTATTTGATCTGTTATTGGAATTTCAACGGGAAATGTGGTAATCCAATCACCATTATTATCTAACGCCGCCCAAAATTCGTCTGTCCACTTGACACTGATGTTAGCACCGGTTACTTTTGTCAAATCTTTCTTTGCAAGAATAAATGATAATACGTCGGGGTGCATACAATGTATTGACAATAATAGAGCACCACGTCTATTACTTTGCGCTACTTCATTAATTGCGTTGGAATATTTATTCATCCATAATACAACACCCGCCGATATTTTTGATTGATTATTAACAATCGCACCTTCGGGTCTGATAGTTGATATATCCATACCAACACCACAACGTCTTTTTGCTAAAAGTTGCATTTCCATTGCACTTCTATTGAGACCAATAAGGGAATCGTGTGGTGATTCTATAACCGTACAGTTGGATATAGAAGATAATTCGCCGGTTCCTACTGTTGAAGTCACTGAACCACCCGAACAAATTTCTTGACCATATAATAGATCAAAAATTTTACTCCACATTTCCTTACGATCAGTATTATCGTTATCACCTATATAACGATATCGGTGTTTGCCGTATGGGGTTAATTTATCCCATATTTCTTTTGTTATGTTTTTTTCATATCTATATTCGATTTTAGCGAGTTCATTTGCTTCTCTTAAATAGACTTGACGTGGTGTTTCAGATTTATTAAAGGAGTATTTTTCTGAAAAAATGTTTGCGACATTTTTATCACCATTGAAGTACTTTATCGTTTCCTCAAGAACACTCACATTTTCATTTACATGAGGAGTTACCATTTCATTATTATCCATTATATAACAATTAAATTATTATTATTATTTTCTACAAAAAAACTGTTTTTGTTGCAATAAAACAACAGGAATTACCATTTAGTATGATAAATTTTTTGAAAGGATACCATTTTTTAAACCATCGAACCCATTGAACCAATCAATTATCACGTTCTTCAAAAATATATCCCGCTTTTTGGATTTTTCAATATCACCTTTAAATTCTTCTTCAACACGAAAGAAAACATCTAATGGTGAGATTTGTGCAACCATTAAATTTATGTTTTTACTATCATTTGCTCGTATACCGATAACCTTTTTTTTGGTAACGCGTCCATCAATAGTTACTGTGGTGGTTTCACCGGGAGTATAATTATCATTTAAAAATTTCACAATTTTTTTTACCATATCCAACTGATTCCGCTCTTCTTTTATTACACCTCTTTGGCGGTTGTAAGCAGATAATTCGTTAAATCGTTTTAGATAATCAGTGCCATTATACATAATGCCCTCCCGTTTCATTTGAAATAATATCAAAACTTAAAACCTCTACGTGTCGTTTTACCTCACCATTCGAGGTCGTAATAACATCTAAATAATATTTGTTTGGAAGATAAGATTGACAATCAAATAGAATATAATTTGAATTGAATGTTCGGTTGATTGGTTGCCAATCTTCCCACACATCAATAATTTTGTTATATCCGTCTTTTATAAAAAGCATACACTTTGCTTCGTCAATAAGTGCTACTTGATTATATGTGTATTGTAACGCAAATTCAAACATAAGTTTGCGAATACCATCATCTCTTCTTACCTTTTCATTATAACTTATCCCACTACAAGTTACCGAATATTTTTTCGGCATAGAATCATTATCACCGTATGAATATAATTCGTCAGGGTCTCTTGTGGTAAATTCTAATGTTTTATCTGCGACATTTATGTTTTTATCTTTCTTACAATCGTAATATGAAAGATTGGACCATTCGTCATAAAACATACGATTGGCACTTGTATCACCTTCTGATAATTCAACATCCACATAATAAACCCCCTTTGTTGCTTGGTGAACTTCGGGTGTTTCCACATATTCACTACCATCTTCCAATGTTCCTGTTATTGTACACACAGGTTTTTCAGACTTTTTCCAATTCAAATTAATACCATGACCCATACGATTAAAATAAAAGTAAAGTCTATTCGGAATATCTAAATGAAAATTTTGTCTATCATCTAAAATGGTATCCTCATAAGAGGTTTCAATATAGGGTTCAAAGAAATTACTACAATTATGTCCGAAGAAGTTGATACACTGTGGAATATCACACATTATTTTATTATATTCGGGTGCAAAACATATTGCGAATCCGTGATTTACTAAATTATATGGGTTTTCTCTAATTAACCAATCGGTAATTATGTCTGATATGTCCCACGTAAGGTTTTCGTTACCATATTCAAAATGTTTTGACCTTAAAATAACACTTGATTGGTTATTATTAAATCTAAAATATTGTTCTTCAAGAAATTTTTCTGAATAAATTCCTTTTGAAACTCCTTCGTAAGGAAATGATTCTTCTATTGGGTATAAAACGTTTCCGTATTTATCGTAAATATAATTAAGTTGAATAAGATTTAATTCGTCTAAATTACTACTTCTATTTTCTTCGTCTAATCTAAAATATTCTCGTTCCGGTTTGAATAAAAGGTGGTCATAGTGCCCCAAAATACCCACACCCCATTGCCATTCTGTTCTTGCTTGATGCCAAGTTACACCGTCACAACTGATATGTTGGTCGAATAGGTTGGTTCCACATAATGTTGTGCTGACATGGTTAATGTTATCGGCATCATATCCTCGACCGTTATCCCAATATTGTGGAATTTTGAACATAATAAGTTCAAAACTTTGTGCGCGGGCTGCTGTTTGTAAGTTAATCGTTGGACATGGGGAAGTATAACTGCGGAAATCCATATTTCCACAATTCCACATTTTCAACGTGTGTTTCATTTTACATAAATCGGGAAAGGTTTTATCTTGTACAAATTGGCGAATATAATCAAGTTTGAATTGTATTAATATGCGACTAAACCCACCACGACCATAGAAAGCGGATAGAATCGGATTGGCTCCGAAGTTATTATTGCTATCGAATACTATGGTTGACGATTTATTTGCGAATGTTTTTATCTTTAACATAATTTCTAATTTACATTATTTTTATTAATACACATATATTTGCAATGGTGTACCACTCATAATTGCGCGCATACTTTCAATCATTTCTTTTTGTTTAGCTAACAAGTGGTGTGGTAATAGAGTTTCTAACCAAGTATCCAACGCTTGTATTTCTTTTTCCCATTCCGCTTTTCCGTCATTGATAAACATAGTGTAATCTAATTTCATTACTGCGTCATCAATCTTTATTTCACCACTTGCATAACCTTTTGTATAACCAACCACTTGTTTTGCTTTTGCTGCTAACAATGCTTGAATGGTTTGTTTGGCGTTGGCGTTCATAAATTCATATTTTCTTGAAGATATGGGATATTGATCGGGTGACAACATAACTTCGGAATTTACTCTCGCACACTCATCCGGATCAGTACTATCATAATAAGTGTACCACACAGCACATTGTCTTCCCCTACCGAAGAAATGGGGGCTTTGCCAAAATTTATCACCGTAAATGTGGATAATATGTTCACCACTTTCCATTGCTGTAATTTTATACACCAATTCTCTTCCGGTTAATTTTTGTTTCATATTCATATCTGCTGCCAAAAGGGTGAAATCATAGGCTGGCATCATAAAAGCACCACCAACACCCGCACCACTGTATGTAGAAGCACCCATTCCGGGCATACCGAATGAACCACTTATACCATAAGCACCTGCACCAATACCACCAAAACCCGATATTTGTCCTTCTGCACCACCAAAACCACCTACTCCACTCATTAATGCTGGGTCTGTTGTGTTTGGTGTTACATATAATACACTATTGATCGCCCTACCAGCCGGTATCACATAACTCTGTTTACCCTTTTCCACCAAAAAGTAATCCTTTTTTAGTTCGTATGGTCCTTGTGCTTGTAACCCCTTTTCCTTTGAAAAGAAATAACTGAATTGTTTTGCATAATCAAAGTTTCGGAATGTTAGTTTCCATGCTAAATCATTTTCATTCAGAATATTCTTACCATATACTTGCGCAAAGTTTTGGGTTATCAAAAACTGATTCATGTGTTTTTGGTATTCATTAACACAGAAATCCATAAGAACACAGAGTTGGTCGTCTGTAATGGGGACAATGACTAGGGGCGCACCCATGTTCATTCTCACATACTCAAAAAGACTTTTCTGTTCATTCGTTATCATTGACAATATTTATTTTATTATAAATAGTTTCAATGCTATTTATATAAAAATAAATTAACATGAAAATTATACCGAAAATAATTGGTGAACTCAAAGAAATTACGTTGAATGAGGATGACAAGGGAAAGGTAGAAATTGTGATTGACAAAGATAAAGACGAAGATGTAAAAACCCAAGTTGATAATGCGGTTGAAACATTGGGTGATGATAATAACATAACAGTTTCAGGGCAACCAAATACTTCAACAACACTATATGCTTGGCGTGAAAGGGATAACGCTTCAACTTTGAATGAATATAAAACTTCAACAGCACAACGTTACCACACTTGGGTAGATGTGTTTACAAAAGGTGTGAAAGACAATAATTGGTTAAGAACGGTGTATTTACAAAAAGATATATTTGATCTTGCAGCAAATGTTCCATTTACCGATAAGGATTTTGATATTATTGAAGAAGTTTATCAAGACCCCGATTTTCTTACACAGCAAGCGTTGGGTGGACTTGGAGTTATATTGAAAAATGCTTTAGCAAGACGTTCACCACTACCCGAAGATATGAAAATAAGGTTGAGGGAGTTTGATACGTTGTTATCCACTACCGCTATGGATAAGGGTTTAAACAAAAAGAAAAAACTTGAAAGAACAATGGACCCAAATCTTGTGAATTATCACAATAAAATGTCGGGTATAGATTCTAAAGCGGAAGCAATAGGAAATATGATGGGATTACCCGAAAACCAAAACTTTATTGGGGCATTGTTGAAGAAAGAAATAAACAAAATTCTTGACGGGGGTAGTCCTGATTTGGGTATTAAAAAAGAGATTGTTAATTCATTAGCAAAACAAAGTGATACTAAAACCAAGATAAAAAATAGGGGTGACGATACCGATCCTAAAGATTATATTCCTGTTAATTTACTAATATTATACGCAGTGTTAATCAAAGATAGTGGTCTTGTACACACAGCAATTGAGGCGGAAGGACAAGAAGTTGATCCACTTGAACAGAAAAGAGTAAAGGGTAAGTTTGCACCTAAACTTGGAACCATATTAGCAAAATTAGTTGATGGCGAAGGAATGGATGAAATTAAAAATATTTTGATCGCCGCTCGAATTATACCAAAACCAAAGAAAATAAAACCTAAATTAGAACATAAAACCATGGGTAGAACTATTATTATTTCTGAAAGACAAGCGCAAATGTTATCTCTATTAAGATTGAGTGAAAATGCGCCAAAAGACAAAAATCTCGTGATAAAGAACGCCGCTAAAAAAGAATTGATAGTTGACAAAAGCGAAGAGGTTGCTGAAGACCAAAGATTGAACGATTACTTTGTTAAAGAAGGTATTGAGTACTATAAAATAGTAACAAAACAAGACTTACTTGACGAATTTAAAAAGTAAAACACAATGGGTAAAAAAATTATCATATCCGAAGGTCAGTTGCAAATATTAGTTGAAAGTTTGTTGGGTGGTGCTTACTCAACCTATCGTAATTTGGGTAAAAAAGAAATGGAAAAGAAATATGCCGCAGAAGAAAGACAGAGAAAAGCCCGCAACAAGTGGTGGAAAGACAGAGAAAAGGCTGTTGGTAAAACACCAATTACAAATAAAGGATATGTAAAGACACCTGAACAATTGGAATGGGAAGAACGAAACCCATATCCAAGAGCAGACCTTGAAGAACCCAAATCATTTTTATCCAAATTATTCAGTAAAAAATAATATATTTGCACTATGCCAAAAAAAATAATTATATCCGAAAGGCAAGCAAAAATGTTATCTTTGTTAAATGAAGATAACCCACCTGATTATGTTGTACAAGCAGTAGATATGTACGCACAAGGAAAAGGTTGGGATTTTTTCAAGATCGGAAATTTACACACACCCGCAGAATCGTTACCGAAAGAAATGGTAAAACAAATATTAGCGGGTAAAACCTCTTTGGGTGATAACCCAGCGTTTCCACCGGAGGATGAAGTTAAGTTTGAAGAAAAGTTATTATTATATCCATTTAGAGTCATAACTTCCGATTTAAGTGGTATGTACCCGGATTTAGATATGGATAATGTAAATGAATGTAAAAATGAACTATCTAAACTTCTAAAAGAGTGTCAAGAAATTGAAAAACCAATAAAAGCACAGTTGGAGGTGTTGGTAATGAACATAATCAAAAAGGTGTTTGGTGTATCAAAAGAAGATGTTGATCTTACTATCGAAATGGTAGATAAAATAACAGCAGATGATATTAAAATGTCATTACTACCCGAAGCAACTGACGATATTGAGTTTGAAGGTATTGACGACTTTAAGGGTATTAATGATGATGTTTATAAAAGGCGTATAGTAAATTGTTTAATGCAGGGTATTTCTAATCATTTCATTCATTTGTACGAATTTTATATAAAGGATATATTCCTATTGAATGATAAATTATTAGGGTTATATAAGCGCATCATATTATTAAACGAATATGTTAATTTTATGTCAAACGCTAATAAGGTTGACGAAGATAATGTAACGTTTGGTAGTACGTCTGATATTACTGTAAGAAGTAATAGTAAATCCTCTATTACTGTTAAGGGTAAAAACTTTATAGCGTTGCTTCATGAATCTGTGAGAGCAATGTTGGATTTGATTTCGGTTAATGGATTACCGAATGACCCCGATAAAATGAAATATGTTTTGAAAAAGGCGGATTTTCGTTATGCCGCTTATTGGGATTTACGTTTCGGAATGGGAATGTGGATGAAATTGGAAGAAAAACTTGGTGATATAGAATATACTGATATAATACCATATATATTCTATATGATAGTATCCAAACCAACTGATGAGTTTAATACTTTTATGCAAAACATATTTGCTAACACAAGACAAGGTAAAATTGAATTACAATCTATGATAGATGGTATTAGGTATAAGATTGACCAAGATAATTTTCACTCTGATTTAGAAAAAAAGAGAGATATAATAAGTGATAGTGACACTTATATCACTAGTTTCTGATAAAAATGAAGGTGTTTTGGATGTACAAGTTTCTCTAACTCACCGTATGTTGCCCACATGAAACCGTCATTTTCCGGTATTTTATGACTTTTATTATCAACTACAACGTCAATAGTATTTGAATAACATTCTTCGGCGTTTAGTTCCCAAGTACATTCCATTGCGAACACATATACTACTTTATTTTTTCTTTGTAGTACACGCCCCATATATTCTATAATATTGAGAAGGGGGTTAAAATCTTTCTTATCACCTGTTTCTTCGTGATATTCTCGTATTGCTGTAAATAGGGCAGCATCTCTTTCGGGTTTTCCTGTTATTGAATAAGGAAATCTGAACCAATCAAAGTTTTCTATTTTACCTTTTGGAAACCCCCAAAAACCCCCTTTTTCAACCGTTCTATAGAATACTCCGCCGGGGTGTACCAAGAAAAATTCGCGTTCTTTGGGGGTTCTGTTTCTATACAAAATTATTCCACTACTGTAATCCACAATACACCTTTTTTATATCTATAAATATAAGGTTATTTGTGATTTTCCGAATAGTTAAAGGTTATTTACATCAATTTTAAAATCCCTTGTAATCGAGTTTTCGGGTATATAAATCCGGTAACTAGTGTGTTTGTTTTCGTCATACTTAAAGAAACGTGGTTTGATTGCTTTATTTACAACCCGCACCTTCTCTACTCTTGGTGTTTCATTATTATCTTCAATAACTAATGTATTATGTGTTGTTACACAAGCCATACGATAACCACCCACTTCTTCTCTCATAAAGTAGTAACGTGGGTTTTCACCCACTTTTCCTGTACCTAAAAAGAATTTTCCTTCAAGTGATGCTCGTGCACCTAACGAAACTAATGTGTGAATGGTTTCCTTTGTTTCTACTATTTGAAACCTTTCCTCATTATCAAATCCGTTTGCTATATACATAACTATAAATAAAATCACCATTATAAAAATGTATTTACGAACAAACCACCAAAACCAATAACTATCATAAGTGTCTTCGGGACCAAAATAGTAAAACGCAAACCATGTTGCTGTAATCCCAATTATTAAAAACCATGCAAAAAGTGTCATATTATTTAAAATTTTTAGATTTCTTCAATTCTTCGATTTTCTTTTTATCCGAACTATCTAATATAGTCGGAAACTTGTGTTTAATCACTAAATAAATATCACCAGCGGATTTTTGATTACCATGTGGTATTCCGTATCCACCCAACATTAACGAACCTGTATTAGTGAAATTTTGGGGTATATCCACCTTTATTTTTTCACCAACCGGTGTTGTAATATCAACACTAGTACCCGTAATAATATCCAGGATAGGAACATCCAAATATCTTACAAGATTATAGTTATCAACTTGGTATAAATCGCTTGTGATATTACCAATTACAATTTTCAAATCACCACTTACTCCACTATAACCTTTTGGGAGTTGGTGTCCCATACCTTCACGTGATAGGGTTACACCCTTGGTAATTCCACGTGGTATTTGTAATGTAACAATTTCTTCTTTTTCAATTACACCAATGTTTTTACAATAACTACATTGTTTTGAATTTTGTTGAACTGTTTTTCCTGTTCCTTGACAGTGTGGACATATGTTTGTTTGTTGGAAGAACATTGTGCCACCCATTTGTTGTGAGGTTGTTACCATACCACTCCCCTTACAAGTATAACAAGTTTGAAGATTTACACCTTCGCAATGTGAACAAGTGATACCGCGTTTGAATTTATATTTCTTTTCCGTGCCTTTGTACACGTCTTTTATGTCGAGGGTTATGCGTATTACAACGTCTTGACCCTTTATTATTTGTTGTTGGGGTTGATGTTGTTGTCTAAACCCCCAATGACCCCCACCATGAAAGAATGATTGTAATATATCATCAATATCGGCACGCGAATTAAAATTTTGGAAGTTAAATCCCGAAGTACTTCCTGTCATATCATATTGCATCCTCTTTTGTGAATCTGATAAAACATCTTTTGCTTCGGCAATACCTTGAAATTTAGTCGTTGCTTCTTCTTTTTCTTTTGGGTCTTGAAATTTATCGGGGTGATGCTGTGTAGCATACGCTCTATACTGACGTTTAACAACATCTTCAAAAGGTTTTCCCTGTAATTTCTTCTCTTCGGCGGTTATACCTAATCTATCGTATAAATTCATTTTTAATTACTTTAAAATTTTCTGTAAATATATAGTTATTTTTATGAAAAACAAAAGGGGTGATTATCGCTAATCACCCCACAGCAGAAAAAAAGTATTATTCGTCATTCGCAGATACTTCCACTTCCGTATCTTCGATAAGTGATAATCCAAACACATGATTGACAGCGTTTTGGATTGATTGTCCGGCACGTAAATCTTCCGCCAAGTCGAGTAGGTTTGCCCGTGTGAAATCCCTGTTTCTCAACGTATCGGTTATTAATTCGATTGCGCTGATAATGCGTTCACTTTCCGTTTGACTGATACCCAAAAACTTTGTGATATTCAGTTTTCCACTTTTCGCAACACCACCCTCTTCCGTTTCGGCAAGTTTGATAGCCTTTTCAAGTCTTTCACTCACCTCTTTTTTCCGGGTGTAATCGTTCATTACACCTTCTTCCTTGATTTTTTTATCAAGTTGGCGCACATTGTTGGCGGTAACTTTGTTACTTTTAAGTGCTGCAATAACACTTTCGTCATGCGCTAACAATGCAACCGTTTCTTTTACGTGGTTTAAACTCTTACCCAATTTTTTGGCAATTTCTTCTTCTGTCCAACCGAAGTTCAAGAACTTATTATACGCAGCAGCGAGTTCAATCGGCGCAAAACGCAAACTCTCATTGGCGTTTAACATATCCAAAACTCGGTTCGCCTCGTTGTTGGTTGACCTTTCCAAAATTGCAGGAACTCGGCAAACAGGTGTACCTCTACTTTCAAGTAATAGTGTTGCACGATAGCGACATTCGCCGTCAACAATAATGTACTTGTAAATGGGTTCGCCGGTGTTGGGGTCTTTTCCAATAGATTCCCTGCGGCACGTCAGCGGCGTTAAAACACCGTTTTCAGCAATATTTGCTGCCAACGATTCAATGTGTTCGAGAACAACCTTGTCTGTAAAATTACGAACATTGTGTTCCGCATCCACCGTCAACGTTTTTGGGTCAATTTGAAAAACGTCTTTTCTTACGGTTTTGTTCACATCACCACCACTCACACTACCTAAAATTTCCTCGTCGCTTTTAACGACTTTCATATTTATATTTTCCATTTGTTTTATGAATTTAAAAATTTATAACTATCACTTAATATATTTTTACTAAAATAATCCGATCTTCGTTTTTTTGTTCTCCGAAATTCTATTTGCATTTTACGTAATCCTCTGTGAAAAAGACCAGCAGCGCGGTGATTGGGTATTTCCAATCTTTGGGCGACCATTGCAAATGTTCCTAACGCTTCTTCACCATCAATCCCGAAGTAAAGTTTGATGACTTCTTGTTCTTTGGCTGTTAGATAACTCAAATATGTTTCCACAAGAAACTTGTTATGGTCGTCATCAATGGCATCTGTAACCTCATTGTGAGAACAGTAAAACTCATTGAAATCTGTTAGACCGGAAACATAATCTGTGTCGTCTATTGGAATATCAATAGAAATGGTGGATATTGCACATAACTCTTCTTCGCTTACGTGGATATTATGTCTATCCTTTAATATAGATGCTATTGTACTGATATTTACATCCCACCCCTCTTTATTGAGTTCTTTCCTTATCTCTTCAACTTTCTTTCGGAGTTGATAATCAACGTTTTTCTTGATTAATTCCCTCTTATTCAAATATGTTGAAATGTAAGAATATATCCAATGTACTGCATAACTTATAAACTTGAATCCATAGGTGGTATCAAATTTTTCAGCCGCCTTCATCAACCCAATGTTTCCTTCTGAAATCATATCCATTAATTCGATTTCTGTTTTGGCGTATTTTTTGGCAACCGACACTACGAAGCGTTGGTTGCTTTGGATTATTTTATCCCTAGCCCTTATGTCGCCGTCATTTCTATAAGAGTGAAAGAGTTCTACTTCCTCATCAACCCCCAAAATAGGGTATTTGGCAATGTCGGTGTAGAATTTTTGTAATGAGTCACTCCGCTGAAAGATTTTTGACTTTAACCTCGTATCTATTTTCATTTAATCTAAATTTATAAAAGTTATAAACTATTTCTATCGCACCACACAACGCCTGTTGAATACTTTCGGCGGTAAAATCCGATCTCTCGGAAATATCCTGTGGTGTAAATTTTTGCATTAGATGTAAGTTTAATAAATACACCTCTACTCTTGATAATAGCGTTACATATTGTTTTATTTCGTCAATTCTACTAACTTTATGACGTATTTTCATTATGTCAATCGCATTTTTAATGATTTGTCTAATTCTTTCGGTAGTGAAACCATAGTTATCAGCAATATCATCCAAAGTATATTCAGCAAATGTATTTATACCGTAATATAATTCAACGATTTCCCGCTCACGTGGTAATAATATTGTCAAATATTCTTTGGCTAATATTTTATTATCCTCGTCATCGATTATGTCAATAATGGTGTTTTGTGTGTAAAACATATTATTGAACTCACTTTCGGTTGGAGAAAATTCGTCTTGCTCTGTTTTTGGTGTCGCCGGTGTGTCAATCGAATCAAAGGATAAAACATACAAATCACTTTTATCAATTATTTTTACGTTGTGTTGTTGTTCCAACTCTTCCATTAATTCATCAACATCCATTTCCCTTCCATTAATGTTTCGGAATTTCTCCTTAATTTTATCAACATGGAATATTGTTTTTTGCAAATTTGTTTGAGCAACCAATTTGTTATCAATTATGAAGTTTTGGATTTCTCTTTTGATATACCACACAGCATATGTTATGAATTTGAAACCCCTCTCCATATTAAAATTTTCTAATGCGGTCATCAACCCAATGTTTCCCTCATTGATTAGGTCGGATAAAATTGATTGGTTGGTATTGTTGATGTATTTTTTGGCAACAGAAACCACAAATTTTTGATTTGCTTCGATTAATTTAATCCGCGCCTTTTCATCACCATTTTCTTTATATGCTCTGAACAATGCCACTTCTTCTTCGGGTAATAATGTCATTGTGTCGCGTATATCCTTGTAATAAGCACTCACAACATCATTTGCTTCCGTAAAAAAACCAACTTTCTTCGTATTAAGACTACTTCTCATGTTTTATTTATTATTATTGTTTTTGGTTACTAATCTTCGGTTTCATCGGTTTCATAGATTTTTTCCAACGTATCGGAAATCAATCTATATATGTCAAGAATTTCCACTACAGGAATTTCGACTACGGCAATTGTACCACCGTTTTTATTGAGGTTGTTTTCGAGATGTTGTCCTAACCACATCTCTATTCTCTCTACCTCTCTTGTCAGATTTTCTATCTGCAAGTCCTTTTTATCTGTACTATTCATTTTTATATTTTTTATATGAAAAAATTTTTGACTTTACCCCCTCTCTTCTCAACACTGACGCAGCAAGATTCATTTCTTGATACGAACACGCTGCTTGAATATATGGTTCGCGAATTAATCCGATCCTCTGTTTGTTGTCACAATATAATAGACCCCAATTCAGCGGCAACTCTCCTTCTAAAATAAGACCTTCCATACAAAGAAAGGACCGCAATTCACCCAAACCCATTTCGGGATTTATTCGCCAAAGTTTCTTTTTGTCGGCAAGAAAATCTGCACGTGATGTTTTGACCTCAATTAATTGTGTGCGCGCACCACCGAAACCAAATACATCAGGGGATTCTCCGCAACGTTCTAATTCGCATACTACATATGTGGGTTTTTCCCACTTTGCAATACCGTACCGTTTCATAAATGATGCTCCGGCTTTGCATAATTCCCGATGTGTCATACGACAATTGGTCAATAAAAAGATTAAAAATTAATCCGATGTTTACCCCTCTCTTTTGAAGTTGGCGTATTTTGGTTTTGTGGGTTTATAATCTTCATCCCACAATGTACTTGTTATCATTAAGTCAGCACTGTGTCTGTTACATGCAACAGGAACATTGTGAATACGACACTGTCGCAACAACGCCTGAATATCAGATTCGTGCGGGTTTGGATTGAGGTCGTCAATCAAAAATATACAGAAATTAATATTTCCGTTCACAACCATTGCACCAATTTCCAAGTCGCCGCCAACCGGACCCGATTTATAACACGTAACATTTCTACCGGAACAGTTTTCTTCTTGAAACATTTTTTTCACTAAACCACCGGTTGTTCCTGTGCAATATAAATTATGTTTGCACAAAAACTCAACGTTGTGTCTTGCCCACTCTATCATATCCTCTTTTCGCCTATCGTGGGATACGATTGCTATGTTAAGTATTTTCTCCATCTTCTTTTTCTTTTACTTCTAGTGTTTGTACTTCATTTTGTTTTAACATTTCTTGATATTCGTTAATATCCAATTTAGAGTGTTTTCCGATCCACTCCTCTTTTAACCTTTTTCTAACGATAGTGTTAGGAATAATCTTCTTTCCATACTGATAATTGAATGTAGATTTGTCCGCCCACCCATAGAAATCAGTTATAAATTGTGCAACAGCCCCCGACCGTGAAACACCAGCCACACAATGAATAATATAATTTTTATTTTGATTTACTTCAATGAAATCAATTATTCTTCGTGCTTGTTCAACAGTAATTGGTTCATGTTTTACACCACTTATTTCAACCGCTTCGTCAATATCGTAGAAAGATATATTCAAAACGTTTGCATGACTTCTTTTGAAATAATGTTTATCCGAAGGTTCACCACCTGTTATTGATATAATCGCCAATTTGGTTTGGTCTTCAATATTAGAATCATTGAAATCACTTTTTGTCATTAGTTGGTGAAATTCCAACATACCCATTACGTGTATGGTGAACTTTTCCCTTAACGAAATCTTTTGAGTATTTATATTCATATAAACGTATTTTTGTACAAACATACAATATAAATTAGAACTTTTAAACTATTTATACATATGTTAAGAATAATCAATGAATCTGCAAACCGAAATGATATTTTGAGAGCATTGAAAGGTAATCGCCTTTGTGCTGTAACAACATACAATTCGCAGGTCCCAGGATATGGCAGCGTACCAAGTACACGGTACGGTGTTGTTTTGTGTTTGGGTACAGGTCGCTATCAAGACCAACCCGCCATTCGTTTTTATCAAATCAAACCAAAAAACGCTTCGTGGGGACAAACTCAAAAACCACCGCAGGGGTCATTGTATAAAGTATTATATTTGAAAGATATTGTGGAATTTAATGTCTTAACTAACACCGTAACAAACCCACCACCCCAATTTAATCCCGAAGATGATAGGTGGTTTAGGTCAGACAGAGAACGAATTATAGCAAATTTCAACGAACCAGGAAAACCAATCGTAGTTGGTGGTAGCGCATTACCGGGTGACGAAACCGAAAGTGAAAAAGATGTTAAACAAGACCTTCAATTACCAACACAATCGGTTAAAAAGAAATATGATGATTTAAGAAAAACAACAAATGACTTGAAAGGTACATATACAAGTGTTAATAATATGTACAATAAGTTGTTGAAAGACGAACAAGCGGGTAAAAAAATCAAACCATTCCGAAAGAAAACTCTCGAAGCAATGTTGCAGAGAACAAAAGAGTTATTTACTAAATCCCAAACACTCACTAACAAATATTGGGGTATATATAGAACAGAAAGTGGTAGTCAAAACATATCAATACCGAATAAAAAGAAAACTTCGTCTGAAAAAAAGATAAAAGATAAACTAAAAATCTAATAACAGTTGAATAATATTCTCATACTATTATATTAATTAAAAAAGATGTTATGATGGATAATAATATACCAAGTGAAAACTTAATGCAACACCTGTTTCAAACAGATAACCCAAGTGCTTTATTCAATGAAGTACTTAATAAAAGCGTTGATAAAACCAAACAAAATAATAGAGGTGGGGTCGGTATGGTAGCCGCCGGTAATGCGCCGCTTCCACCTGTTCAACTATCTAATGAATCTGTACAGGGTGGACATAAAATACCAAGAATACATCACCAACCGGGTGGTACACAAAATGTAAATAATGACGTTTTGAGAGGTATGCTTGGGGAAAGTTATTTCAACAACCTTGTTAAAACACCACCCGTGGCAGCTGGTGCTGGGTCGGGAAGTATATTAGAAGCAGTTGCTAATAGTATGTCGCCACAACCACAATACCAACAACCACAACAAAGACAATATATGGCGGAAAACTATGAAATTGTTGAAGATACACCGAAACAATTATCATTAGTAATAGAAGGTAAATCATATTCCGGTAAAATTGTACAAAATAAAAAGGGGCAAATATTGTTTGTGATTAATAATACACAAGCATTTGTACTTACCCCTTCGACACTAAAAACAGTGTCTAAAAAATGATGATTATTGACCCGAAGGTATGTCGAAAACTTTGTGGATACGTTTTTTAAATTCTTCAAAGTGGTTATAAACCCCCTGCGCCCAAGAGTATGCGTAGAATATTGACATTATCAAAATCCCCCAAGATTCTGTTTGATATGCCCATATAAACCAAAATGGTTGTGCTACCAAACCTATCACATATCCGTATTTACGCCAATTCTCTTTTCTTCCAACTAACCAAATTGAAGAAATCCCACAAATTGTTATAATTATCTGTATTAACATACTACTTTTTTACCTTTTTCATCAATCTCCGAAAGCGTTGTACTACCACACGTTCTACATTTGAGTTTCATACCCGCTTTTTCAGCGCGTTCCATAATCCAACGAACAGTTTCGGTTATGTTTTTACAATCTAAACAATAGAATTTTGTTACCATTATTTCTTTTTTACTAATCCCGAAGAAAAGACATAATCCAACTTCGGATGTGGATTATAGTTAGATAATTCTAAATTATTAAATTCCAAAGAATTAAAAAACCATGTTAATTCATAAGAAGTCCACTCATTTTTAATGGTTTTATTTACCAAAATATTCAATTTGGGTAATTCTCTTGGTTCTCTGCTCAACTGTTCTTGACAGGTTTCAAATTGATTTTCGTAGATATGTACGCTATTTCCTGTCCATATCAATTCACCTGGTTCGTATGGTAACAACAAACACAAAATGTGTATTAACAATGCGTATGACGCAATATTCACAGGTACACCGATAGGAAAATCACAACTTCTTTGATCAATATACAAATCCAAATATTTTCCTTCTCTAACATTGGTTTGCCAAATCATATGACAAGCGGGTAATGCGTTTTCGCCATTCGTAATAACAGTTGGATGCCATGCGGATACTATTGAATAACGTGAGTTTGGTGTTTTCAATATCATATTGATTAAGTTACAAATTTGGTCGGTTTGTCCGTTGAAATTTCGCCACAATGAACCATATAACGTACCACCATCCGCAAAACGATCATCGCCACCTTTTACTTCCTCCAACCACGTATCATATTCGGGTACATTGTGTAACCCATATAATTTTCGATTGAATTTATAAACATCTTCATTCCAAAAATTACAGTTTGCACGAATAAGTTCACCCACATTTGTACTACCTTTTAGAAACCATTTTAGTTCTTCAAATGTTCCGCGTAAATAAATCTTACGTGTTGTTAGCAGCGGAAAACCTTCTTGTAGGTTGTGTCTGATTGTGCGTACAAACAACTCTTTTGTTCCTGGTAGGTTTTCCCTTGCCGCTGGTTTATAATCCCCCTTATCGAGGATTTCCTGCATAATATCTAAATATTGTCTTTCCATTTTATTTATTTTTTATTAGAATTTTTCTTACTTATTTTTTCGATTTTTTTGTTATTATTACATGCTTCCGCAAACATATTTAATGAATCCACAAACTCCCTACTACCGATTATGAAATTACCATAACCAAGGGTGTGAGTTGGAAAATCATTTATCTCTATAGAAGACAAATTATGTTTACCCAAAACATTTAACACCTCTCCCACACTTCAAATTTATAATCGTATGCGTGTTTTTCGTCTTTACGACACATTTCACCGGATATTAAACGCCATTCATTTGAACATAAATCGGGAAAAAATGTATCCGCTTCGTCAAATACATGTTGGATTACGGTCATATACATTTTATCCGCAAATGGTAATAATTCACGATAAATTTCCGCACCACCAATAACAAAATATTCTTCTTCATGAAATCTCCAATCTTTAATTTCTTGTAAATTGGAAACAACTGAACTCCCCAATAGATTTTCGATTGTTCTACTGACTACAATATTTTGTCTGTTTGGTAGTGGTTTTATTGGTAGTGAATCGTATGTTTTTCGACCCATTATTATTGTTCCACCTGTTGTTATGTTTTTGAAGTTTTTTAAATCATTGGGTAAATGGCATAATAATTTGTTTTTTACACCAATTCCAAGATTTTGATCTACTGCGACTACTATTGATAACATATTATAACTATTTTAATAATTCATGTATAATGATTCTGTTTTTTCTTTGGGTTTATTCTGCCCTGTGACTGTGTTTATGTTGAAATCAACCCTTTTCCAACCATTGGATAAGAAAACATCGTCATATAATTCACACCTATATCCTGACACCAAGTATTTTGCATCCCCATTTACGATTAAATTAACAAATTGTTCCTGTTGAGCATCACTCATATCTACCGGATATCTTGCAGCGGTGCGTGTGCTGTGGTGATACGGTGGGTCCATATAGAAAAAGTAATTGGATTTGTTGTAATTATCTATTATTTCGAGAGCGTCTCTGTTTAATATAACAAAATGTTGTATTCTTTGGTGTGTTTCGGTCATTCCGTCTATTGTGCTAAACGTATCTGATACCGACTTGGAAACACCTCTTCTGATAACCATATTTTTTCCGAAACTTTGATTGTTTCCCGAATAAGACATTCTATTTACAATGAAAAAATGGTATGCTCTATCTTCAATTGAATAACCATCCTTTTGTCCCACTTCTTTTATCCATTCCAAAGACTCCCAAAAAATGTCTTCCGAATAAAAAACAATATCAAGTTTTGCTTTCAACTTCGCAAACATATCTTTATCTTGTACAACCTTAAAGAATGAATAAATATTTTTATTCAAATCATTAACTATTAAAGAACATTTGTCGTGTGGTAGGTTTAACCCCACAACCAACGACCCCATAAATGGTTCTACGTATCCACCATATTGGTCGGCAGGTGGAAAATATTCATACAGACTATTAAGCATATTTGATTTACCACCAAATGATCTTAAACTAGAATTAATCTTTTTATCCTTCATAAAAAATGGGTATTAAGTATAAATTGTTTTGTATTATTTGCATTACTTCTTCTTGAAGAAAATCCGCTTTGTAAAATATACTGTTATTCGTATTATTATAAAAATATTTGAGTATTTTATTTTTCGGAATCCCCAAATATTCAATATCTTCAAGATTAAACCCCAACACTTCATTGTTAATGTAAACATACATAAAATTATAATGCACATAACATACCACACGTGTATTAGAATTTAATGTGGATATAATTTCTTTTGTTTCCGATAGTGTTAATTCAAAAATATTAATGAAATGATATGGTATTTTCTCTTTGATTATTTCAATTATAGTTTGATAAAATTCTGATACACATTCAATATGTTTTGTGTTTTTTTCCTGTGGGCTAAAACACCACCATGTTTTATTATCAATTTTTTCTTTTAGAATTGACAATGGGGTGTCGGGATATAGTCGTTTTACGTTATTCCAACCAATAATAAGAGTTGGAATATCATTTATAATATCCGTCATAACCTCTGTGTAATGAATAAAACTGACTTTATTCATTAAACGCAAATCAGATTTTTGTGCAACAATATTTCCTAACTTTCTAATCATTTTCTTCTTTTAATTCATAAAAATCTTCTTCTCCCCCTTCTTCTTTTAACTTATCTACTTTTATTTGTTTTTCCACCATATAAATAAGTGGAACCCAATTCATACCCTTATAAGTACCAAATGGGTAAATATCACCAACCCCTGAACGTATTTTTTGTTCCGTTGGTATAACATGTTTTTCATAAGACCAATCGGGGTTTGTTGAAACAATAATATTGTTTTTGTTAATAATACATTCAACCATAAACCTCCAATTTCCACCAACACTGAAAGATTGACATTCTCTTTCACCGAGTTCTTTAATATATGCTTCCGCTTCTTCGAGTGTATCAAAACCCATTGTATCAAATATACAATGATACCATGTAATTACCCTATAATTACTATTATGTTCTGCATTGTATTCTAACCAAAGATTATATTTTTTTAATTCGTCTTCTACCCACTCTTTGTGTTCGTCTTGGTGTTTACTTTCAACATGTTTGAACCACCTCTCTTTTCTTTCTTCCCAATATTCTACTTCACCGAATTGTTCGCGCCCATATACCTTATAATATATATCAAGCATAGACATAAATGATATGTCTGTGTGTTGTACACCACGATCCTTAACATATTTTTCAAAAAATCTGTCAATCATTTTTGAGTCCATATCATTTAACACTCTTTCCATTTTACTCATTTTGTTCATTTTATTAAATTTACACGTTTTATTGATAATTCCGTATATTCAGGTGATATTTCCATACCCAAATAATTACGTTTGTTAAGTTTTGCCATTTTACAAGTGGTTCCCGACCCACACATTGGATCAAAAACCAAATCACCTACGTTTGACCACGATAATATGTGGTCTTGTGCAAGTTTTTCGGGGAAAATTGCGGTGTGTTGAAATGCAATTTTATCTTTGGTAGAACCACCCGATCCAACGGCATATTCCCATATATTGTTTAAGGTTTTTTCCTTTTTTAATTCAGCAACGACCTTATTATTTACACCATCTGCTTTTTTATTTGCTACCAATTTTTCAACACCGTGTCGAACAGTACGTGTTTTGAGTGGGTTGAAGGTTTTTGGTTTTCCTTTTGATAACACAAACATAAATTCAAAACAATTTGTGTAAGCATTAGAGCGCATAAATGGGGTGTTTTTCTTTTGGTATATCATTACGTCATGAACGTTGAATCCTATTTCTTGAAACGTGATTCCTTGTCGAAAACTTGTCAAACTCTTATTACCGTTTTTGATTTTGTCGCCGACAACCCACACCATTACGCCACCTTGTTTTAGTGTTCGGAATAATTCTTTAGCAATTTCTTCAAAATTGAATGAATAACCATTATAATTTCGTAAATCATCATAGGGTGGTGAAGTGACAACCAAATCTACACAGTTGTTTGATAATTCCTTCATTCCAATCAAACAATCAACATTATAAATGTTATTCCAAGTATATTCCATTTCATTCTCTAAATAAAACACCTATTTCAATATGTCCAATATAACTTGGTTCACCCGAATCTGACATTTGCCAATCAGAACAAACCGGTTGTTTAAGGGTAACGTGTATCTTTTTAAGTGCGCATTTGTGTCTTCTCTTAGAACATGTTGTACCGTCTTTTCTTCGTGGGCGGTAATATCCACAAAAATAACAATCTTCACAACGTGCTGCTCTTGTCCATTCTACTGTCATACTAACATAGTTTTTCAAGGTATCTTGCTTCTTTATCACACGCTTCGGTTACGACTTCCACACCAAATTTTTCAATTAGATATTCATTGGTTACGTTACCGTTAATCATATTATTCAAACACTCACCCACCTTTTCTTCATATTCCATTTTGGAAATTCTTTCAGCGTCTTCATATTTCAAGCGTTTGATTTTTAATTCATCAATATCAACATCGTCAAGTTTTTCAAACGGATATGTTTTGATAAATCTGTTGAAGGCTTTCCCATGTGAGTCGGGTGCTTCTCTATTTAGAATTTCAACAAAAGATTGATAATCGTGTATTTCAACATCTTTGTATATATATTGTGCACCACGATTAAATACTACTGTAACATCAAGTATTGGTACAGTAAAATCTATTACAGTTTTTTCTTCTGTTGTTGGAGTGGGAACAATTCCCTCTGCAAGTTTTAATATTTTGTGTCGTAACTTACTAATATCAACCTTTGTATAATGTATATTACTTGATTCATACCATATTTCTTCTACAACATCGGTTTTTGTTTTATATATTACTGCCATAACAACATTTTTTGAACTTTTTACCACTACCACATGAACAAATATCATTTCGCCCAAGTTTCTTTTCTGCTCTCACATAAGGTACACGCTTTGGTTTTTCAACCATACCAGCGCATTTTGCACACAACGGTCTTGTGGTATATTTGTATATATCTGTACTACCACATACAGCACACTTTCTTTCTTCTTTTACCTCTTCTGCTTGGGTTTCACCCAACGCTTCGTTAAGGTTTATTCCGAAATTTTCTACTAATGGTTTTTCACCCATAAGGGCATTTACTTCTTGTAATTTATCAAATTCAGGCATATGTTAAATTTTATTTGTTTTATTTACGGTAAAAATACATTTAAAAGTTTAATATCTGAAACGGTATTCTCTTTTATGATATCCCCTCATTATTTCTTCTTCTAAATATTTTGTAATAACACCGGATATTTTTTTCTGAAATTTGGGTACTTCTCTACGTAGAAAGGTTTTTATCATTTTTTTAGCGTGAGCACTACTCACGGTTTCACCGTAAAATAATTTTTTGGCTTCAAACCAATCTTCATCTTCTATATAACGGTCAATATCTTGTAAAACCCTTTTAAACCCTTTTAGATATTTAAACTCTCTTGTATCAGCAATACACGCATATACATCCATTGGATTTTCAATAACCAAACGTTTATATAAACCATTAGCAAATGCTGATTGTTCTTCTCTATTAAGAAAATAATACATTTCAGCAATAAATCTAATAGTTAGATTTTCATTATAACAATTTTTACAAGCAATTTCACGTAATCTTGATAACTCTCTATAATTACGTGTATCTATGTTTTTTACTCTTTTATGGTATCTTTTTATTGCTTTATAAAAATGTGCCACTTCATGTTGTATTATTTCTTCATATCTTCTATTGTATGGATCACCACACACCTTAACCAAATTCAAATCTATAACAGGGTCTATTATGTGAGTTTCTGCTACGTATGTGTTCTTAATTTTATGTTCTACTTTATCAATTAATCTTACAATATAATATGTTTCCCCATAACCAACACGCGCATTTTCTATTGAATCGAGAGAATCAAAATTTATCAATTCACCCCTTACTTTTACAACATCAAAAAACGCTAACGATTTACATTCACCAATTTCTTCTAAAAAGGATAAATATTCGTCTTTTGTTATGGAAAAATCAAAAAAATCATAAAATGGGTTGTTGTATTCCATTAAACAATATTCTATATAATCTGTTAATGTTTTAACTTCCCGTGCTATGTGGAGTGCCATTCATTAAATTTATAAAATTGTTTTTACTGTTTGTAATTTGTGGTAAATCTTTTTTATATTTCATTACAATCCCCGATAGTTTTTTTTGAAAATTTGGTATTTCCCTATATAAAAATAATTTGATTGTTTTTTTGACTTGTTCATTACTTACCGACCGACCAAAAAACAATTCTTTTGCTTCATTCCACTCTTCATCTACAACAAAATTATCAATATCACTTAAAACGTCTTTGAATATGAGAAGTTGTTGATATTGTACAGTATTATGTAAATAGTTTTCTACATTTTCGGGGGTTTCAAAGTTTGGTTTTTCAGATATTAAGCGTCTATATAAACCATTAGCAAAAGCAGATTGTTCATTTCTACAAAGATAATAATATATTTCCGCAAACAACTTTACAATATCATTAGAATTATTTAGATTCTCTTTACTTTTGTTATACATATTAGATAATTTGGTAAAATTTTTTGAATACCCATAATTTTTATTGTGGAATTTTTTTATCGCGTTATATAAATGAGATACTTCGTGTTGTATAACCTCATAATATCGTGGCGCATATGGTTCTCCATGTAATTTTCCCAAATATAATGCAATATTTGGGTTATCTATTTTAATATCTGCTCTATGTTTTTTTACATTTGGTGGTGTTGTAAAATTCATTTTAGGGTTTTTATTAAGTTCCCCGAACCCCGTTTTACCACTCATTAAATGGGGGTGAGTATAGTTACTAATACGCCCCTGTATTTGTAAATTTTCAAAAAAAGCAAGATTTTCACAAACACTATTGGAATAACCAAGACTATGTAAATACAAAATATATTCTTTTTTCGTTATGGAAAAATTAAAATTATCCCCCTTTGGGTTTTTATATTTTGATAAACGGTGTTCTATATAAGTTGTTAGTTCTTTAACCCCATCTGCTATATGTAATTCTTCGTTTAATAATTGTGTATTACCAATTAAACGATTAAAGTCTCTTAAATATTCTTTAAGAAATATTTTTTGTTGTGTATTCATATTCAATTATTTTAAAATGGAAAATCTTCGTCTTTAATTACTATTGGTTTTTCCAATGTGTTTTCGGCAACGTCTTCATCAACCGTTTCAAGAGCATATTTATCAGATATTCCGAATAAATCAGCAACACTACCAATTTTAACGTCATAGTTTTTTGAATATAAATAATTGTCTTTTAATTGGAAAACCTCAATAAGTTTGTTTAATACTGCTTCACCGTCAGTATCCGAAGTCAATATTGTGTTATATAAATCAACTTCCGCTTTAATAATATCTTGTTTTAAGATTTCCTGTCTATCAAGATATTCCTTCTTGATTGCTTCCCAATCACCCATTGCACCACTCAACTCACTTGTATTTAAAAACGGCGGTACTTTGTCAGGAAGAGTTTCTAAAACTTCGGGTACGGAAATCCAAAATCTAATTTCCTTATCTTCCATTGTAAACAACTCCTTTATTGTGTCCTCATCAGTTGGTTTTTTGGGCATACCTGATACCAATTGTGTCTTGGATTTATCCCAATATTGCCTATCTTTTGGGTTTGTTATTAAAATTTGATTCCGAATATCAGGGTGGAAACAAGTCAATAAACCTGTAATACGCTTATTAAACTGTTCAATGTACTTCGGAATGTTGTACTTTAAACCATCGTCACCAAAAATATCTTCGTTTCCATAATATTCTATATCTGTTTCTAATATTTTTTCGTCAATTCTTACACAATTTAAAACATAATCATAATGCGATATTTTCTTATCTTGAAGTGCAACCGGTTCAGGATTTGGGTTTTTCTTGGTCGGTTTTCTCTTACTATAAACAATATTACCTGCTTTATCAACTCTATCCACCATTACCGGTTTACCCTCATTATCCAACTCATAAACAGGGGTTTTTACAACATCACCTGTTCCCTTTTTTAATCCTGTGTTGATATAATAAATCGTATCACCCGGTAAAACATTTAAGTTTTCTCTAATGGCAAGTTCATACCAAGCTTGTTTCGCTTTACTGTTACCGAGTTTGTTTTTTTCTTCCATTTTTTCTTTGTATTGACTCAAAGAAATTTTAACTTTACCAATAGAAGCAATTTGTCTTAATGGTATCTGTCTATTAAATATTTTTCCAATATAAGCATAATAATTTTCCAAAAATTGTTGCCCATCTTCTTTTAATAATAGTGGGAGATTAGTGTCAATAAACGATTCTATAAACTTGGGCATTTTCTTACTCTTAATTGAGTTACCCACAAGTTTTATCTTACCGTTTTCAAGTAAGTCGGCATAGTTTTTACGACTGAAATATATACTTGCAGGAACAATTTCATCCAATCCAAGTCCCATTTTGTCCCGCATAAACAAATCATTAAATTCAGCACAATATGCGTGAATACCTTTCGATTCTCTACCCTCTTTTGTGTTGCGATTTAAACCCTTTTCAGTGTAAGTATATTCCTTATCTACCTGTGAATAAGTGAAATTAACACCATCGGTATCGCCGACGATAGGTTGAAATCCACGATCCATCATCCATTTTATCAACAAACGTAAACACATTCGAGCGGTACAAGTAATTTGTTCAGCATGTGGAACAGACCCCCAATTGAAAATGTTTGCTGCGCCATAGGACCCGAAGAAACCGTTTCCGAATATCTTCATTGGCAACTGTAACTTATCATATTTATTTTCTAATGCTTCCCATTTTCTTATTTCGTCTGAATCTGCATTGTCAGATTTTAATTTTCCAACTGTTTTTCCTGCGTCTTTCTTTAATCCCTTATATTTTTCACGTTCTGAAAGAATATGTCCAAGTAACGCCTTAAATACGCCGCTAATATCTAATTGTGGAAATATATCCCATGTTAGTGTAATAGCAGGATAAAGAGAATTGAAATCATATTTTACAACGTCTTTAACAAAACCTGTTCTCCATAGCCGGGATAATCCCCCTGTGAACGGATAAAGTCTATCGGTAATTGGAATTGCAATATTATTTTCATAAGAAAATGCTAATAACATATACTTCCAACCAGCAGATGTCCCCATTGTGGTTGCTTTCTGATAAATAATGGGTAATAATTTACATAGAAAGAAGTTTGGTGAATTGTAGGTATATTCTACCCTATCACCCTCATACAAGTCGTCTAAAAGGTATCTGTCCGCAAGATATTCGCCACTAACCAATTTTCGGGGATATTCATTAATATCAACATCATTATCTTCCACCTCTGTTTGCAAATACCATTCCCCGTTTTCTTCATTTAATAAATAATGACATTCTTTGTCTTTATATATTTCTGCAATTTGGTCACCCGGAATATACACTCTGTTTGGGCGTTTAACTTTAGCATATTCGGCAGCATATTTTAAACTACCTGATTTGAAATTACTGTCAATTGCTTGTGCGCGTCTAACTGCGTGAAGTGAATCTATGACAGTATGAGAAGGAAAAATCGTGGGAAAATAAAATTCCATTTCCCCACCAAGTTTAAGTACTTTCTGTTTTGTTTTTTTGTATATTTTATCACCTGTATATAACAACGCCATTGCAGCAAACCAATCATTATTAAAATTCAGGGTTTTGTGTTGTGCACATATTTCTTCTATTCTTTGATTAAGATTTGGTATGTGTTTAGTTTTGCGACACCACTCTTCCCAATCAAAATCAACTGACAGAATTTTACAACGTGTTAAAATAAAATGCCAATCGAAGTTTTCGCTATTATGACCTGCAACACAATCGGGGTTTAATTGACCAACGTAATATAAAAAATATTCTATTGCCTTTAATTCCGAAGTTCTTTCATTAACATGAATGATTTTTTCATAGTCCCTATTGGTTCTTATACCAATTTGTGTGATTTGATGGTAGTCGGGGTCTAATCCTGTTGTTTCAATGTCCCAAGTGAGGCGTAATAAATCGTCATAATCATCATAACCCTTAAAAAAACGTTTTCCTGTGTGAATGAGAAACATTTCTATCGGATTAACCACTAAAAAATGTCTTTTACCCTCAATTTCACCATAAAATAATGATCCCTTTTTACCCCAACCCAAGGCTTTCGCAAAGAATTTTTCAAATGCGGAGTATGACATGGGTTTACTTGCTTGAAATAACACGCAGTACCCATTAACCATTCTATCGGGTTCAAAACCATTTTCACCTTTTGTTTGTAACCCCTTACATTTAATACCGGTTTTTTTCATTTCTTCTATGAGTTTGGGTCTATCACCACCAAACATCATTCTTGAAACAGCGGCGGTAGCCCACACAAAAGGAAGTAAGTCTTCCGAATGACATACTACTCTATTTTTGTCATTACGTGAATATACTTTTACACTTTTATCGTTATATCCACACTCAATATTTGATATGCGTTGTTGTGGATCACGACCATTAAGAAAAACATTTATTTTATCATTATCTATCATTGTACAAATATACAAAAAAAAATAAAACTACCCACACCGTAATATGGGTAGTTTTATTAAATTAAACTTCTTCGGATTCTACACTTTCAATATCCACTTCACCTTTATCCATGTTTTGGGTTTCCATTAGGAAGTGTGCTTTGGTTTTCATTTTCAGAGCAGGATAACCCTTACTTTCATTACGAATACACACACCCTCATGAGGAACACGATTGCGACAGTCGGGAGAATTTAACTCCATAGAGAATCTTTCAGTATCTTTTGATAACATATCAGCAAAATTTCTGTGCCAATGTTCTTCAACCGCTAATTCGGGAAACACATCCTTTGCTTTGCCGTAGTACAATTCTTTCACCGGCATAATTCGGGTTTTTGCAGGAGTAATCGCAGTTAATTCCAAATGTGGAATTATTAATCCCATTTTTTGACACCAACCTTGAATTTGTTTTACTGTCCATTCGTGAACAACACCATCCTCATTGGTCGAAGTGATACGATAAATGTGGATTGACATTTCACCCTCATTGTTGAAATAATCGTGGTCTTTTTGAATGAACTTCTTCGTTCCGGGTTCATATCCACAAAGTTCAGCATAAACGGTTTGTCCTTTGTGTAAGAATGGTTTCAATTCTTCCCCTGCGAATGTCCAAATATCGGTTGCATAGAAACCACTTCCAACATCTTTGTTGATATAGCGATTTTTGATAACACCACGACTTGAATAAACATAGTCGTATTGTTTTGTTTCAATTTTTACACCCAATCTTAATAAGAGTTTTTCAAACCAAGACAATTGTTTATTTGTCAAAACATATCCGGCAATGACACTACTACCATGAAATTTACTTGTTATCGCAATAACATCATCAGGTGCTATTTTGTACATATTATCAACAACTCTTGCGGTATCGTAATGAAACGAAAACTGATTTTCAATGAGTTTATCAAACTGTTTCAGTTTGTTGTTACGTCTGTTTTTACCACCACCTGACATACCTGGTTCGCGTTTATAAACAACATATTTCTTTGAAAAGAGTTGTCCGCCGACTTCGTCAAATCCTATCCCAATATAATCCTCAATTTTATTTAGATTTAATTCGGGTTGCCACACATTTAACCAAGATATGGGAAACAAAAATCCTGTTGAGATTTCATTACGAAGTTTGATTGCTTTTACACGACCTTTATCTTCAAAGAAACCGGTTTCTGTGGTATTTGCGTTTGCTTCCTTATCACGAAATTGGTTATTTACACGTAAAAAATCCAAATTCAGAGCAGATTCAACCCCACAAAACACCATTAAATCACCAACTTTCACACTATCCCTTGCAACTATAATATTGTCGCCTGTTACAGTGATAATATCGAGTTTATCGGCGTTGGGGTGATTTCTAATGTTATCAATCCTAATAACCCGCGTTGCGTAGTTAGGATTATACTTACTTGACTGTGAAAAAATGTTCTTTGCCATTTTTAATTCTTTTTTCTAGTTTGACATGTTTTTGAACACCCATTGCAAAAATCTCTTCTTTGGTATAACCTTTATGTAAGAGGTGTTTTACATCGGTGTTTGATAAATCGAGTTGACCGAAGTCAACGTATCCGGCTTTAATATACTTAAATTTTTGCCGTGAAGCAACTACTGCTATTCTTCCCTCAGGGGATTTTACTACAAAATCAACCATAATTATTTAATATTTAAACGTTTTATAATTTCTACCAAATGCAATTACTTTTGGAATAATTGTGTTGAAATCCAACTCAAACACATCACTTCGCCATTCACCCTTCCACACCCCTATCAGTGTTCTTCCATCATCAAAGACCAAATTGTCTTCAACAAATGCTTCGAGCTCCGCCTTCGCACTAAATGTGTATGCGCGCTGAAATATTTTACCATCAACAACCCGCGTTACTATGAGTGGGTTCAATGGACTAATTGGGAAATCTCCCATATCTGTTCTCATTCCTTTACAAAACATAAATTTCAATTTTTAAATTTACAGCGAATAAAAGAACAAAATAATAATCCGATCCTATGGGAGTAATAGAAAGTTATCAACCATAATTTTGTTTGCAATATTATTTGCACGTTCAATATTTCTTTCGGGAAGGGTGCTGTGACCCCTAACATTTACTTTAAGTGCTTTTTCAATACCCATAAGTGCTGCTTTCTGTATAAGTTCGTGCATTACATTGATACTAATAGTTACTACTTGCATATCGGTATATTATTTAGTTTATGAGATTTTAATACTATCCCTATAAAATTACATATAAAATACTATTTATAAAAAAAATAATATTTGATATGATAACAAATGAATGGATTAAAGTCCAAAAAAATCCGATAAACGAAGCAAACCGTAAAACAACTGATGAGGAAGCACCGTCAAGAGGTGAATCAAATGGTGTCCCTTATAGTTTACCTAGAACTGACATGCCCATATCGTTTAAAGTTCCAAGATATGGGGAAAAGGGGGAAGTATTTGGTGGTATGTTGAGACCTGCACAAAAAATAAAAAATAATTCAAAAACAGGAAAAACAACAATAATGAAACCCCATTTTGGTAACGACAATGTTTATGTTGCCCAAATAGTTGGTAGTGATTGTGAAAGGGGTGGTAGAGGAAGTCAATATTATGTTGATGCGGATTGTAATCCTATTGAAATAGAATTTACAAGAGAAGATGGTACACCAACCAAAGAACCAATATGGTTATCAAGACGAACCACTGATCAAAGAAATGATGCGGGTAAACAAAGTGATACCAACAAGCGCGCTAAAAATATAATGGCACAACAATTGGAACAAGACGTGATAAAAAGGGCGGCGCAAGAAGCAATGGGTGATGATGAAGACCCCAATGTTGCACCCGAAAAAACAATTCAACATAACCAAGCAAGTGCGTTTTCGGCATATATAATGAAACGTCTTTCCGAAAAGGGTATTAAAGTAGAAACTAATGAAGACACACAGGTCGTAACATCTATTTTAAATAGAATTATAGATAGGGTTTATAAAGAAACACCTGACAAACGAGATAGATCGAATAAGAATGTGGAAGGAAATGAAACATATGTTGGAAAAGTAAGAGATGTTTTTAGAGGAAATGATTTTACCACCAAAGACGGTTTCGATACTAGTAAGTTTGATACAATGTATATTAAATATGAGGATGAAGATGGTGATCCTTCGGCAGCAGAAACAAGGTATCAGTTTGTGGTTCACGGAACAGGAAAAGAGTATGATATACCAAATAATGACGTTGATGCATTTAAACGCAAACACCCTAATTGGGAAGATAAGGGTGAAATAAAGAAAATAGAGGATGATTTATCAGAATACACTACTGTTGCCGAAGCAATAGATATGGAAATTCAGTTTGCAATAGAAGATTATGAAGCGGAAAATGAATTAAAAATGAAAGAACACCTTTTAGGTGGACAATCTGATAAGGAAATGCGTGATGATATTATGGATAGAAAAGATATATTACCTTCTCTCCCATTTAATCCTGATAGAAGAATAACGAGAGCATATGATTCTTCACCCGCACTTAATAGGTTTATTGATAAAATTGTTGGTACAAACCAAGAACAAATTGAAAGTTTAGATGAAAATGATAAAAAAAGTTTTGAGAGTTTAATTACACACTTAAAAACCCTACATCATATGGAGTTTAAAGATGGTTACTATGTTAAATTCAAAGGAAGTAAAAATTACGACCGCGAAGCACAGGTTTATAATCCTGGTGGGGAAGAATATGGTATATTTGGCGCGGGTTGGACAAAAATGTCGCCTGATGCGCAGGAAGAACTTATTGAAAAAGCAGCAATGAAGAACGCTATGGTTTATATTCACGCAAGAATTGGTGAGTGGTTTTATGAAGAAAAGAAATCAACAAAACGTGATAATACACCCGAAGAAAGTACAGAAATAAGAAGTTATATTAAAAACATACTTACTGATGAAACATATGCTGATATTATAATGAAAAAATATAAGGTTGATAATTCAACATTAAAAAGAATAGTATCTGAAATGTTTGGTGGTGATATACAAGAATCTCTAAAACGTAAAAAACTAAACGAAGACGAAGAAAAAGAATTTATACCCAATGTTGATTTATCTTCTGGTCCAACACGTAAAGCGAAGAAAGGTGAACAACTATATGATTATGATAGTTTAAAAGATGATGGGGATTTAACAACAAACACTCTCGATAAAAATTCTAATAGACTTTTTGCATATGATTCACGTGGTAATTTGATCAAAACAAATACTTCAAGGGGTGGTGCAAATGATGGTGAAAGAGCATTAAGAAACCAAATTAAAAAATGGTTATCTTTAAGTGTGTCGGATTTTACTGATATGATGCACTTGAAATTAGAAATTAAATCACAAATGTTGCAATCACCGCTTTTAGAAAAAGATAGAAAACGAATAATAAATAGAATTACACAAATTCAAAAAGACGAATTTTCGCACGAACAATTACCAACAGAGAAAATTTTTAAATGGTTAAATAACCCAAAATTGGCTATTATGTCTTCTGACAAATTGGATATGTTGATAAGAAAGGAGTTGTTCGGTCAAAATGTTCAATCAACTGCACCAACAAAACCTGCGGTAGCAATGACAACAACATCATTACGCGACATTCTTGACGAATTAGACCCGAATGATACACTTGATTATGATTACATAGAAGGTCTTTCAACTGCTTGGTGTGGTGGTAGTGATACTAAACCATTAGATGTTAAAACTGTTAAAAGAGTGGAAAATGCAATAAAAGCAACACTTAGAAGTAATGAAGCGGAAGAAAATCACCCTGATAATGATTGGGATGGTGAAGGTGAAGCACCCACAATCCGTGATACGTCGGCAGAACTTGATGATTATATTTCACGAAATTCTTAAAAAAATAAAGAATAATAGTTTGAATGTAATAGAATAATTTTATTTTATAAAAACAAAATTATGAAATACGATTATGATAACACAAGAACAACAAATAGAAGAATATGTTAAATGTTTTCAAGATAAAAGTAGAATATATTTTATTGAAAATTTTTTAACAACGTATGATGCCACCCAAGAGCGGAGTGTACAGTTTAAACTCTTTCCAAAACAGAAAGAGTTTTTATATAATATTGCTAATAATCAAAATTCAATTGTATTAAAACCCCGACAATCGGGTTATTCAACTGTTACCTGTGCGTGGATTGCTGCTAGTTTGGTATTATGTCCTACCGGTAAAATGGAAACAGCGGTAATTGTTACTAACAAATTGGGTATGTCAAAGGATGATTTAAGTAAAGTAAAAGCCTTTATTGAACAAACCCCACGTTGGTTTTTTGGTGAAGATTATTATCACCCCGATAAAGATTATGTAAATGAAGAGGGTGAGTTAGTAAATAAAAAAGATATTTTTCTCAAAAACACACAAGAAGAGTTAGAATTATTCAATAGTTGTAAAGTTTATGCAAGAAGTTCGGGTCCTAACGCCGCTCGTGGTATATCTGCTGCTTCAATTATTATGCTTGATGAGGCTGCGTTTATTGAACGTGGTGATGAGGTTGCTGCTTCTGTAATCAGAACAGCTGGTACTGTGAAGGATAAACGTATTATAATGATATCCACACCTAATCTTAAAGATAAGTTATATTATCAGACATATCATAATGCAGAATTAGGTAAAAATAACTATAAGATTACTTATTTGAAGTGGTATCATGACCCACGATTTAACAAATACCTCAAATGGTGGAAAGAAGTACCCGGTATCAATAAAAAGGGGGAAGAAATTGTTACAAAGATTTGGGATGAAGACACAATAATTAATAAGGGGGGTGACGTTAAGTATGATCCGGAGCGTTGGAAAAGAATGGAATCTGATGGTTGGAGAGCAATATCACCGTGGTATATTAGTGAATGTAATGCTTCAAACAACGATGCCGTTAAAATAGCACAGGAGTTAGAATGTTCGTTTTTAGGTTCAGGTAACACAGCAATCAAACCCGAAGTTATAGAAATGCAGCGTAATAAAAACGTTTCGGAAAACTATAAAACAGACCCACTTTATCCTGAAATGAGAATATGGAAATATCCTATTCCAGGACACAGGTATATTCTCACCGCCGACCTATCACGTGGTGATGCGGGTGATAATTCTGCTATTGAAATTATAGACGTAGATGCTATTGATGAAGATACGGGGGATAAATACATTGAACAAGTGGCGGAATTTGAAGGTAGAATGACCGGTGATATTGTCGCCGATATAGCATATAAATATGGTTTGATATATAATGAAGCACTCATAATCACAGATAATACAAATGGTTATGGTGAAATAGTGAGTTTAGCGTTGGTTGCAAGGAAATATCCCAACATATATTATGGTATAAATGTTAATAAGGAGTATCTTAAAGATGATAGTAAGAAGGAATTTGAAACACCACAGTCTGAAAAAATACCTGGTATGCACATAAAGGGTCAGCGTACATTTATGATTTCCAAATTTATCGAAATGTTAACTCACAATACACTCCGAATTAGAAGTGTGAGGACTATCGCAGAAGCGGAAACGTGGATTATAAAGAATGGTAAGGTTGATCACGCCAACGGTTGTCATGACGATACCTTAATGGCATTAGCAATGGGTGTATATGTGTTTGAACATTATATTGTAAAGGGTGAAACACAAAAAAACAAAACTAAACTAACATTGGGGTTATTTGCAAGGGATTGGTCGAAAACATTAGTAGATAATAAAACTAATCAAAACACACAAGAAGTTGTTCCTGAAAAAAGAAAACCTGTTGGGTTTTTAAGAACCGCTACGGTAAACAGAGAAAAAGAAAAACGGAATTTTTATGCTGCTCCGGTAAATTGTGGTTCAAATTATCACACATATAACCCATTTAAACAAGGTTATTAATCATCAAAATATTTAAGAAGGGTGGGTATTGCTTTACCGTAATACTTTACAAGTAATTTTCGCATTTCGTCTCTATCTTCAATATCCTGATGATATGCTGCTATTGTTGCTTCGTCAGCCTCTTCTCCAAACGGTTCGACCGCTGTTACATTTTCAAGTGTATAAAGAACTTTGACAATTACACCAATTTGTTTTTCTGTTATATATACTTGTTTACCCATATCTGTTTTCTAAACCTAACTTTTGGTTAAGTTTTTCCATTTCCTCATCGGTTTCAAAGTTGTATATTGCACAACCCCCAAACTTCACACACTTTTGGGTGAAATCAAATCTATTTAACTTAAATTCATAACCACCTAATTCGGGTGTACCCCTGGCACAAACGTTAATTAATTCAGCAGAACTAATCTGTCCACCACGCTCGTCTCTGTATTTATGAAGATTACACCTTTCAGACCAATGTTGAATACCATTTCTATCACGTTGATCAATGCCGATACCATATACAAATTTTATTTCCTCGAATAGATTAGAAAATAATGCAATACTGATACGTTTATCTTTATCTTGGGTGTTATCAAATTCAACATTACCCAATATGTGATAAGCAATAGCACCATTCTTATTGAGCGAAGTAACCTTATTCATACCGGTCATTGCGTCACTAAATAGAATGAAATTAAGGTTTTTATTACGTTCTCTCGCTATTAATAGATTTCGCATCACATTCGTAGCACCTTTAAATGGTGGATTATCAAATACCATTACCCTATTATTCAGAATCATAGTTCTAAACTCCGCGTCATCCACCCATTCCCAAAAGTCATAACAACCAATATTTTCGTTGTACCACTCTTTTTTGTGGGGGTTGGTTATCACCCGTTTATTTGGGTATCTTTCCGACATTATTTTAAATATGGGTTTATCTTCACTGTTAAATGGCAACCATATTATATCACTTTTACGGAAATGATAATCATAATGATAAATTATTTTTCTAACTGTTTCTTCTTTGGTGTAATATTCATACCCCGACCTGTCGTGGTTGGATGGTTTTATAGGCATATATCAATTTTTTTTTAGATTATTTTTCGACTTTACTTTTTGGTGAACAACCCAAATAAACTCTTGTTTTGTACACACCTCGCATACTTTTCTTGACTTTGTATTCTTTCATAACAGCGTCAATAATAGCATCCATATCATTATGACTTATTTCATAATCCATAAATGGTATGTGGCGTTGTCCCTTTTCGTCTATTGTTGCGTTGGCAACCAATTCGTCAAAATCACCTGGTGGTGTTGATGCAGCAAACAAACGTCTATATATTTCATATTCGATTTTTGCTTCTTTGGTTTTTAATTCTAATACCATGATTATTATTTTTATTATTATGTTATTTATAACAAACCTACATTTTTTTTCCAAACTTTCAAATCTCGAATTTCTTTTGTTAGGACATTAATCGGTATTGGGGTGTTATATGTAATGTGGGTGCGATTATTAGCACCTTTTATTTGAAACTTGGTTTCCCACTCTTTCCGATTATTTTCCCATGCCATTCTCAATGAAACAAATGGTATTAAATATAGTGTTTCAAGTATATCGTTTGGGCATATTGAGTAGGAAAGAATATCACATCGGGTTTTATATAACCAACCTGCTGTTTTCTTACCATTGTTATCAATATGGTATCTTTCGATTAATATATCGTTATATGCGCTTCTACGCATTTTTTCTTCTAACGTAATATAATTATTACAATCAAAGTGTATTATTTTATCTATACCTAATTCAAACTGTCTTTTTTTATCTTCAATAAGTTCTATTTCTTTTAATGTTGGAAAAAAGACTTCTTTATATACTTGATCTAATTGTTTTTGAGTTATTGGGTTATTTGCGAATTTAAAATCTTCTTTATAATCATTTATCTTTGTCATTTATTGGTTAATGATTCCAAATTATTTTCTATATCTTCCAAACTGTTTACTTCAAAAGAATATAGTTTGTATGGGTTTTCCACTTCTACGTGTTCTATTTTAAACTCCGGTACTCTATCGCCATTTAGATACCAAATTGGTGTTATTATTGAGTACCCATGACCATCAATTTTTTCACCGTAATTTTGGGGAATAAGACTTCCCGAATAATGAAACTTTAATGGGAATTGTTTTTCTTGTCTCAATATAGTTTCAGTATTATTCTTTAATATTATTGTTTGGGGCATGTGAATATCCCCCGCCAATACCAAGTCGCAATCTCCGAATATGTTTGAATTACTCCCCTTTTCCATTGTGAAACCGATTGGGGTTTTACTTCCTACAAGTGCACCGTGAAATAATCCAATTACAACCTTATCGGGGTTGTTTTTCTTATATGTTTTTATATCGGGTTCTCTATACCCATCAAAAAGACTATAAACAGCAAAAGAAAACTTATTATCGTATTCAATGATACCTGATTTATATTCTAATTCCATGTCTAAAAACCGTGTCTGACGGAAATCCACCATTTTGAATATTGGTGTTAATGTGTCAGTCTTGGTTAAATTACCGCGTGTGCAATCGTGATTACCTGCTATTACAATAGTAGGACATATTTTATCCAATTCTTTGAGGAACCATGATACAATTATTTCCAATTCGTTAGAAATATTAACGAAATTATCCACAATATCACCCGCCACCAATATCAATGTTTCTTCATCACATATTGGTTTAATATCTTCTATGAAGTTTGTTAAAACCTCTTGATATTCTTCGTGTAAGCGGTTACATTTGATATGTATGTCCGCTATCATTATTATTTTCTTTACCATATTGTTATGTTATTATTATCTTCCAAATCCATCTGAATAAATTACAGAATCATCTCTTAAATATTCTTTAACGTTTTCATTTATTTTCCAATCACTACAAGCAATTATTGTTGCTTCAAGTTTATCATTAGGAAAACTATATGATGGTCTAAACCTTTTATATAAAAAATCGTTATTTAATGCACAATCAAAATCTTCCGCTCTATTGTCAAAGATATTTGGGTCATATTCAAAATCCGGTTTTAACCGTTGTATAAGTTTGAATATTTCTGTTTCTTCCATATCCATTTCCACCCAAGCAAATAAAGAACCCAATAAATAACACGCTTTTTGTTCAAAACCTTCTGCTATTATTAGGGGACCAACAGTGAAACTGTGCGAACTACTACTATTTGTTTCAAAAACACTAAATCTAACTACTTTTTTCATTTTACTTCTTCGCTATTTGTTAAACCTATTTGATATTTACCTTCAATTATCTGATCCCAATGCCTTAAATAATCATCAATATCAGAATTTATCGGAATTTTAAATCTGAATTTTTTTGTTATCTTAATCATTCCGAAGAAATAAGATTCTTCTACTTTCAAAATCCACGAATTTATCAACAAATCTTCCATTTCATAAGATAACAACTTTGTTTTCTTTTTTTGAAAAATTTTATATAGAATATACCCACTAAATAGAATTAGGAGTAATATACACGCATAATTATTTATATCTACTGTTATATACATACTTTTTATATTTTATTCTTTATTATTCTACTAACATTTTTTTCTTTTTTAACTGTTATCATTTTTTCAAAGAAACTATTGAAATCGTCTGAATGTGAAATAACAAAAACAGTTGAATAGTTATCATTAAACCTTTGAAATAATTCATATAGTAAATGATAATTATGTGGGGAAACACACGCCGTAATTTCGTCAAGAACACAAAAATCAATAAGAGGTATTGCACCATATTTCACTAATGTAGAGCGCAATGCCAATGAACTCATAGTACGTTCAAATCCACTTGCGCTTTTTAGGTTGCCGCTTTCAATTTCCCCATTATCATCTTCTTTTATAATATTAAAATTCACATTATTCTTTTCATCTATTATAATTTCCACACTAAAATCTGTAAGGTCATTCAGAAGATTATTCAGATTACTATTGATTAATGGAATTATATTGCGCAGCACAAGTTTTTTAATACCGTCTTTCGATAGTAGGGAAATCAATAATTGATGGTGTTTTATATATTCATTTTCTATATATAATTTACCAATCAATTCGGTGTTCACCTTAACTTGTTTTTCACAAATATCAATATTATTCTGTACTTTGGATATTTCTTTTATAATATTTTCTTTGATTTCCTCTTCGGTTTTAATTCGGATATTCATATTACCAACTTGTATGTCGAGTTCCATATTTTTCTGTATGGTTTCTTTGTTAGCGACATATTCTTTGAGTAATTTATCAACTTCATTGTAATCGTTCAGAGATTTTTGAATTTCAACTCTTGTTTGGGATAGTTTCAATTCCCACCTGTTGCGCTCGTCAATCTGTTTTGTTTCCAACTCCAACTTATCAATTAACTCTTGATTTTCTTTTGTGAGTTTATCAATGGTATCTTTTTGTTCCTTTTCCATTTGAAGAATAATATTTTTCATATCAGTCTCCGCTTTTTCAAGTCTTGTTTTTATTTCCAACTCAGCCTTCGCAATTGTATCAGTACATTCTTTTTCGATTATTTCTTTGTTTTTATTTTTAACAATACCTTCTTGTTTCAATTTTTCCATTTTTTCGGAATTTGATTTTATGGTATCATTAATATTTTTCAAAACATCGGCATCATAAGAACGCTTACAAGTTGGGCAAACCCTACTACCGTCTAACTTCACATTTTCTTCTTTTAATGCTGCGTGAGTTGCTTTTATGGTTGCAATATCACTGACTAATGGTAATATTTGATTATTTGCTTTTTCTTTTATATTTGCAATGTTTGAACTATGCCCTTCTTTAATGTTAGTGATGAGTTTATTATGATAGTCTTTGGTTTCACTAATTAACTTATTATGTTGATCATTAGTTTGTGTTATATTTTGTCTATTCTTTTCAATAACATTTTTATCTACCGTAATAATAACATCTTTCAATTCGGTAACTTTATCCGAAAATTCTTTTTCTTGGAGACGAAGATTTTTACCTTGTTCAACGATTTCCGCTTTACGTTTTTCCTGTGTTTCAAAATCAAGTTTAACAATTTTTTCATCAACCACACCCTTACTTGCTATCAACGCTTCCTTTGCTTTTGTTAAATCAACTATCGCTTTATTTTGTGAAGTGAGATTTTCATTAAATTTAACTAACATTTCACGACCATTTGTAATATTATCGTTGAGTTCAATATTAGTTTGTTGAAGTTGGTCGGTTGAATGTTGGTTGGATAAGAAGTTTTTACTTTTTTCCTTAAACAAACTTTTCGCAATAACTTCTTTATCTTCGACAACGGATAAACCAATCCAACGTGAGAACAATTTGGATAATCCTGCTTCACCGGTATCAATTAGACCGTCTAACGTTTTAGCGTTTGCTGTTGTAATAAGGTTAAAATCATCTTCTTTCATAAGAGATTCTTTGATAACCTTATTAGTGTTTCTAACGTCACCCGATTTATTATCAAATGTATCAGGATCGTAATCTTCCAACGGTTTTTCGGGGTCCCAAAACTTATCAATAACTTTAAAGTATTGAACTGTACCACTTGCTTTTGAGGTTTTTGTTCTCTTTTTTGCCCTTGTTAATTTCCTTTCTATAACAAATTCTTCCCCATTAATGGCGATACAACCACGCACAATAACTTCTGTTTCTTGTTTAAGAAATCTATTGAATATGGTGTCTTGGGAATTTGTTCTATTGGTTTTACCATATAGTAAATATCGAATAGCATCACCGGTTAATACTGATTTTCCTGCTTGGTTTGCGGGTTCACCGGCAATAAGAACTAATCCACTTAATTCGGTTAAATCCAAACGTGTTAATTCGGGTCCAAACGATAAAAAGTTCTTAACTTCTATCCATTTGACGGTGATTTTATTGAATTTAGCGTATTGATTATAGTCAATACTCTCATTAATTTCATCATCAATAATATTTATTTGGTTGAAATCTATGTTTTCGATATTGTTTATCCTGATAAACTCTTGAAATAATTTCTTTTGGAAGTTCGGGTCGTGGATATTATCAATAACTTCTGTTTTTACAGATATTTCGTTTCCTTGTTCGTCAACAACTTTAACTTTTGGTTCAACCTTTATAGATGTTTTCGGAATATTATATTTTTTACTGAAAGCATTTATGATTTGCTTTTCAATGTCCTTTGTGTATAGGTGTGAATATGTGTTCCACACCACCTTAATTTTCGATTGTCTTGAAATGTCTACTTTATCAATCATATTCGTTGGTTTTATCGTATTTTTTATTTATTCTATCAATTGCCCTTTTTGTATATTCAACTTCGGGCGGCGGCATATCGTGAGCATCTTGTTTTTGTTTTGCTTTAAGTACTTCAATGCTTTCAAAGGTACTATCTACTACCAATTTTGGTATACCATTATTAAGATGTAGACTAAATATTCTACCTGCTTTTCCTTCTCGATTTTTGGGGATAAAAAGTTCTGCTCTATTTTCGTCAGCGTCTTTTTGTGTTCTGTTTAGGGTTATTACCATGTGTCCGACTTGAACTTTACCTGCCGAACCACCAATTTTATTCATAGTTAATAACATACCTTCCATACTATCCTTTGTTCCTTGTGTTGTAACAACAATAGCACAGTCAAAATCGGTACATAGGTTTTCTATTTCCCTCATTTTTTTGGTTTCCAACTTCCATTCATTTTGTATGGTTCTATCAATAGGATTCGCCATACATTCAAAATAGTCTATTATAATCATATCGGGTTTAAACCCACTATTTATCAACCCCAACACATATTGTTTAAGCATATTTGGTGTTACTTCACCATTTCTAAATTTAGCTAATTTTATGTTTTTCTTAACAAGGTCTTTGTGTTCGTAATTGAGAGCAAGTTGTTTTGCTCTTTCCGAATATTCTTCCGTATTGATAAGTCGTGCTTCAATTTCGGTTATTGCACCAAAGATTTTTCGTTTAATAGCGGGTACTTTATCCTCGAAGAACACCTGTAACACCTTAAAATCGGAAATGGCTGCACCATGAGCAAGTGCACTAGATATTGTTGTTTTACCAACACCACTACCAGCCGCCACAACAACAAGATTTGGTTTTATAATTCCGCCTTGAAGATACTCATCTATTTCTTTACAAGTGGTTGGAATACGGACTATGCTTTGTGGTTCAAAAGTTTCTTCTAAATCATCATATACCCCGCTGAAAATTGTATCATGTGTTCCAATTGATTGTATCTTTCCAATATCCCCTTGTAAATCTCTCGATGTTATGTCAATACCATTTTTCAAATCTTCCAATTGCATATTGAAAAACTTGACTAATTCCTGTCGCTTGAAGAAATCTATTGCTTCTTTTCTAACCCACACCAAACCCTCACTGTCGAGTTCTCTTATTTCTTTGAGTGATTCTAATGTTAATTCCAAATCAATATCATCAGATATTTTAGAGGATAGTAGTGAGTTTAGTAAATCATACGAAGGAACATAATCATATTCAAAGACATAATCTTTGATTGTTCCTGATATTAATTTATATGATGTGTTTGTGAAAGCGTTCTGATTGATATACTGCATATCGTTCTTGAACTTATCTCTTTCTTCGATTAAAATTTTGATTAGTCTTTTTTGAAATTCGTCATCGTAAAGACCCCTTTCCGGTTTCGTAGCCGGTTTTTTACTCTTTGGTGTATTAACCCCCTGATTGGTAAGTGATTGCATATTATTATTTTATTATTCTTATCGTAAATATACTTTATTTCCGTTATTTTTAAAAATGTGACTGTGATTTTAATGTCATTCAAAATATAAATCAATACTATTTATTTATAAAATAAAAATAATAGTTCCTAATAGGCTAAAAAAATAATAATAACTATGGCATCAAAATTTTCTGTTAATCGTCATGCGACACAAAAATACAGTGTGCTTTCTCGCGTTGTGAGCGATAATGCGCCTGTTGTTGTCGCCAATTCTGCTCAAAGTATTAACGACATAGATTTCGTAATAACATTTTACGTATCTGATTTAGATGGTAATCCAATAACGGATGCCACTATTTCAATTCTATCAAGCAAAATAAAGATAGTAAACCATTTTGACGGTTCCTACAAGGCAATGAATGTTATTCCGGGTGAATATCAATTTAATGTTAGTAGACCTGGAATGATTTCTCAAGGTGGAAACGTAACTGTAACCGTATCTGACGTAGATGTGGCAGTACAATTGTGTGAACCCCCAAGTAAAATTTCTAGCAAAGATATTAAATCTATAATGAATGAAGAAATATCTGAACAACTAACCTTTGTTGGAAGTAAACCGGGCGTTTGGTCGTATGTTGAGGGTACTTTCCCAAGAGGTATTTCAATCGGTTCGGATGGTCTTATTAGTGGAACACCCACCGAGTTCGGTAAATATGATTTTACTGTAAAAGTAACTAACCCTTGTGGTGAATTGACTAAAAAAATCAATATGTACGTATGTGCAAAACCAACAATTGCAACATCTTCTAATCTTGTTCTTCCGTATAACGAACAAATAATGGAACAACTACAATTTTCAGGTAGTGGTCCCGGAACTTGGTCGGTTGTAGATGGTGAATTACCAACCGGAGTAACGTTGAATGGTAAATCAGGTGTTCTTTCAGGAATTTCAACACAATTTGGTGATTTCCACGTTACATTGAAAGTGGTCAATCCTTGTGGTGAAGTAGAAAAAGATATTCAAATAACAATATGTGCTGAACCACGTATTACAAGTAATGATGACGTAAAACTTGTAATGGGTGAAGAAGCAAAAGTACAACTAACCGCTTACGGAAATCCCGGAGTTTGGTCAATTGCCGAAGGTAGATTACCAAGCGGATTATCATTAGACGAAGAAGGTCTTATCACAGGTACACCAACAATTTTCGGTTTCTTCAACTGTACTATAAGAGTGATTAATGCTTGTGGTGAAGATTTCCAATATTTGAAAGTTTACATTTGTGGAAAACCGGAAGTTTCTCCTGAAAACATTAACGTTGTAGTTGGTGAGGCAATGACACACGAATTACAATTTATGGGAACAAGACCAGGTAAATGGTCGGTTGCCGAAGGTGAACTACCAAAAGGTCTTTCGTTAGATGCTGACACAGGTATTATTAGTGGAACACCGAGAGTGTTTGGTGATTTCAACCTTAAAATAAAAGTAACTAACCCTTGCGGTGAAGCAATTAAAGAAGTGGGTGTGGGTGCTTGTATGAAACCAACCATTATATCTTGTTGCAGCGGTTGTGACTCTGAATTTGTAAGAGGTAAAGCGGTTGAAATGCAATATGAAGTACATGGTTCAGCGGGTGTTTGGTCAGTTACAGGTGGTCATTTACCATCAGGTTTAGTTTTAGACCCAAATACAGGTGTAATCAGCGGAACTCCAACTGCCGGTGGATATTTTGAATTTAATTTGAAGTTCACAAACGCTTGTGGTGAGGTAGAAAAGTGTATGAGTATATTTGTCTGTGTTGAACCTGTTATCAGAAGTGGTGATATGGATTTCGTAATGGGCGAAGAAAAAACAGTTGAACTGCGTTACGAAGGAAGTAGACCAGGAATTTGGTCAATTTCCGAAGGTGTATTACCAAAAGGTTTAACTTTGGATAGCGAAAACGGTACAATTAGTGGAACTCCGAAAGTATTCGGTGATTACAGTTTCACTTTGAAGGTCGCCAACCATTGTAGCGAAGCAACAAAAGATATTAATGTATCAATTTGTGGAAAACCCGAAATCACTACCGCCGGAAATATGAATTTAATGTTGAATGAAGGTGTTCACATTTTATTGGAATCTAATGGTACGAAAGGTGTTTGGTCAAGTGAATTTGAATTACCCGAAGGTTTGATATTGACTGCTGACGGTCTATTGACAGGAAAACCAACAGAATCAGGTAACTTTAACGTTCAACTTATATTAACAAACGATTGCGGACAAACAAGTAAAAACATAAATATTTTCGTATGTAGCGAACCTGAAATCATAACAGGTGATTTTAGTGTGTTACAAAATACTCCAATGTCAAAACAACTTATGTTTGCGGGTAGCAGACCGGGAAGATGGAGTGTTGTTGAAGGTAACTTCCCTTGGGGTATCCAAATGGATAACAAAGGTGTTGTTAGTGGAACAACAACCAAATTCGGTTCGTTTAGTGCAACAGTGAAAGTTGAAAACTATTGTGGTGAAGCAACGAAAGTTATTAATGTAAAAGCAGAACAAACACAAAAAACAACATTTATTATAAAATTGGAAGATGGTACACCTGTTTCAGATGCAAGTGTTAAAGTTGGTGATTTTATCGTAAATAACAATAATGACGGAACGTATGTTACTCATTTGACAGACGGTTCACACGAATACAGTGTAACAAAAACAGGTTATGAAATAGAAGACGGTGTTGTAGAAGTACGCGGCGAAGATGTTGTCGTTGTTATTACACTTTGCGTATTCCCCGCTATTTTGAGTGGTGATATGGATTTCGTAATGGGTGAAGAAAAAACTATTCAATTGGAAGCATCAGGCACAACAGGTGTATGGTCAGTTCAAGGTAGTTTGCCGGCTGGTTTAACATTGAACAGTGTAACAGGTGAAATTAGTGGAACACCTTCCGTATTCGGTGAATTTAAAATAACAGTTATAATGACAAATCCTTGTGGAAGCGTCAATAAACCTATAACAATAGATATTTGTGGAAAACCTGAAATTACAAGTTCAAGTGATATGGGATTTGTAATGGGTGAAGCAAAATCGGTTCAATTACAATTCGTTGGAACAGAACCTGTAACTTGGGAAGTTTCAGAAGGTGTATTACCGGAAGGTTTGGAATTGAACACCGAAACAGGTGTTATAAGCGGAGTTGCTACCGAGTTTGGTGACTTTACTTTTACTGTTAAAGCAATAAATGAGTGTGGTGAAAAAGAACAAGAAATAAATATGTTCGTGTGTGCTAAACCGGAAGTTACAAGTAGCGGTAAATTCGACTTTGTAATGACTGAACAACACTCTGAACAATTAACTTCATTTGGAACACAAGGTACTTGGTCAATCGTTGGTGGTACACTACCGGCAGGTCTTTCATTGGATGCTGCAACAGGTATAATCAGTGGTAATCCTACTGTTTTCGGTGATTTCAATATAACCGTGAAAGTTACAAATGATTGTGGTGAAGCAACAAAAGAAATGCTTATATATGTGTGCGGATTACCTGCTATTACAAGTGAAGATATGGAATTTGTAATGGGTGATAATGTTTCTCACCAATTAGAATCGGAAGGAACAAAGGGTACTTGGGTAGTATTATCGGGTGCTTTACCTGCTGGTTTGACATTGAGTGCTGACGGCGTTATCAGCGGTGTTGCAACAGAATCGGGTGATTTCTCTGTTGTTATAAGAATGACAAACACTTGTGGTGTTGCAAGAAAAATATTTAACATATTTGTATGTGCTAAACCACAAATTACAAGTGCTAATAACATAAACTTTAAATTAGATGAGGAAGTTTCATTCCAATTGGCTTACACAGGTACATTAGGAAGATGGTCAGTAGAAGGTGATTTACCAAACGGTGTTACTTTAAGACCTTCAACCGGTTTAATCAGCGGTGTACCTACCGAATCGGGTAACTTTGCGATCACTGTAAAAGTTGTTTATCCTTGTGGTGAGGCAATTCAAAGTATTAATATATTCGTATGTGCTGAACCTACTGTTATTGTAAGTAACATAGAGTTCTTGGCAAACGTACCGATGTCAAAACAACTTGAATTTAGCGGCAGTCGCCCAGGTCGTTGGAATATCGTTAGCGGTAGTTTCCCGAATGGTGTTACTATGAGTACAAACGGTATTGTTAGCGGAACTCCAACCGAAATTGGTAACTTTGCTGTTACAGTAAGAGTTGCTAACCCTTGCGGTGAGGATACAAAAGAAATAACTATGTTCTCTTGTGCAAAACCTGTTATTACAAGTGGTAATAATATTGATTTTGTGGCTGGTGAACCATTCGCGTTCCAATTGGAAGCAACAGGAACAGAAGGTACTTGGGCAATCATAAGTGGTGCGTTACCGGAAGGATTGACATTGAGTGCTAACGGTGAAATAAGTGGAATGACAACTGCGTCAGGAAGTTATAAATTTACCGTTCAAATAACTAACCCTTGTGGTGAAGCAAACAAACCAATGGACCTTAATGTTTGTGCAAAACCGGTTGTTGTAACAGGTGATTTAGACTTTGTACAAAATACTCCTGTATCACATCAATTGCGTTTCACAGGTAGTCGTCCGGGAACTTGGGCAATCGTAGCAGGTAATTTACCGTTGGGATTGGCATTGAACCCTAACACAGGTGTAATCAGCGGTATGACCCCTGAATTTGGTGAATTTAACTTCACAGTAGAAGTTACTAACCCTTGTGGAGTTGGAAGCAAAAATATAAACATGAACACTTGTTCTAAACCCGCTATTATGAGCGGTGATATGAGTTTCGTTATAAACGAACCAGGTTCTTCGCTGTTAGAACAAACAGGAACACAAGGTGTTTGGTCAATCGAAAGTGGTGCATTACCAACAGGTTTAAGTCTGAATGAAGTTACAGGTGAGGTTAGTGGAACACCAACCGTATCAGGTAATTACAGTTTTGTTGTGAAAGTTACTAACTCTTGTGGTGACGCTAGCAAAACTATCAATCTTTCTATCTGTGCAAAACCATCAGTTGTAACTAACGATATGACACTTGTAATGGGTGAAGCAACTACACATAGATTACAATTTGCAGGAACAAGACCTGGTGAGTGGTCTATCGAAGGAACATTACCAACAGGTTTAGTTTTCAGCGCAGAAAATGAAACTATCAGTGGAACTCCAACCGAATTTGGCGAGTTTGACGTTATTTTGATAGTGAAAAACCCTTGTGGTGAAGCAAGTAAAACTATAAACATAACAATATGTGCAAGACCTAATATTGTAAGTGACCACGGTGATTTCGTAATGAATGAAGCGGGTTCGGTTCAGTTGGAAGCAACAGGAACAGAAGGTACTTGGTCAATTGATAACGGATCGTTACCTAATGGATTGTCATTAAGTGCAGACGGCGTTATTAGTGGAACACCAACAGTATCAGGAACACATAGTTTCACAGTGAAATTCAAAAATCCTTGCGGTGAAGCAATTAAAACAATCTTATTATATATCTGTTCAAAACCATCAATCATAAGTGGTGATATGGATATAGTAATGGGTGATACAATTTCACATCAGTTGTTATTCGCAGGCACAAGACCGGGAACTTGGTCACTTGATGGTGGTGCTTTCCCAACAGGTCTTTCAATGAATGACGAAGGTTTAATTACCGGAAGAACAGCGGAATTTGGTGAGTTTGTTGTTAGTATAAAAGTAACTAACCCTTGTGGTGAGGATGTAAAAGATATAACAATCAATACTTGTTCTAAACCAACAGTTACAAGCGACAATCATATGTCATTCGTAATGGGTGAATCCGGTTCGGCGATATTAACTTCTTCGGGAACAGCAGGAACTTGGTCAATTTCAAGCGGAACATTACCGGAAGGTTTATCATTGAACACCGATACAGGTGAAATTAGTGGTACACCGACAGTAGCAGGTGGATTTAACTTCACAGCGAAAATTACTAACCCTTGTGGTGAAGCAACGAAAAATATAACTATGGCAATTTGTGCTAAACCAACCGTTTTGACGGGTGATATGGGTCTTGTAATGGGTAATCCTATGGTACAACAATTAGAGTTTTCAGGTAGTAGACCAGGAGTTTGGAGTATCGAAGGTACATTACCAACAGGATTGACATTCAACGCTGATACAGGTGTTATTATCGGAACTCCGACCGTATTCGGTGACTTTGAATTTACTGCAAAAATTGAAAATGCTTGTGGTGAAAATAGTAAAGTAATAAACATTAATATATGTGCAAAACCAACAATCTTGTGTTGTGCTGAAATGAATTTTGTAAAAGGTGAAGCAGGTTCAGCGCAGTTAGAGTCTTCGGGAACAGCGGGATTGTGGTCAATTATCGGAACATTACCGGAAGGATTAACATTGGATGCCGAAACAGGTATTGTAAATGGTACACCGGTTGTTTCAGGTAGTTATAGTTTCACAATAAAAATAACTAACCCTTGTGGTGAAAACTCACAACCAATATCTATCCATATTTGCGAAAAACCAATGGTTGTAAGCGGTGATATGGAGTTCGTAATGGGTAACGTAGGATTGGAAAGATTAGTTTATTCAGGTACAAGACCAGGTATGTGGGAAATCACTGCCGGTTCATTACCTAACGGATTAACTATGGAGCCTGAAACAGGTATTGTGTCAGGAACACCTACCGAATTTGGTGAGTTTGCATTTACTGCGAAAGTAACTAACCCTTGTGGTGACGCTTCAAAAGAAATAAACGTATTCGTTTGTGGAAAACCAAGTGTTACAAGTGGAAGTAGTATGGGTTTCGTAATGGGTGAAGCAGGTTCTGCACAATTAACATCAGCCGGAACACAAGGTACTTGGTCAGTAGTAGATGAATTACCAGCAGGTCTAACATTGAACGCTGATACAGGACTTGTTAGTGGTATTCCTACCGTATTTGGTAACTTTGTTGCAACAGTAAAAGTTGTTAATCCTTGTGGTGAAGCAACTCAAACATTGGATATATTTATCTGCGGAAAACCAACTGTTACAAGTGGTGATATGGAGTTCGTAATGGGTGAAGCAGCATCAAAACAACTATTGTTTGACGGTAGCAGACCAGGAACTTGGTCAGTAACAGGTAATTTACCAACAGGATTATCACTGAACACAGCAACAGGTGTGATCAGCGGTACTCCGGTTGAATTTGGAATATTTGACGTTGCTGTTAAAATTACTAATACTTGCGGTGAAGATATAAAAGATATAACCATATTTACTTGTGCAAAACCAACTATTACAAGTGGTAGTAGTATGGAATTTGTAATGGGTGAAGTAGGTGAAGCACAACTAACTTCGTCAGGAACACAAGGTGTTTGGTCAATTTCAGGTGGTTCGCTACCGGAAGGTCTGACACTGAATGGTGAGACAGGTGTTGTGAGTGGTACACCAGCCGTATTTGGTAATTATAAATTTAGTGTAAAAGTTGTTAATCCTTGTGGTGAAGCAACACAAGATATAGACGTGTTCATTTGTGGAAAACCAAGTGTCATCAGTGGTGATATGGGGTTTGTAATGGGTGAACCATCAGAACAAACATTAGTGTTCTCAGGAAGCAGACCAGGAACTTGGGAAATTATAGACGGTGCATTACCAACAGGTTTTACTCTTAACGGTGAAACAGGTGTAATCAGTGGAACACTTTCAGAATATGGTGTATTCCCAATTACTGTTAAAATAACTAACCCTTGTGGTGACGATACAAAAGTAGTTAATATTACTGTATGCGCCAAACCAACTGTTACAAACACAAGTGATTTGAACTTTGTAATGAATGAGTACGGTGCAGAACAACTAACTGCTTCGGGTACACAAGGTGTGTGGACAATTATGAATGGTAATTTACCTAATGGTTTGGAATTAGAAGGAGAATCAGGAATAATTAGTGGTACACCGACAGTTTCAGGTACATATACCATAACCGTTAAAATTGAAAACGCTTGTGGTGAAGACGCTAGAACAATTTCTATTCAAATATGCGCAAAACCGGAAGTTACAAGTGGTGATATGGAATTTGTAATGGGTGAACAACACTCTGAACAAATGACATTCTCAGGAAGCAGACCAGGAACTTGGACAATCGTGTGTGGTGAGTTGCCAACAGGATTAACATTGAATCCTACAACCGGCGAAATTAGTGGTACACCTACCGAATTTGGCGATTTTAGTTTCTTTGTGAAAATAGAAAATCATTGCGGCGAATCTACAAAAGAACTTACTATATTTACTTGCGGAAAACCAAGTGTTACAAGCGGTAGTAGTATGTCATTTGTAATGGGTGAAGACGGTTCAGCACAACTCACTTCTGACGGAACACAAGGTGTATGGTCAGTAATAGAGGGTGAACTTCCTATGGGATTGGTATTAGACGCTGAAACAGGTGAGGTTTATGGAAACCCAATGGTATTTGGTAACTTCAAATTTACTGTTCAAGTTGAAAATCCTTGCGGTGAAGCAGTTCAAAATATTGATATGTTCATTTGTGGAAAACCTGCGGTTGTAAGTAGCCCGTATATGGAGTTTGTAATGGGTGAAGAAAGTTCAGAACAACTTATGTTCTCAGGAAGTAGACCAGGAACTTGGACAATCGTGTGTGGTGAGTTACCAGCAGGATTAGAATTGAATGGTGAAACAGGCGAAATTTTCGGTACTCCTACCGTATTCGGTGATTATAGTTTCTATGTAAAAATAGAAAATCCTTGCGGTGAATATACTAAACATATTGATATGTTTGTTTGTGGAAAACCGGAAGTTACAAGTGGTAACAGTATATCAAATTTTGTAATGGGTGAAGAAGGTTATACACAATTAGAATCTTCGGGAACAGAAGGTGTATGGTCATTAGTTGATAGTGAATTACCAGCCGGATTGTTTTTAGAAGAAGAAACAGGTGAAATCTATGGTGTTCCAACAGTATTTGGTAACTTCAAATTTACTGTGTCGGTTACTAACCCCTGTGGTGACGCAATCCAAGATATTGATATGTTCATTTGTGGAAAACCCGCTATATTGAATGATACCGAAGTAGATTTCGTAATGGATGAGTATAACGAATTACAATTATTGTTTTCAGGAAGCAGACCAGGAACTTGGTCGCTTGTAGAAAACAGTATTATCACATATTCAGACGAAACCCCTTCATTGTTACCAGCCGGATTATCACTAAACACCGAAACAGGTTTGATAAGCGGTATTCCAACAGAGTTTGGTAATTTCTTCTTCACAGTGAAAATAGAAAACCCTTGTGGTGAAGATATGAAAGAATTTGACTTGTTTATCTGTGCAAAACCGGTAGTTACAAGTCCAAATACATTTGAAACCGTATTTGACGATGAAATTTCAATCCAATTGGAAAACTTTGGAACAGAAGGTTTGTGGTCAATTGCTGACGGTAGTTCATTACCAACAGGTTTAGAATTAGACGAAGAAACAGGTGAAATAAGTGGTATCCCAACAGTTTGGGGACACTTCAAATTCACTGTACAAATAACAAATCCTTGTGGTGAAGCAACACAAGAGGTAAATCTATTTATCTGTAAGTTACCTGACATTACAAGCGAAGAATTTGATTTTATATTAAACGAAAATAGTTCACAACAACTTCAATTCACAGGAAGTAGACCAGGAACTTGGGAAATCACAGAAGGTGTATTACCAAACGGTCTATCATTGGATAGTGAATCAGGAGTTATTAGTGGAACAGCAACTGAAATGGGTGAATTTTTATTCACTGTGGTACTTAAAAATCCTTGCGGTGAGGCGGAAAAAGAAATTAGTATCTTTGTTTGCGGAAAACCGGAAGTAACAAATCCAGGATATTTCGACTATGTTATGGGTGATGAAATTAACCTACAATTAACACACTTCGGTACACCAGGAACATGGTCAATCCATGAGGGTGAACTACCGGTGGGGTTGGAATTGGATATTGAAACAGGTTTGATCAGTGGTATCGCAGTTGAATTTGGTAACTTCCATTTAATAGTAAAAGTAACCAACTATTGCGGTGAAGCATATAAACCAATACATATATTTATGTGCGGACTACCAAACGTTTTGACCGAAAATATGGGTTTTGTAATGGGAACACAGTCAGAACAACAACTGTTATCAACAGGTACACCAGGAACTTGGAAAATTGTTGCAGGTACATTACCAAACAATTTCACATTGAATCCTAATACAGGTGTTATCAGCGGAACATTGACCGAATTTGGTGACTTCCCTATTACAGTTGAACTTACTAACCATTGCGGCGTAGCAACAAAAGAAGTGCATATAACCGTGTGTGCTACACCAACTATTACAAGTGCAAGTGAACTAGAATTTGTAATGGAAGGAAGAATATCATTCCAATTAACGAATGACGGAACACAAGGTGAATGGAAAATTATAGATGGTACATTACCCGAAGGTTTGAGATTGAATGAATTAACAGGTGAAATCAGTGGGAGACCAAGAGAATTTGGTGATTTTACATTCACTGTAAAAGTAACTAACCCTTGTGGTGAAGATACACAGGTGATCAATATGTTTATGTGTGGATTACCGATTATCACTAACGACCACATGGATTTCAGATTAAACGAAGCGGGTTCAGCAAAATTTGAACAAGATGGTACACCAGGAACATGGAGTATTATAAACGGCGCATTACCAACAGGTTTAACTTTGAATACCGAAACAGGTGAAGTTAGCGGAACACCGGTTGTATCAGGACACTTCCATTTTGAAGTAAAACTTGAAAATAGTTGTGGTGAAGCAACAAGAATAGTTGTAATATTTGTTTGTCAATTACCAAACATTATAGGTGAAATAGATAATTTCTACGTAGTAGATGATAACGTTATACAACAATTCCAATTCACAGGTAGCAGACCAGGAAAATGGACTGTTATTGAAGGTGAATTACCGGAAGGTTTGGAATTAGATGAAGAGACAGGTGTTATGAGTGGCGTACCAACAGAATCGGGTGATTTCACTATCACCGTACAAGTTGAAAACGCTTGTGGTGAAGCAACAAAAGAAGTTAATTTTACTGTATGTTTAAAACCAACCGTTATAACCGAAGATATTGAATTTGTTCTTGAAGAAGAAAGTGAAGTTCAATTAGAAGTAATAGGTTCAGAAGGAACTTGGTCAATCGCCGAAGGTTCTTTACCTAACGGTTTATTTATTACCGCCGAAGGTGTAATATTTGGAACACCAACCGAATTTGGTGAATTTAGTTTTGTAGCAAAATTTGTCAATGATTGTGGTGAGGATGTAAAATTAATAAATATTTCTATATGTGCTAAACCCGAAGTTCAAACAACTAGTTTGGCATTAGTAATGGATGAAGAACACCCAAGAGAATTAAGATTCTTTGGTTCACCCGGAATTTGGTCAATCGTTGAAGGTGAATTACCGGAAGGTTTGGAATTAGACGAAGAAACAGGATGGGTAACAGGTGTACCAACCGAGTTTGGTGACTTTGACGTAGTAGTAAGACTTGAAAATTACTGTGGTGAACACGAAATAGGATTACATATATACGTTTGCGGTAAAGCAGAAGTATTAACCGAAGGAGTTGAATTTGTTATCGCAGAAGAAAACTCACAACAATTGGAATCTTTCGGTACACAAGGTACATGGACAATAACAAAAGGTGTAAATAGTTGGACAGACTTACCACCAGGATTAAGTTTGAATCCTGAAACAGGTGAAATTACAGGTGTTCCAACTGATTGGAATATGTTTGGTGAGTTCACAATTACTGTTAAAGTTGAAAACTCTTGTAGTGAAGATGAAAAAGAAATAGAATTGTTCGTTTGTAGAAAACCGGAAGTAACAACAAATTATTTGTATGGTTTGTTAAACAACGAATATTCAGCAAATATTCAATATGAAGGTACAACACCCGATTATTGGTCAATAGTTGATAGTGAATTACCTGAATGGGCACAATTAGAGGGTTATGTTTATGGATTACCCGAAGGTTTAATGTTAGATGAATTTACAGGTGAAGTTAGTGGGACACCATTAACATTTGGTAACTTCTTGTTCACCGTAAAAGTAGAAAATTATTGTGGTGAGGTAGAACACACTATTCATATGTTTGTGTGTGCTCAACCAACCGTTATAACCCCACATATCGAATTTGTTATTGCAGAAGAAAACTCACAACAATTAGAAGCGTTTGGTACAAAACCCGCAACGTGGTCAATTACCAAAGGTGTGAGAGAATGGACAGACTTACCACCGGGATTAAGTTTGAATCCTGAAACAGGTGAAATTACCGGTGTTCCAAGCGATTGGGCAATGTTTGGTGACTTCACAATTACCGTAAAAGTTGAAAATTCTTGTGGTGAAGACGAAAGAGAAGTAACAATGTTCGTTTGTAGAAAACCGGAAGTAACAACAAATTATTTGTACACAGAATTAGGTGACGAATATTCAGCAAATATAATGTTTGAAGGAACGATACCCCACGCTTGGTTAATAGTGGATCGGGAAATACCCGCAGATATAGTCGCTGCCGGTGGTAAGAAAGGTTTACCACAAGGTTTAATTTTGGATGGTGAAACAGGTAATATTAGCGGAATAACAGAAGAATTTGGTGATTTTTATTTCACAATAAAAGCGGAAAATTATTGCGGTGATGTAGAACATATGATTCATATGTTTGTGTGTTCACCGGTAGATAACGTTAGTGAAGAAGAATATGAAATTATAGAAGGTGAAGAAATAAACATACAACTAAAAAATGACGGAACACCGGGTGTTTTTGAGGTATTTGTGGGGGTTTTACCAACAGGATTAATGTTAAATCAGGAAACAGGTTTGATTAGCGGTATTCCCGAAGTATTTGGTGAATTTACTTTCACGGTGCGATTTAGAAGTGTTTGTTGTGAGGTGATTGAGGATATTACTTTGATAATTTGTGGTCCCCCAAAAATACAATATGCTGGTTATATTCACGCCATAATGGGTGAACCAAGAGGTGGTGCATTTCAACACAGTGGTAGTCCAGGTACTTGGTCGGTCGAAGGAACAATGCCTGCTGGTTTAACAATCAATTCAAATGGTGTACTTAGTGGTACACCAACAGGGTATGGTGAATATACTGTCAAATTAAAAGTTGCAAATGACTGCGGAGAAGATGTAATAGATTTACGTTTTCAAATAGACGCGGTACATAAAATAATTTTTGAAGTGATAGATAAAAGGACACGTGAACACATAGTTGACGCAACTGTTTTGTGCCCTGAACTTGAAATAGAAAATATTGGTGGTGGTTATTATATAACAACACTGAAAAACGGTACATATCCTTGGGATGTGTCCGCAGAAGGATATTATCCTGAAACAGGAACAGTCGTAGCGGATGGTGACATACCACAAGATGTTGAGGTATTAGTTGAACTTCAACCGTTAACACACGAATTAAAGTTCATTGTTTCGGAAGAGGGAACAAACACCCCAATTACGGATGCTATAATTGAAGTTGTTGATTCAGACCCCGAATTAACAATTTCTTTAATAAACCATAACAACGGAACATATACAACATTTATCAAAAATGGTAAATATGATTGGAATGTATCAAAAGATAATTATGATTCAGTAGAGGGTGATGTTACTATTGACCACGCTGACGAAGTAGTTGAAGTTGTACTTGTTAAGAAAAGTTTCCTTTTGACCTTTGATATAACCGCTGGTGGTGGAGATTTTTTCTATAAGAATTATGATATTTCTTTCAATGTTAGTGGACAACCGGTAGTAGATGCAAATATTATTACTACTAATATTCCTAATGATATTGAAAATAATGATGATGGCACATATGAAGTTGAGGTTTTACAAGGCACATATCCTTATACAATAAGAAAAGATGGGTTTATACGCCACACAGGTACTACAACCATATCAGATACAGATGTTGTAGTACCCATTGTAATATTCCCATTAACAGGTGTTATAACAATACCTGATAACCGATTGGTCACAGTTAGTAATTTGGGATCGTTTACAGCAACAGTGACACCAAGTCCACCAAATCCAAATGGTAATACTTATAGATATGTGTTTTCTTTACGTAACAAGAACACGGGTGCTGTATTATTAACTGCTGCTTCACAAACTTCTAATACATGGACGCAGACCGATGCTAATATGAATGTTAGTGCTAGACATAACGTACCACTTGAAGTATGTTGTACTATATTTGAATCAACTGCTGCTGATGCTATAACATTTGTTTGTGAACCCATTACTATATGGCGTTTAACAACGTTATCTGCTACACTAAACATAGATGGTACAACCAATCAAGTAAATATGTGGGTAGATGGTCCAAAAGACACCTTTACAGCGGTCTGTGTACCAAGTGGTTCAATGCCACCATACGAATACACTTTTTTTATAAGAATAAATAATGTAATAATACACACTGTTACCCAAAATTCAGAAACACACGAAACTCCCAACACAATGATTTATAAACCAACGGTTGGTGGATTACATCAGGTAAGTTGTGAAGTAAGAGCAATGGGTGTACCATTTGATGTTACGGGGGTTTCACATGTTATAGCACCCGGACCCTCAACTTATCGAAATGTTCAAACAGCTATAATGATTACCGCACAAATAATACCTGCGGCAACAACAATAATAGAAGATACTACAATACCAGGTGTTTGTCAAGCACAAAACGGTTTTGGTGGTTATCGTTATAGATGGGGGGCGGTGGTTCCGGGTGGTGTTGGTTCTATAAACCCACATTTAAGTTCTGATGTTTGGATGCTCACACAACAAACTACGTGGCAAACAACAACAAATGCCTTAAATGTCCCATCAATAACACAAAATGTTCCTGATAATAGATTTAATGCGGAAGGAAAATACATTTTGGAACTTAGATGTTTTGTTAGTAGTGCTAATAGCGGTTTTAACACTATAGCACCTTTAGAAGTAGAGGCAAGTAGAGCATACATTACGATACAACGCCCACCATTTAATTGGAAATACACTAATGATCCGGAGGAAGCGGTTGATTTTGTTGAATGTAGTGAACTTGGAAATACTTGTAACGAAAATTGGATGGGTATTACTATATTAGAAGACCCGTCTGAATGGAAACCAGGTGCACAAATAACAGTATCTATTAATGCTATTGGTGGAACACCCACAATAACTTATCGAAGGGGAATTACTGCAATTATTAATGGTAATCCCACTGCTATTAACGTTACAGGACTTAGTGGTGCACTAACGGATACCACACAAACGTTTAGTTTCATATGGCCAACCGCAAATATATCAAGCACAAATCCTTCCCGGATTGAAGCTTTGAGAATACAATGTATTGCCAGGGATTCAAAAAATAGATTGTTAGATGCTAGAATTGATTTGAAAAATGTTATGTTTAACAAATTAATGGGTATTATAACACCCGCATTTGTTAATGGTTCTAATAGAGACCCCGACACTAATCAAATTTTAATAACACCAAATGAAAACTCAACAAATATACCGGGATTTAGACCGGGTGTAAATGAAACAAGGGTTTATAACATACAAGAATATGGTGGACAACCCGTAGTTCTTTATAATTGGAAGGTTTCTGAAATACAAGATGATGGTTCTCTTGAATTAATATCAACTTTTCCACAAACAAGTGCTACCACACGTAATTGGCGAATACCTAAAACACTTGCTGATTTTGAAACACAACTTATCTAATTGAAAATAAATAAATAAAAAAATATAACAAAATGGCACATTATCCATATAAAAATTTAAAATTTGAGTGTACGTTATCTGATAATCTGACCACAGCGGAAAATGATAATAGATATACAGCAGAATATGTGTTTACACCATCTGTTGCAATGTTGACTTGGGAAGGAACAAAGGAACCGGTGTTACAAGGGATGGTTCCTCATAACCCAACAAACTTACGATACGCTGATATAGTTAATCATGTGTATTCCCCAACAAGAAACACAGCATATTATTATAATAATCAAGTTATTCAATATTCAAGCGTGTGTAGTCCAATACGACTTGTTTATATGTTAAGAATTAATGAGTTTGTATTAACAAATTGTAGCGTTGGTGGTTTACATAAGGAAGGTGTAATATTTTTGTGTAATAATAATACAACAGATGCGCATGCAATATTGGTGTATGAAACACAAGAAGACCCATATGCTGAATACAAAATATTAGAAAACTACCCAAGATTAGTAACAGATGCTATAACCGGCACTTCACGACTTTTTCACGGATATTTTTATGATGATAAATTCTATTGTAATAGTAGAATTTATGATATGGATTTTATTGAAATAGGTAGTTTTCCAACAACAGCAACAACAACATTATCACACACGGGGGTTGGTTTTAATGAAGAAAGGTGGACATTATATGGTTATAATGGGAGTGAAACATTACCAAATATTGGTGACGGTAAATTTTTATGTACATCAAATAATGCTATTTTAATGTATAATGTAAATGACAATACATTTAAAATGGTATCAGATCAGGTTTCTAATACCAACACACTCGGATTTTATTATGCAAATAACTGTTTTGTTTCTTTAAGAAGAAACACTGTTAATAATAGAATAGAATTAAAAATTCGTGATTTAGATAATGATGAAGTTCAAACACATGATATGGGGCAACATAGTTCTGATATAACTACTTGGTATGTTAGACCAACTCAATGTAGACGGTATGTTAATATTTCTTCTCCAAGAATCCAAAACAACCCAACTAGTACAAAAACAGGTTCATTTAACCAATATTCTTTTTTTGTATTTGTAGATACACTAAAAAAACGTGTTATAAATAGAAGTGGTTCAATTAGTGGGTCGCTAAACGATCATTTTATGCACACAGCGTTTGCTTTTATTGAATATGGTGGGGAATTTGTGTCTGCTCAAACCAGAATGTGTGATGGAAACGCATTACATAGAGTTTGCGATGTACCGGTTATTGTTGGTGATAGGGTTTATACATATGGTACTGTTGGGAATAGTGGTACACCAATCTTTCCGGTTTATTTTGTTGATAAAGTAGATAGATTACAATTATTACAAACACATCAAAAATCATATATGCATCGTAACCCAACTGCCACCGCACCAAACGGATTTACTGTACCCGATATGGGTTTAAACACTAATTATTTATTGAATTATGGTGGAGATATATATAGAGTCAACTTTTCTAATGTTGGTAATTTTTCTTGGAGTGGTTGGGATTATACTGTAGGTAATATATCATTACATCTTGTTGTGTCACGTTATAACGTTTCTTCGTATTCGTGGGATGTTGTTAGTAATAGAAACATATTATTTAAACCGGATTTAGCAACACCACCAACAAGTTTTTCTAGTATTAGTGCGGCTAACAGTGATTATAGTACTGGTGTATATGGTCCACCATTTGTGAGACCAATACTTTTATATGAAGAAGAAGAAACTATCACGTTTTTAGTTATTATGCATGGGTTAACTAGACATTATTACCCAAATATTGGTAGTCTTAGTAGTAACACTATGCTTATACATCGAATATTAAAATTCAATAAATTAACATTTGAATTAGTTTCTAGTATACAATCCGCATTACCTGTTATTACAAGTAGTGGTAATAGCACTATACCCGATTTTTTTAGTCCTAGTCTAGGATATCACACCTATAACCGTTTTATGGTTTATTTGAATAGAACTAGTGGTACAATACAATGTTGGATATATGATGTTGTGACAAACACTAACAGACAGGTAATACCACCTGATTGGGGAACAATAATGGGTGGTTTGGCAACCTCACAAATAACACAATTTACACTTAGATTTATTCAAGTAAATGAGGAAAAAATATTAATATCTATAATCAATGCTGGTCATTCTGCTATAATAGAATATAATTTATCAACAGGTATAGCAACCACATTAAATAGACATAATATGGAAACCCCAATAATTCCAACACTCAACCATGTTTATAAGGTATTAAATAACATTTATATTGGGTCGGGTAGTAGTTTTGTTGTATATAACCTTTCTTACGAACAAATAGGAAATATTAGTGGTGGGAGTAATATGGGTACTTATTCTGATTATTTTTCAAATAAATATGACGAATCTACACCAACTTATCTTATACTTACAAATAACCAAATATTGAAAGATAATGAGGTTGTTTCCATAACGGGTTTGGATACAAATTATACATTAAATTCACACTTTTATATGGATGGTATGTCGTGTATATTAGCAAATCATAATGAATATAACCCACGATTGTATCGTCTAAATTCTGATTTTTCTGTAACATTCTTACATGAACTTGATACAATTACTAATATAACACCAACACAAAGCACAGCAAATATTGGTACACATGTGTTATATAATGCCCATTTACCTAATATTATGCCACTGAATCGTGTTCCCTCAAATGTGTCTTCAATGAGTTATGTATTACCAATGCGGAATGATAAAGAATTTTATCTTGTTTCTAATGCCCGTGGTGGGGTTATGAGATTAGTTGGTTCAAATAGTTTTAGATTATCCAACGCCCCAATTGATGAGATTAACTACACACATTGTGGTATTGGAACACAAACAAAACTTCTACATGGTACAGTTGAAGGTAATTCCACACTAAGAAGATGGCGCAAATGGGATGATTCAGAATCGGGTTCCGTTATGAATATAGGTGGTAATAACACCGCACCAACGCTTGTTACTAATAATACTTGTAATGATAGAATTTATATATTTCATAGTGGTAATGTTTATAAATATAATTCTGAACTAAATAGTATAGATTTATTTTTTTCATTCGTAAATGAAACAGATAATATAACACAATTTGAACAACACGCCGAACATTTAGATGGAAGATTTTATTTTATTAGAGGAACACAATTATTACGTGAATCTGATAATTTACAAAGTATAACAAACGTTTTAACAAGCACAACTGCTATCGTAAAAGTTCTACCTAGACCAGGAAATTTATTATATTATGCTAATACCAGGGATATTTATTCTGTTAATATAACAACGGGTGTTCAGACTTTATTGGGTACTACAAGAAACACAGAAAATAATATAATAGATATTACTTTTGATAATAATGGAATATTATGGGGTATAACAGGAACAACTGCTAATAGTACTAACTTATGTACTGTGTTTGATTTTACGACAGGTGTTATGAATGAATATGATGCAAAATACAGAAGTAATCTTACAACAGGTGCGGAAACTGATATTAGAAGTTTATGTCGAATAATATTTGAACCTAATTTCAATAGAAGATTTTTATTTTCAACAGCAAATACATCAAATCAAAGTGCCGGGCGTAATTCCCAAGTTTATTATTGGTCGGATTTATATGGTAACTATATACATCGTGGTACTAATGCAATTGCTAGTATTGGGATGGTAAATAGTAGTGATATTAATAGATATCGTCATATATTTTTATTTAAAGATTTGATATTTGCGTGTGGTAATACAGCAGTAGTGGTGTGGCAAGTAAATGAATATGGTAATTTTGTTTCTTCTGAATTAGATTTTCAATTTGGACCAGATAAAACACATGTTATACCATATTTACCCGCTAATTATAATAGCCCATTTCAACCAGCAAAAATTGAAAATATGCACACAAGCGATAAATTTGATGTGATAGACGATCATTATCAAGGTCGTGAAAGTAATTTTAGTAGTACTTATCCACGTAACGCATCCAATCAAAATAGATCGTGGAATAACCACATTCATTTTGGGCGTAGAGAAGTTGCTAAAACATATAATGGTTTACCTTTGAATACTCTTATGGTAACAAATAAATTGTCTAATATTGATAGACAAGCACCACTTTATTTAGAAATAACAGGTAGTGCGGGTGATGCTTATATTCATTGGGGGATGCCCATACCTGGTGTACCTGTAACCGAAGTTTTTGCAAGCGGGGAAACAGCTATTACCAAAATAACATTAACGGGTGGGGAAACAAGAGTAAGAATGGATTATAGAGCAAGGCATGTTCATTGTATTGGTATCTATACAAACTCTTCTATTACACATATTAATTGTATTGCCGGATTTTTAATGCAATTTGATGTATCCAAAAACAAAGATATTAGATATATAAATGTTAGTGGTAACTTATTGTTTAGAGAAGAATTGGATAGTATGTTCCGAAGTTTACCCACAGTAACCTACGGACAAGTTAGAATTGGTGGAAACCCACATATTGATTTATGTGATAAAAATATTGCCATTAAAAAAGGTTGGGCGGTATTTGGTGGGACATTCTTTGGTTATACGGGTGTTATTGATATGACAGGAAATTGGACAGCAACTTCGGATGCTGAATGTTATGCTTTTGGAACAACAACCATTACACCAACGGTTAATTTAAGACCAAATTTTGGTGAAGATAGTGTTACAAGAGCAAATGGTACACTTAAAATTGCGGGTGTTGAAACACCACTACAAACGTCCGGTGTAGTAACTTTAATACCCAAATCAAGTACAATACCACATGGTGGGGTTAAAATAACATTTAGTGGTAGTAGAACAATTGTTGTTGATATTATATACGGAGAAGTACAAGGAACAATAGAAAGATTATGTTTCTTTGGTAATGAAGAAATAGTTAATAATATTAATATTGTAATAACAGCAGAAGAAATCTAAAAAAATAATATTTATAATAAATAAATTAAAGTAAAATGACAAGAGAAATTTTAATTGGTATTGTTGAATCTAAAATATATCAAAACACGTCTAAACTAGTGACAGCACAAATTGCGCGAGAATGTTTATATGATATTATACATTATGTGTGTGGTGAAAAAGGATTGGTTTACGAAGAATTATTGAAAACGCAAATCAATGGTTCTCTACCGATAAATACTTTAATGCACCCCATTAAAGATGAAACTATGCGCAACCTTCTTGTTGGAATAACAGAAAGGTTGTGGTTTCATGAAGAAAAATCTGTGAATACCCTTCTTAATTCTATTCAGACTAAAATCGTTAATGAAATTACCGCCACTGTTTTAGCAAATGTTTTGGGTGAAATGATAAACGAAATATGGTATGATGAAGAAGAGGTGTTTTGTATTTGCGATGATAAGTTGGCAACCGGTGTAATCGGAAATTTAACTTGGGGAATATGTCCTGCTTATAAATCTTTGTGTATATTGGGTAATGGACCAATGCCGGAAGAAATAGTTGGTGAATGGAGAGAATATGCGAATGTAGTCGAAAGAATTATCATAGGAAGAGGTGTTACAACAATAGGTAATCACGCTTTTGATGAATTTTCCAAAGTATTTTATCTTACTATCCCTAATTCAGTAATATCTATTGGGGATGACGCATTTTTGGGGTGTGAAAGTTTAACTGAAATCACTATACCCAATTCGGTTACAACAATAGGTAATCACGCTTTTATGGGTTGTAAAAATGTATCTGTAATAACAATCGGAAATTCGGTTGTTACAATTGGTAATAGTGCGCTTTCGGGGTTGGAAAAAATTACTGAAATGAAACTTCCCAATTCGGTTACAACACTTGGGAAAAGTGCGTTTGCACATAATTGGAAGTTAAAAGAAATGATAATTCCCGATTCGGTTACTATAATATCTGATAATCTTTTTTTAAGATGTGATGATTTAGCAAATGTAACTATCGGAAGACTTGTTAGGAGTATTGGCGCATTTGCTTTTGCTGAATGTAAAAGTTTAACACAATTTAATATACCAAATTCAGTTAGAACGGTTGATGATGCTGCTTTTAAAGATTGTTTTAGTTTAACAAACATAACTATTGGTAATTTAGTTGAAAGAATTGGGGATGGTGCATTTGCTAATTGTAGAAGTTTGGTTAGTGCCAATCTACCATTTTTAACTAACACGTTAGGTAGGGAGTGTTTTGTTGGATGTACTTTATTAAATAGTATCACTCTCGGTGAATCCTGTATAAATATTGGACCTGGTGCATTTGCTTATTGCCCATCTTTAAGTAGAATTGCTAATTATGCGATGACACCACAAGTAATTAATCAAACGGTTTTTGAACACGGTGTGAATTATAACACTTGTTTAGTTTTAGTACCAGCAGAATCACTTACATCTTACAAGGTAGCAAATATTTGGAGAAATTTTCAAAATATTGAAGCATTTGATATTGAAGAAGAATTTTGTTATTGTGAAGAACCATTGGCATCGGGGACAGTTGGTAGTGTAACATGGAAAATATGTCATAACTACGCTTTATGTGTTCAAGGGGAAGGGATTATTTCAGATAATAGTGCTTCTCAACCATGGAGAAATAACACACATTATAGCAATGTTAGAAGAATAATTGTTGGTAGAAATATTACTGAAATAGGTAATAATGCCTTTCAATCGTGTACAAACACATTTTCTATTCATATTGGTAATGCTGTTACAAGAATAGGTAATAATGCCTTTCAATCGTGTGGTAATTTAATTGATGTTACAATTGGTAATTCGGTTGTAACAATAGGAAACAATGCTTTTCAGGGTTGTGCAAACCTAATTTCATTGGTTATTCCAAATAATGTTACAACAATTGGGCACACAGCATTTTCCGGTTGTACAAGTTTATTAACCGCAATTTTTGGTAATAGTCTCACAACAATAGAACATAGTGCATTTAGAAATTGTTTCGGTTTAACTTCTGTGACAATACCAAATACTGTAACAACAATTGGTGGTGGAAATAATAGTAGTACACACGGCGCATTTCAAAGTTGTACAGGTTTATTGGATATCACAATAGGGGAATCGCTTACAACATTGGGTGATTTTGCATTTAATGGTTGTACTTCGTTAGAAGATGTTGTTATTGGTGGTTCAGTGACTTCAATATCCCAAAATGTTTTTGCTGGTTGTGCAAAATTACGAAAATTAACAATAAATGATGGTGCAACACTTTTGACACTAAACGGTAGTGGAAATAATGCAACAGATAGTAGTAGCACATTTAATGGTTGCCCAATTGAAGAGGTATATATTGGAAGAAATATTATTCGGAATAACGGAACATGGGCGTTATTTAATTTACCCATAAGAAGTGTTATTATTGGTAATACTGTTACAACAATTGTAAATAATGCTTTTACTACACGCACTAATTTAGTTAATCTAACTATTGGTAATTCAGTAGAAGAAATTGGGGTGAGCGCATTTCAGGGTTGTACAAGATTAACTTCTGTAATAATACCAAATTCAGTAATAACATTGGGTGTTGGTGCATTTCAGGGTTGTATAGGATTAACTTCTGTAATAATACCAAATTCAGTAATAACATTGGGTGTTGGTGCATTTCAGGGTTGTATAGGATTAACTTCTGTAATAATTGGTAATTCAGTAGAAATTATTGATGTTGATGCATTTTCGGGTTGTATAGGATTAACTTCTGTAATAATACCAAATTCAGTAATAACATTGGGAACTAATGCTTTTCATGGGTGTATTAGATTAAGAATTGTTACTTTCAATGATGGTGAGGGGGTATTAACAATGTTGGGAAACAATACACCGTTTAATAATAGTCCAATTGAAGAAGTATATATTGGAATGATATTATATCGTGAGGGTACATGGGCATTATTTCCACAAGGATTGAAAAAAGTTGTTATTGGTAATATGGTTAAAGAAATTAAAGAAAATACTTTTATCAATTCAACGTCTTTGGAGGAAATTACTATTGGTAATTCACTTGAAGTGATTGAGGATCGTGCTTTTCAAGGGTGTTCGGGATTAGAGATTGTTGTTCTTCCGAATACAATTAAAATAATAGGTAATTTTGCTTTTAGAAATTGTGTTGTTTTAAAGAGTATAAATTTACCAAATTCAATATTAGAAATAGGAAAATATTGTTTTCAAAGATGTATAAAGTTGGAATATATTACTCTCCCAACTTCAATAACTTATACAAAAATTGAGGAAGGTGTTTTCTTTGGTAGTGGTTTACTTAATATTATTATCCCTAATAATATCACAGAAATTGGTTCATTTGTGTTTTCAGATTGTGAATATTTATCACAAATAACACTTAATAACAATATTACAGAAATAGGTGCATATGCTTTCCGTGTTTGTAATAATCTAACTAATGTGATTTTACCAAATAGTATTACCATAATATCTATGGGGTTATTTCAAAGTTGTAGAAAATTAAAAAGTGTTACCATACCCCCAACAGTAGTAAAAATTGATAATAACGCATTTTATGGTTGTGTTCTTATGGAGGCAATCACCATTCCAAGCGGCGTTACTTCTATTGGTGCGGGTGCTTTTGGAAAATGTCGTAATTTAATTGGTATTGTTATTCCTTCAGGAATTACAGTTATAAACGAATTTACTTTTCAAGGTTGTAGTGGTTTAGAAACAATAACTATTCCTAATCTTGTTACGGAAATTAAACAAAACGCTTTTTTTGGGTGCACTGATTTAACCACAGTGGTTTTAGGTAATTCTGTTAAAATAATTAGACAAAATGCTTTTTGGCAATGTCGTTTTTTAGATACCATAAATATACCAAATTCAGTGGAAATTATTGAAAACCATGTTTTTCTTGGTTGTGATAATTTAGAAACAATAACCATACCTAATTCTGTTAAAGAAATTGGGGTTGGTGCGTTTCAAGGTAGTGGTTTAATTTCAATAATTATTCCGAACCAAATAACTAAAATTGAGGATAATCTTTTTGTTGATTGTTATAATTTAACATCGGTAACAATCCCCACTTCGGTTAAAGAGATTGGTATTAGTTCATTTAAAAACTGTATTAAGTTAACATCTGCTGCTATACCTAATTCTGTTATAAAAATTGATGCGGGTGCATTTCAAGCAACAGGAATAACAACCCTTAATATACCTGATTCCGTTGTAACGCTTGGTACTAATGTTTTTTATCAGTGTCTTGATTTAGTTACAGTAATAATTGGGAATGGGGTAAAAACAATTGGAAACCATAGTTTTTTTGAATGTACTAAGTTGGTAAATCTAACCATTGGTAATTTAGTTGAAAGTATTGGGGTTAGTGCTTTTCAAGGTTGTTCCGTATTAGAACCTGTTGTTATACCAAATTCAGTTAAATCAATTGCTGATCTTGCTTTTCATAATTGTATTGGAATGATTAATTTAACTATCGGAACAGGAGTAGAAACAATTGGTGTTAGTTCATTTAATCGTTGTCAGGGGTTAAAGGTGTTGAATTTACAAACACAAGTATTAAAAAGCATTGGGGAATACGCCTTTTTCGACTGTCGTTCATTGGAATCTGCTTTAGTCTTACCTAATTCTTTGGAAAATATTGGTGATTTTGCTTTTGCCTCTTTATCTACCGCTTTTAGTAATTTTATACCAAGCGTGGTTTTTGGAACAGGTTTAAAGGGGCGTGGTAGTGGTGCAGTATTAACTGCTAATATCAACGCTAACGGTGTTGTTACAGGTGTTACAGTTAATAACGGGGGTGTTGGATACATACCCAATAACACAGATATTTCATTTGTTGGCGGAGATGGTAGTGGTGCAACAGCAACTGTTAATATAACTACAAGTAGTATTGTAGGTGAGGGTGTAATTGGTTCCGTAAGTGTTAGTAATGGTGGCAGTGGGTATACTGAACCCCCAACGGTCGTTGTTTCAACAAATTCTTTAATTGGAAATTATACTTTTCAAAACAACACACGCTTAAATTCAATAACACTTCCAAGTAATTTGTTACGTATTGGTGATTATACTTTTAATAATTGTGGTACAAATGCTACCTCACCTTTAACTTCAATAGTTTTAACAAATTCACTAATTAATGTTGGTAATTACACATTTGATGCTTGTACTCGTTTAGGTTCAATAACATTCCCAACAAATAACACATTTACAACTATTGGTAGCCATACTTTTAGGGGTTGTGGTGTAACAGATAATGGTTTAACGGATAACCGAACTAAATTTCTAACTTCAATAGTTTTACCAAACTCACTCACAACAGTTGGTAGTAATACTTTTCAAAATTGTACCCGTTTAAGTTCAATAATTCTTTCAAATTCACTTACATCAATTGGTGGTTATACTTTTGCATCTTGTGGTACACTAGATAGTGGGGTTGAAAATAATAATTTTTTAACTTCAATAGTTTTACCAAACTCACTCACAACAGTTGGTAATTATACTTTTCAAGGTTGTAATCAACTGACTTCAATAGTTCTTCCTAATTCAATAACAGGTACTAATGGTGTGGGGTCTTATACATTTGATGCTTGTACTCGTTTAAGTTCAATAACGTTCCCAACAAGCACTAATTTTACACACATAGGAACATATACTTTTAGAAATTGTGGTACACTAGATAATGGGGTTGAAAATAATAATTTTTTAACCTCAATAAATATACCGGAAACTGTTACAACAATTGGGGCGGCTTGTTTTATGAATTGCAATCGTTTAACTTCACTTGTTATACCCAATAGTGTTACAACTATGTCTAGTAGTGGTTGGCAAAGTAGTACCGACGCTGATGGTCCATTCAGAGGTTGTAGTAGATTGACTTCAATAACTCTTTCAACACACAGTAGTTTTACAACAATACCTATTTCATGTTTTTCGGGTTGTAGTGCTTTAACATCACTAACCATACCAAGCAATATTACAACTATTAACGCCGCCGCTTTTCGTGGTTGTAGTTCTTTAACAACTCTTTTTATTCCTAATACGGTTACAAGATTAAATGGAAACAACACATCGTATAGTAATACGGCAAGTGGTTCTTTTGAAAATTGTACAAGTATAACAAACATAAATATTGGTAGTAATGTTGCAACAATAGAAGTGGGTGTTTTTCGGGGTTGTACTGCGTTAGTAGAAGTTATAAATAATCGCACAGTACCACAAGCAATTGAAAACAACACATTTGGTGGAATAACACTTACTAATTGTTGTTTGAAAGTACCGGAAGGTTCTATAAACCAATATAGATCAACTAATCATTGGGGGAACGGAACACCATCTTGGCCAACCGCTAGAATTGTAGCAATAGGTTCAAACTGTCCTTCCTAACCATATTTAAAATTAAATGGGGTGATATTATCCACCCCATTTTTTTTATTCGTGTCTATCATTGTAATCTCTGACCCATGTGTCGAGTTTTCCCGAAGCCGCACCTAATCCAAAGCCATAAACCCCTAACATGATAGTTATAAACACATTGTCGTTGTCAAACAACTCGGTGTAATGTAATAACACAAGTGCTGCCCATAACAAAACAAACGGTAATAAGAATATTAAAGTTTGTAGCACATCAATTTGTCTTTTCGTTAACTTATTTCGCTTTCTCATACTACTTTTCTTTCGTTTTAATAAGGTTTTCTACAATAAATGATAAATCTATACACCCACTCATTGAACGTTGTTTTAAGGGGGATTATTCGTTGTGATTCCGTATTGTGAAAATTCCAATTCATACTTTTTATTCTATAGTAAAAATCCATGACGGTAATGTTTTCACCTTTATATTCACAACTTAAACAATTATCTTCTAATAATTTTGGTTTAAATTCATAAGCACCTTTATTTATCATATTGTTCAGGGCAACTTTTTTACAATATTCCTTAAATGTATCCAACCATTCACACCACAGAATTTCCGGGTCTTCTTTTACATTATTTTCTACCCAACAATAGAAATTATAAATATAATCCTCCATTATATTTTTAAAGTCATTACAACCCATTACGTTCTCATCCATTTCGGTTGTATTAAATTTGTTATCATTCCTCTGTGGTGAAACCTATATTTTCGTGTTTTGGTTTCATCTAAACTTTCCTTAATATGAAAATTAATGGTTTCCACTTCTTTTTCTGAATATTTTTCAACCCAATAGGTATCTTCAAGACTATTTTCAAAAACACCATTAGCGACACTATCATAATATGGTACAACAAAGGGTTCACAGTTGGTTTTTACATATTTATCAGTTTTATCTTCTTTATTAACAAATAAACACCTCATATCACCCACTTGGTATTCAAAGTGAAATGGGTTTTTCACTTCTATTTTCATACCCTCATATATTTTACTGTCTTTAATATCTTCTGTTTTTTCAGCAAAAAATATTTTGGTTTGGTTCCATTCAACACCAAACGCCATTGCTTCAGAACGTGCTATATTGGGTACAAAGAATTGTTTGTTATTTACCAATTTAAACACATAATATCTATCAGATAATTGAGATGATAGTTTAATGGTGCGGCGTTCATTTTCGGTAATTGATAATAACAAATTATTACCAATTGTGTTATCAACGGCACTTAAAACCGCAAAGGTTTGTATGTTTGGTGTATATTCAGTCATATTATTAACAATTAGATTTAGAATAAAAGTACTAATAATATTTTGAATAAAAAAAAGGTGAGTTGAATACCCACCTTTTTGATTTTAGTTTGATTTTTATACCATTTCCATTCCCTGCGGAGTGATAACCCATTCAATTTCGATAAATTCAAGCATTGAGTTAGGTTTAATCCACACTTTCGCCGGTAGTGTTCTATTTTCACGTGCTTCGACTGAATTATCAACTTCTATACGGTAGTCGCTGATACCTCTGTTTGTACGAACATCGTTCAAAATTGTGCTTGTATTAGAACGGAATTTGTTGGCTGTTGTCATATCGTTTGGAGTGAACAACAAACCTCTGTTGGCTTGTTCAACCAATTCTTTAATTCTGATCATCATACGTCTTACACCAATTCTTGTCAATGGTTCTCTATCGCCGTCATAAGAAACTTTCAAATTCTTTTGTCCCCAAGAGTATACACCTTGTTTTGCAAACTTAACGATTGGGTTAATACGACTTCCTGTTAGTATGTCGGTTTCTTCCATTTTCAGAATTTTACGAGGACCGATACAGTCTATTTGACCATTATTTATACCCGCAGCAGGATACCAAGAATATGAAGTATTGTCAATTTGAGCAATCAACTTGATAATATCTTTTGTTGGTGGTAAGAATACCGCCTTTTGTTCGTTAGCATCGAAATACTGACACCAAGGATAATAAGTCGCAACATAAGAACTATCAATTTCCGCAACATCCAAATTACCTACAACGTCAAGAGCTGAATACATATTCGCTGGATTGTCGTTTGCGCCCATTGGTTTGTCGGGGGTTGTAACAATATAAATTGTTTTTTGGTTATAATCTCTTTCAACTACGTCTAATGCTTCTTTGAACAACAATGTGTTATTGATACAGTCAATACCTGGTGTTGCCAAAACATTTATCGGGGTTGCAAATGGGTTAGCCATTGTTTCAAAACCAGCCCAAAATGCGTAGAAGTCAGAAGTTATTCCATTTGAAGGTATTCCGTAATCATCGTGTAAAACACTGAATCTTGCACCTGCGCCGGAAGCACTTGATATTCTTCCTTTGTATTTGTTACGTTTGAAATCGTCAGAAGTTGTTCTCACTGTTCTATATGGGTCCCAACCATCAAATCCACCGTAGAAACACAATGTGAATTTACGTAAAGACATATCTTCATAAATTGTTCCCAAAATATCTTCATTTGACGACAACATTGGTGGTTCATCTCCATCACCTTTTAGTTCAAGTGGTGGGGTTTGCCAAGTGAATACACCGGTTGTATATAAGTCTTTGTTTGTACCCGTACAATCAACACCGGGATTTTCGCCGTCAACTACTGTGTTGCAGTCAGAAACCCTTGAATCCAAGTGGAAACCGTCTGTGTAGTAACCGTCTGTGTATGCGCTTCTTCCTTTATATGTTAGCATATCAACGTCTATACCTGTTATGTCAGAGAAACCGAAGTATTGGCGTTTTGGTTTGATACCTTCATAAACCTGTGTGTTAAATGCCAACTGTGGTTTTTGAACATCTGAACCCAATTGTCTTACAGGATAACCCAAGAAACCACAAGGTATTGCATATTTAATGGTATCGTTATCCGCTACTTCACACATAATGAAAGAAGACCTTTGGATTGTGCTTCCGTGAACGTCACCAATTCTATTCAAAATATATCCTGAACTTGCCGGATTAAGGTTACAACCTCTAAACACTTCTAAAATTTTAACTGAACCGTCATTATCATAGAAATCACGAACTACAACATCAAATGTCAAACTATTCGGATTAATACCCTGAATACTTATTTTGCACATTGTATTGGCGGTAGCACCGTCAGATATTGTGAAGAAACGGAATAATTTTTTAACTTCGTTTGTGGCAAAACTACCCATCATTTGAGAAACAACCCAAGGCGTAACAGGTGTTCTATACGCTTCTTTATAGTCTGAAATATCACCAATTACTCTTTGAATAAGATTATCAGTTCCTCCAACTTTTACTTCAATATTGGATGATTGGGGAATGTAACCACTACCGGGATTAATTATATCAATTCTATCAACACTACCATTTCTAAGTACCGCTTCTAATACAGCGGAAACACCACCCGCTTCCGGTTGTGTTGCAACGGTGACGGTTGGTCTTGAAGTATAACCACCACCGGGATGTTGTATTCTCACTCTTTCGATTGAAGCACCAACAAATGCTTCTAGTTCCGGTTCAGGTGGTGCTGGTAAATCTCCTGTGTAATTAATACTAACACCAGGTGCACTTGTGTATCCACTACCACCACTTTCAAGTTCAATATCCACTATTCGACCTTCAATAATCACAATATTTTTAACTGTTGCAGGTCTGTCTGTTGATGTAAAGTTGGTTGGAACATATCCTAAAGGTGGTTCTATTATTATTTCAACATTATTTAATGTGTACCCTTCTTTACTTTCATCTTCTTCTTCAACTTGTTTTACAGCAATTTTTGTTACAACACCGGGTGTAAGGTCTGCATTAAACAATATTGCACTATCGCTTGCACCACCACTAGAATTGACCATTTCATAGAATAAATTGTCTTCAATAACAAAAACATATTTTTCGGTTTCACCATTTATGTCAGGTGTGTGAAATGGTTTTAATTGTTCACCCATATAATGATAATTATATGACATATTACCATTACCATCTAATGTTCTTTTAACAACAAAGATTTTACCATTATCAACTTCGGGGTCAACTATTTTTGTGAAAACCGCGGTTTGTTCAGAGTCATCAAAATATTCGGTTACAATAGATTCTGCTTGTGAATACAAATATCTTTCACCAAGATTATTAATATCCAAACTGTGATTAGGTATGTGTAGAATAGCGTTGACTGGTCTAAATTTTGGTATAATGGGTTCGTCTGAACCTTTTGAACCTAATCCATCATACAATCTCGGTATCAACATATCCGGTGGTTGAACTTCTAATCTTGTACCCACCAAAATACCTTCAATATAGTTAACGGGGTCAGTTGCTCTTTTAACAACTAAATTTTGAAGTGCAACATCATATAATTCTTCAACAAAAATAGGGGTTGTACCTTGTGCTGTTCCACCTAATACATTGTATATATAATCAGATGAACCCGGATTTAATGAAACCGTATATGAAACAAATTCACCACTATACATTTCACAAACAAGTTTAAATGTTCCAAAATCGGTTGGTGTACAACGAATACCCGCACGTGTGGTGTTTGAAAAACTTGCTGACAAACCACAAGTAAAATTAGCAGCGGTTTCACCTGCCATTGAGATATAAACTTCTTTTACATCCCACAGGAATTTATCATATTCATAACTTGTTCCACAATATCCATATACTGTTAAACCATCGCTGCTAACAATTTCACCATTCGGTCCAAATACTGTTCCACCACTGTATCCGGCGATATGTGTTCCGAAAAACTTTTGCCCATATCTGTAATCTGTGCCCGCATATCTAACAGCTGATGTAGCAGGTATTGGTGTGGTTGCATTTTCACCGGTTTGTTCAATTCTACCAACCACATATTGAACGTTGTTTTCAATTTTACCACTTGGTACAGGTTCATCAGAAAATTTTGGTAATCCATATGTTTCAATGTAGCGACCTCTTGATCTAATTACACCGATTAACATATCATCACCTTCACCTGAACCAATTGCTCTTATAAGCCATGCTTTTCCAGCACTATATCCTGATAATCCTAATACTCTTGTTACATATAATTGTGTAGATTCTGTTAGGTAATCCAATGCGATATAAGGTAACTCATATCTAGGATACTTTGAACCCGCATATTGTTCTGATGACGTACCACCAAATACATATTCAAAATTTCTCCAATTATCTATAAACATAGGAGTAAAGGCTGGACCTCTAAGTGTTTCGCCAACAAGACCAAGGCTGGTGATACCGCCTATGCTTTCCCTATTAGCGCGCATTTCAGTTTCTTTCTGATAAATGCCTGGAGTAGTATGTAATCCTTTTACATTAGTTAATGCCATTTTATTATTCTTTTATTTATATTATTTTATATATAAATAGCAGAAAAATTTCACTTTGCAATTAACGGTAAAGAAAGTGTTTATTTATTTTATCGGAAGAAAACTACTACATTTACAGGTTGGGCAAGTACAAGTATAATATTCTGTTGAACAGGTTCTTCCTTTTTCGTCAAATTTTACACACCATTTGCAGTCGCAATAACTACACACAAACGTTAGTGGAGGAAGTGCTTCACCTTTTGTTGTTTTATCTTTGGGTATTCTACCCATTCTTAAAATTTGTATATCCATTATAATATTTCTTATTTTCTATAAATAGGATTTCAATTTTATTTTTCCAATACTACCATCTGAAAGCTATTTATAATCGTATGAAAATAATTGTAATAATAAAATATAAATTAAAGGGTGTCAAGACATTAATTGGGTTGATACCCTTTTTCTGTTATTTTTCATACGATTAATAATATTATAAAAATATCAGTTATGGTAAGGAAAAAGAAGTGGACAAGAGAAATGGAAGAGGAACTATCTATGTATACCTCTCCAAGTGAAACTTATTCAGAAAGAAAATTCTGTTATGAGGCACTAAATTACAAAATCAACTTCAAGGCGAAGAATGAAAAACAAAAAGATTTCTATCGCCTAATCCACGACAAAGAAATAATATTTTGTCAGGGGTCGGCGGGTTCCGGTAAGTCATTTGTAGGTCTATCAGCGGCGTTGGATATTCTTAAAAAGAAAGATAATCCGTATCGTCAAATACTATTGATAGCACAAACTGTTCAGAGCGAATTAGAATTGGGTTTCTTAAAAGGAAGCGTTGATGATAAAATCGCACCATTCTTGGAACCTACTTGGTACAACATAAAAAAAATATTGAATTTGTCGGAAAATAGAAGAGATTCAAGGGAAATATTAGAAGAATTAAGAAAATGTAACTACATTGTTTATAATCACATTTCGTTTTTAAGAGGTGTAAATATTGATAATTCTATTGTGGTGATTGACGAGGCGCAGCAATATTCAAAATCTGCTATAAAAACTATTCTTACAAGAATCGGAAGCAACAGCAAATACATTATTTTATCAGACGTTGAGCAATGCGACAACGAAAAAATAAAGAAAAATAAAGATATGATTGGTGTTAAATATGCTATGGAAAAACTTCAAGGTGTGGATGAGGTTGGAATAATAGAATTTGGAAATGAGGATATTATTAGGAATCCTGTTATATCTAAAATTCTTGACGTGTGGGATTAAATTCCGAATACTATAAAAATAAAAATGGGATGATATTTGTCATCCCATTTTTTTATACAATGTCTATTTTGACTGTCGTGTAATTACCACACTTTTTGCACTTCATAATTCGCCACAACCACGTTTTTGAAATGTGTTGATTACCGTCACGGATTTTATACATTTCTTCTTTTTCCCAACCAATACCTTCGGAGTCGTAGTCGTGCCAACAAAAAAATCTTCTAATACAACCTTTCATGATACCTCCTCTGTGGTTTTGGTGTTTTCTGTGATAAAAACTTCCAATGGTTTTCTTGGTGGTGTAGAGGTTTCAACTCTTTCGATAATCCCATATACAAACTTATGTCCACCTTTAAATGCGAAACTAGTTATACTATCAACTGTGGCACTGTTTAATGGTTCCCAAAATTTTGTTACCACCATTCTACAAGTTGGACAAGGACAGAAAAACGCCTCCCAATACTCGCCACGTTCAACAAAAAAACTATCTTTATCCGCTATCCAAGATGCGGTACAACACTCACATTGAAACAACATGTGTGTTGGTGTTTCAAATTCTATATATTGTGGTGGAACTTTATTTCCTTTTCGACCCACACTTAAAATTTCAATTGCCATATTTATTCCGTTTCTAAAAAATGTTTTACTGCACAATCACGAACTTCGGTAGGAACGTTTTCAATCCACCCGAAGGATAATTCTCTTCCTTCCTTAATTACCACTAATTGATGTTCTTCATTGACTTTAAATCCATTGTTTTTTGCCCATCTTCTAATGTGGTTGTGTTTTCTATTTTTACGCATAACTATTTTTTTTTAATGATTAATAACTTTTATTTTTTACATATACCCATAACCCTTAAACTTTTCAATAAGTGGTTCAATGATGTTTAAACGCACTGTATCAGAATATTTTTCTATTGGGGTAAAAAACTTAATCCAATTGGATACAAAACCTGTCATAACAAATTCGGTATGGAGTGCCGTTGGTAAAATGTTTACAGCCTCTTCGTGTTCCACACCACAATCTATTATTTCAAAATATTTGTTTTCAGCAATTTCTAACCCTTCCACAAATTCTTTAACAGAAGAACTTGGTTCGTATGCGTTTAAATTTTCATCACTTATCCAATTTGGTTGAATGAAATATATATCGCGTTCAAGTATCCGATCCTTTTGTGTTGTTATGAAAAACAAATCATTATCCATTAATGTAATTGCGGTGTTTCTATCCGTACCAAACCGAACCGATACCATTTTTTCATGGTCTTTTGTTGGTGAACAAATATATTCAATATCTTCTGTCCACCCATGTTCTAAAAGTGTGCGATAGTTGGTTGTAACATTAAGACTATAACCGTTATTATCATTTCTTACTCTTGAATAATGGTTATTTTTGTATTTGTATAACCACTCATTACTCCACTTGGTTTCAGGGTGTGTTCTTCTTAAATATACTGCACCATGATTACATATATCCCAAGTTTGTGATTTATCATTACATAAAATACCAATCATATTTATTTGGCGATACACATCATTCAGAAGGTCATTTTTATTGGGACCCCCCTCTTCCACAGGGGGGTTGTATCCAATAGGTCCAAATATCGGACTCGCACTATGTTTGATTAGTTTCATATCACATTGATTTGACACATTCTCATTACTGACAGCGCAGCATTATGGGTTTCGGGGGTTACACCCGCACATGCTTTTATATCCACAGTAACTTTCAAATGGGGAAACGCTGTTTTTATAATAAGCGCGTTTGTGATAACACAAATGTCTGTACATAATCCACATAACTCAACCTCTTCCGTTTCATATTTTTGAAACAATGGTACATTTAACCAAAAGAATGTCCCAAAGGTTTCTTTTTGAAAGGGGTAATGTTGCATATTATCGGGGTCTGCCAAACCCTCATAAATTTTATGACCCCATGTTCCTTCAATACAGTGTGGTACGGGTAACGCCTTACCCTCCGGTGTTTCAAGGTAGTTGTCATAATGGGTATCCGCTGTAAAATATACTACACTACCATCATACTCCTTTATTTTTTGTTTAACTACCGGTATAATTTCTTGTGCTTCTTTGGTGGTTAATACACCACCTTCACCGCAGAAATCATTCTGCATATCAACTACTATTAATATTTTATTTTTCATTTTATTAAAATTTAAGGGTTTAACAATCCGTTATTTGTTTTACAATAATCTTCGTATTCAAATCCATTTGGTCCAAATAGTGGTATGGGGTGTATTTTATGTTGAGCCATTTCATTTCTTGTCAAAATAGCGTCATCAACTCTTTGGCAACCCGAACTACCATTCATAATGAAATCATCAAGTTGTTCATAAGTGAATCCCAATTCTTCTTCGTCGGTTTGTCCTACCCACAAACCAGCAGAAGGTGGTTTGTTGATAATACAATCAGGTACTTCCAACCATTTGGCAAGTATATAAACTTCCCGCTTGGTTAAATTTCCTAATGGGTTTAGGTCACTACCCATATCACCCCACTTGGTGCAATACCCAACATATCTTTCTGATAGGTTACTTGTGCCTATTACCAAACGACCATTCAATTGTGCCCATTGATAAAGATATGTCATTCGGATACGCGCTTTTGTGTTTGCATACACTAACCGTTCTTTGTCAGATAACTCTCTTTCATCACCGTCAGGTATATAACAAAGGGTGTTAAATGTATTTGTAATATCCCACTCGTGCCAACGAAACTCAAATTGATTTATCAATTCCTTTGCATGATCATAACTTTTATCACTTACCATAGCGTAACCACAGGGTAACATTATTAAGTGACAATCAACCCCCGCTGTTTGACATAATCGAGCAACGACAGCACAATCAATACCACCACTCATTCCAAGTACAACCCCCTTTTTACCCACTTTCTTTTTTAACCACAATCCTATGGCGTGGATATACTGACTAACGTTTTCGTCTGTTATAAAAAAATTTGAGTGTTTCATTGGTATAATTCGGGTTTAGATTTATAAATTCTATTCGACTCATATTTAATACGATCTCTGATTGCATCAAACTTATTAATGTAAACAAATTTACCGTCAATGTAGAAATCACGTAAGCAATTGGTTTCACCCATAACCTCAACATCTTCCGGTGTTAAACAATCTTTCATTTCCCAATCTTCTTTAATGTTATTCCAAATAACAGCGACCATACCCTTTTGGGATTTTTTGAAGTTGTCGTTATCAGTTTTTGGGTTTTTGAAAATCATTTTGAAGGTTTCATATTCTATTTCGGCAGTACCTTTTAGAGCAAAACCAAACGTATCCCTTGTGTTGTATTGATAAGTGAAACTACCAATACCCAAAATCGCATTAATTGTTGCAAAACCTTTGGACATTAAACCCTTACAAATTCTTATTGCTCTATCGGGGGTAATGGAATCACCATAAACAACCCCTATGTGTGGATCAAGTTCTCTAAAACCTTTGTGGTTGACGATACCACCAAAAATTTCCCACAAACGTTCTACTAAACCCTTTTCAATAGATTCAGACTCAGGTTGTGCTTTACATTTATTTCCTTTATCATCTACCATATAAACCACTTTACCACAAATAATATCAACCGGTTCTCCGCTGTCGGGGCGAATTAATATTTTACCATGACGGTTCATTATTTCCTTTTTCAATGCGGGAAGAACTACATCCACAATGTTCCAAAAATCATAAGTGTCTGAAACAATAGATAGGTTTCCGCTTGGATGAACCACGGTAATCAAATGACGAAATGCTTCAATTTCCTTTTCACCGTAACTACACATAACAGAGTGTTCGGTTGAAGGTGTGTATCGCATTACATCATAATCCGCATCATAAAACGTTCTCAAATATTTTCTTGCTGAAATCGTTGCTGACACACCAAAACTTGTTAAGTGTCCTGCACCTGTTCTGTATCCAACTTCCGGGCTTGGCATACCACGCATTGAGAAATCCCCCGCTTGAAAAAATACTCTGCTAATATCATCGGTTGTTAGCGCAGCATAGTGGCTTAATATTCGGCGGTAAAAATCTGCTGTGGTTGCCGCTGTCATTGGCTGCCAAATATACGCAGATAATTGAGTTTCTAAATAACCGGGCAACCAATAAAAATTCGGTAATGTATTTTCAATGGTAAACATTGGGCAACCAATTGGTACAAACGCCCCTTCGGGTAGTGCTTTAACCCTGATAGGTAAATATCCCAACTTATGAAGTTCCCTTATGTGGGTAGATTTGTGGTTATCCACAAAATGACGATTTGTTTCCCAAAAAATGTTTTTGATTTCTTCCTCATAGGATTTAACAACAAATTCCACATCTCTTTCAAAAAAGTTTTCCTTGAATGATTGTGTCATTTCACCTAACGCACCTTGTAATCCGAAGAAACAAACGTGATTAACACCGGGAACCCTTGATTTTCTTGGTGTCCATGTTTGGTACACCCACGACAACCCCGCAGGATATTGATCTTTGTGACACACCTTATATCCGTCTGTCCACAAAATAGGGTTTTTGTCTAATTTTTCAAATTCAAACATATTATTCAAAATTTATGGGTAAAACATTAATTCTTTCAATGAAATCACAAATTTTATCTCTGATAACAGAGTTACTTGTGTATATTCGATTTATCGGGGAAACACCTTTTTCTAACAATTTTCCTTGAAATACAGAATTTTCAAGGTGGGTTACAACCAAGGTAACATCTTCTACACCCAATCCTCGAAGAATAATTCCTGCTTTGAAAAATGTTCCACCGAAACTACATAAATCGTCAATTATGATTGCTCTCTTACACCCATTTGGTAATACTTCTTCAAGTTCCATATCCGTTATCCACCCTGTTGCCTCATCTCGTTTTTTCTTGAAGAAAACATAATTGAACTCTTTTGTTATCCTTTCCGCTTTATAACGATCTATTGCACCATAATCAGGAAAAACAATACAATCTGTCTTTTTGTCAAAATTTGTTTCTTCAACAATTCTATCAACCCATTCTAAAACAGGATATTTTGCAGTAGCGTTTTTTAACAACCTAATTGATTCTTGTGAGTGTGGTTCAAGCACAATCACTTTATCAAATTTCAGATTGTTTATGAGTTTACACGCATACGGCAACGAATGAACATCGTTTGATGCCATTTTTCTATCCATACGACTGTATGGCATATACATTACTCTTAATGTATTTTCGCTTGTGATTGTGTTGTTATCAATATCCCACTTCACAAACGCCAAGTGAACAAAATCTTTATCATCTTCATAATAAAAATCAACGACATTGTTGTCGCCAATAATGAAGTCTTTAATTTTACTTTCCTTATTGGGAAAGACTTCGATTTCTACCTTTTTACCATTTACTAAAATCATTTTGTTATTTTTTTTTGGTTTAACGTTTAATAAAAAAATTACATATTTATCCGATCCTGTGGAAACAAAAACCCACTAAAAAGTTAGTGGGTTTACTATAAAAATTTAAAATCATATTCAGAATAATATTACCAAGGAAATTCTTCACTATCCATAATAAAATTTTGATACCCCTTTATTTGGGTCATATTGTAATCAAAACGCTTTTGAAGAAAATCATTTTCTTTTTTGAGATAATTGATTCTATCAATAATCATTTCTCTTTCCAATTCCCATTTCGGACACATTTTTATTTCTTCTTCCCGTTCTTCTTGTGGGGTTTCAGGTTTTATTGTTAAATTTACTATTTTTTCAACCAACCTATCAACTTGAAATGGTTTACAAATGAAATCATTCATTCCTGCGTTAAGACAACTTTCCAACCCATCTACCTTATTGTTTTCGTTTGTACTTAAACCGATAATGGGGGTGGGTTTATAACCGGAGTGTGATTCAATTGCTCTAATTCTTTGTGTTGTTTCATAACCGTTCCAATGGGGCATTGTAATATCCATTAATATAACGTCAAAGAATTGTCCCCAAGCGGCAAAGTCTTGAAATTTTTTAATACATTCTCTTCCGTCATTTGCTACGTGGATACTACCAACTATTTTTTGAAGACTTAAAAGAATAATTCTTTGGTTGATGAGGTTATCATCCACAATAAGAATGTTAATATCTTTCAAACTCTTTTTGGGTTTTTCACCACCTTGTTTGAAAACTTTCAAAAAATCTTTTTCCATTTTTTCTATTTTATTTGTGGCGGTTTTCATACCACCCAAAAAACACATAGACATAATATCTTCTATCGGTAATCCCTCACAGATTTCTCTGTGGTCATATACAAACCTTTTTATTTCGGTTTTTACATCATCTTTTAATTCTTCTTTTACTTGATTCATGATTTATTAGTTTTTTATTTTACTTATTATTGGTGTTACCCATTTTCTTTCCTCATTACAATTATTACACAACATTTTAGAGTGATTAACTATGTGTCGTACTTTACCACATCCGTTACATACCGAATATTTTGTCTGCATTGCTTTATATTTAATCGTTTCATTAAATATACATACTATCTATTTATAAAAAAAGTTTTTGTAGTATGGATGGGGAAAAGGTAATAAGATGTGTGGCACTTTCGGCAGCGTCGCTTTTGTTTATATTTATTCTGTCTGTTATGGTTTATATAGTTTCTATAATATAATGCGTCAACCAACAAAAAATAAACAAGTTCTACCAATAGAGAAACCCGATAAAAAGAAGGTGAAGCAACATATTCAACCTATCAAAAATGATATTAAGTTTTGGGTGTTCAAGAAATTACCTGTTTTAAAAAGAAAGGAAAAGGGATTTAAAGAAAATAATTATCCTACAACTTCAAATTTAGAGGTATTGTTTCGAGAACAGTTTCTTGATAAGTTGGGTATAAAATACATATACCAATGGGTCGCACCAACCAAAAGGGTTTATGATTTTGCTATTCTCACAATAGACGGTGGTATGATAGATTATTTAATCGAAATACAAGGTACGTTTTATCACGCCGACCCACGATTTTATGATCACAACAACCTCAAATATAACAATCAAAAAAGACAAATTAAGATTGACGAACAAAAACTAACGTGGGCAAACCAAAATGGTTTTGTGTTAATGCAAATTTACGAAGAGGATATAAAGAAAAATCCCAAAAAAGTTTTGGATATGGTGCGTTCAAGAAGTCAATGCACACTATAACTTTTAATGATTATCCGCAATTATACCCCCTTTGGGTAAAATCAAATTTTCTTCATATTTGAACACATAACCTAAACATTCGGTATCACCTTTTTTTATGGTACTTCTGAATGATTTCGCTCTTTCGCCGTGTCCACCAAATTCAAAAGTGTGAAAACACTGACCCCGCCTGTTATATAGACATACTTCACATTTTTTAATTTTCATCTTCTTCTTTTTATCTAATGATTATTCATCGAAAGGGTATAATTGCGGATAATCATTTTAACTTTTCTATAAATTTTTCTACTAATCTATTAATTGTGTCTTGTTGATTACGTATAATTTCATTTTGTCTTTCAACTTCGGAATTTGCTTTATCACGTTCTTCACGTAATTGATCCATTTTTATTTCCAATAGTTTAAAACTTATATCCATTAATTTTCTTCCATCTAAAATCATAATCGTTGGTCTGTAAATGGTTTAAAAGGTAATTTTGGTATTTCACTAATAACCACCCTTACATAGGGGTTGTTAAGTTCAATCTCCACAAACTCATTGTAAAAATTCGTTTCAACGTATTTGTAAACAGCGTCATTAATAATCGGTGTCGGATTACCATCAGCACCACTGTATAAAAAAATTCCTATTTTTCCAACAGTATCATCCCCATTTTTGAGGTCTTGTTCAAAAAGTTCAACATATTTGTTCATATCTTATATAAATTTTTTGGTATATCCACTAACTTTATCTACACACATACTTTCTTGTTGAGATAACATACTATTAACCCTCTTCCAAAAAGTTTTTATTGCCGCATCAAGTGAACTACATGTTCTATCAATGTCATACCACTCTTCCCAAAAGAACCATTTCTTATCCATTCTTTGAATAATGTATTCCGTTGAACCGTCTTGCGATAAAACAATGTTATTGGAATAATTTTCAAAAATATCATTTGGATGCACGTCTTCTATATTAGCGACTTTTTGGTTATTTCGTATAACAATACGAAATCTTTTAATTACTTGTTGTACTTTCTTGTCTGTTAACATATTCAAACTTTTCTTTTATTTTAGTATCGTAATAATTCATTAAAAACGGACTACCATCTACCATACCCATAAACATAAAATATTTGATTTTATTATTCTTGGTATACTTTTGAAGGAAGTTATATAAATCTATAATAATTTCTTGATGTTTTGAAAATATTAGTTCAATATTATCGTTGATTTTGATAATAAGATTTGTCTTATATATCATAATATTCTTAACTTCATTATCTGAAAGTAAAATATTATTCAGAATATAAGTTATATCTACTTCATTATTGTTGCCCATAATATTGAACATTTGTTCGGTATGATATGGGGATTTGTCAATAATAATAAAACTATCGTGTTCTGTTTTTGTTTCAACTTTCACATTAATTAGTTTTCCGACCTCATTTCTTTCTTTTAGTGCTATTGTGAGGTCTTCACCACGTTCAATTAATACAACTTCATTATTTAGTTTTACAGGTTTTCGGTATTTGAAAACGTATTTCTGTGGTAAAACCACTTTTTTACTTTCTTCCGTGATTTCCCACATTCGATTTAATGCGTCTTCTTTAGAAACAAACTGCTCAACTATTTTTTTCTTTTTTCTAAATTCGGTTAAGACAATTGCGTATTTGAGTTTTAATCTTTCTTCAAGTCGCTTTTCTTTACGTTGTGCATTGGAACATTTTCTTGAACAAAACTGTCCAATATAGTTTTGCATTGTTTTCTTCCGATATTTTTCACCACAGAAAATACATTTATAAGAGCGTTGTCTTTTAAATTCTCTTTCTTTATGTTTTTCACGGTATTCGGGTTTTTTCTTTTCCGTTTCAAACCAATACTTTTTCCTATTCTTTGCTTTTAATTTTTTTTTATATTTAGCATAGTTGGCGGCGGTCATTTTCTTTTGAAAACGCTTTTCTAAACCTTTATTAACACCCTTGAAATTCAGGTGGGTGTGTGGTCTTTGCCATAGTTCTTTATTACCTAATAAAATACATACCTTTGTGTTTTTATTGATATAATAAACTTTGGAATAGTCAAATCTATCACCATGAATAGATTTGGCTCGCTCTATGAACTTTTGTTCTCGTTCTTTCCGCCCACTTTCTGTAACAATTATCGGCATAACTTATCATAGTCAATTTGTCTTGTGGTTGCCTTACCGTCAGGTTTCTGAAAAACCAAAAAATTACTATGAAAGCATCTACTGTGTTCTTGTTTCTTAATTGCGCCGATTAAGCGCGACTTTGCGGTAAGTATAAAACTATCTATGGTATAAAATCCCAATTCTTCCGCCATTTTCCAACTCCAAAATGGAGTCATATATTTCTTCCGCCCACTTATAGTTTCCTGTGTTTTAAATACACAAAACCCACCCGGTTGCAAATACTTAAAAGCATTGTAAAGAAAATGACGATAACTTTTAAATAAGTTGTCAATAGGATAATATCCCTGAAATCTCTTAACAATAATACAAGAGTGTGGGTCTTGTAACTGTTCAGCCTTCACAGACCCCGAACACACAAAAGGTAAATCAATATTAATGCTTTTTAAAGAATTAATTTCAAGTGGCCACTTACCTAATGGTTCAATTTCTATCACACCTTCGGCAATTGGAAAAACATCAAACTTATGTTTGGGTGGGTTTATATTAAATTCCCCACCCTTACCATAATATCCACCTTTAGAATATGTTGGATCACATTCGTAATCTTCGCTATTAAGATATAATTTTTGAATATTGTACAGAATTTCAAATTGATTATCCGATACACTCTTAATAATGTCTTTATATTCTACACCCATTTTACTCTTTCTAAATTTTCGAGAAGTACAACCCCAACATTAATATAATCTCCCATATTGTGATTTAACACAAAAGTTTCATCTGTTATATCTTCACAGAATTGCATTATATTAAGTTCATATAAAACATAACCACTTGCAACGTTTTCGTGTTGTTCAACGTAAATATCGAACTTATTATCAAATGTTGCTGCAACAGTAATTGCTACCACATTCATTAGTTCGTCAATTTTTTGAAGTGTTGTTTCGGTAGAAGTTTCTGTATCAAACCTAACAATATACCACAAATTCATTTGCCAACGATAATCACCCTCTTCCCACAGCGGAATTGTGATAAAATCCTCACTACAATAGGGGATAAGTTTCTCAAATACTTGTTCTTTCATTTTTATTTTATTTACATTATTTCTTTATTTCCACAAAACATACACGTCATCATTCTTGTTTTGCTATCAGCAATCCTCATTTTACCACAGTTTGGACATCTTAATTTTTCAACAGCCCAAACTATGATTAATGATATGAATAATATTATGTATAATACTATTTTCATGTTGTTCCGGTGTGACCAAATCCACCCGCACCGCGTTCAGTGTTACTCAATTCTTTTACCTCTCTTAATTCGGTAAATGCTTCACTTGAAACCGGACACAAAACCGCTTGTGCAATTCTATCACCATTATTAATTGTGAAGGGTTCATTTCCCAAGTTGATTATGATAACACCAATTTCACCACGATAATAGGTATCAATAGTACCCGGTGTATTTACCATTCCTATTCCTTGTTTTGCTGCCAACCCACTTCTTGGGCGTATTTGTAATTCAAACCCATCAGGAATACTTACATAAAGTCCGGTTGGAACAACTTTGCGTTTCATTGGTTCCAAAATTATCGGAGTTTCTATAAACGCTCTCAAATCAAAACCCGAATCACCTTTACTTGCATACACAGGAAATGGGTTGTTTGATTTATTTACAATCTGTAAAAGGTTTTTCTTACCGTCTTTACCTAAATTACCCCTTCTACCTATTTCGAGGGTTAACATTCTTTCGGTTTCATCATCTTCAATATAAAAATTATCACCACGACCGAACACATAATTTTGAAGCAACTGCCCAAGGCGTTGGTCGGGATAAATGTTCCAAAGTTCGCGAACTCTATCTAAAACTCTGTCTATTCTTTTTGGGTCTCTCATTGTATAACTTTTTTAATGTACATTATTTCTTCAACTTCTACTTGTTTTCCCTTTAATCGGGAATACGAACTATTTTTCTTTTCTAAATTTACTATATTTGTATCGTCTAAACAAATTTTATTCGCTTTATCACCACCCCTATTACCGTCAAATGTAAGGGCGTACCCACATTTTAATTCATTACAATATTCAACCAATTCAGATGTATCTATTCCACCGTGATACATACCACTCTTTTTCTCTGTTGGGTATGGTGGGTCCATAAAAACGAAATCATATTCATTTGGAGTAATGTTTCTGTAATCTGTGCACAGGAATCCCACATCAAAATAATTCAATAGTTCTGACGTATCGTGTAATATCTTTCTCATTTTGGAAGGTTCAATTCCACCACGTGAAAAATGACATGAACTATTAAAATGACCTTTTGAATTGTAGCGGATTAATCCATTAAAACAAGTCCTTAAAAGAAACAAGAAGTTAATGGCGTTTTTTAACCTGTTGTGTAATCCACTATTAAATTCATCCCTAATATAATTAAAATGAAATTTACGATGTTCTTCGATAGTATCTCCCATACGTTGATTGAAGTATTTCCATTCTCTCTCATATCCATTTGATAATAAATCGGGGTGTGTTTTTATGTGTTTCCACAGATTAATTAAATCGGCATTGGTATCAACACACACATAATTTTTATACCACGCTTTATCAATATGTCTTCCTGACAATAACTCTAATGTGACAGCGCAACTACCGCAAAATAATTCATAAAATGTTTCACCGCAAAACAATTCATCCATTGTTCCACGTTCAAGCACATTATCTTTAAAATATGGAAAATGTGATATTATTTCGGGTGCAATGGGGCGTTTTGAACCACTCCATTTTATTGGGGATAATTCTTTGCTCATATATATAATTCGGGTAATGGTATTTTTTCGTATTCCATATTATATATGAATCCTATTACGAAATGTGTTTCACATTTTTCGTGTTCCTTCACATGAATAAAAATTTTGTTGTATTTGTCCGGTTTAGATTTATACAATACACCGCCTCTATGTATGTTCTCCGAAGCGAAAAAGGTGGTTTCGTCATCAATGGTATAAATCTGTGTTCCAAAACCCGTACAAAACGCAGGATAATATCTTTTAAAATGAGGTATGTTACCACTTTGTAACTCATTAAAAACTTTTTCAAAACAATCATAACAATAGTGTTTGTTATCAATAGTCAATTCCCCCTCATAAGGGTCGGCGTGTATGCTATGAGTACATACTTTACAAATTTTTATCATATCGAATGGATTTAAAATCTTTATTTCTCTCAAATAAACCCACTTTTTGTATGAAAACCAATTTTATCGAATAGATTTGTTGTAAATGTATAAGGCGTTGCGGAGTTCAAATAGTTGTTGTAACCTACCTGACCGCCTGAGTACCTTAAAAATAATGTTGTGATTATCCTGTTCACCACCACTCTTAATAGCAAATTTTCTCATACCCTTGATTTTAGACCATAGTTGATTACATTTCTTCGCTAAAACCAACATTTGTTCATCGTTTTGTTCGGTTACGAACTTTCCGTGTTCTATGTTGTAGTTGTCTATGATATTGATGTATTTTGCTGCCTTGTTTTTGATGTATTCTTTTTGATATGTAACCGGTTCCGGTTTTTCGGGTTTTTGTATCCATTTGTTACTTTCCAATGAATACCGCCCATTTGAAATAGCGGGGTCTGAAATATCCTCCACATATAATTCAACATCATATCCAAATATTCTTATTTTCTTGGTGTCATTCCACACAGTCTTTTTGCTATCCATATATTCTCTGACAAAATTTGTTCTTTTGTCAATATCATTGAAATCATATATTATATGTAAATCCACATCAGAATATTTTGACCAATTATAACCCACTATACTTCCCACTATGTGAATATCTTTGGGTTCAGCGAAGGGTAGGTTAAGTTCTTCTATGAAATCGTCTGCAACTTCAAGCAATCGAAGTCTTGTTCTCTTCGGTAATTTTTCACCATCGGGAAAAAATTTGGGGTTTAACTCCGACTTCGGTTGAAATGAATTGAGATTTATTTGTGAGGGGTCTACGTCTTCTTGAAAGTTGTTTTCAACGAGTAACTTTGTTGAGGATTTTGTTTCACCCTCAAAAAGTTTAATGAACATTCTTCTTATTTTTCTATCAAAACCACCCTTCAACACTTTGTAAGAAACTTCCAACTGTGGTCCGTCTATGTTGTCGGTATTAACCTTTTGATCCTTCTCTAAAACATTGGTTTTGACCAAATATTCGACCATTTTATTTTTAGAAAAACCACGTGATCGCCAAAACTCACCAACATTACAGGTAATTGGGTGTTCCAATAACGATTTTAAGAAATCCTGTAACTCTGCTCTGAACTGATAAAAAGTTACTTCTTCCCTATCCTCTTTCAAAATATCATTCTTAATTTTATGTAACTGCTCTTCGGATATTATTATGGTTTTCATTTGCCATTCAATTTACTTATAAATAGAAAAATTTAATTTTCAATGCTATTTATTAAAAAAACTTATTTTTATGCAAAAGTTCAATTTAAAGGAATATGTTGATAAAACTGTTAAAGAGGTGTTGAGTGAATCCAATTTTGGTGTTAAACCTACTGCTCAACCTGTTAAGACTATTAAAACTAACACTATAAAAGAAAACATTAACGCTATTCAAAAAAATTACAAGTTACTTCGTGAATACATTGAGTGTGAAAACACAGAAGAATTTGGTGGCGACCAAATGTTGGATAGTGAAATTAGTATGATTGATACGGAAACCCCCGAAATTAATAAATTCATTGAGAACATTAAATCGGAATCGCTCGATGCAATGACCCAATTATCTCGAAATGGTGAAAGCAACAGCCAAGCATTTGAAACCTTGAAGAAGGTGTTTGATATTTGTCATAACACACAAAAAAAGAAAGAAAAGGCGGTAGAATAACAAAATTAATATCTATTTATTACTAAAATAATCATATAAAAATAAATATAATGAACCAATATAAACTATATTGTATCAATGAGAATAAGGGGTTTATCGTAAAAGGATTTAACACAACTGATAAATCCAAGATCAAGAACGAAGTTAAAACCTACTTATCGAATGTATATCCCGGAAGCAAATTAAATGAAAGTTTCATTATCACTTCCAACCCACAAAGTTATGGGTTAAATCCGAAAGACACTTCATCTTGGATAAATCTCCAAAGAGAAAGTCAAGTACATCAACTTACTAACCAAATATATGAATCTATCACAAAAAATAATCGTATATCAAGTTTGGTTGGTCAAAATGTAAAAGAATTGAAGAAAGAGAGTATTGTGAATCACCTTACTAATCTTATTTATGAATCTATTAACGAAGGTCCATTATCGCCACTTGTTCAAAAGGCGATGGGTACTTTACCAAAAGTAAATGACGAAGCTTTAGAAGCGTTCAAAAAAATCATTACACAGGCTTGTAGAATGTCACCGGAGTATATGGATTTAGAACAAATCGCCGCCGAAATCAAAAGAAAATTAGATGAAGTAATCGCCGAAGAAGAATTTGATTACGAAGAAGAACACGGTATTGGTTCATTAGACAGGTATCGTGATACTTTTGACAAAGAAGATTTTCGTGAAGGTGTTCAGAGAATGGTTTCACAAAATATCAATGAACTTTTGACCGAAGCATATAATGATTCGGTTGATGAAGGAATGTTTGGTATTAGAAATGCTTTGAGAAACATAGGTGGTAGTATTACCGGAAGTGGTACTGTACCACATAAAGTATTAGTAGCAGCAAGAAAAATTGGTTCTGCGTTTAAAAATTTTGAATCTGCGTGGTTAAAACATGCTAAATTTTTAGGTGATAATCCGAATGTTCCAATTGACCCAACAGCATATTTGACAAGCGTTGAAGCCGCTATCAAAAGGGTTCCAAGACTTAAAGGTGTGAAAGATATTAGAACACCACAAAGAGACGAATTGAAAGGTCAATATTTTGCATCTAAAGCCGGTATGGATTATGAAATAAAAAGGTTATCAGGACAACAAATCGCTGCTTTAAATCAGACAATAGAGGGTCTTAACAGTGAAATAGAAAACTTACAATCCACGGATCAACAGAGTAAAGAAATTATTGACGGATTACGTGCCGCCGGTATTAATATGGAAAATGAAATTAAAGCATTAAATAACACAAAAACTGATCAAGCCGAAGTAATAGAGAGGTTACAAAATGATGCTGTTGATTTTGAAAATAAAATTAAACAATTAGAACAAACAGGTGCTGTTGATAAAAGAGTTATTAATAAGTTGTGGCAACGACTTAATATAACTAAAAAAACCTTAAAAACACGAACACAAGAACGTGATAGTGCAAATGCTATGGTAGATCATCTACATACAGTAGGTGATTGGGGTACAATGTAAAAAATGAAAGTTTATAAAAAAACCTATTTACAATGTGGTAAATAGGTTTTTTTTTTATTTTCATATTAAGAGGTCTATTGTTAAAATTTTAGATAGTTTTTCAACTGTAAAGTCTGTTTCTTTTGCTAAACGATTAGATTGTTGTTCTAATGTTTTTTCAAAGAAATTTCTTACAAAACGAGCATTACCAAAATTGCGGTCTTTATTTTCAATTACTTGTTGAAAATGTTTCTTCAAAATATTATCAACATTCTTATCCAAATGATATTCAAAATTTTTAACATTTGTTTCAAAAATTCGATATAATTCTTCAACAGAATAATCTTCAAATTCAATGTATCTGTTGAATCGTGATTCTAATCCAGGATTGGAGTTGATAAAAATTTTCATTTCGTCAGTGTAACCTGCAAGAATAACCACTAATCTATCTCTATCATCTTCCATACGTTTCAATAGCGTTGCGATTGCTTCTTTTCCAAAATCATTTTGACCACCCGAAATCAAAGAATATGCTTCGTCAATGAACAAAACACCATCCAATGCGCTATCAATAATTTTATTGGTTTTTACCGCAGTGTGTCCAACATATTCACCAACCAAACCTGAACGGTCTGTTTCCACAAGATGCCCACTTTTTAGTATTCCCAATTCTTTGAAAATCGAACCAACAATCCTTCCGACAGTGGTTTTTCCTGTTCCAGGATTACCTGTAAAAACACAATGATAATTAAGATTAGAAGATTTTAAACCCCTTTCTTTTCTCATCTGTTGTATTTTAATAAAGTTTGATAATGTGTTTATTTCAGATTTAACACTTTCAAGTCCTATTAATTCTTGTAGTTCTTGTGGGTTTTGAATAATAATCTTTATTGGTTTTTCTGTTGAGGTATCTATTAGTTCTTCGATTTCATCCATTTCCCTTTCCATTTCCTCAAGCATTTTACCTCTATCTTTTTGTTCCTCCAATAACTTATCCAAGCGTCTATTCATATCATTTGATCTTTCAATCATATCTTTATATTCCTGCTTCATATATTTATTTTTTAAATTTAATATACACAAAATTCTATATCAAAACAATATAATTTACATTTATTAATCCGATCCTACAATAAACTATATTTTTTCTATTTATAGAAAACTAATTTGTAGATGTTCATAAATGGTGGTAAAAATAATATAAATCCAACACGTGGGGATTACCCACATAGTTTTGGTGAACCGTGGCGTAAAAAATTAGCACTCGAAGCATTTCTTGACCAAGCGTATAATCCCAAACTTATGTCGGTGGAAGATATTGACGCAAGTTTCAAGGAGTGGGTTGAGCGTGAGTTGCAGATAGTGTATAACAAACAACTTGTACCAACTCAATTTTTATTGTCAATACAAAGACTTAGTGATTTTGGTAAGAATTGGAAAATAACAAATAGCGAAGGTGAAATGTTGTTGTCGTTCAAAACCATATCACGAGAATTAGCACCACAACAAGGAACAATACACGGAAAAATATTTAACATTCCCGGTGAATCAACATTTCCTGTTTGTTATATTCCAATCGTTGAAAACGGTGTTGAAGGGTATGATGTTATCTCAATGAAACAACCTGTTGCGATTGATCTTAAATACACTGTATCTATTTTTAGTGTGAAAATGGAAACAGTAAATAAGTTCAACACAATGATACTTGATAGGTTTAAAGCATTACAAGCATATCTTCGTGTTAAAGACACTTATTATGTGTCAATGGAATTGGAAAAGGTTGGTGACGAAACTAAAACGGATTTAGAAACAAGAAGATATTATCTTCAAAACTACGAAATACTTGTAAAAGCATATATTTTACAAGAATCTGATTTTAAAAGAGAACGATTGCAAAACAGAGTTTTGGTGTCAGTGGATACCGAAGCGAAATACAAACCGTGCGCCACCATTGTAGAAGATGATTGTTGTCCTGGTAAGGTGGATTTGGTTGTGGATTTTCCTGTTAATTCTCGAAGTTACGCTAAATTCAGATTAGATGAAAATTTGTATGTACACTCCGTTTCAACCGACAATATTCGCTCATTTACTTTAAAACGTAATGACGAATCTATCAATGTTTGTGGTAATGGTTTTAGATTGTATGAACATGAAAAGGTGGAAATTCATTTCAAGAAGTGGGATAACTACGCACCCGCCAAAATTCGTTTCAACGCAGAAATAGTTTGTTGTGAAATACCCAAGAACATTTATGATTGTATTCTACCTGATATTATAAGTGATAGTATCTCTATTGGATTTGTTAGTTGCGAAATACCGGATATAATAAGTGACACCGTATCATTAGGTGTCACCTGTACTCTCCCTGAAATTGTTAGTCAGGTTGTATCTTTTAATGAGGGTTAAATCTCATTCAAGACCTTATTTAATTTTTTCGTATACCCATAATTTGTTTTTTCATTTATAGATAACAAGGTATTAACATCAATATCTGAATACTTTCTGATATGTTCCCTCAACTTGGTCTGGGATATCGAAGTATGTGTTGTCAAATATTTACCAATTTGTAATAAAAGTGGTTTATGTTTTTCCAACAACGCAACGGTATTTTGCATAATTCTTCTCAATTCAAGAACCGCGTCTTTTTGTGTATCGTAATCACTATGTTCCTTCATTAGACTATCATCATCTTCTGCTAATGTAAAAACACCTAACCGACCTTTCAAATTCCATTTTCTATACGACCTAATCACTAAACCGGTTGCATACTCTAAATCACTCGATGCACCCGTACTAATTAATTCATCACCAAAAACAATAATTTCTGCTGCTCTACCCGCAAGCGAAACGCTAATTTTCTTATCAATAATATCTCTGTTTGTTATAGAATCTTCTTCGATACGATCAAGCGTGAAACCACTATTAACAGGATCGGTTGTAACAGACAAAACTTGTATGGGAAGTTTATTGAATAGGGCGACCATAGCAACAGCATGTCCGGCTTCGTGTATGGCGGTTAATGTTTGTAAATCATTACCCTTGTTATTTCGTAAACTTTCTAAACGTAGGTGAATTTTATGTTCAGTATTTCCAACCAAACTACCATTCTCATAAAATGAAACTAATATTTTTTTATTCTTATACGAATATTCAATAGTATCACAATATATTTCATTAACGTTTTTGTGTAATAACGTATTGGCAAAATTTGACTTAATCAAGTCATTAATACCTGTCTGTAATGGTCTAACCCCAAGTGTTGGAAACACGTTTTCTCTATACACAATTGAATGAATAGATTTATCGAACTTCAATTCTATGTTATATGTTTTTTGAATGTACTCCGAATAACTATTAAGAATATTCCGAATAATAATTTTATATGATTTAGAATCTAATGAGGGATAAATTATGAATGTATTACCCAATCTTGAAACGTGTTCTGCTCTATATCTATCCATTAGTGCTTCTTTGACTTCAACGATAGATATTTTTTTGGATATTTTATTAAATTCGTCAGCGGATATATCGGCACTGAAATCCGAGTGCATACCGTGATACGCTTCATCCAAATTGAGAAGAACGAATATCAAACTACGTTTATAATTTACTTGTGGTTTTTTTGAACCATTGATAAGGTCATTCCGAAGTGTTGTGAGAAAATCGGTAATATCACCAATCAACATTTCGGACATATCCTCGTACAATGTATTTAGATTAATGATTGTGTCCAATCCATACAACTTTATTATTTTAGCAACATTGTCAATAAAACCTTGTTTGAAAGTGAATATAGTTTGTTTGCTGCTGGTTTGACTTGGTCTAATATCGCAGCACCCTAATAAATCCAATATTATTTCGTCTGATATACTAACATACATTTTGTTTGTACCAATATCCACCAATTTGGACCTATTATTTTCAACATCTTCACCCACATCATTGTGGTAGTTTTCAAATCGTTTATATTCCTCTTCGGATAAAGAAAATGAAAGGTTTTTATATGTTTTGTTCTTTAAATACAGTAGCGATCTAAATATTCGCACTGCTGCCGACACCCCTTCATTATCGTCATACGTTTCAATTCTACCGTCATATTTCAATAGTCCGGTATCCATAAACAACCACAAGCCGGATTTATAGGAATCTATTTCACCGTCACTGTCTTTTGCTTTGTAATTTTGAAATTCATCTAAAATTATAATTGGGTGGTCAATATGTCTGTTGTGGTCATATAGAAGAAAATTCAGTGCTTTTTCTTCGTTTAAATCTGAACCATTAACAGTATGACAATAAAATTCCAACCCCAATAACGATATTAACCTATTAACTAATGCTGTTTTTCCACAACCGGTTAATCCAACTAAATTAACCACTAATGGTTTTTCTAAAGAATCTTTGAAAAATAACCAAGGTTTAACTGCATTGATTAACTCATCAATTTGTTTATCAATACCGATAAATTCCAACTTTAATTTGTTGGATATTTCGTTTAGTTGTTCACTTGTGGTTATTATTTCAAATTTTCTCTTATTATTAATAAAATCCTTAATATCTTTTAATTCTATCATATCAGTTATTTTTTTATTTTCTTCAACTTTATTGGTGGAATACCGTCTTTGTTTTCGGCGGTTAATCCAATATAATAATGATTATCCTTGTGGGCAAAAAACAGTGAGGTTAATATTTCGCCTTTTTTACCACGCTTGGTTTTGGGTTTAAATTCAACTACTATCTTGTTATCAAACATTACACTATATTGAGGAAGTAAATTTATAATTTTTTCCCCAAATATGTTTAACCACACTTCTTCCTCTTCGCCTTCAATTTGTGTTGATAATATTACATTTCTAACACAGGAAGGATAACGATAGTAAGATATTAGTTCAATATCATTACAAATATCTAATAAAGACATTATATTGTCCTTAATATTCAGCAAATCTATTGCTAAAAAATGTTCTCTCATTGCTTGGGTCATAATCTACTAACTATTATTTCATGTATATCATCAAGCATTGTTTCACCCCAAGTCTTTCGGGTTTTACGAAACAAGAAATTCCATCGACCGTTTCCACAGAACTTTTGGGTGTCACCCATTTGTTCCAATGGAACGTTATCAAACAAGTCTTTTAACGCAGCAAAAAGTTTATCTTCTTCCTTTTTAATATTTTCTTTCGGCACATAATACCTCAAATATGTTTTTATGTGATTGAGGAGTGCATATTTAATCAACTTTTTCTTATTTGTTTCCATATCACTTATATTTTTATTAATTCAAGTTCTACCATAATATTTTTAACTTTCATTATCAAGTCTTCAAGTGTTCCATTGTTATCAATAACGTAATCCCACCCATTAAATTGTTGCCATTCCAATTCGCTTGTATGGTTTGCGGTTAAACCCGCACTGAGGGGGTTGTGGTTTTGGTAAGCATCCTGCCCTCTATCCACTCTAATCATATAACCACCACGTTCTTTTATAGCATCGATTTCATTGAAATATCTTGCATCGGATATTACCCAATCGGGATATTGACGCTCTACATAACACTTTCTACACAATATCATACGCTTGTCAACATCCTGCTCTCTTTCACCACAGATTTCACATTCAACATTATATTCACCTTCGGGATATGGTATTAGTGTTCGTTTATATGTGTTGAACATTGATAATATCCACGCCTTTTCGTTATAATGATTACGAATACAGTTTGTTCCTATTGTTTGTAACAAATGGCGATATGTTCGTGGTGGTTCACCTTCGACCTGCCATTCACGAGGTAATAACGAATTTTTAAATTCTATTCTTTCAAAATCTTCAACATTACAGTCTAATAATATTGATGCCACTTGTTTTAATTTGGTGGCGTATTTTTTGATAGACCATGAAGTGTGAATAACATCACATCCACTAAATACTTTATCTTCCAACACGTCTTTACAGAATTGAATATCAGTATAATTCTCAAATTCTACCATTTTATTTCCATACTGATTATACCAACAATCCAACGCTTGAATACATTTTGCGGTTGCATCTTTACCACTACCTATAAGCCCACTAACACCTATTAACATGATTTTATTTTTTAAGTATATTTTTTAATCTTTCTGTATGGTTATCCATTTTATATTTACCATAACAATCTTCACTCTCGTTTAAATAAATTAACACTCTATCCAATACTTTACAACCAATCCGTTCTAATGGTATTTGATATAATGATAACTGTAATGGGTACATACCTTCCGCCGGTGAATCTCGCATGTCTTCAAATGGGTGTAACATTCTTTGATCGTTGAAATTCTTAAATAAATCTCTATTAGTTTTAAAATCCATTAGAACCAAAGATTCTATAAGCGGTATATGTGGTCTATCCCAAGCACATAGTAAGTCAAAAGTACCCGAATATTTTAACATTTCGTCATACACCCGACATTCGCTCAATATTGGGATATAACAAGCAGGTAAATCTTCCCAAAACTTAACACTGTTCCAACCCATATAATCACCTATTTCCGGTAATACGACCTCTTCGATTTTTCCTGTGTAAAAATCAAATAAGATTTCATTATAAGAATGTTTTTCGTGTCCAATATCACATGCCTTTTTGCTGATTGATTGCCACTCTTTCAGTATTTGCTTGGGAGTTTTTCCATAATATTTTGAATTTTCGTTGTTATAATATTTTTCATAACAACGCTGTGCTTGTGCTTTTGCATCAAACTTGGGGGTAAACTTTTCAACTATTTTTGACACCGATTTTAGTTCTTTGCCGTTGAGAAAGTATTGGTGGGTATCTTCCTTAAATGTTAAGTTCTTGAAAGAATTTGTGATATATTCTCTCAACTCAATAACATCTTTTCGGTTATTTACCTCTCCCCATTTGTTTTTATTTAATGTCATTCCGGTTCCTCCATATTAAGTTCCCACAAAGATAAACTTCCCTTAATATCCATAATGGGATTTTTATATAATTTCGGGTTTGCTAAAATCCAATTGTAGATGGGTTTTTCGTCATCATATTCAGTATATTCCGCCCACACGCCGTTTTTGGGTGAACCAATAACGCAGTCAACTATATCAACCGAACCAATAATTGCTGAATTGCGATTTTTTTTACCACCATTTACAAAAAATTTTAACCATTCTATATCATTAAAGTTATTATATTCACGTGGTGGTTTTCCTATTAAAGAAACTAATACTTTCAATTGTTCACTTGAAAAAGGAAACCCACGATCTTTTACCTCAATACCGTTTTTAGATTGATGAATAAAAATTCTACCTCTAAAATTGGTTTTCCAAGTACGGTTTTCTATATTTTTAACTCCACAGGCAATCAAAAACGCCCACGGTGATTTTATCGTTAATGCTTTCATGAAATTTAGATTTTACTATAAATCTACATATCTTTATTCGGAAAACAAAAAACGCATAGAATCTTGCCTATGCGTTTTTCGATTTCCTCTACTCGAATGAGAAGTGAACTCAACTAAATTATATTACAAATATACTCATAATACAATTAGATATAAATAGAAATATTTTAGAAACCTATTTATAATAAAATAAAAAAACGATAATGAAGAGAAACTGCTCAAAACATATAAACGTAAGACTTCCTCTTATGGACAATGAGGTTGATTGGGGGCATTTGACTGCGTCTAGATATATGAAAACAGGGATGTTGGTGGATAATTGTGGAAACCCAAGAGTGGTGTTTCTTCCCGACCCTTGTGTACCATTAACAGGTGAAGAAGAATGTGAAGATAATCCGTTAATGACTGAATTAAAGGGTAATGTTCATGTTGAATGTCATTTATCTGCCGGTTCTATGCAAGTTGATGAACTTAGTGGTAATGGTTGTAAGATAAATAACACTGACGATACCAAGATAATCGGATTTGAACACATTGAGAGAGAAAACGAAGAAGGTGAAATGGAAGGTATGTTGGTGTTAAAACAACAGAACTCAAAAGTTTGTGAAGGTGAAGAATTTGAAGAAGAAGTTTTTGAAATATCCACCGCACCATTCACACAGAATACAGTAATTGAAGATTTTAGTTTTGATATAGATGAAGAAACCGGTGAAGAAACCGACCTTTTAACAATACTTGATAGTGATGGTAATACATTTACCGCCGACCTTAGTAAATATAATAACAACACCGATAGGTATGTTGCACCAGGAGAATATGAAGCAACACCCGAAGGTATAATAGAGTTACCGTATAGCGTTGAAACCGAAGATAAAGTTATTATTGATATATCCCAAGCGGTTCATGGTTTTAGAGATATGGATTTTGATAGGTGTAGGGGTGTTTTAACGGTCAGAACGTCTTTAGGTGATCTTGTAGAAATAGAGGGGTTTCCAACCAATATTTCAATGGAAGGTCGAGTTGATACAACAGGAATGTCCGGCACAATTTATTGGAAAATTGAAAATAAAACCATAATGGTTAATTGTAATTTCAACGCGGTTGTTCCTGTTGGTAATATAGCATCAATTGGTTTTCTTCCAATTAGGTTAAAAAGAGAGGTTGCTGTTTGGTTGACTTCTATGCACGGAACATCATATACTAATTTAAGTCGTGTTCAAATAACTGTAACCACAAATGGGGAAATGCAGTTGCGCCAATCACAAGTGCCAGAGCGTATTCAAGATTCATTTGTAATACTTTTTGATAGTATTAAAGAAGAATATCTTGACGAATATTGTAACCAATAATACTTTTTACAATTATGCAAACGGGGGGTAAATATCCTATTACACGAAATTCCCTACACTTTGACGAAAGTATGTTTCAAATGTTTTCGGAATGGGCAAGGGATTATACTGAAACACATATAAACCAAAAGGTTATTTTGTATCAGGTTGATTATATTAGAACCAACACTGACGATTTATACGGTGAAACACAAGCTGAACAAATCAAATACAAATCCCCCATTGAATTACCTTGTAGATACAAAATTGATAAAAGCACAAACGAAGCATATACAAAATCTAAAAACGCCCGATATAAACAAGTTGGTAATATTACGTTTTCGGTATTTGAAGAAACACTAAAAGAATACAAATGTGATATTAAGTATGGCGACCTTGTTGGGGTTATTGCTGATAATAAAACATTGATATTCTTTGAAGTGTTTGATGATGGTAAAGCGAATTTCAGCAACACCGAAACAATGTTTGGATATAAAAGATTTTATAGAAACATAAAAGGTAGTGCTATTGATGAATCTGTTTTTAATGGATAGGTAGACTATCAATATAATTATCCAACGCTGCAATATCAAAATCCATTAACCCATCGTCAGTAAATTTCAATTTTTTACCAATTTTTTTTTCAACAATACGTTCTATTGTTTCTATATCCATATTCAGTATATCGTTATACGGAATACCTGTTGCTCTTTCTATTGAAGCCTTACTCTGTTCGTTTAATCTAAACATTATTTCAATTCGTATTTACCTAAATTAAGATAGCGATTTAACAATTCATCATATACCTCAATGTGTTCTATGTATCTATCATCGGGGTTTACTATTTTTCCGTACTTATTGATATTGTATGGGGTATCGTTTATCCAAGGTTCTATTGTTAAAAAATACCCCTCCACACACTCTTCTTTAATTTGACAACGAAACTCCATTAGTTCAATTTCGTTTGCTGAACCAATATATGTGCCATCTTTGTGCCAAATATGCACCGCATTATTTTGTTTCTTTATTTCTAACATTCGTACAAAGTTTCTCGCATATGAATTAAAACATTTTCAATAAACTCAACATGTGGTGTTTCTTGCAATGTACTTGTATTGTACAAACCATCTATTCGCTCAATCATTTCCTTTGCACGATTTACCAGGTCGTCATATTCTGCTTCACCACGTCTGATTGCCAACAACTCCACACGATTAGGTACACGAACAATCAGATTGCCATTAGATAATATTTCTTCTGATTGTTGTAATAACCTGATTGTGTGCATCATGTTCTTAGCGTCATACCTCTTACCGTGTGATAATGTGTTATTAAACCGAACTTCACTTCGTTTTTCAACCCATTCCCAATACTCTTTATATTCTTTACAATATGTGGAATATCCGTTCCGATTAAAGTACAACCTATTTTGAGGAGTCATACCTTTGGGTATAGAAGAAAGAGCAACTTCATTGGCGTTTGGACAAGACATAATCCCTCTAAAAGTACCCATATTCCAATGGTACAAATCAAAGAAATCTTTTATGTGATTTATATTTGCAAGACCACAATCTTCTTGTTTAAAACCACGAAGTGATAACCATTTTTCAAGTGGTATGGAACCACCATAATCATGTAGAACATAACAGAAATCAAGTATGGATTTTCTCTCTTTCGACATAGGATTGAGAATTTTTTTATTCAATCCTCGTGCCTTTTGAATTTGAGATATTGCATAACCCGCAAATGTGTTTTTACACAACTTCGATAAAAACATATCAACCGTCAGATTATCCATAATAGGATCACGATATAATACACAATCTTCGGGGGTTGCCAATAATTCCAACATGTTGGGGTTGTTTTTCAACAACAGTTCAACAAATCTACCCAATTCGTAATACACCACATCCTTTTTTTCATCTTCTACCTGTTGTACATAATGTAACCCATAAAACTTGTCTTTGGGTAAATAGAAAACACCCCGAATATCCGTATCTGATTCGGGTGTGTTTAATCCGTATGCGTTACTACCACTGATACATTCAAATAGTAGTAAATTATTATTTTTAATGTAATCAATTGTCATTTTTCAACTATTTAATTAGTTTCCATTCTACATTATTTGCTCTTTCATAATAGATATAGGTTTTTGCTGTATCATCGGAAACCTCAAAACCTCGATCACACACATACCTCTTTGCAATATGATAATCTACTTTTTCAATAGTACCGTCTTGGAGGTAATAACTAATTTTTATTATAAAATCCCTATTGTAATTATTCTTACGTGGTTTTCTTTTTTTCCAATCTATTGAATCATCACCAACAAAAAGTAAGAACATAACATAAGCAAATGTGCCTATCATACCAAAAATAAATCCTATTACATAATTATCAACCATTTTTTTATTTTATTAATTTTCGTTTTTACTTGCTTTTATGCTCATTATTATACCGAATATTGTCGCTATTATAAAGGGTGCTAACGCAATAAGTACATTAACTGTTGTGCTCATTTTCTTTTTCTTCTGTTGGTGGTTCACCATCATCACCGTTTCGAGTATAAATAACCACGTCTGTTTCTGTTGGGTATGGTAAATCCATTTCCTTCATCATATTCAGAATGGTATTTGGATGTATTTGCCCTTCTCTTCTAAAAAGGTGGGCATGTTTCAATGTTTCAACATAGATAATTTCGATAAGTGGTTTATATGGTGATACCATTTTAATAAATTCGTCACGATATTTCTTTCGTATGAAGAGATTGTCTGATACAAAATTTTTCTTCTGCTCACACAATTCTATTATACGTTTGTGTTCAATATTCGTTACTTTTTGTTCTTGGTCTTTATTACCTTTAAACTTACCGTCTTTATCAACCATTCCCAATTCTTGTCGAATAATATCACGAGATACTAATTCATAACCCATTTTTTCGTATCTATCTTTGTATTTGCTCGTCTTACCTGCGCCGGCAACACCACACAACATAATGATATGAAAATCTCTTGCGGGGGGTTCAGAATAAAGAGGTCTTTCACCCCAAAATCCCATATCCTTAACGTATTGTTTGAATGTTTGACAGTGTTGAACTTCAAGTTCGTTGTCAATAGAATCTGCACCCATTGAATCAAATAGATTAAGGTAGTACAATAGACGACAATCCGAATTGTTGAAGATTTCAGTAAAGGTTCTATCGTTTTCGTCATCCCTTTTAAAGCGATAGTATTTTGGTTTCATGTGGTATTTAACCAATCCACATATTTTTTCTCTTATGAAAAATGGTTCATCCCATAGCAAATATCGTGTAAGACGCTCACCTTCGGCGGCGTGATATGGTGCAGACCAATTACCATCCTCTTTTAACTTGGCGACTTTTCCTTTACCAATATCGTGAAATAATGAAGCAGCAATTAGAATCCACCGTTCAAAAACCGAAAGTTCATCAGGGTGTTGTTCGATATAATCTTGACACGTTTTAACCACTAATTTAGTGTGATCCATAGAACTACCCTCACGATGCCATTCGGCGTGATAACCACCTTCATTCAGTTTTTGAAATTCGGGTATCTTTTCAACCTCATCCCAATTGACATTTGTAATGTCTGTTATTAATTTTTCTAAAAGTTTCATTTTATTTTAATTTTATTTAGTAAAATAATTACACAATATTATTCCGATCCTTATTTGTTTCTGCTTTCATTTTCTAACAATTAATTCGTCAAAAACAAGTGGTTGTGGTAACACGTTTTTACAAATAAAGATACTTGCAAAGTGGTTTCCTGACATTTCCTGCCACGTTTTAGTTCTTGTTGAATAGGGTATTCTCTTATCAAATATTAGTACTTGTGTTTTACCTCTGCTAAATACGTCTTGAAAACGTCTATTCGATTGAAGTGTTGGTAATGGTAATAACAGTGCGTATGGAACATCCAATTCTTCACAGTGTCTTAACACATCGTCTTTGATAGAAAATGGTGGGTTTGAAATTATATATCTAATATCCATTCTCACCATATCTTCTTTTGTGTAATCGAAGAAATTTTTACCTTCACCGGTTTGTGGGTTGAAGTGGGTGTTGATAACTTGGTATCCCAATTTTCTCAAAACCGTTGGAAAAGCATGTACGTCTTTATCAAATGGGCATAATATCTTTGTAAAAGATTTATTACCCCTGATAAATTTTTCGATAGCGTACACAACATATTCCGGTGTATATACCTCATCACTTTCGACTGTTCTTCCGCTGGTCAAATAACCAATATTTTTTGCCATTTTACTTTTTAATTAAATCCGTTTTCACCTAAATATTTATATATACGTGCAACACACATTCTTTTCATTGAAATATTTTTACACTGCTCTCTGATTTTATTAAATTCCAACAACTCTTTTAGTAATTCTAATTTACTTTTATCATTAAGATAAAAATACACTTCTTGGGCGTATTGTCCAACAAATTCAGGGACTTTTCCTAATGTACCTGACCCCCAATTACACATTGTGTAATCAAATCCGGGTGGTATTTTATCAATGGTGGCATGTGTTGAATTTCTTCTTGATTCTTTTATCACTACATCTTTTAATCTGAAATCAGGTTTGGGATTTAGATTAGTGCTTTTAGGTCTTGTCCACACGTTGAAACAACAATGTAATTTTACACCGCTATAATCCACAACCCCCAAATCTTCGGAATGGAGTAAATCAAACTCATAGAATACTAATGAACCACCCAACATTTGAATAGGTTGAATGTATGCGATATGGTCGCCATACAACATATTCTTTTTAAGAAATTTCAATGATAATAAATTTCGACTACCGAATGGTGGATTACCAAGATACAAACGCCCCTTTTTATATTCTTCTTCGAGAGTTAGGTAATCTTGTTTGGTTACATAATCTGATTCGGGTTCTATATCGTATGCTTTATACACACGAAATAAGTTGTGAAATGAACCATTTCCTGCTGCCGGTTCGATTATTTCACTAACATTTGCTCTACCAATAATATCCAACGCTTTGTTGGTTAATCGTTCAGCAAGTTCGGGTGGCGTATAATACTTGTCATTTAATATTTTTCCCATTATTCGTTATTAGTGTTATTGGGGAAGTTTGGGTTGTTTGCAAAAAATTCAGTTATTTTTTCTTTGCCGGCGGCGGAAAAATAACTCCATGTATCTAATTCGTTTTCCGATTCCGTTTCAGTGGTTGGTACAAGTGGAACTTCCGTTTTCCAAAAATCAATGATTTGGTATGTTATCGTATCCTTTTTTTTCCACTGTAAACAATTACCTGTTTTGGGATTAACACGAACCAAAATAACATTCTTACGTTTATCCTCAATACAATATTCATGTAATGTTAAGGTGTTTGTGGAAGTATCTCTTATGATATATGTATACCCAACTTTAAGTTCTCCCAACGGAATATTATATCTACCTATTAATCTTTTACTCATTTCTTTTTACTTTTTTTTGTTAAACATTTTATACAAACAAATTTCCATCCTATTTCAAATGGTTTTTCGGCGTAACATATCACATTTCCGCAACAATTACAAATTTTAGCAAATGTTGATTTCATTTATGATATTTTCGGTTGGTATGAAAATTTCACAATATTCTGTATTTATGTCTAAATACATATCTAATGGGTAAACAACCTCTTCATTGACTACTATACGTTCAGTCAACCCCTCATTCCAACGTTCATTGGTTACAAGACACCTAAAACAAGTGATTTTTTCACTTGGTTTATCACTATTTGGAGTTTGTGCTATTACCACAAAATGACGATTAACATCTAATGCCGCCATAAACTTTTGCCACGTTTTATCGTCAATAAATCTATCGCCGAACACCCTTCCACCTAATTTTTCAACTCGATCCAAATATCCTGTTAAATCTTCAACGATAATTGCTTTTTGTTCTGCTGATAGAAATTTATAACGATATTTGATGATTTCGTGGGGTAATGAACCGCTTGCTATTGTTCGCCGCCCACAGGCATATAAAATCGCCATTCTAATCATTGTAAATTCAAAATCATCACATTTAAGAAATGGAACAAACACATTGCATTTTGAACTTTTGTATTCTCCGAGTAATCTATCACAACGTTCTATGTTTCCCCAATCATATTCCCTTTCACGGTTTACATCTATTGTGAGTCTGTGTCGTTGAAAATTCGACATTTGAGACCAATATCTTGCACACATTTTATGTGGGTAATCGGGTTCCAATTCTGTTTTTTCGTCAGCCGACAACCAATATCTTGCGCTCATCCACATAAGGGTATTTGTGAAATCATCTAAACCCTTTGCTGTTACTATATTTTCACTATTTACCATAAGATTCCAATTTTTTATTAAGTTTATCTTTAACACTTTCTATGCTTTCACCATAATTTAATACCAAACGATATTCGGGATATTCTTCGTAATATGATAAATCCTCCCAACACAGTGCTAATATATTATCGGTAACGTCAGTCATTGATAATGAATTGTTATTCTGTGCTAATTTTAATAGTATGGGTAATCGTATTTCGATTTTATTGTCAATAGTAGATTCATGGGGTTTCTTTTGATCCTTTGAACACTGTCCTATTGGAAGGACATTCCAATAATCTCCGAATACCAACGAAGGGTCTTTGGCAAGATACAGTTCGTAAATATGTAACCCTGTGCCGTCTTTACCTATATAATCTACATATACTACAAATTCTTCCATTATCTATTATATTCGTCAGTTTTATATTTTTCATTGAAAAATTGTAACCACTGTTGAAATGGTTTGCGTATTTCAAAAAGATTACAAACAAAATGGTCGCAAAACTCACCTAATAACCTATTCATTTCTACCGAAAACTCTTCTGCTGTCATTCCTTTTGGTTCAAGGTAATTAAATGTTCTTTCCATTGAATTATTTTCAATTATATCTCGAATTTCCATATCCGTTTATCGTATTAAAATGTTTTCGTCTTTTAGATACCCATTTTGGGTTATTTTTTGGAATAGACGAGCGGTTGCTACAACATCGGATTCACAGTACTTGGCAATGCGGTTCAAATCTTCTTCATGCGCTTGTTTATCTTTCGCACTTGGTTTAGCAATGGATTGTGTAAACAAAGATTGGTAATAGACCTGTGATACTTGGGAACCATCAATATCCGACTTACTTGTTGGGATACCAAATATTTCACACGCCACTTTCAGAGAAATGCGATTATTGTAAGTGTCACCAAACGCCCATAATTTCATTGTATCAATGAAGTTATAATCCCACTCCTTCTTGGTCATTATGTTCAGTACAAATGGTATTTTAATACCATTCAAGATACAGCGTTTCGCAATGAACGGAATATCGAACCCTTCGATATTATGACCACAAAGAGTATATTTTAATGAAAAATTATTTGTTTCCAACATGTTCACAAAATCTTTCAACAAATCCACTTCTTCATCACCATAGAAAGATTTAACTCTAAAATTCTCACCGTTGAAAACACCTACACTAATACAAATGATTTTACCGGTTTCAGGATAAAGACCACCTTGTAATAAAACACTTTCGTTAGTTACTTCGCTTTCAGTTTCAAGTTTATATTTCTTTTTGATAAACTCTCTTAATATTGGGTTGTTTTCAATATCAATTTTTTGTCCAACAGTTTCTATATCTACGAAGCAAATTCTACTTAAATCACTTAATACTACATTCTTATTCATGTCAATACTTTTTATAATTAAACATTGTTTTATCTAACTTATCACTCCTTAATATGTAATGTGTCCAAAAAAACCTCACATAACCCCAACGCACTGCCAAGCGATAAAATAATCTTCTTGATTTTTCTTTATACCAAAATCCAAACTTCTGTAATTTCAATGCCATTTTAATAATAGGGGTGATTCTAACTGAATCATATCGGAGTTCCCAATGATACCTTTCTTCTTTTTTAGCACATATTTCACACAATGTGGTAATCCAATTACCTGTCCGACCTACTTTGAATGGGCTACCGCAACGCATACAAATATGATTAGAAGCGTGTTCACACATTTTAACCCTTTTCCACTGTTCTTCGGTTGCACCGTAATTATATAAATTTAATGAACCCCATTTCTCTTTAATTTGAGAAAACACAAAGTGTTCGTTTTCGGGTTTATCTTTATTCCACTCTTCAACTTCTTTAAAAAGCGGGATTAATAATCCCGCCCAACCTGTTTTTGATATACCCTCGTCATAAAATAATTGGAAGGGGGTGCGCATAGGTTTTCGTGCCGTTATGGTGGAGGTGAACATGACACCCGGTTGGGTTGGGGGTTCACTTGCCGCCGGTTTGCGCTTGTTCCGTCTTTTCGGTTTCGGTTTCCCCTCTCCCTCAAATTCCTTCAAAACAGTGTTGATTACGTCTATTGTTTCCGGATCTGTTGGAGTTGGTTTTTGGCGTTTGCGCCCTCTATAATTTCTTTTTTTTACTTCCGTTTCCATATTAATTAACAATAATGTGTTTTTTGATAACATCTCTGTATGTATCCACATTGTTCAGGCCGGTAAGTCTTTCCAATTCATTTTCCGCACCATCCATAACTATTACGACAGGTACGCCACGAATATTAAACTTTACACAAAATTTTTCAAATAAATCATAATCCCCATCATCGCTTACTTCCAAGAAATTAATTTTTCCGTTAAATTCTTCCTTTAAAGTCTCAAAGATAGGTTTCAATCTATGACAAGGTGGACAACTACGAGTCCCGATTTTTAATACTGTCTTACTCATTTTAGAATAATTTTATTAATTTATAAATATTTACTACAAACTTACTGTTTTTGAAATTATATTTCAAACTATTTATATAAAAAACAAGAAATATGAGAATCCGAGAAGAAGATGTTTTCAGAGGTATGATAAATACCATACGTGATATCAATGTAAAAAATTCTAAACGTTTGATGGAAGAATATGAGGGTGATTACAACGCAACACAAGAAGTTGTTGTGAACGAGCAAAATTATCCTGGTGTCAAAAATCAAATTATTGATCCATTACTCCAAAAAATACCTAATGTAAAAATGGAAGAAGATGGTTTGGTTGTTAATAAAGAAAAATCAACTATAACATTAGACGGTGTGATACCAAGTCTTTCAAATTTAAAATTCGGAATAACTACTGATATTTCAAATACTGAACCCCTACATATTAGCGTGGAAAATTTCAATGTTAGCGAAGATGGTTTAACGGCTTTAACCGCATTACATGCATTTGCTAAAACATTATATAATGAATGGACTATAAATAAGGTTAAGGAGACTTTTAAGTAACCTTTTTAGTACCATAATCTTTAAATCCAGGTAAACCCATTTTTCTTATACTTTTACCTTCTGTAACAGGTTGTTCTATTATTGCGGGTTTGGTGCTCTTTTCAATCTTAATTTTAGGATCACCTAACACATTTTTCTTTGTGGTTTCTTTCTTCGAATCTTTTACTACCTTCGGTTCTTTTACCGGTTTTGTTTCTTTTACCACCTTCTTAACAGGGGGTATAATAATCGGTGTTACAGGTGGTATAATAATTTCTTCATCTATTATCACGGGGGCTCCTTCGATTACCTCCACAGGAGTTTCTTCCACAACCACCTCTTCAATTTTGGGTTCTTCTACTGCTATGGGATATTCAATAACAGGGGTTCCTTTCTTTACTTCAACAATGGGTTGAACAATATCATCTTCAATTACCTCCACAGGGGTTTCTTCCACAACCACCTCTTCAATTTCGGTTTCAGTTTCTTCTATCGGAACTTTTTGTTTTGGTGGTGGGTTATCCTCTTTGAACTCAAACGTTGCAATTAAGTGTAATGATAACAACGATAGACCCGGCACAATAATACCCGATATAACAGATAACCAAAATTTATGTAGTTCTGTTGTCCATGTGTTAGTTTCACCCAATATTATTGTCATAAATTGTACCCACGTTTGAAACAATTCCCCATTCTCATCTATAAAATTAAATGAGAAGAATATGTTCCCCAACATTTGGTATATTGTGACCACAATAAATGTTAATATTATTGAGAATGTTATTTTCCCTGTCATTAGGGCTATTAGTGTAGTTGCTGCCGCCACCTCTAAACCGATTGACATGGCAATCGCAAAGGGTGAGGGGTTGGCAATATTAAACCACGCTATACAGTGAAATACCGATATTACTATTGCGAAGCAAATCGGTATTGAGTATATACTCTTTAATACTATTTCTCTATTTTTTCTAAACCACTTCCCCATTGTATTCACCTATTATTAAGTCGGAGTTCCATTTCTTCCCTTCGGTTTTGGTAGTATCTCGACCGTTCTGTCGGGGTGGCGCGTGACCTGGCAAAGTCATTAAAATCATTTAAAATGTTCTCTGATACCTCATAACCACCAATTTTGATATAGAGTTGCAACTCTTCTTTGTTGACAAACCCATGTTTTATTGTATCTAATTGTTGTATTAATTCGTGGTTTTGTATGATCAGTTGTTGATTTTGTCTCACCAATGCTTTATTATTTCGTTGCTGACTACATGTTTGAAGATACACACCAAAGAACAGTATCAACACAATCCAAAAATAATTTTCCGCTAAAAAATTCTTAATTTTATCCATCTTTTATTTTTTTTATAAATAGTTATACATTCATTTTTTATCAATTCTCAACATTTTTCAATGAATACTCATAATATTCATTGTTCAGTTCAATACCAATATACCCTCTTTTTAATTTTTTTGCAACCTTACAAGTTGTTCCGATACCACTGAATGGGTCCAAAACAGTGTCGCCGACCATTGAATAATATTTGATTACTCTTTCAGAAAGTTCTTCGGGAAAAATCGCCGGATGGTGTTTAGAACTCTTTGGGTGTATTTCCCATATAGAGGTTTTTTCATATCCGTCTTCCACCTTACTTTCTTCTATTGTATCGCTACGATATTGTCGCAAATTCCAATCAATTAACCTATCAGTGTGTTTGCGAAAAACCAATAAATATTCATGTACAATATTCGGTTTATATGATAATGGTTTTCTATGTTGAAAGAATTGTCCGTTGCGATTTTTGACCGAAGATTCAGGTTTTTCCCAAATGATATCCTCAATGAAATCCCAACCCGGCATGTTAGAGTAAGGGTGTTGGTAAAATCCTAATGGTTTTGTTCTTGTCAACATATACACCAAATCAAACGGTATGGGATACCGCTTTGATTGGTGCGCCCGACTTAATCTTGGTTCTATGACAGGTGATACGTTTATTACTAAAAACCTCCCCTCTTTTGTAACCCTATACACCTGATTAAATATTCGACACATTGTTTGTAAATATGAATCGTAATCTTCATATTGTGAATATTCTCTCGCATTATAGTATGGTGGACTACAAAATGTTAAATCCACCATATCACGAGGAAAAGTTTTTAATACTTCTTCACTATCACCGTTAAGTATAGTATTCGGAGTTATCATTATGCGGGTGAAAAAGTATTATTATCAGTTAAAAATGAAAATGGTTCCCACCACTCACCCGGTTTAATACCCACATTGGTAAATGGAACCATATCTGTTGTATCAACAAATTTATTATAAAACCATTGTTTGGTTTTTTCCAAATTTTCTTCTTTGAGTGCCTTTGTTATTGTGTAATCATGTACTCTTTCATATTCTTCCGCAGGTAAATATCTGTGTAGTGGTATGTAAAATCCTACACACGTACCATATTCAACACTGATTGATGCGTTTTTAGGAATAAGATACATATAATACCAATCTTCATCGGTTGATACAGCACCCACCAAATATTTTATTTTTCCGTCTGCAAGAACATATGTAGAAATATCTCTTTCAACATCACTTATAATGTTTTTGAAATCTTGATTTTCCGGTGCATCAATATTATCTAATCTCTTTTGGATGTTATTTCTAATATCATTTATACGTTTTTGCCCAAACTCTTCGATTGAAATAAGTTTATATTCGATAAACTCATTGTCAGGTACATACCTGATAATTTTATCAATCAGTATGGTTACATCTTCGTAATCGTGAAATTGCGAAAATTGGTCTATATACACTTGATATTTCGTACCCTGTCTAAAAACTGCGGGTATAAAATCACAACGTTTACCAACTGTAATGATACAATTATTTTCTTCTAATTGGTTTAAGAAGTCCAACAGTATTTGTTGACGATTGTTTTCTACTAACATATATTATATATTTATTAAATTTGTTTTAAAATACTCACTTACAACTCCGTATATTCATCAAACTTTTGATGTTTTTCATATCCTAATATTTTCAATTGCCCTTTGTTTTTATGGTTATAATATACTTGTTTGCCGAAATAAATCGCCGCCCAAACTATTATTCCCAATAGTATCCATTTGATATTTGTGATAATCAAATATACCAATGTACAAAATAACACCATTGCAATTATAAGGCAACCGTTTATATATTTTCTGTCAGTTATTTTTCTATCACCTATCTTTGAAAATATATCGGATATTTTTATGTTTGATAAATTGAACATATATCTTACTTTTTACTACAAAAATACAACATTTTCAGGAAATCCCAAAAAAGCCTATTTATATGAAATGAAAATAATATGGGCAATCTTAATATAAGACGAACTGAAAGACATCATTTAGATAGTTGGTTACTTGTGGATAACCGATATTATGACTTTTATCTTCACCCCGATGCAACAAAAGCATCTCGCACGGTGGATTGTGTTGTTGCTACCATTGATCCAAGTTTATCGGAAATAGACGAAAATAATAATATTTATAGTGTTGAACCATGGGAAGAAGCAATAAATACAGGTCTTGACCTTAAAGATTGGGGGTTGTGTTCGGTTGATAATGGGGTTACTTCAATAAATTGGGGGGTAGATGATCTCGAAGATATTTTCCGAAACACCACATTAAATATACCGGAAGAAGAAAAACGATTTTATATGACCCCTGTGAAGGGAAATTATTATTGTGAACCACCCATTGACTACACTTTAACTTACGAAGAAATAGATAATCGAATGGTTGTGAACGCACAAGGTGGTGGTTTACAGGGTTTTTGGAAAATGTTTCTACCAAAACATGTTGGCGAATATGAAACGCTGCCGACAAGACCCAAACTTTGTGTTGCGTATGAATTTTTAATTAAACCTGAAAACACTATAAAAGACAATACCTTATCACATTTTTATCCTGAAAATTTTGGAATTTTCTTCCATAAAGGATTACGTGCTGAAAATAAGTGGTGGTATTACACAAGTAAAATTAACATAGAAAATCTTAATAATATTAAAAAAATATTAGAAGAAAATGGGGAATGTAATTTACTTAATCTATTAGACGAAGAGGATTTGCGTAAATCCAAGTCAGTGTTTGAAAAATTGGTGAACAATGAGGGTATTGCGTTGAACACACCCAACATTGTTGAAATTATAACTAACAACAAATACTTATACATGAATAGAAGTGTTTGTGGTTACAGAGTAGATTGTCGTGGTGATAATGACGAAATACCCGAAGAAATTATTTATTCATATCAGAAGAAAAATTCCAACCTTAACTATTATACATTATTTAATAGAACAACTGACGAACTAGGTAGAAATACCGGTTTGACTATATCACAATTACATCCTGTGAGTGCTACCGGTTGTTGTAGTTATGGTTTCTATGAACTTTGGAAAAAATATCAGTGTGATTCCATTAATCTATATAATTTGGGTGATAAACCAAACCAAAAGTTACCACCGGGTTTTGAAGACATTGATATATATGATAACGAAATAGACATATATAAGGATACATATAATAATGTAATGGCTTTCCGAATAACACCGGAGGGGGCAATAGGTTACAGAATTAATGTTATAAACTGTGATGAAGATAGAAAAGAACACCCAACCAAACTAATTGAAGAATATTCGGTGGATGGTGTTGTTAAATTTGGTGAATGGAATAATATCATTGTTCAAATATGTTATGGTGTTTATATTCCTGACCCAAAATGTACGATGATACCCCAAAGAAAGGGTAGTATAAAAATGTATGTCAATGGAAGATTAAAATTCGTTGGGCGAGATTTTATGGAACCAATGTTTAAAGAGTTGAACGAACATTGGTCAAAACAAGAAGGTGTTCCATTTAACATTAGTTTAATGATGGGGTCACAAGGTTTGTTGGAAACAATATTATCGGATAAACCGGAAGATTATGATAGATACATATTTCCAATAGAGAAACACTTTGCGGGTAATCTTTGTGGGTTATTAGCGTACTTCAAAATGCATGATTGTGTACTTCCACATAAATATATTAGGGATAAATTCCGTCTATACAAATAATTTTGAAAAAACTAACTATTTATTATTAAAATAAGAAAAATATAATATTTCAATTATGAACATAAATGAAAATCCAATATTAGATGTTGTGTCTATAAGAGAAAGCGTCAAGCAAAATACCGAGGCTTCTCTTAAAGCCATCATGGAACAATCAATTAAGGAAGAAATGAAACGTATTATAAAAGAAGATAATTCTGAATACGAAGAAGAAGAAGAAGTTGATTTACAAACCCAAGATGTTGCTGCACCCGAAGTTGATACAGCGGAAGGGGAATTTGATGGCGAAGAAGTCATTGACGAGGTTCCCGGCGAAGAAGAAGAACTTGACGGTATGGAAGATTTTGAAGTAGGTGAGGATACTTACGACGTTAGTCAAAATGATGAAGCGGCTATAAAAGTATTTAAAAGTATGTCTGATGCTGACCAAATAATTGTCACTAAACAAGGTGATACAATTGAATTGGAAGATACTGAAACCGGTGCTGATTATATTATTGACTTAAATGAGGAAGAAGAAATGCTTGGCGAATCGTCTATAAGTAAATTGAACCCACAATATGCGGGTGGAAAACTAGGTGATTTTAAGGCTAAATTAGATGTACCTGTTGGTATCACCCAAAACAGAAAAGGTGGTTTTGGTGCTGGTACAGGTGGAAGACATCAGGGTAGTAATATCGGTGATGGTGATCCATTTGAAAGTAATGTTGAAGGCGCAAAATCACATGAATTTGGTACAAGTGGTAAAAAGGGTAAAAACGGTGATAGTGACCCCTTTGAGGATAACACCAGCAGCGCAAAATCACACGAGTTTGGCACAAGTGGTCAAGGTAAAGTGAAAAACGCTGATAGCAAACCTTTCAAAAAATCTGTTAATGAAAGCGAAGAAGATGTTGTTGCTGAAAATGACGAAATGGAAGAAGGTTTGGTGAGAACTCATCGTAGTTTGAGAAACATTGGTAAAAAATCCGACAATCAAGTTAAAGTTCCTGTTCAACAAGGTAGAGTACCTGCGGTTCGTGACGGTGCACAACTGAAAACCGAAACCAAAGAACTTGTTGCGAAAATGAAAGCAATCGTGGAAGAAAATATGATTCTGAAAGAAACTGTAAAACAGTTGAGAGAATGTGCACAAAACTTCTATGTTGCAACACAAGAAACGGCTTTAATGAATCAAAAGTTAGGAAAAATTATTCAATTAGTTTCTGAACATTCGACAACGACTGACGAAAAGAGAAATATCGTTGAAAGATTTGAAGGTCATAAAACACAACCCGAAATCCAAGCACTTTATGAAACAATAAACAAAGAGTTAAGAATGAGGAAACCGATTATTGAAAACGTTGATACGGTGTTCAATAATATTATTACCGAAATTAAACTCACAGAACAACCAACGGTTGTTAATGAAGACGTTAAAAAATCAATCGATCTAATGAATCGAATGGAAGGTCTTTATAATCGAAAATAAAAAACAAAAATAAACAATAAATAAAACATAACGAAAATGATAAACAATTTTTTACAAAGCGGATTGGTTGGTAATATTCACTACAACCAAGTTGCTGCTGAAAGACAAAGGATATCTGAAACTTGGGATAAATTAGGTTTTACCCAAAACTTGCAAGGTGTTATGAAGGAAAATATTTCTTTGTTGTATGAAAATACTGCAAGAAACCTTATCCACGAAGCAACAGATGCCACGAACTCCGGTTCATTCGTAACCGTAGTTTTCCCGCTGATTAGGAGAGTATTTAGTAAATTGCTTGCTAATGACTTGGTTTCTATTCAAGCGTTGAATTTACCCATTGGTAAGTTGTTCTATATTAAACCGGTAACTTCTGAAAGAGAATGGGAAGGTCTTGATAATCTAGGTAATGTTCAGTCGGGTAGTTCGGCGAAACACGTGGGTTTGATGGGTTACAACAGACATGATCGTAACTTCCAAAACCCAGGAAAACGTGCACTTGTTGGTGATGGTGAATTTGGTGATCCTGTACAGGGTTTGCAAAACAACCGTTTTTATCTTCCTGATGAAGTAATTGATACTAATGCTGCTGGTGGAAGAAAACCTATGGCAACTTGGGCTAACGTAGATGCGGCTTATGACGCTGCTTCTGATAGTATCACAGGTACGGGTCGCCCAACATCTGATGTTCGTAACACTCCGGTTGTAACACGTTATATGCAAACTTCATTATATGATTTGTTCTATGACGAGTTCTTGTATGATCACTCAAAAGGTCGTGCGTGGATTAAGGTTTCTAATGGCGCAGCCGCTTGTAGATTAACCCCAAGCCGTACTTTTGCTGAACTTGCACCAACCGATGATTTTATTCCTTCACGTGAAGACGGTTCTATCAGAAATGTTATTCTGAAAATCACAGGATTTAACAACTATAACGCGGGTTTGCTGATAGGTCCCGATGGAAATGAAATGGATACGGAAACCTTTTTAGCTTCTTTGAAAGTTATCACTAGAAACGCAATCGAAGATCAAGATGAGGAAGGTTATTCGACTTTTGAAGAAAACGAAAATATTCCTATCAGATTGTTGCCGCAGAAATACGGTAAAGCAATCGTAGAAAGAGATAATTTCTGTGATGCAGAAGGTAATATGTATGTTGAAGCACAATTGTCAAAACCAACCATAGATCATGGTATGACTGTTGACGGTTATGTTGGTGTTAATCCGAAGTTGAAAGTTGAAGATATTGAGTTCTTCGTATGTTGGGTACAATATGATAGTTTGGAACTTGAAACCGAAATCGGTGAAGTGTCATTCCAAATTGACAGTGTTACTATCGCAGTTGAAGAAAGAAAATTGAGAAGCACATGGTCGCCTGAACAAGCGCAAGACGTTGCAGCTTTTCACAACATCGATGCCGAGGCTGAACTTACAAGCCTTCTGGCTCAACAAGTTAGCGTTGAAATTGACCGAGAAATCCTTCGTGATTTGAAAACGGCCGCGCCGTGGCAATTAACTTGGGACTTCAACGGTTGGAGACGTACTGCTACAACAAGTACGAACTACACGCAAAAAGATTGGAACCAAGAATTGATTACAAAAATCAACCAAATCAGTGCGCAAATTAACAAGACTTGTTTGATGGGTGGTGCAAACTTCGTAGTTGTTTCTCCTGAAATTAGTGCAGTGTTTGATAACTTGGAATACTTCCACGCTACTAATGCAGCTCCGGGTGAAGAAGAATACTCATTGGGTATGGAAAAAGTGGGTAATTTGAGCGGTCGTTACCAAGTGTATGTAGACCCTTACTCACGTCATTGGACACTGTTGATCGGGCATAAAGGAAAATCCATGCTTGACACAGGATACATTTACGCCCCGTATGTGCCTCTGCAACTGACACCTACACTTTATAATCCTTTTAACGCTGCCCCGGTGAAATTCATCATGACACGTTATGCGAAGAAAGTTGTTAATAACAAATTCTACGGATTGGTAAGAGTACACGGTTTGACTACTTGGGATACTAACGAATTGCGATAAGCGAAACTATAAGTATAACTACTAACAAAAAAGAGGTCTATTAGACCTCTTTTTTTATATACTAAAAAAGGCAACACCAAACGATGTTACCTTTTCCCAATCACAATAACTACACTCAAAATGGAAGATCATCTTCTTCCTGATAATTTGGTGGGGGTGCGGAATTAGTGGTGGCTGTAGAACTACTGTTCTTTGCCACTCTTGATCCTTGTGGTTGTTCTACTTCCGGTGGTGGTGCACCATTACCGCCTGTTGATTCACCGTTTTTAGGTCCTAATTCCATACTCTCAATCTGAACAACCGTAGAGTATTGTTTCACACCGTCTTTTTCCCACTCACGGTTTCTTAATTTACCGTCAATGGTAACATGTGAACCCTTTTTAAGAAATTTTTCGATAACACCTGCGATACCCGCACGTCCGGTTTCTATACGAATCCACTCTGTTCTATCAGGAACCTCTGTTCCATCACCCTTTTTGTATCCACGTTCTGTAACTGCGATGCTGAATTGTGCTGCTTTACCACCGCCGTCAAAGTCCGTTATACGTGGGTCTGCCCCAAGGCGACCACTAACTATTACTCGATTTATCATAAAAACTATATTTAATTATATTAATATTATTTCAATTATACTATTTTTTTAATCGGCGACAAAAATTTTGCTAAATTTTTCTCATAATAAAAAACCAAATCCATATCACCAATACCGGGTTTAAATAAAAATTTAAAGACTTGTGGAAAATATGTTATCGGACACGATTTAATTTTTCCCGGTTTTGACGTTTCTTTTATATTATGTGGGGATACATTATCCAAACTCACCTTTTCATAAACATCAAACTGATTTCCACACGGTGTTTCAAATGTGTGAAGTTTTAATTTAAACAAATTAGTGTTGATTTCAATAGAACCTAATTCACTTTCTATTGCTTTACGTATTTCAACTAAATCTTCTATGAACGCCAAAGTATCATAACCTTCATACTCTTCAAACTTCAAAATCAATTCATCAGACTGTCGAGAATGAACTTTAATTCTTTGTCCGTCAATTAATTTTTCCCAAAAACCACGTGTTCGTACAACATTTAGATTTTTTAATACATTCCAAATTCTATTTATCATATAATTCTGAACGACAATATTTCTACTCGCATTAAGTTTTCCGAAAATAACTTGGCGTGTGTACTTACTATCTACAAAGTAAGAAATCAATGGATGGTTTTCTTCTTCCAAATGAAATTTAATAAATTCCTCGTAATTCTTTGTGTTATTAACTAACGAAGGGTGAACAAATTTCAACCCCTGGAAGTTGGCGTGTTTTAAATCCAACGATAAAAACACAGCATTATCGTTATTTTTAGAATACACCGATGTTCTTGGAATACTATTAAATTCACCATCGGAAATCGAATATTTGGTCATATCGGCTGTATTAAACATTATATGATCAAATGATTTTTCGAGGGTAGTAATAATCTTATTTCTGTAAAAATAATAATCTTCCAAAAATAAATTTTCCATACCCCCATAATGCTCTTCAATCAACGATACTAACCACCGCCATTTAGTGTAAGCACCATTATATTCATTATACAATTTTAATTGATGATAAAAATATGGTGAATCTAATACACTAATAGGTAAATTGAAATCATCAACAAATCTATTTCTTAACTTTATCGAATATGTTTTATCCATTTAAAATGTTATTGTGTGGTCATAAATAATATTATTCCACTGTGTTTTATATTCTATTCTGTCAGGAAAAATTTCGTGAGATACTAATGTCGGTTTTTCACCACATTTTTCTACATTTAGACGTGCGAACACACACACCATACTATCCGTAGAATCAAAATTTTCACGTTTTAGTTCACCTGACTTATTGTATAAAACGTTAATGTTCGGATAACGTTCCAACAACAAATCAAATATAACATTTTTTTTGTCAATTCCAAAAGGGAAACCACCAAATAAAGTTATCTTACCATTTTTCAAATCTCTTTTGATGTCTTTTATATCCCTCTTTTCCCCCTTTTTATTATACACTGTTACTTCCATTAATTGGGGAAATCCGAAGCAACGTGCGTCATACGAAGAAATTTCTTCCGGTACAACGTTCAATGTGTTATAAACAATACTTGTAATTATACCACTGAAACGCATCAGTACACCAACTGTCAAAATATTGTTGGAAGCAACTAACGGTGTTTCAATAATAACTCTACTGATAACCGACTTGTATGTCATTTGAATTATTGCGTTGTATTGTATCAATTTGTCTTCAAAAATTTTACTTTTCAAAAGCAATGCTTCCAATCCTTTCAGTTTGTTTATATCCTTTCTTTTTAATTCAAGACTTTCGGATAAGACAATATCCAAAACGTTATTCTCATGTTTAAATAATGACATTCCAATAACACTTGTTGAAATGTCTAATCCGAGAATGTATTCAACTTTATTTTCCATTTTAATATGATTTTACATATAATATAAATCATATTGTGAACAAATCAAGTCTTAAATAACCCTTCTTCTCTGTTGCCTGGTATCATTAATATAACCCGCGTAATATGGTCTTTCTAATTGTTCTTCGGATTCATATTCGCATAGGAATTTGTAATAATTTACAATTTTGTTTAATTTGTTTTTTTGACTTTCTGTTAAACTTTGTAGTTTTTTATCAATAGACCTACCAATATCAAAATCATCCGATTGCATATCTCTCGGATTTATCAATTCTTTCAACAGTTCAATTATTGTTGTTTGAGGGTGCTCAATTAACAAACTACTGTTGTTATTTCTTCTATTCATCATTGTGTTTAGTGTTATTATTATATAATTTTATACATAATAATATAAACAACCGTTGATTAAATCCAAGTATTAGGACTAAAAATTTAACTTATCATACCAATTATTTCGCTCTATTGTTGCTGTGTTGAAACACCTCAAACAATGTGTTAAATACTTTGCAAGAATGAAATCCGGTGTGTCACTATAATTTTCTATTGATAGTGAGTTGATTAGTTTACACAACTCTTCTTCAAAAATTTCTAATTTATCTTTTGTCGCTTCCATTTTTATTTTTATTTGTTTCGTTAAAAAGATACCATAAACTTCCAACAACACAAAATAACATTGTGATTAATAAAACTATTGAAGCACTAAAACTACTACTCATTTTCTTTTCCTCCTTTTTTTATGTCCGTAATTATTTGAATACATACCTTCTTCACGTAATATTTCTTTGATGATTTCTTTATCAATTTTTCTTGATAACCTATTGGCTGCTATTTTAAATGCTCTATCTAATGTCATTATTTATTTTTTTCGTCTTTAATGATTGTATTTATTACTAAATTCTTTTTTATCACTTTGTTGTAAACGTGTTCACAATAAGTGTTGTTGAATATTTGAATGTAGGTATATACATGTTGCTTCTGTCCGATACGGAAGTTTCGGTCAATAAACTGTACCAAATTACCCGGAACAAAATCAAATGAGTTTAGAATTAACACATTTGAGGTTATCAAAGTTAATCCAACACCCGCTGCCAATATATTACCAATAAATACTTTACAATTTGGATTAGTTGTAAATTCTTCTTGTGCTTTATCCTTTTGTTTTGCTGACATGCCACCATGATATACAACACTTTTATTACCAAAATGTTCCTGTAAAACTTGTAGTTCTTCGTTGTAACAACAACCAATAATAATTTTACTACCGCTTTCCAACCAACTTTCTGTTAGTTCTATTGTGTGAGGTATCATTTGTTTAGCCAAATACTGACGATACAATCCACCGCTGATTAATTCTTTGTTCAATTCGTCAATATTCTTACCCTCATCTTCTTTTGCTCTTTCGTATTCAGACCATAGTTTTTCATATTGTTTCTTCTCTGTTGGTGTTAGATCGTAGAAGCGTTCCATTATAGTTCTGTCGGGTAGTCCGGGTATTTCATCTTTCAATCTGCGTAGATATAAATGTTTGCATTTTTCATATAATTCAGCACCATTTGTATCATTGTTCGGTTTTAAAATTACTCTACCTGTTTTCAATCGCATTTCTCTAGCACCACAATATCGTGTGTAATAATATTGATAATTTTTTCCTAATTCAGCACCAATAAGATTCAGAATATTATAAAAATTGATATGACTATTACTGATAGGTGTGCCACTCATACAGTATATATTTTCAACTTTACTTCTTCTTAAATAATCAACAATCGCCTTGTAACGACCGGCAGTGGAATTGGAAAATTTATGACACTCATCTATTATCACTAAATCGAAGTTTGCTTGCATTAGTGGGTTGTCTTTATCAACTTCCGCTATTTTACCTTTGTTTTTGGATTTTACTTTTTTGGGTTTACCACTAAATTCGTCAATAATTGTGGTATAAACAACTTCGTGAAGATATTTGTCAATAATGTCGGGATTGCAAATAATATATTTTTTGGATAAATCCCATTTTGTTTTATCCCTACCCTGTACAATTTCAATGTCGTCAATACCGAAAAAACCAATTTCTTTTTTCCACGTTGATTTCATTGAGGTTGGGGATATTATTAAAATTTTATTAAAATTACCATTGATGCTTGCAGCAACCGCTTCCAATCCCTTTCCCAAACCCATTTCGTCTGCCAAAATACATTTCTTATTTGCATTGAGAAACCTTATTGCATCTACTTGGTGGTCTAAAATTTTTCTTTCACACGGTTCCAACATTTTGTTTAACCTATCTAAATCAACCGGATAGTTCTTCCAATCAACCTCAATCATTGTGTCAAGAACACTCTGTTTCGGAATGAATAATGAAACCCATTTTTCTTGATTTTGCGACCATTTACACCAACAATGATAAATGTTATCAGTTTCCCCCGAAAGTGTTTTAATCTTCAATTTAGAGGGTAAGAAACTAATATTATTATTGTGTTGTAACTTCTTTCCAAACTCCTCTGAAATTTTAATTACCCTATCAATTAAAAGGGGTTCTGTTCTCATGTGATTCATAAGAACATACTCTAAATCAAAATCCTTCAAATTGTTTTTTGATTTGAGTGAAATAATATGTGAATTACATCCGTTATATTCGTTTAATAACTTGACCGCCTCTTCGCGCTTTTTGTTCGACAATACCATATTTGGTTAACCATTTCTTGCAAATATACTGATTTTAACTCTTAAATTAAAACAGTTTCTATTTATAAGAAAAGTATTATAATATGTCTGTGGTAAATAAAACTACATTAATAAACTACTTTAGAGCAGGTGATATACCTTCACAAGATGATTATAGGGATTTAATAAATTCGTGTTTTCTTATCCCGGTAGAGGGTGGTGGTGTTATTATATCAGTTTCTCCTGATGGCAACAACAGGCTTATTAGGATAAACGATACTTTCATAGTAGAAAAAATAAGAGAATTGATTGGTGATGACGTAGGTGGTGCAAATGATCCAACCATTACTATAAGAATGGAACTTAGTAATGACGAATCTAATAATAGACCCTTTGTTAAACCTAATGCACCTTTAATATCAAGTTTTAGTCTTAATCAATCTAACGAACAAACTATTAATTTAAAATTACCTAATGGAGTTATAAAAATTATTGATAAGGGTGGAAAAGCATCTGAAATAACAATAAATAAAATTGATGATCAAACAAATAATATAAGTTTAGCATCAGTGGCGTTCAGTGGTGAATGGGAAGATATAAATAACAAACCCGATATCCCTGATCCAAATCAATTTCTACAGGTACAAACTGATTGGGATAACGTTGATCCAAATAGCCCTGCTTATCTTGTCAATAGACCTGATTTTGGTGCAGGACAATTATTTATAATGCAAAATGGTAGAGAATTAACACCAAAAATATTAGTTATAACCGAAAATGAAGATGGGGAAACAGTTATAAATTTTGAAGACACTGAACAATTTTCACCCAAAACAACACAACCAACATATTATCAAATTGAGGCAACGGATTGGGAGGCTTATGAAGGCGCACCCAATGAATTAAAAAATAAACCCCTTTTTTCTAAAGTAGCATATAGTGGTAATTTTAACGATTTATTATATAAACCCGGTGTAGCAAATAACACACCAATTAAAATATATCGTAATAAAATTAAAAATCACGATGCACACTTTGTTGGTTCAGGTGGTGGTTTTGGTGCGACAGCAATAGGAACGTTAAAAGTAAGTGTTGTTGAAATAGATGTTATAGAAGGTGGGGTGGGTTATAATAATATTTATCCACCAATTGTTACAATTTCAGATCCCGAAACAGATGGTATTGTAGCAGAAGCAACCTCTATAGTAAATAACACCGGTTCAGTAAGTCGTATTAAGGTTGAAAACATAGAATTAAATAAGGGGTATTCTTTTGCTAACCCACCCACGGTTACAATTGCCGCACCAACAGGAGGTGGAAGAAGTGCAAGGGCTGTTGCTATTCTTGATGCTTGTTTAGATACGATTGAGGTTGGTAGTGTTGGAGAACACTATACAAGTGAACCAATGGTTACTATTGTTGGTGGTGATGGTAGTGCTGCCGCATATTCTACAATAAATGAAGATGGTGAACTTGATTCAATTATAATTACAAATCCTGGTAGGGGGTTTACTGATGATAAGGTTGAAATACTTATCGGTGGTGTTCCAATAATATTTACATTAAATCAACCAAATCCAGGGGAATATGATTTAGGATTGGGGTTAGTTGCATTTACCAATCTTTATCACGATTTAGATGAAGTTCCTTATGGTAATTTATTCATATATCTCAATGGTATGGAAATACCATCTGAAATGAATTTACCCCCCGATAGTGAGGAGTGGGAACCACGTTTTCAAGCAAGTAGTAAAGATAATCACCACGTAAATATCAATGCTGTTACAGAAATCACTATGGAAGGTGATGTTTTGTCAGAAACAATACCTGTTGATGAAAACGGTCATTTATTGCTTGAAAATAGATTAAGACCCTTTGATACAGAACAAACGACTATTGAATCAGAATATGCGTTTAGCGATGATACACCAACATTTCAATTGGTTTTTGTTGATAAAACCGAAACAGACGGAAAAGGAAGAGTTGGTGAGGTGCGCACGACCACATATACTATTGACTTTACTAATGCGAAAGACAGAATAGTAAAATTGGAAGGTATGGATATTAGTTTGGTGGGTGATGTTTTAGCACCCAAAACCAAACTTGACGAACACGGAAATTTTATTGTTGATACCACATTAAAAGAATTTACAACACAACAACCAACTTCAACACAAACACATACTTACGATGAAGGGACTCCAACCATAACATTAAAAATGGTTGAAGAAACAAAAGGTGATGGTTATGGAAGAGTTGAAGAAGTAAAAACCGTCACACACACCATTGATTTCACACCTTTACAGGAAACAATAGAAGAACACAATGGTAGAATTACAACATTAGAGGCAATAGGTGGAAAATGGATTGGTAGTAACTTTGAAACTGTTGCTGCACTTAGAGTTTTTGATTTCTCAACGTATAAAAGAATAAATGAGGGTGATTACACATATGTTATTGCTGATGAAGATCATTTAGACGATTATAATGAATTACCACAACGAACATTATATAGATGGGTTGGGGGAAGTAACACAGGTACATTTGTTTTTTCTCACGTAGTTCAAGAAGACCCATTAGGTAGTTTTACAAATGAAGCGTTTGGAGTAATAAAAGGTGAAACCACAAAACCATTTTATGTTAATGCACAACCCAACGGAACAGGAAAGGTAAATCGCCTCCCCAAAGTTTTGGATTATGATAATGATACAAATAAGGTGTGGTTAGATATTGAATTACCTGATGGTTATTGTGTATTCGGTTTTAACAAGGGTTATGTGAGCAATCCTATGAATTTAACATTGGTTTCTTATGATGATTTTTCACACGAATATTTAGAAACAGATACAAGTGTACTTGAAAACACAACATGGAAAAAATTTTATGTATATCCGTGTGATTTAGTACCCGGAAAACAACCTGACGAATTTACATTTGTGGTTAATAACGGTGTTTTGGTGGAAACTGTTGCCGAAACAACCCAATCATTAGATATTAATGTGTTATCACAAAGTGGTGGTGTTAATATACCATTTACTGTTAACACATCAGCACTACCTAATTGGATTACACCATCCGGTAATTTGTTAAATATTGCAGCAAATACCACACAATCGGTTAGGGAGGGTAAAATTTTATACACTCAATCAGAAAGTGGTTTGGTAAGAGAATTAACTGTTTTTCAAATTGGACAAGAAATGGAAATACCACCATTTGAAACTATTGGTAGATTTGGTTTGGCTGGAATACCATTAGAAAATATACTTTCGTTTGGTGAAATTAATGGAAAAATATATACTTTTACAGCTAATGTTGATCCACCATCCGGTGGTAGTAGACAACATACGATAGGAATGTATGATCCGATATCAAACAGTTATACACGAATTTTTAGACAATTTAGTCGCCCTATTGGAGATGCTAGGAGAATTAATACTTTTTTCTACAAAGATAAAATGTATTTTATAGCAATGAATGATAGTACAAATATGGCGACTGTGGATTTGAGTGATCCAACACCAAACGCAAATACCCCCATTGTTAATGTTAGTACAAGTGCAACATTTGGTGCTGGAACACAAAACGCAATATTAATATCAGATGATAGAATGTTTTTAAGAACAACAGCAAGTGGTAATAATAGAATAAGAATGGCAAGTATAAACGGTGGTACGGTTTTATTTTCTAGGGTAATGGGGGTGCAAAATGTGTTAAATGTTAATATGGTTGCTCATAATAATAAACTATATAGTTTCAGTTCAACCCATATTGAAATAATAGATATACCCGGTGGGTTTTATGCAAGTGAAACCGCTGCAACTGCCGCACCACCATACACTAGTGTTGCACATAATATACCAAACACAAGATTTGTGAGATTATTTATATATCAAGATAAATTATATATACAGACCACATTTAGTAGTTTTTCACATATTAGGTTAGATGTTATGGATTTAAACACCAACACAATTTCAAATATTGGTGGTACATCAGGTGTTTCAGCAGACATATTTGGAATGGGTGTAAATATTTCAGGTGTGGGACATGATAATATTTTATATTTTATCGGTGGTGAAGGATGGAAAACCACAACCCCTGTTGGTGTTATACCAAATTTTGCTAAAATGACAACATTAAGTGGTGTGAACACTTTGAATCATTATTCGTCAGCAGATAGTTTGAATTTAAAAGGTAATTTGAAATTCACATCGATGGAAGCAAGTAGTGCTGGCTTGGGTAATTTTTCGGGTAATAATGTGTTGATACATAATGGAAGAATATATTGGGTTGGACACACAGGAATTGGTACATTCACATTAGGTGTATAATGAAAATAATTAAAAACTATGCAGAATTTTTTTATAAATAAAGGAAGTATATTACCAATACTTGAAATGAAATTGATAGAGTATGGTCGCGTTGGTTCAGAAAACCACGAACCGTTTTTTGACGCACTTCAAAATGCTGATATATTCTTCAATATGGTAGACGTTGATACAGGTGTTGTTAAGGTAGCACACCAACCCGGAATTTTAATTGAAGCAGATGGTTGTACAGACCAATATCATATCGCTTACGAATGGAAACCAAGGGATGTTTCAAGACCAGGTAAATATGTTGGAACATTTGAAATTATATTTAATAAAGATAATGATAAGGAATTTGCGGGAAGAAACCTGATAGTCCCCATTCAAAATCAACTTATTATTAATGTCACGGAAGGTTTAATTAAGAAATAATATCTAAATACCATGAAAAGAATATTTTCCATATTAATCATTTTGTCGGTATTCGGTTGCAAAACTTTGAGTCAGACAAGTTATTCGTATGTGGATGATATATATTGGAATCCACGTACTGAAACAACGCACATAACCGTTAATAATTTTAACGTGTATGACACAAATTGGTCATACGCTGAACGAATTTACAGATTTAATAACCCTGTTGTGGGTGTTTCATATTGGTCGCCGATTTATTCATATAACACCTATTGGGTGTCTTTCTATATGGGTGGTTGGCGAATACAAGCGGTATCGGTAACTCCGAATGATATTTATTGGAGGTATAATTTTAATATGTGGCGAAGTCCTTGGTGGGACCCTTGGTATTATCCATATTATCGTTTTCACCACCGACATAATTGGTGGCATCCACATTATCACCACCACCATCACATTGTTTGGAATCCAAAACCAACGGTTGCACCGGTTACAACACCGAGTCAAAGACGTTCTTCAAGTTCAGTATATTCGTCTTATACGAGAAGTACACCGACACGTGAATCCTATTCTACAACCACAAGAACAAGTTCAAGTTATGGTTCAACACCAACAACTACCACACGAAGTACAACAACTACAACCCCCACAAGGGGTTCAAGTAGTTATACCCCACCCTCAAATTCTATTCGTTCTTCAAGTGGAACAACACCATCAAGAACTACCACACAACAAACAACTACCCCTTCAAGAAGTTCAACGACTACACAATCGTCATCTTCTTCAAGGAGTAGTACTTCAAGTGGAACAACACCAACACGAAGTAGTCAGACCTATACGCCACCGTCAAATTCATCAAGGTCTTCGTCAAGTGGAACCACTTCAACCCCTACACAAAGGAGTTCAAGTTCTTCTTCAACTTCTTCGGGTGGTTCTAGACGTTAATCATAATCAATTCCGTCAGCAAACGGCATAAGAATTACTTCATTGATTTCTTCCTGCTCAATACCATTATAAATATTCTTTTCATGGTAGTGGTGATGAACTTCAAATCCATAATTTCCGAATTTTTCCTGTTGTCCGTTTACTTCAACAAAAACAGGTATATTGCCATTCCCATCATTGTTTTTACGTATATCCATTAATTTGGATATTAATTCATTAATTGTTAAACTTTTCATTTTCACTTTAAATTCTTCGGTTTCAAAATTGAAAATCCCTGTTTTCGTATCGTCTTTAACAAAAATTTCTCTACTTTGACATATACTACAATACATTTCGAGCTCTAATTGTTCCGGTTCTAATCCGGCGAACTTCTCTTCGTGTCCACAATTTTCACACACAAAAAACATTACATCTATCGTTCTCATTGTTTATGTTCTTGCCTAATAAATCCTGGTGGGTACTCCTGTGTTTCAAAATCAAGTTTCGGGGTAACGTCATTTTTGCACCAAGTACACCAAAAATGTGGTGGAATTACAGAATAAAAACACCTGTAATACATTTTCTTTTTACCACAAAGTGGACAAACCTGCCACAACTTCGTTCTTCCGTTACCCCAACCACTACCAGGTGTTCTCATTATTTCAGAGGTCTAAATGCGTGTAAAAGTTCAACTTCAAACTTCAAGTCGGCATTAGGGGGAATATCTGTACCTGCGCCACGACTTCCATATCCCATTTCGGCGGGAATATTCAGTGTTCGTTTACCACCGATTTTCATTCCGATAACACCCTCATCCCATCCGCGTATTACCTGCCCAACACCTATCAAACATTGAAACGGTTGGTTTCTTCCGTGAGAACTGTCAAATACTTTACCGTTCTCTAACAAACTACCTGTGTAGTGAATGACTACATGGTCTCCTTTTTCTACACTCTGTGTGCCGTGTCCTTCTGCGACATCAACAATTTCTAATTTATCTATCATACTATTTGAATATATTTAAAATTATATTTAATGTTTCATCACTCTGTTTTTCTATGGGAAACATAGACTTCTGACGATATTCCATTGCCATTTCACCCATATTTTTCTTAATATTCTTTTCGATGTTCAGTTTCGGATAATAAATTGTATTTAATACTTGAACATATTTATTATCAATTATGGTATTCGTTGCCAAATCTGTTTCTATATCATACAACAATAAGTTGTTTTTATTTTTAATCAATGGTTTTAACAAAATATTGTAATATATTGTATCGTCATCAATTTCATTTTTCCAAATGCGCTTGTATGGTTCGGCATTAATATCACCTTTGTAATGGGAATTTGGAATAAAATTAAGAAGAAATTTCTTATATCCTTCTGAACACAATTTATAATTATTTGTTATTATTTTTTCATATTCATACCAAACACCACCATTAAACTCTGTATCTATATGACACCTTTCTATATTATCATATTTTGATACGATATTTGTAAATCCAACCAACACTATTTTATTGTTTTCCCAAAACAAATTAGAAAAATTTAATTTGGATAATTGGTGAATGTTTAACAAATCATGTTCGGTTGGTACAACACCGAATACCGGTATGTTTGTATCTACACCGATATTTGTATAACCCTCTGTTCGTTTGATACGTACAACATTTTTGTTGAATTTTTTAATTTCTTCAACCAATATATCGTTCCCATACGTAAGAATTAAATCAGACTTTCGGATTGTTTGTGAATACTTTTGGTTAATCTCCTTACTATTGAATACTTTGTACATGTGGTGGGTTTTGGGTAATTGCCACCATTCGTCTATATAGAAAACGAATTTTGTCTTATTTGTATCAACAATAACATTATAAAAATCTTCATAAATATCTTTATTGAAGATAACATAATCGTAATCAGAATGAGTTATGTGTTTCACATCGCACCCACTTTTTATTGTAATGTGAATATCATTACAGGTTTCCTGTAATTTAATCAGTGGTTTGACTACATTATAAATGTACCCCCGATTGTATTTATTATTTATAACTAAAATCCTTTTCATTTACATATATTTATTTAAAAAATTTTTCATTTTATGAACCGGCAGGTAGATATATCCGGGTTTTCCAAGTGATTTTGTTGCATCACTTGCATATCCGTTGGTGGTTATTTCAATAACTTCTTCACTTAATTCCACATTTTCCTCCGCAAAAAACCACAACACTTCTTCCCAATTAGATACTCTTGTCATACTATCAAATTCGATTGTATAATTAAAGTTATGTGGCATATTAAATAACAATTTGGTATCACATATTGAGGTTATCAGATTATTTTGATAATCATCAATCATATAATCACCCTTTATCAAACTTTTGTTTTTTGCTGTAATAATATTGTCGGTGCTTATGTGTGGAAAGTAGTTTTCAATCCACTTAAATTTCTCAACAATATTTTGAGGATATGTACACGCTGTTACAATGTACAAATCATAATATTTGGATAATATTTCAGTTACCATTATAGCACCCGGTTTTGGTTTCACCACCTCTGAAAGAAGTCCGGGTGTTTTTAGTAATTCATATATATCTTCACGTGCTTCCGGTTTGATATAATCTTGTATATTCCAAGATAAAATATCCATAACAGTTAAATTATCATTATACTTTTTATTGTATAATGATAACCAACTATCAAGGAATAAACTTAATGTATCGTCTAAATCAATCAATACTGATTTTTTCATGTTTTTTTCGTGTTAAATTTACAAAACAACTTTGACAAAAGATTAATCTTGCGTATTTATACTTCAAAATTCTACCATAATAGTTTATGGATTCTTTTCTACCTTCGGTTATACTTGACCATGTTGCTGAATGTGTCAAAATCAATTCTTTTACCCTTTCTTCCTGTGTGTGGTTTTTATTAGTTTTATACTTATAATTCAACCACGCTTCCCAATATATAGAACTACAACAATCAGCATTTGGTACAAACCAAACCGCTATTTGTCTATTGAATAACACCAATGAAAATAGCGGGTCCCATTCATGACGGAAATCGTCATATTTTGTTTTCCACCCCAAACTTACATAGTTAAACTGAAACCATTTTTTAGGTAAAAAATAAGGAATACCAACTGCAACTTTCCCAAAATACCATTTTGTTTTTAACCCAACAAATGGTGAGGAAAACACAACCTCAATCCAATTCCACTTATAACTGAAATAATTTCTTATCCGTTTGATAACTTTCATTTTTTTATGCTATTTATGTTAAATAACTTAATAAATCATATAGATATGGGATGTAATTGTCGTGGTAATTCTGTAAGTAAGACGGTTTCAACACCTAAACCGGTAAGTAAACCTGTTGTTCAGAATAACGGTACTCCAGGTACACCTGTCGCTAATCCGAGAACCGTTCAAACCGTTAGAAGAACCATTATAAGAAGGAGTTAATCTTGACCCTTCTTATTTTTTTTCGCACCCTTTTTCTCCTCCTTTTTTTCTTCTTCTATCTGTTTGATAGCATGTTGTCCAGCAAAAATAGACAAAACAAGTTTCTCTCTGTATTTTAAGTATACGCCTTCGTTCAGGTCGCAACCACTATTATTGATACTTGATTTATCGGTTTCCGAATTATACTCAATAGAATTTAAAGCATTAGCAATGATTAGTTTTTGTTGCTCTACTTCCAATCTATCAAACGCTTCTTCGTATATTATTACGAATATCATTTCCTGTTTATTAGCAATGTAATTAATCAAAGGACTTGACTTCGTAATCTTAATAATACTTGGTTGTTTATCAACGCCCAATAATACGAAATCTAATCCTATTGTTGCCAAATAAGGATTATCTTTTTCTAACACCTCATGTGTCATTGCTTGAATGTCTTCCGACATTGGAAAATAATTTGCCATTTTTATATTTAATTTAAAAATTTATACTACACTAAATTTACTGTTTTTATTGTTATTAACAAAAAAAACCCCAACTTATTCACGTAAGTCGGGGGAGGAACTACTTCAACAAAGACTCGTGGTAGCGATAAGTATTTGTGCTAAATGCCACTTTAAAAATTGCTCTCATTCCTTTTATGAGGTGGTTTAGAACCACCGAACCTCATTGAATGTATAGGAACTTATTTTTAGTCTTTTCTTTTTAGAAAAATATAGCGGTGAGTAATAAAATGCAAACAATATTTTTAAACAGGAACTCACTTTGCCATACTATAAATATACACTTTTTTTGATTATTCCAAAATATTATTGAAATAATTTTAAAATATCATCTTTGGATAAGACTTTTTCTTTGGTGTACGTCAGATTAACTTGTGCGTGTTTCAAAACATCATCAAGTTTCAAACAATATTTTTGATAATCCGCAAATATATCTAACATAGCACCATTGATGTTATCTATTTTTGATACACGCCTTGTTGCTGTTTGAGCGTTTCCGAAAACAAATCTGTTATCAATAAATGTACCAAGTATTTTTTCACCTTCAATAATATCTTCATATTGATAAATTATATTATCGGGGTCTACCATATAGTTACGGAAATTTGAATCACGCATTGGGTTTCTTCGTTTTGTGACTTCCATTTCTAATTTTATGTTTTCTTTTGCAAAGAAAACTTTATATTTCGCCTTACCTTTGGGTTCTCTTCCCCATGACGAAGAATAATTTTCATTAACAAAACAATACGGATTAACCCTCACACTACCAAACGAACTCGCATTGCGACTCCTATAAAGTAATTCACTTGCCCCTTCGGGTGCAGTTGTCATATCGCCGGAATAAACAAATGTTTTATCACTACTATAATAACCCGCGTTCCAACCGATTTTCATACCCGATTTATCAATATATGATAGGTCTAAATCTCGTGCGCCGTCTTTTTCGTGCCAATATATTCCGATAATAGCATCGTCAAAATCCATATCAACCCACGAATACATTGGGATTTCACCCATAAATGATTTTTCGGAAGTTGGGCAAGTTAGATTTATACTCAATGGTAGTTCAACCACATCTCTTCCAACGTTTGCTTTAACCCTTTTTACAATATTTTCAAATAATAATTTCTTCAAAGAAGTAATTGCTATTTTTCTTTCTTCCGCTTCACACGCATAATTGGATTTGGGTGTATCTGTAATATCTTTTACAAATAATTTACCATTTCTAATGATATACATAACATGTGGTAAATTACTATTTAATTGCATATTACACAGATTATATAATGAAATCATTTTATAAACTGTGAGGTCGCCAATACGTTCAGTAGCCTTGTGAATTATTTCATTATAAAAATCGGGGTTGGTATTAAGTCTCGTCATTATTTCACTCCAAAAGGGTGCTTTGAATGGTGTATGAGTATGCCTTGTCATTCTGCGAAGTGTATTCACCTTGTATTGATTGTGTTTTTTCAATGCAAGAAACAGTGGTTTGTACCTAAAAAAGATTTCTGAAAACCTTTCAAGTAGAATATCAGGGATAATAATATTACTATTTTTCAAAGTTTCAATAGTGTTTTTGTCTTTGATTAATAGTGTTTTTCCTGTCGCTTGGTAAATAAAACAACGTAATGCACTCTCACCGTTAGTTGGGTATACACCCATATTTACAGATATGATTGCCTGTGCTTCTCTATTTTTAACTTTATCAATATCAATATTTTGAGTACCAATAATAAATAATATTTTCTCAATGGTTTCTTGTTTTAACGCCACGCCGGAATATAACATATTTTGACAACGTTTTGTTACTTCTTCAAAACTTATTGCTTTAATAAATTTCACATCCATTTTTTGTAAATCTATCGGAGTATCATTTACAATAAATGGAGTTTCCGAATCCAAAGTGTACGTGGTAAAATAATGTACTATTTGATCCATAAACAATTCAAATCGTGTTTTGGAAACAACATCAAGAAATGTTTGATAAAATGTGGCGTTAGCGTTAAAATGATTTTCTTCCGCCCATTCTAAAACCGCTTTTGTGTCTACGTTTTTATCACACACGTATCCACATTTCAACAAAGAACGTTCTGCGCCTTCGCATTTTACATTTTTTTCTTCTGCGACTGCCATCTTAAAGAGGTCTAATATCGCTTTCTTATGCTTAATACTTAACATATCTTTTTTTTATTTAATTAAATTTCAATCATTTGGTGGAACAAATACACATGCTTTAATAGCATCAGCAGAATCAAAATCAAGATAATCATCTTCAACTGCTTCTAAAACACGCTTCATCATATTATTCATATTTATCTTATGTTGTCCTTCCGGTAAAGCATTTATCGAAGAACATAAAGCACCCAAATTTAAAAACAATTTGTTGTTACCTACTAATTTATTATTTTTTTCTTCCATATATCAAATGTACTATTTAAACATTAATATTAAAAATAAAATGATTGCTGATATTTGCCAAAACAATCCCATAACAAAATTTATTGTTTGAAAACGCATATTTGTTATATGCCAACCAACAAACGCATATCTTAACAGGTAATATATTACTGCAATCAATCCTCTTATTACTCCGAATACCCAAGCAGGAATGGTTAATAATAGTGATAATACTATTAAGTTTCTAAATCGGGGTTTGTTTTTAAACCTTAAAAAGATTTTCCAATCCCCACTAAAACCTATTTCGTAATAACTATCTTTTGGTAGTGCACCGTGTCTTTTATCAATTCGGCGACCGATATACATATTCCATACATGAATAGCATATTGTTCTATATGACCCCGTCTGTATCTTGTTACATCTAATTTTTTCATCGTCTTCTATCTCTATAATTATCTATACCTATTGTTATTAACTTATATATTAACATAATTCCAAATAATATTCCAATTATGCTAACAACATAAAGACCTGTTTCCGCTAATTCGCCCATCATTTCGGCGAAGGTTTTTGTTTTCATTTTATTCGTATTCTAAATATTTCCAACTAATTATTTCATGAATATAATCCGGGTCTCCCAAATGTCTATCTTCAACCCACCATTCCCCCCTCCAATCAATATGTGCTCTTCCCCATGTTTGGTGAAACACATCATTATATGGATCCATACTTACTATAATATATTTAGCAATTATGTTTTCATTTTTGGAGGGTAATCCGTCTCTTACCAAAGTCCATTTTTGCGCTTCCTTAAACGCCGCCAAATATGTTTCCAAAATTTCATGTCGCTGAAACGAAGTTTTTCCGTGCCACCAAATGGAAGACAAATGTTTTTCGGCTAACTCTTCTATTTTCTTCTTCATTCTAAATCAAAATTGTCGGTTATTATGTTTTTGTATCTATCGAGTAACCCTCTATATTTATCAATATACATTTTTAAGTTATTAACCTCTTTTTCTCTTGCATCCCACCCCGCTACAAAGGCATAATGTAACGCATAGTACGGCTCCGAACTATGTGTTTTGCTGTAAACTTCGGCTAATTTTTCTTTATCCATACAACAAATATACTACTAAACCTTTAAAAACCGAAAATAATATTCATATTTTATGTATGAATGGTCATTTGTATTTGATTGTGGAATGGGATAGAATTGAAGAGGATGTTATCCCCTGTAAAATTGGTGTTACGAGAGGTTGTATTCAGAAACGAATAAAAAAACTCCAAACCGGAAACAATTCCAATTTATACATGTTTGATTTTTTCAAATCGGAACACCCCTTCAAATTGGAAAAAATGATACACCGCCACTACCATAAATATAATACGAATGGGGAGTGGTTTAATCTTCCAAATGATGTTGTAATGAAATTCAAATCCCTTTGCGAAGAAAAGGAAAAACTTATTAATTTTCTTCTAAAAGAAAATTATTATTACGGAAAGCGAAAGTGTTAGGCTGCGAGTCTAACGGTATATTTCATTGTAGGTTTGAAGATATTCTTATCAGGAACACCGATACTGCGTAACCACGCTGTTGTATCAAACGAAGGACATGCTTTTGCGGCTAACTGCCAATGACCACCCACTTTTACGGTTGGAAATCTCTTTAAGAAGTCTAACACATATTTTTTCAGTGCTTCAAGTTGAGCGGGTGTTCGAGTGTCTTTTGGTAATTTTCCGTCACGTGTTACACCACCAATCACGCATATATGACGTGAGTTCATATTGTAACCCGCTATACCATTAGTAACTTCCCAAGGATCAATGTATCCGTCTTCATTGTTTTCAACCAAACGTTCAACTGTACCGTCTAACCAAATTATATCTGTATAACCAACTTGTCGCCAACCTCTACCAACAGGTGCGGGTGATAAATGTGCACGTCTAATAGCATCACCTCTTGCATCACGCCCTTCTGGTGTTGCCGAACAATGAATGAATAAAAATTCTTTTTTAACTTTTTTTGACATAATTCCTCCTTTTTTTATAAATAGAGGAAAAAAAATTACATTTGTTTAACTCGGACTTTTATATCTGTGTCCTTACTGAAAATCTCGAACATTGAGTCTGAATTTCCGTATATGATATTATCACTTGCTTTCAAATCTATTTGAACTCTGTTTAGACTATCAATAACCGGTTCCCAAAAACCCTCTTCGTTTATTTGTCCTGTTATAACAGGTTGATTTACTCTGTTTGTGTTGTATACACCATTGTAAATATTATATAATCGTACTTCAATAAGATTTTCAACACCATCTAACGAAACTAATTCTCTTATTAGTTGTGATACGAATATGTTTTCACCCATTTTACGATTTTCGGTATCAAAAAATTCAGCAATTTTATTTTGTATTGCTCTTACAACGGAATTGGTTTCGTATCCTTTATTGATAATTACATCAACCTCTGCTTGAAGATTGATAACACGACCGGGTTTGATTATAACATAATCCCCAATCATTTTGTATTCGGATAAATAGTTGCTTATATTATCCAACAGAGCGGTTGTTACCATATCTGTAATATGACCATTTGGGTCAATACCTAATACATATATGAAAATGATATTGTTTTTTTCGATAATAGAGGTTCTATATGGTGTACCGTATAATCCCGGCATTTTATTTATTCTTTCAACATAATCTTTTATTGTAACACAGCGGTTTTGGGCAAGATTATTGTATTTAATCATATAACGTATTTCTTCGATAGAAGGTTCATCTTTTCCACCCATGGCAGGACTAACATTACGTACCGATAATGACCTCTTAACATTATCCATTTTTATTGTGTTTTCCGCCGAAGGTTGTACCTCACCTTTTATTTCAACCTCTTTTGCTGAAAAATTATTGATTATGTGTGGCGCAATATTTGATACTGTACCGCCGCCGGTTCGATATAATATCCACATAGTATGACCAACAGTTGGTAGTATACCCATATTTTGATTGTTGATCATTTGTGCCATTAACTTTTGGGTTGGTGTTGCTTCTAATGGTAAATGATACACATCACCCGCACCAAAAATCACCTTGAAAAACCCCCTGTCTGTATATTCTGTTACAAATTTATGTTTGATTGGTCTCCATTCTCCCCTAACAACACTTGTATTGAATGTTGTGTATGTGTTATCAATATCTTTAATTTCTTCTGTTACAATAACCTGTTGTGGTAATTGGTCGGGGTCTGAAATAGAATTATATGTTTTAGGTAAAAATAATTTATCTTCTAACAAACTTTCAACCTCAAAATATTTCCATATTTTTTCTCTCTTATCCACAAATTCATCTAATACATTAAACTCCGCCATTGTGGGTGTGCTGTTGAAATTTCCTTCTTTACATATAATAGAATCTACGCTCAAAACATTAATATCAGGCAATACAATTTCCATAAATGGTACAACCATTCTCGGACTAATAACTACCTTGAAAATTTTGCTTGTAGAATTAGACATTATTTCTCTTTTCGTAATAGTATATCCAATTAAAGTTCCATTAGAATCCACCTTTGGTCTTATAAGTCTATTGGAAATACCATTATGATCGAATTGAAAAGAAAAATTAACATCATATAATAACTCAAATGTTGCGCCGCCGCCGGTTGCTTGTGCACCCTTTTTAATAACAGGATAGTAGTCTGTATTGGGTCCGGTTCCGGTAGCATTTAATGGGACTTCACAACTTATTTCAACCTCAACTAAACTCGCCTTTTTGCCTGGTATTTTTAATCCTTTTGTTCTTGCAATTGAAAACAACGCCCTTCGGGTAGTTGCTTGATCTAATTGTGTTTCACCGTATGCTTTGTCTATATAATTAGAGAGGTTGTCGGCAACCGAAGCGTTTAAATCTATCAGAAAACCACCTACCGATGCATCATTTACTGTTTCTAATATATCGGGATAATATTGTGTTGCGAATCTATAAAACTCTTCTACATATTGTTTATATCCTCTAGCAAGTCCACTTATTCTTTTTCTACTATTATCTGCCATATCATTAAATTGTTATATCTATACTATCATTTACTTCAAAGTTTCCTTCATTCACACCGTATTTAATATTCACGATGTATCCTCTTCCACTTTCATCGGTTCTACCTTCAACGCTTTTAATATCAACCATTGGTATATGTAGTTTGATAGAAGAATTTAGTTCTTCTTTTATATCCGAATGTGTTAGGTTATCGTTGGGCATAAATAACATTTTAACAAGGTTAGAACCGAATTTTGGTTTTCTTAATCTCTGACCTGTGGGTGTAAAAATCAAGTGTGTGATACAAGAACGTATTGCCTCATATCTGTTTCTATTCATATCAAGATAAAACCCCTGACTATCATCTTCACGCGTGATCGGAAATTTTATATCGTAAAATTTTCTGTTTCTAGACATGCTAAAAAATTCTTATTATTATATATAAATAATTAGATTTACGATTTTCAACTTATTATTCCACGAGCACCAACCGGAGTTATATTTTGTCCCACACTAATAACAGGTCCACCCGCGTTACCACCCTGACTTATCACTTGGATTTCTGTTGGTTTTATTCCCACTGATACTGTTGCATCATATACAATCGCATCAATAAGAGTTTCAACTACAAGTGCGGTATATTTTTCCCATACATTATCACCGTTTTCAATACCAACTTTAGAGAATTGAGATATTATGTCAGATGTTATTTTTTTAGAATTTAATCCCGGTCTACCGTCAGCACCAAACGCCAATAGTTTAGTTGGTAGTCGAGGAAATTTTGGAATATATAAACTAAATTCTCTTTCTAATTCGTCTGCTATCCTACTATTTGAATATTTACATGCCATAGTTTTATTATATTAATGATTATCTTCGTGTTGAACCTAATCTTATTATTGTACCACCGATATTACCAAACGGCATTAAACCCCTTAATGTTTTACGAAATTTGATTTTATTATCGTTAATCATTTCTTTTGCTATACCTTTTGCTAATCTTCTTAACATTATTTTGATTTCATTCATTAGTTGTTGTAAAACAGCATCTTTGATTGCACCAACAACATCATTCACAAGATTGAGATTGGAACGAAGGAATGAAATAACATCAAAATTATCTGTTATACCCATTAAGCGCATATTGACCAATATAACCATATACACCTTCGGACTTACCAATAACATTCCAAATGCAAGTGAAAGTTCATTCAGAAGATTTTTTAACAAATTTCGTTTAAATTGTAATCTATCGTTTTCATTAATATTTGAGTTACCACCTGCCGCTTGATCCATAATACTATTCATACCTGTATCAAACGCTACTTTTCTTTCTTCAAGACTTGCGGTTTGGTCTAATCCTTCAAATGCTTTTGTAATATCATCTAATGTTATTTGAACCGCTGTATCCGTAGACCTATCATATTCGTACAAACCAACCTTCTTTTTTTCCGCTGTTTCAACCATTAAACTATATGCGGCGTTGTCGAAGGTAAAAAATGAATCGTCTGATTCACCTGAATAACCATCCTGACAATCCGAAAGTCTATCAAGTATTGTTTCTATTTGTTCCTGTAAGACAATTTGTTCTGTTGATAAACCCAACCCACCATAAGCACCAAATATTTTTCCCATTAATTGTGCTACAAATGCTTCTTTATCAAAAAACTTTACACTGTCAATATAATCGTCAGTCCAATCGTTTAGATTTCTATAATATTCTGCACCGGAAATGCCGTAGTTTGGATTAACCTCAACTTCAACAACGTTGTCGCGTGTTATTCCGTCGTTTGGAATTGTAAATGTTTCATGAAATGTAAAGCGGGCTATTGCGCTGTTTTTTATCCGCAAATGTTGTGGATATTCTGACGTTGGTGTAAATTGAAACCAAGCAGCAGGATCAGGTCTATTTGTTATTACAGAATGTAGAAAAACATTCATATCCTTGGAATTAACCCCCGTATTTACATCAAAATAACTACTTTTTCCTGCCGGTGATTGGGGGTTAATTTGAAAAAGATTAAGTAAATCAAACTCCGAAATAGAAAAATAAAACGGTTGTTTCATTAACGATGGGTTAATGTTACAACATATGTTTGATTTCAAAGACCTTTTCAAACCGTCTTTAACATTCTGCTCAATAACATCTAACTTATCTAATAATATTTGTGCAATAGCATTTTGAAGTTCTTCTGTTGAACCTAGAGCGGAAAACAAATCTATCATAAATTCTATTTGTCCACCTGACAAATTAATACTCTTCCACGAATTAATTTCATACAACTGTGGATACGAGTCAAGGAATGTTCTAAACGAAGAAATCCTTCCAAATATATTTGCTTTTCTATCTCTTACGGACATGTTTTTTTTAGTCTACTTCAATTAAAAACTCATATATAATTAGTGTGTTCCACACAATTGATTCGCCAACTGTAAAATCTCGTTGTTCCACCATACCATTGGCGTTGAACCCCATACCAAATAACACATGTATTAATCCCTTGACCATATCATACTTATAAGTATCCAAAGTTTTTAATTGTCCGTTTTTAATGGTACTTGTATTTACTTGCCTTTGTACCATATCAAACCCATTGTTTCCTTTAGGTTGAAATAATTCTGAAATATCAGATTGTGTTATTTTTTCTTCCGAACTTGAACAATAACTAATAATTTTTTCTATATCCAAGCGATATTTTACATTTTTTTGGGGTGTCATGTTGTTAAACGATTTAATAATGTATGAGTAAAATCTTTATTTTCTTCCGAAATCAAATTCATAAAAGTACTAAACGTGTAAGTGGAATCCGATTTTTTATTATAGTCGGTGTTTATTTTTATTGACGCTTTACCTCTGGGGGTGTCTTTCAAAAGTAATGGGTTTGCAGTAACCAACACATCGAATTGATTCCACGTTTCCTTAACAGTTTTTGGAAACCAAATGTGTTCCACTCTCGAACATATCTTCGAGAGAAAGAATAGTGTTGCTTGTCTTTGCAAGTGATATTCACCGGGTGAAATAAACCACACCTCAACATTATTTTCATACTCATCATTAAGGTCGTTCAACCAAATGTTGAAAACACCGGGTAGAGATTTATGTGATGGTTTAGCACTAGCTAATAATTCAAACACATAATTATCTGTTTCAAAATCTTCCTTATCCTTTTTGGTAGGAAATTTAAACGGTGAATACATATCACCTTCCGCAAACTTTAATTTTTTATCGGGGTTGAAACTCTTATCTATTTGAGCCTTGTCAAAATAAATTATATACTGCTTTATGTAGTCGCGAACCACATCATTCAAATCAATCCCTATGACTATTTTCTTTTTCATATCATTTCTTTATTTTTCAAATATTCTTCTAAACATTCTTTACACATACCAATTTCAAAAATTTCTTTTGTTATTCGCCAATCCGAAACTTCAAGTTTTTTGTAATCCAAACGCTTGTGACATTTTTCACACCATTCGTCTTTACCTAAATCATCATCGCCGGTTATACTGTGTTTAATGTATCTATCAGTACGTGGAGTATTATTATCATATTCTTTCTGAATATTATCTTCATAGTATTGTTGAATTTCATCAACCTTACTAATCATTTTAACTTCATATTGAACTATGAAAAACTGTCCCCACTTCTGAATACCATTGTATTTCTTAAATTCTAAATTGTAATTAATGCAACTGTCCACACCCCAACAATTTCTTGTTGTGAATGAAACATTGTTCCACTCATCAACATAATCAATGCTCAATTTTTTATCAAACACCTTCTGTAATTCAAGGGTTGTTATGCGTTTTATTCTTTCATGTGGATCAGGGATAACATGGAAATAGAAGTCTAAATAATATTTTATTCTCTTCTCTCCACTCTGTTTTAACACGATTTGATAACACGATTTATCAAACTCACATTTTGATATACTACCCCTTTCAAATGATAGTGGAAATATCTGTTTAATATTATGGAGTTCGTGTAATTTTATACCATCATTAATTCCGTTGTTCGTACCACTTGATAGGGGTTCAGTGTTTTGAACTATGAGCACCTTTTTGTTTTTCTCTTCAAAAACAGTGGGTTTTGTAAATTCGGGGTGTTTTTTTACAGACTTTAACTCACCTGTTACACCATCTCTGACAAGGGTGTAGTTTTCCATTTCCCTATCTATCATATACATTCGCCAACGAAGTTCTGCAACTTCCTGCGTAACTTCGTGTTTTTTAAGGGCTTGCATTAATTTAGACCCTAATTCTTTTTGTTGGACAATAGTATAAGATATTGGAATATCATCTTTCCTGTTATTTGTAATAACATCGCCACCGGCGAGCATACCCCCGACATACAAAGTAAGTCTATCTATTAATCCTAACCTTTTCATTCTTCAAATAGTTTTACAATTCGGTCGTTCATTTCTTCTTCTAATTGTCTGTATAGACCGCCGAAATACATATAATCTTTATATTCGTATGTATTATTACTTGCTGCTTGTGTAACGTTCCCTAATAACCTTTCTAATTTAGCGAGCGTTTGAAACGCATTTTGTTTGTATATGTGGAGTTCTTCCAAAGAAAGGTATGTTAAATCTTTTTTATTCTTTGTCATTGTTTTGATATTTATTTGTTTTTATATAAATCAATCAAAAATCCCCAACCTTTATGTTCTTCCATATCATTGTTGCGAAAATGTTCAATTGCTTCTTCTATGATTCTATTTTTATCGGGGTCTTCTTTGTTGATATAGTTTTTGATAAATTCATAAGTGGCAAATTTTGACTCCGATTTTTGTAGAACATCGTCATATTCTTTTTCTTCACTATACGTTTCTATAAACTCTTTAAGTAATTCCGGTCTGGTTTTTGTTGTTTGTTTGCAATCAAGTAGAAATCTAAATCTTTCTAAATCGCTTTTCATTTCTTCGGTTAATTCATAACCCAACTCACCTTTAATTAATGACATTACCAACATACCGCCGTTGTTCTCAATATGTTTCTCATTTTCTAATGTAAAATGGCGGAAGGTAAAATATCCGTTCCTTAATACCATTTCACTGTCCTTTGGATATTTTTCCAAAAAACTAATTGCTTCTCCTACTTTCATTATATTTTATGTTTATTATTATAATAACATAAAAAATCCCATTAAGTTTTCAAGTCTTAATGGGATTAAAAAATATAATTTTAATGATTAATTTAATCATCAATTAGAGTCTCTGTTTCAACAAAATCTTTTTCAGAAACCTTTTTACCGGTTTTTTCTTCTATTTCTTCAATTAAGAATTTGCGATATTCTTTTTTGTATTCTTCCAACTCGTTTGCGGAACATAATCCGTCTTTCGTGGTTACAATTTCACCGTTTCTTTCGACATTGGTTATATGGTTTTTATCAATTTTGATTTTAACAATATTACCAAATGCGTAGTTTTCGCCTTTGTATGTAAACGATTGTTGTTTAATACCTGACGACCCCTGATTTCCAAGAAATATACTAAAACGAGTTGCATAAGTAAATGACATACCACCCTTTTCTTTGGCAACAGGAAGACCCATTGGGGAAGTACTTGTCCAAATTTTATTAACATAGAAGAATGTGTTGTTAAATTTGGAATCAGCATCCATTGTCGAAGGAATTAAATCGTTCAATATTGATTGGAACGCTACACTCAACGCACCCGCAAACCACATATTGTTGGAACTATTGCTGAGAGCACCCTTGTAGCACTCACTACAACCGATTGAGTCTATGGCAAATAACATATTGGGTGGTAAAATACCGTCTTTTTGTTTTCGTATTAATTCCCGAATACATAATGCGACATCTTCAATCACGTAGGTTTCACGTGCGGGTTTAGGAAGATATTTGCTATTTGCGTGGTCGTAAGTACCATACTTTTTATAAAGATAACTTGTAGTAAAATACATAATATCCACACCCGGTGCATAAGTTATTTCACCTGTTTCTTCATTTACTATTTCATCCAATTTGATACCAACTTCATGGGCGTGATCCCATTTTATAGCATTTTCCAAATCGAAAATAACCGGTGTTATACCTTGTTTTTGACACGCTTTTATAACTTCAAGCATTATTGTAGATTTACCGCTATTGGTGTGTCCTTTGACACAGGAAACGGTATTTAGGGGTATGCCGACACATTGTGTGGCATCCTCAAATGCTTTTGGTAATATCAACCATTTTTGATCTTTTTTAGCGACTACGTCTAACCCAACATCTTGTTTAAACTTTCTAAGTAATTCCAAATCACTATTCGAGGTTTGAGTTTGAAAACTTTCAGCCGCTTTCTTCTTTATAGGAACTTTAGCCATTGTTTAATTTTTAATTAGTTTCTACTACTAAACTATCAACATCAAGAAGAATTGCAAATTCAGCATCCCCTTTTATGTGATAACCTTTATAAATCACCGCTCGGTTGCCTTTTATTTCCTTAATTTTACGACATAGAGCGTTTACGGGTTTTGTTTTATCAACCGGATCTAAAATACCGACCAATAAATCACCCTTACTTTCATTTTCTTTTCCGGCATTTACTACATATTCCAAGTATCCTTGTTTAAGACCACCATCAATTTCTTGTACTCTGACATCCACTACTGTTGCTATGAATGATTGCGCCGTGTTCCACCTTTGGGCAGAGAACATGTTTTTCTGATACCGTTTTACAAATTCCATTGGGGAAATACCCAATTTTGTTGCTTCCATTGCAAGTTCTTTCGACGTAGGAAAAACGTCTAATGACGTGTCGTGCGTGAACTTTTTGTTAAAATTATTATTTGCCATTTCTATATAATTAATTATTTTATCGTTATTACAGTAAAATTACATTTTTTTTCAATCTAAATAAAATTTCGTCATAGTATTCCACGAGAAATAAACAATTCATTCCCCTTACGTTTGTTGCTCATTGCATAATACCAACTTCTATCTTCTATTGTTATATCGGGGTGAGAATATAGTTCTCTTATTTCGGAACAATCGTTATAAGTCATCATAAACGGTGTGTTTCTTTTTTTAAGAACTTCCGCAAGTTTTTCATGGTCGAAAAATTTATGATTGGGATACAACCAACCTTTTTTCAAAAGATATGGTGGGTCAAGAAACACAGGATAATCAGAATATTTTTCCAACAATTCTTCAAAGGTTAAACAAACAGGTACTTCAAAACCTTCCGGTTTAACCCATTCTTTAAGTCTTTTCATAATAAGTGGTCCTAACTCTGCTTTTATTGACCATTCTGAAAAACCACCTAATAGACCCAATCCACTAAACGAAACCCTATTGGTTATCCAATATTGTGCTGCACCTTTAATGTCTAAAAATTCCGCCGCACCCTCTTTTGCTTCATAAAACAAATCTCTTTTTTCTTCTTTTGGGATATCAGAATGAAGGGTATGATAATATTCTGACGCATAGTCGTACATTTCTTCTCTGTGATTACATAGGGTTTGCCAACAATTTATGAGTTGTTTATCAATATCGCTGCTTATAACTCTTTTACCCAAGTCGGCGAGATATAACTCCACCGAACCACCCCCAAGAAATGGACTTATGATTGTATCAAAATTATTATAATACCCTGATATTAAATTAATTACTTTTGATTTACCCCCAGGATAACGAAAAATACTCTTTGTTTTGGTCATTTAATCAATCTCTTAAAAACGTCAAGTGGAATCCACAATAAGTTATTTCTAAAATTATAATCCTTAACATCCCTTATCCACCTTATTATATAAAAATCTTTATGTCGCCAACCACCTGGATGGTTTTGTGCTTCATAATAATTCCGATTAGGGTCTTCACCGATATTGATAATATCAAGTGTCAGACCACCTACCGTAGCAAATAAAATTTTTTGGTGCATTTTGTTGTTTGATAACAAAAGGTGATCCATTTCAACTTCAACAAAATCACCTTGTAAATACCTTGAAGTCCATTCCCGAAGTCTTTCATTCGGAATTTCTTCGACTTTGTGATAACTTATTATTGCAGGATTTTTCTTATTCATTTGAACTTTCTTCTTTGATTATTTCAATATTACCATTAAAAACCGAAACAATCAAATTATTCGTTATTACCTGTTCTTCCAAAATAAAATCAATAATCTTATTTTCAATGTTAGAAGATACTATTCTGTTTATTGAACGTGCACCCAATTTTTTATCCTCATCCGACAATTTGTTGTATAGAAAATCAGTGATTCCGCTTGCCCATTTAAGTTCACAGGCATATTTTCCTATTCTCATTTCTTCGGTCAATTTTGTAATTGAAGATTGATAATATTTTTGAGGTCGGTTTCTTGTAGGTGGTTGAAATGTATTATTTCGTCTATTCGATTGCGTATTTCGGGTGATAACTTCTTTTTTATCTCTTTATCAATAATATCTTGTTTATCTCTATCAATGTTGGTTTGTGTATTAAATCCAACCTTGTTGTATGACTCGGCGTTTCGACTACCCAAATTACTTGTCAGAATAATGATTGAATTAGAAAAATCTAAAATAGTACCATCGCTTTCACGTAGTTCGCCTTTATCAAAAATTTGAAGAAAAACGTTTATAACCTTATCACTCATTTTTTCAAATTCGTCTAAAAGTAAAATAGAGAAGGGTTTGGTTTTGATTTCTGACAATGAAGCATTGTTGTTGTATCCAATATATCCGGCGGGTGCACCAAGAATTTTTGATACGCTGTGGTCTTCCGAATATTCGCTACCGTTCAGTTTGATAATATTTTTTTCGCTACCAAAAACATGTTTTGCAATAAGTTCCGACAGGAATGTTTTTCCTACGCCACTAGGACCAACAAATAGAAAAACGTTTGGTTTTTTGGTGTTTCGGATATTTATTTTTCTCTTTTGAATTGATTTACAAATACTATTTACAGCATCATCTTGATTGATAATTTCTTTTTTGAGTTCGTTGGGGAGTTCCTTTATCGTATTCATTTCATTTACCGAAATGTTTGTGATTGGTACTTTGGATACTTCACTAATAACTTTCAATAAATCTTCTTCGGTTATGTTAATAATCACACCCGGTTCTTTTTGTATTTCATTTATCTCTTGATGAAGTTTGTTGTACTTGGCATCAATCGCATCCATTTCTTTAAATCTTTCTTGAACACGATGTTCATACATTTGGATAAATAATTGTTGTTTTTGAGCAACTAAATCTTCTAATCTTTTATCTTGTTTGTTAATTTGTGTATTTGCACCTAAAATATCAAGTATTTCGATTGCGGAACTAGGTAAAACTTTTGAAGTTATATACCTATTACAAAGAAAGACGCACTGCGCAACTATTTTAGGAGTAAAATAAACGTTGTGATGACACTCATAGACAATTTTATTTTCGAGTAAGGCGGTAAAAGTGTCGTCAACACTTAATTTTTCTATGTTGATTCGGTTAAAGCGTTTGTCTAAATGAGCAAATTTTCCAACTGTACTTTTGTATGACTGATTAGAACATGTTGCTATTACTCTTAATCTGTCGTCTTGAAGAATTGTGGTAATAAAATTAATCACTTCGTTATTTGCATCAGATTGAATAACCGTGTTAATATCGTCAATGAACAAAATGTATTTATTTGTGTTGCTTTTTATTTCCTTTATTAAATCACTAGTGCGTTGTTCAAATATTCCCTTATATACCATTCCAACAAGCATACTTTGAATGTTTATTTGTAATACCATTCTGTTGACTAATTGATAGGGCACAGTACCTTGAACTATTTTTGAAACAAAATGATTAACAATAGAAGTTATTCCACATCCACTATCCCCTGTCAGAATAACATTATTTTTTTCTTTTTTCAATATGGTTTTGATTAGTTGTTCAACTTCGCTATCTCTACCTAAAATTTTATTTTCAAATACTCCGTGTTCACATTCCAAATTCAGATTGGTCGTAAATTGTTTAATACTTTGCGTTCTAAGACCCTTTGCGTTATTATTGCCCTTTGTTGTTGGTATTAACACACCGTTGGGTAGAACAGATAAACCTTGCCCTTGTTTTGGAAACCTTGTTGGGATAATAATTTCTTCTTCGTCAATAATTTCTTTTTTGGATTTAACGTTTTCGCAACTCACACCCGCTTTCTTCAATAATTGAGAAATATTATAATTTGATTTTAAAATTGATATAAGTAAATGGTAGGTGGTGATTTCCTTTTCTTCTACCAACACTCTTTCTTTATCGGATAAGTCAAAAATTTCTTCAACCTCTTTTTCAAAAACTATTTTCTTTTTAGGATTTATTATCGCTAATGAAACTTTTTCAAGTTGAAGTTGAGTGTTGTTCAGTAATTTTTCCAATGTAAAATCCGTAACAATTTCTGAAACAATTTTGGTAAAAAGTGTTTTTTGATTTTCAAGTAAACTGTACAATAAATGATATTGCCCAATTCTATACGTTGGATAATCCCTTACAAGGGTATTTGTCATAAAATCTATAAGATTTTTTAATTCTACACTGAAATTTTCCTGATTCATTCTTCTCTTATTTGTTTTCACTTAAAGATAATAGAAATTCAAAGTTTTCAAAGTTTTTTTCAAAAATTTTTTCTCTTTAGAATATTATTCTGAATCTAACTAACTAGTTAACCTTTATTTCTTTTTATATTTTATATTTAATTTCTAGTTATTTTTAAGTATACTAAGATGGTCCATCATGATGAACTAATATTTGAACGCGTGCGCGTATGCGCGAGGAAAACGATAAAAATGATTTTTTTTTTGAAAATTATTTGGTAGAATAAAATTTTATCTGTAACTTTATCTTGAAAACATATTATTCGAGCTAGCAGAAAAATATGTTTTTCAAAACGTTCTTTGAAAAAGTTGGGTTTATTTTCCAAAAATATATAAAAAGTTTTTCTATAAAAGTTTTATTTTCTATGTTTGGGTTTTAAGTTACCAAGTATGGTGAATAAAAGAAGGTTTAAAGACTGAACAATTGTAGAAATTTAATTTTGTGTGTTCAATAAAAACAGGAGTGAGGGTTAAAACCCTTTACGAAGTAGTTTACGTATTTACACTTTGAGCGGGAGAGGCTGGTTGCCTAAAACAACCCTTTGACACAAAACAATGTTCTGTATCTATGGAGTAAAAGATAAATTCAATTATGTGAAGTTATATGTTTGTATTGCTTGAAATATATTACCTGGCTCGGATATGTTGGTGGTATAAACGTATTATGACACACACGAGGTTTAATTCTTATTTCTACTCGTGATAGAAATAATTGAAATAGAAATGGGCTTGAAATCGTTCCAAACAGTTTAGAAAACTGACGTATGGTAATACGTGGATCACCTTGTTGATATGGGATAACCGATGTGGATAGAAAAAGGATAGGGGAAACTATCTGACAAGGTACGAGAAGTGTGAAAAGTATTCGAGAGAGAAAGTGGGCAACCAAACTACTCTTTCAAGAAATAAGTCGTTAGAAATAACCACACTCGGAAGTGTTCAAGTGAGAGAAAGAGTTATACCGACAAAGTAGGTCTAACTAAATGTCGTCACATTACCAAAAAGGTGTTTAACAAGTTTTTACTTTTCGTGGATGCACGAATTAGGTTTGTACAACGCTGGACCAGGTACAAGCGGTAATACTTTTTTTAACCTAAATTATTGTTGAGGGGGTTTCTGATTGTTTTGTCCCTCAGGCGCAGGTGTTGTCGCCGGCGCAGCAGGTGCTGCCGGTTGAACTCCACCTTGTGCATTAGCATCTTGTGGTGGGTTTCCACCTGTATTTTGTTGACCCTGTGTAACAGCGGGATTTGTACCCCCTTGTTGATTTTGTTGGGTATTTGCACCTTGTGCATTACCTTGACCCGATGGTTGATTTCCACCGGCATTATTTCCCGCCGGAACTTGACCGGTTTCTTTATCTCTTCTTGAAGCGTTCATATCAACATTTTGTACAGTCTGCATATTTTGTTGAATAGCAGTGTTCATTGCTTGTAAAATTTTAGTAGAATCAATACCGTGTTGATTTAATAGGGGGGCAATTCGTGCTTGAAAACGCTTACCTACCGTATTTTGTACTTTTACAAGTTTTTTATTACTACTTTTGGCAGCACGTTGTTTATCCTTCTGTTGTGAATAATGATTAGCATCAACCATTGTTTTAGTGTTCTGCCCTGTTATAGTTCTTCCAACATTACCGACACCTGTTTTAACATTTTGCCAATATGCACCTAACTTATCATCCAATCTTTCATTGAGTGCTTGATCAAGTGATTCATTTAACATAGAGTTAATTTCTCTTGTTACAGATTCCTTCATCAGTCTTAAATACTCATTCCTATTTACTTTTTTTGTTACTTTTGACATAAAAAACAAATTTTATTATATATAAATAGTATTAAACTTGATTCAATGATTTTGAATTTTATTTTATTTATAATAAAATTTGATAATATGAAGCAAGATGATTTTAAAAAGTTAATGGCGAATAGTGAAATAATGTTGGAAAAGACAGCAAATGAAATGAAAACCATTAAAGAACGCCACCCTGAACGCAGTGTAGCACGTATGGAAGAAATTACCGTGTTGATAGATGAGGTTAAAGCGGAATACGAAAAGGCGGGTGGTGTAAAAGAAGAAATAGTTCTACCTGATAAAAAAGAAAGTAAAAGTGTTATTGAAACCGATGACCCATTAAGAAGACATGTACCTGTTCAACAAACGGAAGAAGAGACAAAACCCATAATACCAAAAATTAACACTTCCCCGATAGTAACACCACCAACCGAGCCACGGTTAAATCGAAAATATGATACAATACCATTACCATCCAATGGCGAATGTTATCCACATAAGAAAGGAAAAATACCCATTTATTTTCTTACTGCTAGGGAAGAAAACCTTATAATGTCAATTAACTTATATTCGGAAGGTATGTTAATAGAATCTATCTTGAAATCGGTGATTGCTGACCCCGAAATAAAAGTAGAGGAGTTAGTACAAGGTGATATAGATGCCATTCTATTGTTTTTACGTGCAACCGCATATGGTACGGAATACCCAATAGTGGTAAGAAATCCATACAACAATATTGAATTTACAACAACAATAAGTTTAGGTAAAATAAAATACAAGGAATTACAACTAAAAGGTGATGAAAATGGTTGGTTTGATTATAAAACCGATGAAGGTGATATTTTAAAATGGGGTTTTCCTGATTTAGGCGAAGATAAAATGTTCAGAAAAATGATTATGGATTCATCAAGAACAGTTGCTGTTAGAAAATTAGAAACAATGATGCGCGACTTGAACGAATTACAGGAAAATGAAGTTCTATCAATAAAAGAAAAAGAAATTGTTGAACGTAATATCGCAGTACAATCAATTTCCAAAATTCATAATGTTATTAAGAAAGATATTGGTGATAATATTTTGGATAATATTTTGCTTGCTAATATGACACGTATTATTAAAACATTTAATGGCGAAACCAACAGACAACTTGTTTATGAACACATTGCTAATATGAGAGCAGGTGCTGCAAGAAAGTTCAGAAAATATTATGAAGAACATGTTTTCGGATTAAATACAATTATTGATGTAATAATACCTGACAGTCAAGAACACGCCGGAGAAACAATTAAAGTTAATGTGGGTGTTGATGAGGCGTTTTTAATGACAGCAACCGATGATGATGAATAATAACACATTAAATATATATAACAATGAGAGTAGAAGAATTTAGAAAAAAAATAGAAAAAACGATTGCTGATTTCACTGAAACGTGGCAAATGTATAATCCCGATCTAGAATATTCGGAAGCGGAATTTTTATGTATGTTTGATATTAACTATAAATTAAAATGGTGTAAAGATATTGGAGTAGGTGAATGGGTAGAAAGAACACATAAATATACCATGCACAAAAAGGAGTGGTTAGGTGAAGATTTTGTAGATAACGAAATTGACAATTTAGAGGATAAATTATGATTTATAGATTAGGAACAGTATATAATAATGTTGACAAGTACGGCGGCGGTTTAATACAGGTTCAGTTAGTTGAAGATAAAAACAAATCCGCTTCTGAACTACCATGGTGTATGTCAATATTACCAAAAGCACTACATATCCAACCAAAAAAAGGTGAACTTGTATTAGTGTTCGCCAACAACCAAGAAGAATTGTATGGAAATCATTTGCGTTGGTATATTGGTCCAATCATTACACAATTAGATAAACTTAATTTTCAAGATTCGCGTTCTGCAAAGAGTTTTTCATTAGATGGATTTTTCAAACCAGGAACAAACCCCTCTTTCTTTACCGGGTCCGAAGGTGTTTATCCCGAAATGGGAAATAGGGAAGAGGAGTTTGGTGATAATGTTGGTTTGTTAGGAAGACACAATGAAGATATTTTATTAAAAGATAATGAGGTTTGGATTAGAAGTGGTGTTCATAGAAAAGAAGGTGACGCTTTGGTGTTCGAGCGACCAGCGTATGTTAAACAGAAAAATTATGAATCTACGCGAAACTATACCAATACCAATAACCCATTTCAAAACAAAACAACCAAAAAAATGTCATATAAAACTGTTACAACAATAGTGGCAGATGAAATATGTCTAATATCAAGTTCCAAAGATTTATCAAATCAAAAAAAACCGATTGAATTATATGATACGGAAGAACTAATAAACGATGAGGCTATGCAAAAGTTATTAGAAACGTGTCACAGACTTCCGTTTGGTGATGTTTTGATTGAATTTCTGTCAGCGTTTAAACGTGCGTTTGAAACACACGTTCATGTACAAGGCAACGCCCAACTCATACCTGACCCCGTACTATCACAATTTCCAAAAGAATTTACAGATGTTGACTTTAATCAAATGGTAAGTAACAATGTTAGGATCAACTAATAATAAATTTGCGGAATATAGAACAAATCGTGAAATATATCCTTTAAATGTACCAATACGTAGTTTTGGGGAGAAATTATTTAGTATAATGACTCCACAATATGAAAGATTTTTGATGGAAGAAATTTATGGATTACGCTGTGTTGTAAAATTTTCATTAGATGAAATAATGGATATGCCGGTTGCTGATAGAAGATTATACATTCAATTACACAACCAACGCATTGAAAAAGAAAATGCCGCAATGAACAACGATGATACTTCAACAAAAGAAAGTATAGACGATGTAAAAGATTTAGTTAGTAAGGCAAACACAAAAAGACAAGAAAATAATCAATAATAGTTTGAAAATAATATATTAATTTTATATTATAATAAAATTGAAAATAATATGAAAGGTCAAAAACTTGGAGTTAGTATAGTTGATAACGTACCTCAACCGAAACCAAAAAAAGAGGATATTATTGCCAAAATAGTAGGCGAAATAGATAAGTTTAACCAAAATGAAAACAAAGTTTATTTTTGGGTAATGGATAGTAAGGAAAACCCATCGGGTTCACAATATTATATGTATAATTTGGGTTACACCCTATTAGAGTTAGGATATAATGTTGAATTTTTATACCAAATAGACGATGATGACGAATTTGTTGGTGTTGGTGAAGTTTTCGGTCAGAAATTTATGACCGATATACCACATCGTAATGTCAAGAAGGATGATATTAAAATTAATATTAGTGATATTCTGATTATACCGGAAATATTTTCTTCTCTTATGCACGAAACCAAGAAATTGCCTTGTAAAAGGATTGTTCTTTGCCAAAACTTCAATATGGTTACTGAAACAATGCCGGTTGGTGTAGAATTTGGTTCGCACGGAATTTTGGATGTAATTACAACCTCTGAAATTCAGAAAAACTTGATATTGGAAGCAATGCCGTACTTGAAAGTAACGGTTATTGAACCATTCATATCCCCGTTGTTTTTTGAAAAGGTATCACGTGAAAAAGATTTACAAATAGCGGTAGTTTCAAATGACAGAACGGCGGTCAATAGAATAGTTAAATTATTCTACTTAAAATATCCGATTTTCAAATTTATATCGTTTAAACAACTTCATGGATTAACCCACGAACATTTTGCAGAAGAATTGGAAAAATCTGTTGCAGTTGTATGGTATGATTTCTTCACAAACTTCGGATACACTCCGTTGGAAGCAATGAGATGTAAAACAATACCAATTTGTGTTATACCGGAACAACCGAGCGGTTGGATGTTGAAAGAAGGTGGTGGATTAACAGATTCTGTGTTATGGTGCTCAAATCTGAATAGTGTTCACTATGCTATTTCAACTGTTATTCAGACTTACATTGAGGATAGTGTTCCGGTTGAGTTTAGGAATAATATGACACAATTTGATGATAAATTCACAAAAGAAAAACATAAAGAACAGGTAAAAACTGTGTTTGAACACTATATTAATAGCAAGCGAGAGGAGATGAACGAATTGCTGACTTCTATCAGAGAAAATGGGTAAATGCTTTTTTTCATTGTTTAAGTATTTACCGTTATTATGGTTATTAGTGGAAATGCTTCGTAAGTAGTGGCGAGCGAACACGAAGAAATAGGGTTGTCGGTAAAGTAATCTGATAGAAGAGTTGCCCCACTGTGAAGTGGGGTTTTTTTTTACGTAATAAAATTGTATTTTTAGTATAAACATAAAAATAATTTAGTTATGGATGTAGTAGAAATACAAAGAAACGAGAGTCTTCGACAGGTTATCATTGAAACTCTTTTGAAAAACAGTAAATATGTTAATAAAACAGTAGATCAAATCATAAGTGATGCAGATGAGTATTATCGTTATGTAAAGGGTTGTAACACAATGAAATTTAATACATGGACTTGGTTAAGTTCGTGGGTTAATAAGTATGAAGAAAGTCAAAAGGATGGTAAGGCGAGGGATTTTTTAAATTGGGTTAATCAACAACCAATGACAGCAAATTAATGGTAGTAAATCAAATATACAATGGGGATTGTTTTGGTATATTAAGTCAAATCCCTGATAAAAGCGTAGACTTAATAGTAACAGACCCACCATATTCAATTCATAATACACATATTGATGCGGAGATTGATTTATTTAGAATGTGGGAAGAGTTTAACCGAATTATAAAACCCAAAAGGAATATTTTGGTGTTTGCGGGTGGTATGTTTTTTCATAAATTGATTATGAGTAACACCAAAAAGTTTAGATATGAACTTATATGGGCAAAGAGCAAACCGGGTTCCCCATTAACCGCCAAATATATGCCATTAAAAAAACACGAATTTATTTGTGTGTTTGGTGATTCCGCCTCATTATATAATCCGCAAATGGAAGAGGGTGAACCGTATGCAAGAAAATTAACATTGACCAAGAACAACAATTTGAATTACGGTGTTAAAAGTGTTGAAACAAACAACACAGGTACAAGACACCCAAGCAGTATTCTATCTAATTTTCCCCAAAAGTGGTCTAGACAACAGCAGGGACAAGTACACCCATTTTTGAAACCGGTATCACTGTTACAATGGTTAATCCGAAGTTATTCAAATGAAGGTGATTTGGTATTGGACCCATTTATGGGATCAGGTACAACTTGTTTAGCAGCAAAAGAAGAAAACCGTAATTACATTGGGATAGAATTGGATACTAAATATTTTAAAATAGCGGAAAACCGTATTGAAAATAATATTATACTATAAGATCGGAATAATATTTTAATTTTATATTCGTACTATGAATAAAAAAGAAATTGTTAAACGGAAGAAAAAGCGGGTGTTGCATTATTACGCAAACGAGAATACCTTTTCAAAGGTAAATGTTGATATACCCGAAGAGTTTAAAAACAAAATAGTGTGTGGTGATAGCGTTGAAGTTTTGAAACAACTTCCTGACAACTGCATTGATTTGGTTTTAACTTCCCCACCTTACAATTTTGGTAAGGAGTATAATGAATATGATGATAATTCAACCAACAGTGATTATTTCGATAAGTTGTTTGAAATATTATCTGAAACAACGAGGGTTGTAAAATATGGTGGTAGAATAATTATAAATGTTATGCCATTGTATTCGGATTTCATTCCAACACACCATATAATAACAAATTGGTTTATACAACAGAAGTGGATATGGCGTGATGAGATTATATGGGAAAAGAATCAGAGAAACTGTGCTTATTCTTGTTGGGGGTCGTATCGTTCTTCGAGTAGTCCATTTATGAAACACACCCAAGAGTTCATTGAGGTTTATGCGAAAGGAAATATCAAACATGATATTCCAAATCATAAAGAACAAGATGATATGCAGAAACTTGAATTTAGCGAATGGGTTAAAAACGGTGTGTGGTCAATGCCGGGTGAAGCAAAAATGAAGGAATATGGACACCCCGCAATGTTTCCCGAAGGGCTTGCTTACAGGGCAATCAAGTTGTTTTCAGGTAGAGGTGATACCGTTTTGGATATTTTCAACGGTTGTGGTACTACTACCAAAGTGGCAAAGGAAAACGGAAGAAATTATTTAGGTATTGATATTGACCAAAAGTATTGTGATACAGCACAGAAAAGGGTTGATAATACACAAGTAAAGGAGTTCGTTTTATCTGAATAAGGATATGTAGATCGGATTAATATGTTGTATTTATATTAGAAGTATAATTAAAAAAATAAAGAAATATGATGGGTATACAAAAACCAGCTGCATTTACTAATAGTGGTGGTGCAAAACAAAATAATGAGTCGTTGGATTGGTATAAATCAATTGCGCAAATGCAAACACCAACCTTGTCGCTCATGAAACCAAGTGCGTTGAAAGCAAAATTGGATGAATATGTAATTGGTAACGAAGAAACCAAAAAGGTTTTGTGTACCGCAGTTTACAACCATTATAAGCGTATTGCATATAATGCAGCAAACAAGGAAAGCGGAAAAACAATTGATAAATCCAATGTTCTCTTAATAGGTGGAACCGGTTCAGGTAAAACTTATTTATTGAAAACTATTTGTCAATGTTTGAATGTAACCTATTATATTGCCGATGCTTCAACATTAACAGCATCAGGTTATGTTGGGTCTGACATAGATAGTTTATTAGGTGGATTATATACTGCTGCCGGCGGCGATATGCAAAAAGCACAAAACGGTATTATTATCATTGACGAAATAGATAAAATCCGAAATAAAAACCAAAGCGAGTCAATTAAAAGAGATGTTTCGGGATTGGATGTACAATATGAGTTATTGAAAATGATTGAAGGTGTAACAATGAAATTTATACCCACTGAACGTCGTAACAACGACCCAGCCGCCAGGCACGTAAATTTTGATACGTCAAACGTATTATTTATTTGTATGGGTGCATTTGACGGCATGGAAAAAACAATTGCACGTAGACTGAATGTGAAAAAAATTGGTTATAATAACCAAACTCTCATTGATGGTGCGGAATTTGATGAAAGTAAAATCTTCAATTACACAACATCAGAAGATTTACAAACCTATGGTATGTTGAGAGAACTTTTGGGTAGATTACCAATAATAACCGCCACCGAATCATTATCGAGGGATACTATTAAGGATATTCTTACTAAACCCAAAAATAATATTGTAAATCAATACCAATGGTTGTTTGAAATAGACGGTATTAACCTCTCGTTTGAAGAAGAGGCGTTTGATATTATCACCGATTATTCCATAAGAAATAAAACCGGTGCACGAAGCCTGCGTACAACTATGGAGAAAATATTAACCGATTTTATGTTTGAAGAACAAGATAACAAAAATTTGGTTATAACTGCCGACATAGTTAAAGAAAAGTTGAACATTAAAGAATAAAAAAAATGAATAACATAATATTACACATACCACACTCCTCAAAACAAATTCCACACGAATTTATGTCGGAATATTTTAATGGAGTGGAGTTAGACGAAACTCTTTTAAAATTAACAGATATATTCACAGACGAATTGTTTTCTGTTGATGATATACCCAAGGTAGTATTTCCTTATTCAAGGGTGTTTTGTGACGTGGAACGTTTTATAGAAAACGAACCAATGGAGGAAAAATATGGGCAGGGGGTTTGTTACACAAAGGGCGTGAATTTAAAACCATTTAGGCGCGTAGTAGATAAAAACATAATACTATTCAATTATTACAACCCACATACACTAAATGTGAAAACCGCTATCCATAAAATAGATAATCCGTTAATCATAGATTGTCATTCATTTTCAAATGAGGTTTATTCCTGCACCCCGTTCAATACAACGGAGTTCCCCGACTTTATAATAGGACATAATAATAGTGAAAGGGAGATACGAATATCCGATTTTATATACACCCATTTGGTTAGATTAGGTTTTGATGTTAGAGTCAATCATTTATATAGTGGAAGTTACACAATTGCAAATTGTGATTCCATAATGATTGAGGTTAATAAAAATCTTTATCTCAAAAATGATTTTTTAACTAAAAAAGTGGATTACTATAAAATAGATAACACCATAAAGAGTTTGATAAGGAAAATTTCCTATTTATAAGAAAACAAAATATGTTATGTTATTAAAGGAAGACGCTCTTAAATTTAGATTTTTGTGTGAATATAAAAATTTCGGTGGTTTTGAAGAATATAAAAGTAATTATATCAAAACACAACAAACACAAAATCAATGGCGAAAATTAATGTTCGAGTCATTTAAAGATTTGATATTAACGGAAAATAATGAAGTTGAAAGAGAAAAGGTTATTCAACTTATTCGGAACAATGATTTTGAAATCAACAACTCCGAAGCATTTTATAATGCAGCACAAAAAAGTAAGCGACAAGCAATGCTTAGTAATTACACTCCTGAAGATTATGAGAACATGACCACATTTCTTTTAAGGGGGTATGATATTGGGTATGCTGTAAAAAAAGATGGTGATATAGTTTCAGTTTTCAACAACAGTGGAATACCTAAGATTGGTGATGAACTCATAAAATCAGCAGTCAAAAACAAGGGATCAAAATTAGACCATTTTGATGGTTATTTATCCGACTTTTATGGAAATCTTGGTTTTAAAGAAACGGAACGTTATAAATGGGATGACCAATACGCACCGTCTGATTGGGACTATGAAAAATATGGTAGACCCGATGTGGTAATGAGGGAATATGAAAATCTTAAATAGATCGGATTAATATATCATATCTATATTGGGAGTAAACTGATCGAAATATAAAAGTGATATGACAAACGAACAAAAAATAATAGTAGAAGCAGCAGCGAAACGTTTTCAAACTTTATCCGGTATAATGGAAAATATTTCACCATTTGAAGATTATTCAAATGAAATTGTGAAATGTGAAAGTAAGAAATTGGGCACATATTATGAATATGAGAATTGTACAAATAATAATCTTATTTCGGAAAGTAGTTTGGGAAATTTGATAAATATTCTCAAAAACCATGATTGGGGTATAATTACCGCTTATAGAAGGGGTTTTACAAAAAAAGAGAATATTTTGAGAAATAGAAAATTGAGGGGTATTCTCAATTCTAATAAAACCGGAGTATACCAACTTGTGGGACATTGGCAGGAAGCACCTGACGGAATGGAATATGAAGAAGCAAAAAAACAAAACCTATTGGTTGACACCATAGAACGCAGTTACCTTGTTCGCAGACCGGAACACATGGGTATTGACGAATTTAAACAAATGTTGGTGGATGCTATGACGATAGACGGAAAAACCCAAGACGCAATAGTTTTTCACATTAAAGGTGGTTCATATTATGTTATAGAATCTACCGGTAATATGAATAAAATTGGTGAAAACATCACATTTGATAAAGTCGCCCAAGCGTATTCAGAATGGGTGAGAAATACAAGCGTTAAATTTGTGTTTGAAGGGTTGGAAATACCATCAAGTATAAGTGGTAATTTAATGTTTAAAACACACAACATATTATGTTAGTAATCACATTTAAAATAAAATAAAAATGGAATTTGCAAGAGAAGTAACGTTTGAACAAGCAAAAGTCCTCAGATCGTTGGGATTTCAAAAAGATGTTGATTTTTACTACACACCTAACGGTGATTTAGTTGGGGAAATTTCAAGTGATTGGGAAACTGATTATCCTGCACCAACAGTTAGTTTCGCATTAAAATTTGTGCGAGATTTGAAAAAAGTTGGGTGTAGTGTGCATCAAGTTTTGTTGGTAGGAAAACCATCAGCAAAATATTCGTTTTCATACAACACAAAGTATGGCACAACTTTTGGTGAACAGGAGTTCGAGGATTATGATGACGCTGAAAGTGCGTTGTTGGATGCGGTTTTAGAAGTACTTAAATTTGTTGGTACATATTAAGTCGTCATTCACCCGCTCTTTCATACAGTTTATCAAAATAAATCTAATCCCTTATTTTTGGTAACTATTTATATGTATAATTTAATAAATTCAAAATAATATGAGACTGATTTTTTTAGTTTTAAGTGTTTTGTGTCTTTTTTTGGTTTCGTGTAATGATCCTTACATTGAAACTAAAACTGACGAAAACGTTTTTATGGATGCAAGTTTAAACGATGGGAGTATCGTTATCGTGAATACTCCTGCCGTTGATGTAACTAATGCACGTGAGGTTTTAACGCCGTCAAACACAACAGATGCCGGTGGGTTAAAACGTATTAGAACCGCTTCTTCTGATGAAGCGAATGATTATGAGTTCATTCTTGTCAGAGAAATGGGTACACTAACAATGTCGAATGGTTATGAAGTACAAGCGACCGACGTTAAGTTAAGTGATGACGGATATGCTTTTGTATCATATAATGACGAGGGACCAGCACATCGCGGCGGTGTTGTTATTTACAAGTTTAACGTAGTACACGGATCAAGGGAAAGTACTGATGTTGAAGTTGAGGTAGTAACCAGCGTACAATTCCCAAACTCGGAGATCAGTGCATTACAATACGCTAACGGAAAATTGTATATGATTGGTGCGAGTTCTGAAAAGAATTGGGGATACAGAGGTGGATTTGATTATGCTTTTCTGTTAATAATGGAATTGAATGAAGATAAAACCTTCAACACTTCCGCTACACCGAAAGTTGTAAAACTTACTTCGTTTCAAGGTACTTCAATAAGTGTTCGTGGTGATAGAATATTCGTTACAACAGGTGATGGTACAAATGGTACAAGAGGTGGATTATTCATATTCAACGAAACAAATTATTCGTGTGTTGATTTTATTGAAATGACCCACGCACGTTCAGTTGTTACCGATAATACTAACGTTTTTGTAATGCAATCCGAACCTGCTCGTGTTACCAAATTCGATTTCAATGGTAGTGGAATGACATCTATATATCCTCCAACATTTGATTTGGAAGATTATACATATCAAAATGAAGCAATGCAAAAAGATGCTAAATCAGAAATGTTGGTTTGGAACAACCTTTTGTTTGTTGCTATGAATGAGAGTGGATTGAGAATGTTAGACAGACAAGGTAATATATTACAAGTGCTTGAAAGACCCGGTGAAGACCCTGAAAAACATGTTACAAATAGTGTTAGTATCAATACCGATTCTAAAAAAACAATGTCAGGTAAGGAAATACAATCAAATCTGTTATTGGTAGCAAATGGTGAAAAAGGTATGTATTGGTATGACGTTATGGAGTTCGGTGGTTCACAAAGAATTTTTGCCTCTGCTTCAAATAGTGTTTTATCAGGTATGGGTTCAACCAACTTTATATCCTCATTCGGCAACGTAGCATTTGTTGCTAATGGATTGGGTGGTTTGAAAGTATTATATATAGGTTTTGATGATACCAAAGAAGATGAAATAGTAGAACCACCTTGTGTTGGGTGGAGTTTCGGTGGTAATAACCAAACATTCTTAAAAGATAATGGTAATTCTAAATTAGACCCACCTCTTGATAGAAAAGTTGGTGATATTCTTATCCAAACCGAAGGTGATAATTTTGTTGTTTATCTATGGGGTACAGTACCTAACTATAAACTTGATAGGTCGGGTGTTATCTTTGGAAGTTCGCTGGAATATTTTGATAGTCTTGACGGATTGTTAACCGGCGGACCTACTCTTAAAGATAAAAATATCAACAACGGATTTATGACCAATCGCAATTCATCTTATCGTACTGTTTATTCAGACGGAAGCGTGAGATTTACATTTCCAAAAGAAGAAGTTGAAAAACAGATAAACGAAAACGGTGAACTATTAATTATTATTTACAGTGGACACAATTCTTGGGGATATGGAAACCCACAAGGTCCAAGCGGTCAAACCGGAACAGGTGTAAACAATAATGGTCAAATTATTATGTTGAAAGGTGTTTATTTTTGTGAGTGATGAAAGCGTTTCTTGAAATACAATACATAGTAGATATACTTGAAATATTAATTGTGGAAGCAATTGTTGTATTCTGTATATTCGTGGTATAAGATTTGTATTATATGCAAATATAATTAACAACCCATACTTTTATGGGTTGTTTTTTTTTATAAAAAATAGTATTTTTAAACAAAGAAATAAAAAATGGAAAAGTATAATTATAACCCAACGAAATGGGGTAACAACTCAACTGTAATTGAAACAACCATCGAAATTCTCGATTTGTTCTACAAATGTAGAGAAAACAACACAAATATTGAATTTGATGATGTTGCTGTTATTGTTAGTGAAGCAATTAGAGGTGAAGGTGGTCTTGCATACGAAGAAGGGTATAAAACATGTGCGAAAGAGCGTGATTATGAAGAAAGTCAAAGAGAGTTATATGAACGTAGACAAAAAGGATTGATATGGTAGAAGAAATTTTAAAAGCAGCACATTTAATGCAAATTTGTTCCCCTCATAATTGGGAACAAGAGTTTAAGAAATTGGTGATGAAATATCACCCTGATAAGTGGAATGATCCGAGAGCAACTGATGTTATATCAAAACTCACAGGATTAAAACAAGATTTTATTAAAGGGTGGAATCTTACTGATGATAATGGAGTGTATATTAGTAATGGATATGTACATTCGTGGATTGGTGATGAAAAGGTACGGAAACTATGCACAACAAAAAGAAAAGAGTTCTTCAAAAAACTCTCATTTGTATATGAGAAGGATGCTTTAAACCATTTTTTGAAATATTTGTGCCCCGAACCGGCGACAGAAAATAATACACAAACAAAGATTATTACTGATAAAAGGTTTATACCTCTTTCAAAGGTTCACACGTTATTACAATCAGACCCAAACAGATATAGACACGTAAATTGGATATTCAGTCGAATGGTTGAATTTTGTGCTATGACAAGCAGTATAGAAATAAACCACATGGGTATTAACCCCGACAGTGTGTTTATTGATCCAAAAGATCACTCCATTAAGGTTATGACTTTTTATCACTCAACACCTTTTGGAAAAAAGATAGAAACAATATCCGGCAGGTGGAGTACATTTTATCCTGCCGACGTATTCGCTAAAAAAATAAGTTTTCCGGGTATAGATATAACGTTGGCGAAGAAAACCGCAATATATTTGTTGGGTGACAACAGTGGTAGTGGAGTTATGTTAAGGCGCAACAAAGACATAAATCCTCATGTTCTCGAATATCTAATGACACCGGAAACAGATGGGCGAGATGCTATGCCCAATTGGAGAAAAGTATTGAAAAATAATTTTAAATCAGAGTTTTTAACTTTAAATATATAATAAAATGGGATCAGGTAGTTGGACAACTTCAACTTACGATTACGTAAGTAAGTCAAGAGGGTACGACACTAAAAGCGCAACGGCGACTTTCAGTACCTCATTAAAAACGAGTATGAACCCCGCTTCTTTCAAAAATAGTATGAGAGAGTGTCGGGATAATGACGACCATCCATATTCAGTACCTGTTATGGTATTTGTGGATGTTACAGGAAGTATGGGGCACATTCCCCACAACCTAATTAAGAATAAATTTCCTAACTTAATGGAAATTTTGATAAACCACAAAGTAGAACACGCTCAACTTTGTTTTGGTGCGATTGGCGACCACATTTCAGACACAGCACCGCTACAATGTGGTGAATTTGAACAAGACACCGTAAAATTGATAGATAGTTTGGAAAGCATCTATCTTGAAAAAGGTGGTGGTGGTCAAATTATGGAAAGTTACCCGCTGGCGTGGTATGTAGCAGGTTATCACACTTCAACCGATAGTTTTGAAAAACGTGGTTTGAAAGGATTCCTGTTTACTATCGGTGATGAAAGTTTTCATAAAACATACCAAGGGAGATCGCTTGCCGATATAATGGGTGAAAAGGAAGCGGAAGATAAAACCGCCAAACAACTCTATGATGCCGCGAGTGAAAAATACCATATATTCCACATTCACTGTAACGATGGTATGCACAATATTAAAGAATTGGGTAACGATTGGGAAGAACTGTTGGGTGAAAGATTGTTGGTATTAGACGATTCTAACAATGTTGCTGAACTGATTGCAACCACGGTTGCTGTAATCAATGGTGCGGATATGAGTAAAATTCTTGCTTCTATTGATAAAGATGCTGCCGCTTCGGTTAGCACAGCGTTGGTTAATTTGAAAACAATATTACCTTCAATAGTTGGTAATAATAACACCGGCATAGTAGCACTATGAAAATAGATATTGTATTAGGGACATTATTTGGTGACGAAGGAAAGGGACAAACCGTCAATTCGTTAGCAACAAAAGATTCGCTTGTTATTCGCCACAATGGGGGACACCAAGTCGGGCACACCGTAGTTACCAATAAAATGGAACATACATTTTCACAAATAGGTGCTGGTACATTTCAAGGTGCCAGCACTTATATTTCTCATTTTTGTACAGTGTACCCCAAGGCGTTCAAACGTGAATATGATTACTTGGCGATTACATTGTTATTTAAACAACCGATAATACGTAATTTATTACTTTATAATTATTTCGTTGATCCGTTTGCAATGGTTACAACACCCTATGACGTGGCGTTCAACAAAATACTTGAAGGTATATACGGACATGGTACAACAGGTACAGGTTTTGGTGCAACAATCGAAAGAAACACAAAGTTTGTAAATCTTTATGCACAAGACTTATTATGTGATTTTGTGTATCAAAATAAAATCAAACAGGTTAAGGAATTTTACCAAAGAAGTGCCAACGATCTTGATACGGATAGTAAATTACGTTATTACGATTTAATAGATGAAGAGTGGGAAGAATGGGAAGAAGCATTAAAATTTTATAAAACCCACGTAAGAATCGAAAGACCGCATTTGTGCGGAAAAGAACATATTATTTTTGAGGGTGGACAGGGAATTATGTTAGATCAAAAAATCGGATTTTTCCCTAACGTAACAAGAAGCAACACAACAGCGTTAAACGCTTGTGAATTAATCAACAGAGAAATAAAACCACGATATAACGGTAGTATTACCACCACTGTTCATTATGTTTGTAGAGCATATATGACTCGTCATGGTGAAGGTCCGTTTAGTGAAGAAACATTGGAACTAAAAAACAATGAAACAGAAACAAATAAACTAAATGATTGGCAGGGTGAATTAAGAGTTGCCCCAATGAATTTTGAATTATTGAAACATGCAATTACTTTTAATAATTGTATAATGAATAAGTATACACAAGATTTTTATTCAACACTTCACGTTACTTGTTTCGACCAACTTCCCGATACAGTGGATAAAGAAATGTTAAAATTAAAATTTGGGTGTATGCCCACTAATTCAAGATATTTTAAATATGCAAGAGATTGGAACTGTGAATACAAATGTGGAAGGGGTTAAAGAAAAAATCCCATTCAAAGATTGGTTTCCGTATGATTTTACCTCACCCGCATGGGGTTTAGCAAAAATGTTTGCTATGTTTCCACTTGCCGCTGCCGCAGTAACATGGCTTGCGGCAGTTTATTGGTGGGACCTTCCCAATAGAGTACCGTTTTGGGAATTTTGTGGAAAAGTTATTATAATGTTGTTAGTTTGGTGGTCAGTTATGGCAGTTGTTATTCTAATACCGTTTTTTATTATGTTTATTTGTGCTACCTTCGTTTCAAAAGGAAAACCAATACAAGAAATGAGAAAATGGAAGTTGGAAGAAAGAGATTTAGAACGCCGAGAAAAATTTGCCAACGAATTTCGTAGAAAAAACCCATATTTCGATGAAGAAGAAGTACTCAAACAATTGAGAGGTCAATATCGAAATAATATGAATGATTATATTGAAATGAGAGAAAAAGAATATCAAGGCAATGAGCGATAATGTAGATAAACTTGAAGGTTATGTTTTATGTCCATGGCAATTTGTAGAACTAACACCAACGGTTTTTGTTCCACCCATTAATGAAAAAACGTTTGCACCAAACTATGATCCCAACAAACAGGTTGATCCTAAATTCTTCGGCACAATAAGTTTTCAGTCAAATGACGGTGGGTAGATCGGAATAATATTCTACCATTATATTGTGCTACTAAACAAATAAAACATAATAAAATGAGCACATTAAAGGAATATATTGCATCGGTAACACAATTTATAAAGGGAAGCAAACATCTTGTATCGCCGACATACAATCAGGGTGAAGTAATAACCTTGATATGTAAGCATATGTACGATGCACGAAATTCAAACTATCTTGAAATGAACCTACGTGAAAAAGCGGAGTTTGATTCAAAGTGGTTTATTGAAAACCTTAAAGATTATTATATAACCGAATAATGTTTAGAGATTATGCAAACCACGTTGAAAATAAAGAAAAACGTAAGTGAGGAAATACATGGGTTATCTAAAATACCTGATTGCGCCCTTGTGAAAATACTTCAAACGGAAGTGGGGCAATTAAAGTCCTACATAGAAGAACTCGAAGAAACTGTAAAAGATAAAATCAAGGAAGGTAATAAAAAGTTGGAAGAACGGGTTAGCGAATTATCAAAACAGTTAAAGGAAGAAAGAAAGGAAATCAAAGCACAATTTGTTTATGATGAACTTCTTAATTCTTTGCGTACAGAAAACAAGTCTTTGAAAGAAAGAAACAAAAGACTTGAAAAAGATAAAGAGGATTTGTTTAGTCAATTAGTTAAAGCAAGAAAACAATGAAAAAGCAGAAATATATTTATCAAGCGTATAACGAACATAATGTTCATTATACCTGTGGGTTTCCTGCAATAGATGATGACGAGGCAATCGAAACAGCCCTTCAATTATGTCATGAAAAAGACCACATATTGACCGGCGTTTATCCGTTTGATAAAGAAACCAAATATTATATGACAAAATATAGTATCTGTGATAAAAAGTTCAATCATTTTGATGTATATGAAACACCCGAAGATTTTACAAACAATTGGGAGTTTCGACACGCTCGATTACTCCAATTTACCGAAGGTGTTTATGCTATTCGTGGGTTGGGTGTAGAAGGGTTACGCCTTGTTAGACGCACCACCGCCGAAGGAAGAAAAGTGTGGTTTGTTACACAAGTTAGTTGGTATGCAAAAAAATAGTATTTTTAAGATATGCAAATAGAGTATTATAAAGAAACATTAAGGGGTGATGATACATTAGATTATCAATGGTTAACAACCAAGAAATATAATGATTATTTACCAAAAGTTGGTGATAGCGTTGTGTATGATAACGGTAAAAAACCACAACTTAAAAAAGACCTCACTGTTTATAAAGTGAAAGAAATATTGTATTTTATATGCGATGGTGTAATTAAAATTTATATATCATGAATAATGTAGCGTTAGTTGGTTCAGGTGACAAGTCTGTTGCCGCAACGATTTTTGGAACACGATTAGTTAAACAGGGTTTTGGTATAATACCTATCGAACTCGCTCCCGTTCAACCAATGGATTTACCGGAACCAAAAATATTAGATAATATAACAAATATACTTGAACGTTTGAACATTGAAGGTGAGTTAATTCCACTTGCACAAGACCTTACCGCAGTACCAAATGATGAGGTTCCCGGTATATTATTTGAAGCAATGGAAAGTCGGTATGGCGATAAAAAATGGTATCCAATGGGTAAGGGTCCAACTGTTACCGAACTTCTTCCTGTTCAAGCAATGGAACCACCTAACCCACGTGTTAGTTTCATAGTTGAATTAAGCAGATGTGATGATATTTGTTAAAAATTGATTTCCGGATGTGAATTTTGTTAATCATAAAAAACTTGAAAAATGATAGGAAAAGAAAAAATATTTGGTGGAATGATGATAATAACTGTTATCACAGGAGTTTATTTATATTTTACGGGGGTGTTGAATTTTATGTCTGTAACATATGATAGTGGGGTTCTTACAACTTCGGTAACAATAACAAAATTTTTAATGTTTACAGGTGTAGTCGCCTTGTGGTATATATGCCTTCTTTTATACGTGTTATACAAAAAATAAATTAGTTATGTGGAATAAAATTAAAAAAATATTTGAAAAACGTTGTTCGGATTGTGGTGCAAAGATTGGTTTCTTTGACGAAAACTTTTACGGTTGTCAAAACTGTGTGTTCAATGTTTTCTACCAAGAAAGTCGCAAAATGAAAAAGATAGAACAACTATCCCAAGACTTGGGTTGTCCGGTAATTGTAAATGTTCAAAATACTCAAAATATAATAATTTTGTAGAAATGGATAACAGTAAAGAATATATAGTTTGTGCTGCAATTAGACGGATTGAACCCCACTCTTGCGTAAGGGTGTTGAAGAATGTTGATTTATATGATATTGAAATCGGATTAAGACATGCCGATATACTTCACCGCTTTCAAGGAATTGTTTCTAAAGCAATGAAAGACCAAGGATTTATCACTTCAAAGGGTCGCTGGGTGGATCGTATTGAGGGTATGCAAATAGCAATAGCATGTGAACAGGTTATTCCCGGAACCACACCCAATGATAAACGTTTATTTTCAGAAGATATTTATTAATCTTTAAAAACCTTTATAAAAATGGCACTATTCGATACAAAAGACGACGGGTTTGCAACAGCAAGTCCCGAATCTGCGAAGTTTTATAATTCATTAGAATTATCAAAAACATGTAATTGTTGTGAACACGTTATAAATATTAATGGTGTATTACATTGTAATCGTCTCAATCACCGAAAACCTTTTGGAAAACAAAAGGAAGTCTTTATAATACCTGGTGGTCCACCGCGTTATTGTTTTTTTTGGAAAGAAAAATAAAAAATTAAATATATATGAAAGATAAAATAGGAATCGATGCTTCTCAATATTGTGTAAGTCTTGCCAACAAACAACTCGAACATGGTGAGTTGATTATGGGTAGTTTAAATTTTGCGCACATTAGAGAAGCATATATTGCAGGTGCGGAATCTATCTTAAAGTTTTTATCAAAAGATGGTGATCCGGGTGGATTTACACACGAAGATATAGTAATTGGTACAGAATATGATGGAATAGTATGAAAGATGTAATTGTAAATATAAAGTTTGTAAGTTATGACGGCAAGTTTCCTAACCTATGCGGTGGAAAATTGGTGTTTATCGCTGTATTTTCAAGTGGTATTGAAAAAACTTACACGTGGGAAAATTGTTTGAGACCAGGTGGTCATATCCACAAAAACAATAGAGGGGATTGGGAAAGTTCAGACGGTCCTTGGGAGGTTATTTCACCCTATGATGACGATATGATTTATCCTGAAACAGCGTTGTTTAGAAATTTTACCCCAATGGTCATGGAATATTTGACGAAAGTGGTTAATGAAAAAATAGATTGGGGTTGTTGCGGTGGTTGTACTTAATCAAATAAAAATGTATTTTTACTAAAAGAAACCTTTAAAAACTTTTAAAAATGATAGATATATATGAATTGAGCGCAGAACACATTGAACATGCTGCGAAAACATATGTTTTAAAAACACCAACTGAATTTGGAACAGTTAAATCCGACATTATGAAGGCATTTACTGCGGGCGCAAACCTTCGTCAAAGAGAGATTGATGATTTGAAATACATAGTGGAAATGCAAAGGGTTGGTACAATCCGTGTAGGTGAATTTGAATGTATTTCAGGGGTATTACGTGTATCCGATCCTTGTTATGATACTGACACTTGGTGCGCCGGCGAAATCGGTAACGCAAAACTTGGTAAATGGGTAGCGCAGGTTGTAAAAAAACCTCTTTTTAATTGGGGAAATAGAATATTTTCATTGGTAGCAACACACGAACATTATGTTGATTGTGTTACCACTAAACCAATTATAACAAAATTTGTTGCGGGTGTAGATTCCGGTCAAATGTCTATTGTTGATACCAAATTCTATCGTGACGAAACAGTTTTTACCACACCGTCAGAATTTTATCATGGAAGTAATTCTGATGATATAAATGAATGGTATGGTCATTGCTGCGATTTAACTTGTGAAACAGCATTAAGCGCAGGTGTTATACCCTATGGTTGTGTTTCTACTTCGGGTCTTGGTGACGGTAGTTACGAATGTTTTTACTCTGTCAATGAGGTAGGTGAAGTTATCAGAATTGAAGTTGTTTTCATTGACAACGAATCTGATGAGAATGAAGATGATTGGGGTGATAATATGGAAAGTGATCGACCTTTTGGTGAATAGAAATTGAGTAAACAGTATGAAAATAGTACATTACATAGCATCAACATTATTTATCCTGTTAGCGGCATTTAGTCTAATAGGAATATGGGCATTTGAAAATTTCTATGCCGTAGCAGCATTTGGTTTAGCGGGTCTTTTTATATTAGGTGAATTAGCAAAAATGTCAAAGAAAAAACCTCTCATACCACCGGTAGCAAGTGTATCTATGACAGTGGAACAATATATGCAACTAAAAGGTGATTTAACAAAAATTGATATAAAAGATTTGAGTTATATCGGTGAGGAAACAAGTCTTTTAGAAGCGGGTAGAATAATTCGTTTTGAATCTAATTATTTCGGTTTATCTAAACAACATTTAGTTGAGTTTGAAAAATACCCGCCCACATCAATATATGGAAAAGATTTGAAAATAACTGATGTGGATATGAAATTACACAAAAGACATCTTAACAAAGAATACAATGGGTAGAATAATAACAGGCGAAAGCATAGAAAAAGCATCTAAACAGGCGTGGGGAGAAACCATCCATATTAAACCACACCTAATATTGGTTGATAAATCCTTATTTATTTTGGGGTTTGAAAGTGCGTTTGACTATTTTTCTCAAATGGATTTTTCTAAAAACGAAAATGTTCAAAAAACATCAGAAAAAGCGTGGGGTGAGGTGGTTTACTTTAAACAATATCTAACACCGGTTGATTACGCTTTATTTCTTTTGGGTTTTGTAACATCAGTAGATTATATGTATGAAATGAAATTTGAAACTGAACCCGATAGATTTGATAGAAACAACCCACCATTTTAAAAATGATAGAAGAAGATATGACCTGTCCATTATGCGGTGATTATGTGGTAGAAGATTATAACTACTGCATAAAATGTAAGGAATTTGTAATTCCTGAACAACCCGCTGAACCAAAGTGTAAATCAAAAAAAAACACCAAAGATGTGTGTCCTGAATGTCATAGTTACATTGGTGGTGTCGAAAATATTAGTTGTATAACTTGCGGTAAACTTTTTTAAAAATGAATAAAAGAAGAAATAGTGTTTTTGAAACCAATAGTAGTTCGAGTCACGTTATTACTATTAATGGGGAACTAGGAACATACACTCACCATGAGTGTTATTTTCCTGTTGTTGATTATACAGGTAAAATACATATTGTACTTGATAACTGCGAATATGGTTGGGGATATGAAAGATTCAACGACCAATTTGAGAAACTTCAATACGCCATTATGATGGTAATTGAAACCGAAGCGGTTCATTGTAAAAACATTGATGAAATTTATCAATTGGAAGGATTTAAAACCATTCAGAATATTATTCCGAAGGAAATCCTACTAATAGATGATGGTATGCACAATGAAAATGGTTATTTGTACCACGCCGGTTACATTGACCACCAAAGTCATGAAGATTATAGTTCACTTGCTGATTTCCTTAAATATTATGGAATTACTATTGAGGATTTTATTTATAATGAAGATATAGAAGTTGAAATCACCAATGATAATCAATAAAACATGAAAGAATTAACCTTTGTTGAATTTTTATGGAGTGCTGCGATTATCTTTATGTTAATACATTGGTTTTTTATTCCAACTAATGTTGTTGGGGATTATCGTAGGTATAAAGAGAAAACAAGGGGTAAAAATTATAAATCCGAAACTTCGTATGGGCGAAGTGTATCAAATAAACAATGAAATTTTTAGGATCAAAAAATAAGATAAGTAAACACATTGCACCAATATTGCAGAATTGTCTTGACAACAATAATGCGGTAGGGTATTATGAACCGTTTTTCGGTGGTGGTAATATGATGGATAAAATTACCCATAAAAGAAGAATGGGTAGTGATATTCACAAAGAACTGATAGAAATGTGGTATTACTTACTTGATGCTCATGATCACCCCCACGATTACAATATTCCAACACATATCACAGAACAGGAATATCGTCAGGTGAAAGATTATAGGGATAATATTTCTAAAAACCAATTTGTAACAACACATATACCTGATTGGTATATAGCATTTGTTGGCTTTCATGCTTCATTTGGTGCAAGATATTTTGAGGGATATGCTCGTAGTTTCAAAGCAGATGGTGTAACCCCACGTGACATGTCGGGGGAAGCAATCCGAAACACAATGAAGCAACTACCCAAATTGAAGGGAGTTGAACTCCACACAGGTTGTTATAGTGAAGCAAACCCACTAATGACTAATTTTGTAATTTATTGTGACCCACCATATTCGGGAACAAAAGAATATGAACATAAAAAGTTTGATTATAATCATTTTTGGAAATGGGTAAAATTTATGTCATTAAATAATTGGGTTTTTGTTTCCGAATATTCTGCACCACCCGAATTTAAGTGTGTTTGGGAAATGGAGATTACAACGAAAATCAACAACGTTAAACACGATAAGAAGATAGAAAAATTATTTATATATGAAAAGGCGAAAGGGGCGACCAAAAAAGGATCATAACCTAAAATTACCATTACTATATAAAAGATTGTATGGTATTTGGGGAATTATGAAAAGTAGGTGTGGTAATCCAAACACATTTGCTTATGATAGATACGGCGGTCGAGGGATAGCAGTTTGTGAAGAGTGGAATGAAAGTAGAGGTTTTGCTGCGTTTAAAGATTGGGCGTTAGCCAATGGTTATCAAGACGATTTAACTATTGATAGGATTGATAATGACGGTAATTACACACCCGAAAACTGTCGGTGGGTGGATATGAAAACACAAGCAAACAACAGAAAGAGTAATGTGCTTATTACGATTGACGGTAGAACACAAAATAAAAAACAGTGGGCAGATGAAATTGGGGTACATAAAAGAACATTTGACAATAGACTTGAAAGTGGTTGGGATTTTGAAAAAATATTAACAAAAAAGGTTAATCACCACCAATATACTCCCAAAACACCCATTACATTTAATAACAAAACACAAACTCTCACAGAGTGGGCGGAAGAAATTGGAATAACACCACAAACACTTTATGGTAGATTAAATACGTTAGGTTGGAGTATAGAAACCGCTTTAACAAATAAAAGGGGTATTCATTCTAAATCCAATTTTATAAAACCCATTACATTTAATAATAAAACACAAACTCTCACAGAGTGGGCAGATGAAATTGGGATAACACCACACACCCTTTATTATAGAACACATAGATTAGGTTGGTCTATTGAAGAGTCCTTATCAGTAAAAAAATATGGTCGTACTAAATCTCTTGTCAAACCACCCGAAGTCCCAATTCCTGTTATACCTACCCCCACTAAAAGAATAGTCAATGGTTTCTCACACCCAATAACGTTCAACGGTAAAACCCAAACAATCAAACAATGGTCAACAGAAATTGGAATAAGCAAACAATTAATTTATGAACGACTTAACAACGGTTGGACAGTTGAAAAAACCCTAACAAAATCAATTAAAAATAGAAATGAGCAACAACCAATTTCCCCACAGGAAGTTTATTTTTCACCCGACGCTGAAAGTTGGTATTGGGAAATGGTTGGAAAACACGAAAACCCAAAGTATATTTACGATATGAATAACAATAATAATATATCGGAAACGGAAATTTGTGAATCAAAAAGTTCGTTTCATTTTTAATATAATATGGAATATAAACCAAAAAATGATTTAACAGGGCAAAGATTTGGTGCATTAACTGTAATTGAGTTTAGTTACCGTCAAAACAATAGAAATAATTATTGGAAATGTCAATGTGATTGTGGGAAAACAAAGATACAACGAGAATATGTATTAAAAACAAACCCAACCCCCTGTTCGTGCACAAAAACAAAAAAAGTAAAAGTCCCACGTAAAGATTTAACCGGACAGAGATTTAACACATTAACAGTAATTGAATTTAGTTACTACAAATATGGGCATAATCATTGGAAATGTCAATGTGATTATAGAAAAACAAGTATAGTACGAGAATATGTATTAAAATCAAAACCACCCTCTTGTTTTTGTGAAAAGGAATCAAGTAAGGATTTGATAGGACAAAGATTTGTTATGTTAACAGTAATTGAGTTTAGTTACTACAAATATGGGCATAATCATTGGAAATGTCAATGTGATTGTGGAAAAACAACCATAGCACGCGCACATTCTCTATTACAAGGGATTAAAATTAATTGTGGGTGTTTAAAAATTAAACCACCTCGTCAAGGTGAAAAAAGAATACGTGGAATATTATCTGATATGAAAAGAAGATGTTCTCCCAATGCACCAAAAAAGAATTTAAAATTATATTTTGAACGTGGTATACGTGTTTGCGATGAGTGGTGTAATGATTTTACAAAATTTAAAGATTGGGCATTATCCAACGGATATCAAGATCATTTATCCATTGACAGAATTGATCGTAATAAAAATTATACACCTGAAAATTGTCGGTGGGCAACTAATGAAGAACAACAAAATAACAAAATAACTAATGTATTTATCACCTTTAAAGAAAAAACTCAAACCATAGCACAATGGGCAAGGGAATACAATATAACGGATGGTGCGCTTCGTGGTAGAATAAGGAGGGGTATGTCTTTTGAAAACGCTTTAATATATACACCACATAAAAATAAATCATCACAGGTTTTCACACAAGAAATTTATCACCACCCCGATCCCGAAAATTGGTATTGGGAAAGACTTGTTAATAATAAAAGTTAAAAGTATATTTAAAGTATTGGTGACAATGGCATGTCCGAAACGAATACCAATGACCGAAAAGTTCGTTTCTTTTTTTGAAAAATTTAAAAAACATTAAGATAATATGGAAGATAATAGTTGTAGTGGAGATTGTTTAAAGTGTCATAATGAAATACCGGGTTTATTATTAGACATTGAAGCAGTAAAATTCGATTTTGAAAACCTATTCACGTTTGCATCCGGAATAAAATCCCCAATGTACATTGATAATAGAATTTCACTATCATATTATGGTGTACGTCAATTAATAAGGGAAAGGTTTATACGTACAATAATGCGATATTTTCCCGAAGTAAATTGTATCGCGGGTGTAGCAACAGGTGCAATATCACAAGCAACCTCAATAGCAGATAGGATGCAACTACCACTTATATATGTTAGGTCGCAATCAAAAAGTCATGGTACTAAAAACCTTGTTGAGGGTGTTATACAACCACACGCACAGGTTGTTGTTATCGAAGATACATTCTCAACCGGTAGCAGTGTATTTAGAGCAGTAGAAGAAATACAAAAGAAAGAGCGTAGTGTTGAGGTATTGGCAATAGTAAATTTATTTAATTATGGTTTTTATAGGGGTGAACCACCTGTTCCTGTATCTAATTTAGTAACATTTACCGATATTATTGACACAGCGTTGAAATATGAACATATAGACAAAGATGAATATAACAAACTAATAGATTGGCATTATGAAAACCTCATTCAATAAACATAAGCGCATTATAATTATTGTTTTGATAGCATTAATGGGGTTATTATTCATATCCCTAATGACTTCCTGTCAAGACACAAGTTATAATAAACCACAACAATCTATTTTAACAGGTACAGAATCCTTCCCAAGAAAAGTGTATAGTGGGCACAGGTGGGATGTGGTGCAAATTTCGGAAGAGGTATTTGCAATAATACCGGGTACAAACGCTAATAGTCGGAGTGAACCTGTTATTTTCAACAAAAACGAAGTTAAACATATTAACGTTGACGGTTGGAAACCATGAGAAGTTACGAAGAGAGGGTTGAAGCGTGGAAACGTCATGTCGAACAGGATAGATACCTTCGTGATTGGCAAATAAGTGAAATGGATAGAAGAACAAATGAATTTTATGGTGAACTTAATAACCTTAATTTTAAATATAGTAACATGATAAATATAACAGATAAATGGACAGTGGAGAGTCTTGTGGAAGAAATAAACGATATTGAATCCGCACAAATCCAAAAAAAACACAATTTGGGATACAATCCCAATGTAAAAGTTATAATCCGTCAGCCGGATGGTAGCGAAACAAAACACGATTTTATCGTTGATAGAAGTTATAACGAATTACAGTTTGTTGTAGAACTATGAATTGGTGGAGTTGGATAGTTACTTTTAGTATGCCGGCGTTGGTAGTTGGGTATATTATATGGGATTTAACCGCTCATAAATATACCCCTAACCACTTCGGTAATCCACAAATGACAGCAGACCCAAAGATAGATAAGTTGTTGTTTCCCGATTTAGATGAAAAGTTTTATCCTGAACCCTCAATGGAAGAACAACGAGAGAATTTTGAACGAACTCTCGAACAAATGAAAGATTTAATTTAATAAAATGGGAATATTAGGAGGAATATTAAAAGCGGCGGTAAGTCCGTTAAAACTACCATTAGAAACCACATTGGAAGCAATGAAAGTACCTTTATCGGTTATGAAAGATTCCGTTGATGTCTTGAATGTTAATTCAGACGACAAAGAAGATAGTGGTTTAGGTAAAAGTTTAAAGGATGTTGGAAATTTAATTTTTTAAAAATATGATCACAAAAATTAGAAATGCGGTATTTGAAACGAACAGTAGTTCGGTACATAGTTTAACCATTAAATCCAAAAACCCCGAAAACCAAAAAAATGGTTTGGTTGTGGATTTTGTTTTGTATCCCGATGTTTTTTGTCAAATGTATAAAAGATTTTTGGGTGCAGGTGACGGATATTACATATACGAAAACGGTAAAATGTGGCAAGCATATACACGAGATGAAAAGGCAGCAACGCTCTTTGGTTATCTCAACTGTGCAAAACTTGACGAATCAGATGCTTGTCAAACCAAAACAGATGCTTGTATTGGAACTGCAAGAGCTTTACTTGCTCATTTATACGTTGATGTTGTTATGGGTGAAGAATCTATACCAATATTTGGTGACAAAGGTGAAAACCCATTTGATTTTGGGTGTTTATCAACATGGTCTTCTTCAACGGTAGAAGATTGTCAAAAAATTGTTCAGGAATTTTGTAAAGTAATTGAAGACGATAATGTCTTCATAGAAGTAGTAATGGGAGAAGGATAATCATTTTAAAAAATATAAAACAATGGCTAAATTTATTAAAAAACCGGTAGTGATAGACGCTTATACATTTGACGAACTTTTTTGGATGTATAGTAATGCTGATACGAAAACAACAGACTCATTTAAACTTGGGGAACGCACAATTACTTTTGTTCCGGGTGGGGATTTTACAGAACCACAACGATATGCGTCTGATACACACTTTATAATTGACACACTCGAAGGTGAAATGAAAATGTCGCAATCAGACATGTTGATTATTGGTGTTAGAGGGGAATGTTATCCTTGTAAGATAGATATTTTCCACGAAACATATGATAACGTTAAAATTAAATAAATTGTATACAATGAAAAAGATAATTAGAAATTCAGTATTTGAAACAAATAGTTCAAGCACACATAGTTTGACTATTTACAAAAAGCGAAGTGACGACCCAAAGGGGTTAGTCGAAGGTAACATATTGTATCCCGATGTTTTTTATAAACTTTCGGAAGAATATGATAGTGGTGATATGTTCAACGGAAAACGGTGGAAAGCACACACACAAGCGGAAAAAGCAGCAGTTTTATTTTTATATTTAAACTATGCTAATTTGGATTTACAATCAAAAAACCCCGATTTTTCCGAAACCCTTGTTAAAAAAGCGATTGAATACGCAACAGTTTTACTACCATATAGTGATGTTGTTATGGGTACAAAATGTATTTGCCCATACGCAGATAATGGAACGGTTGAAATCGTGGCAAATCTTGTGGATTTACTTCAATACGAAACAACAGACATAGATAGAGTAAAAATGGAAATTAAGAAATTTCTTGATGTTGTAAAAGATAGTGAATGTTATATTGAAATAATTGATGGAAACGATTACTAAACCCAAATTACCCGACAACCTTATTTGGGCGTGTGAAGTGTGTGGTTGTGAAGAACTTTTGGTTCAACGATGGGTAAATATTAACAGTCAAGAAATAGTTGGCGCAGTACAAGACGGAACACAATATGTGTATTGTTATGGTTGCGAAGATAAGAGTGATTATGTATCAAGACAAACGTATAATGATTTAAAAAATAAAAAAAGATGAAGAAAATAATTAGAAATTCAGTATTTGAAACAAATTCAAGTTCTACACATTCTTTGACAATGTGTATGGAAGAGCAGTGGATTACCTTTAAAAAAGGTGAAACAATGCTTCAAAACGAAGGAACCGGAAGAGCAAGATTTATAACCATTGAACAAGCAATGGAATATATTGCCGAAAAGGAAATGATGAGTGTTGAAGCAATAAGAGATATAGCAGAAACAGATTCTGAAAGATATGGGGAAATGTTATACAATCACAACCTTTGTACGTATGAAACGTGGGGTTATGATAGTAGTGGGGAATCGTATGAAACATTTCATGATACCTTCACCACACCAAACGGCGACAAAGTCATAGCATTTGGATATTATGGTGATGATTATTAGAATGATATGATAATGAGAGAATACACACCGGAAAATGTTACGGAATTGAAATCAAATGAAGTATTTGTGTTCGGTTCAAACCTACAAGGGTGGCATCGCCGTGGAGCAGCACACACCGCCAAAGATAATTTTGGTGCGGTTTATGGAGTGGGTATTGGGTTACAAGGTCAATCCTACGCCCTACCAACTTGTTCATGGATAGGTAAAGATACATTAGAACCACTACCCTTACATGAAATCACAACACACTTACTCAATTTCTATAAATTTGCCGGCGAAAACAGCGAATTAGTGTTTTATATGACCAAAATTGGGTGTGGATTAGCTGGGTGGACAGTTGCGGATATAGCACCATTATTTTTAGAAAATGAAATTCATAGACCCAAAAACGTGGTGTTACCAATCGAATTTGTTTCCGAAGAACAGAAATTTTGATTAGAGGATAAATTTTGTCCCGCATTTTGTCCCGATTCAAACGAATAATATGTTGAATATTAGGGTGGAATAAAATTGAATGTCCTGCATGGTTGTCCTGATTGAGAGAAATTGAGATCGGATTAATATGCAGGACATTTATTTAAAAACAAAAACAAATAATTAATAAATGAAACAGACGATGAATAAACAAAGAGTTATAACGTTACACGTTACGGATGAGGATATTCTCAAATGGAAAACAAAAAGTTTTGAAGAGTTTATGGAACATAAATTAACAGAGGAACTTGAAGAAGAAGCGTTAAGGTTAAAAGAAATGAGGGTGAAAGACGAAATATGTCGCAAACTCAACTCAATGGTTGGTGACACTTTTCTCATAAACTTCAACAATATGGAATATTTGATATTTCAACACAATATACCACAAGTGGCAACATTGAATGACACACTGAGGAGTGGTTCACCGATTTTATCTATTACCAAAATAGATGGTAAAGAAAGAATAGGTGTAAGTGATTTTGATTATATCAAAGTGAAGTGGTTGTTTGGTATGGAAGTTATGAAAACATATAAAATTCCTACCTCTGCGTACAAAGAAATCTATCGCAAATTACAATTTTGGATAGAAGAAATGTCAAGTTTACCCAACTTTAACACTATTTGTTGTATGTGTGGTGAAGAATTGAAATATGAAAGTTCTTGTAAATATCTCAATGACGAATATTGTGAAAAATGTTTCACTGATACTTTCATAACAAAACCGGATGAAGAAATATAAAAAATGAAAAATATGTATAATTGGTATGTGTGTAAATTAGATATTCATTGCGAATCCGAAGTAGAGGGGGTAATGGATATAACAAATAGATGTTTCGGAGAAAATTATCTATGTAGGGAAGAAATCACGGAAGAATATGAGTGTGGTGTGGTAAAACTACCGACAGGTAAAATTTGTGGATTTGTTCTATATAAGGGTAAAGAAACTGTTGAAAAACCAGGATTTGGTGTGGGTTTCATAAAAACAATAGCAGTAGATACACTATGTCGTAAAATGGGTATTGCAACCGATTTGTTAAAATATGCCCAAGAAGAACTCAATAAAATGGGATTCCAATATTCATACGCCATACTATGGGATCGTAATGAAAAATTAGTGTCCGGTATATTTGCAGCACAGGGATATGCGCCGACACAAGTGTTAAAATATCATTGGCACAACCAAAACTGTATCCATTGTGGACCCAATGCTTGTAAATGTGACGGTATAATATATAAACATATTTCACAAAGAACCATACCAATATTATGATGTACCAATTATACTCCTACCAAAAGGTAGAGGAACCCGATCAAAGTGGGATAGTATTCAAATTAAATTTCCGAAGGTTTAGTTGTGGTGAATATGAAACCCAAAGTAAAACGTATTCAATACAGTTTAGTAAATTACAAGACCCTATTGCTGTGGAAGTGTACAAAACATATTGGGATACGTTGGTGGGGGAAAATCATTTGTTCGATATGGATGATGAAAACAATTTCTATTTATTAACCCCAAGAAAATATCATAAAAAGTTAAATTTGTAAAAAAAAATTATAATCAGGAAAACCACAATATTGTTACAAATATTGTGGTTTTTTCTATTTTTATTGACTAAAATGGTCAAAAACCCAAAATTTTGTGATAAAAATTTCTATTTATAAAGGAATTTCAATTAATAATATTTAGTAACATGAAAGTTAAACTTATCAAACAAAAAGGCGGTATATTAACAAAATTGTTAAGTATATCAACGATATTTACAGTAGCGGCGATAGTTATACTATCAATAATAAGTATCAATTCGACACGTAATTCAAGTATGGAAACCGCTACCATAATGGGATACGACAAACTTCGAGATGATATGTTGTATTTTGAGAATCTTATTGAAAACCAATACGGTACATTAAGATTAAGGAACAGGATGCTTGTATCCGAAAACGATTCTTCCATACATTATGATTATACTCTTGTGGATAGAATGTATGAAAATATGGGCGGTGCGCTCACAACCATATTTGTTAGAGAAGGTAGTGATTACCGAAGAGTTACCACCAACATTAGAGATAATGAGGGAAAAAGAATGGTGGATACACATTTAGGAAACACCCACGTAGCATTTTCAAGTATGCAGGCGGGAGAAAGATTTTATGGAACAGCAAACATATTCGGAATGAATTGTTTAGTTATATACAACCCAATATTTAGTCCCAACACAAAGGATGTAATTGGTATATTATTCATAGGTATAGATATGACCAAAATAAAAATCACTATTAGTCAAAATAGTAAAACCCAAATGATTATTATTAGTATAATAGCGGTTACTATTTTAATAATATTGTTGGCGGTGAACTTTACAAGTTTCAATTACATATTAATCAAACCCATAAAAGACGTTACTGCTATAATCCGAAAGTTATCGGTAGGTGATTCCAACCTTGATATAGAAGAAAGTAAGGTTCTTGATGAAATTGGTACAATGAAGAACGAATTAAAACAATTGGTTGAGGGTATAAAGGAAACAACCCGTTTTGCCCAAGATATTGGGGAAGGAAATTTGGATAGAGAATTTCAACCTATGAGTGAGGTGGATATGTTGGGTAATTCGTTACTTGAAATGAGAAAAAACATTCGTGATGCTGAAACCGAAAGGGGTATTAGAGCAAAGGAAGAAGAAGAAAGAAATTGGGGCACATCGGGTATCGCAAAGTTTGCCGAAATACTTCGTCAAGACAATAGTGATTTAGAAGCACTGTCATACAATATTATTAGTAATTTGGTTAAATATTTGGGTGTAAATCAGGGTGGAATATTCATACTGAATACAACAGAAGAAAATGAAGAAAAAGTATTGGAATTGAAGGGGTGTTACGCATTTGACCGCAAAAAATTCACAGAAAAAACCATTAATCCGGGTGAGGGGTTGGTAGGTGCTTGTTATCTTGAAGGTGACATTATATACATAACAGACGTACCCGAAAATTACATTAACATAACATCGGGATTGGGTGATGCTGCCCCAAAATGTGTGTTGATTTGCCCATTAAAGGTAAATAATGTGATATATGGTGTTATAGAGTTTGCTGCCTTTGAAAAACTTGAACCATATAAGATTGATTTCGTTAAGAAGGTAAGTGAAAGTATTGCTTCTACAATTTCAACAGTTAGAATCAATATCCGAACAGAACAGTTGCTCAACCAAACAAGGATGCAAACAGAAGAAATGGCAAACGCCGAAGAAGAATTGCGTCAAAATATGGAAGAAATGCAAGCAACACAAGAAGAATCGAGAAGACGTGAAAAAGAATTGCAAGAAGAAATTAGACAATTGAAGGAAAAATATGGTGTGGTATAAAAATACCACATAAATATAAAAAAAGGATTATTTAAGGGTCATTTTAGCACTTAAATAGTCCTTTTTGATTAGTTATCGGGATCATATTTTTGATATTCTTTGGAACGCATTAATCCCCATTTGTCGTCAAATACAAGTGGAACTAAAATTTTACCATTACTATCTACTAACCCCCACCTATTATTTAATCTTGCCATAAAAATAAGTGGTTCAACACCTATACTTGACAAATAATCGTATTTTGGTTCGATAAGAAATCTACCATTCATGGTTTCCATATAACCCCATTTATTATCATTCCCAACGACTAAATAATCTTTATCACTATTTGGTTCTTTACTATAAACAGCACCCCCCAATGAATAAAATTTATATTCTATTGGAACAATAATATTGTATTTAGAATCCAAAAATCCATTTTTTTCACCATTTCTAACACGATATACACCACCACCAAGTGGGCCGGTTATAGAATCGTAAAATGGTGTTAGTCGGTTATATTCTTTATCCAAATATGCGGATTTACCATCTATTTTAACAAGAAATTTGTCATTGTGGTCTACCGCCAATTCAAACTGTAATTCTAAATAATATTGGGGATTAAATTCTTTAAGGAAATTTTTTAAACCTTCTGTTGCGCCGATATTTGAAAGAATTGGTTGTGATACTTCGCTATCATTTTCATCCATAAATTGACCAATTTCTTCATCTTCAAAATAGAATTGATATTTACGATTTTGTGTTTTATCTATTATGATATAAAGTTCACCTTCACTATTGTAATGATCAAAATAACTTCTATCATCGTTTGAGGCGGTACACCATTCGGTGTTTTTACCGTAGTATTTTGCTGCTTCCCACGTTTTTATATGTAGAAATATAAATTTCGCATCTTCATACAATTTATCTGCGCCTTCGTGTTTAATTTTTCTGATTTCATCACCTTTTGAGGTTGCTTCCCCACCTTCTAAATATGGTTTGATAGCAACATACATATCAGATAATTTTTTATACAAGTTAATATCTTTTTGTTGAAGTTTATTGGATTTACTCAATTTATGAAAAGTGGGAATATATTCTTTGGCTTTATACAAATCCTCTAATTTCAAATTACCCATTGCGTATATTTTAAGCAACCACTTTGCGTAACCACCCAATTTATCTCTTTCCAAATTACTTGTAACAATATCAGCACTAACTATTTTGGTAAAAACATCTTCGGAAATATCCTTATAATGTTTTTGGTATATTTCCTTCGCTGACATTGACGATTCCAAAATAAGTTCACTGATTATTTTCCGTAACTGATTTTCTGTTATTCTAACCCTCATTAATGAATTTTATTATAAATAGAAAAAACTATTTTAATCTATTGTATAATAAATTGCTTTTAATATCTCAAACTCCCGCATTACAGCGTTTCGATATGTTCTACCACCACCCGAATTATGTAATGTGATTGCCCTTTCAATACATCTATTTGGGTTATGATGTCTATTAACTATCTCGAAGATTTTAGTTGATAACAGTGGGTCAAACCTACAAGCATCGGTAAATACAATAGTATCTTGTAGTCGGTTTGCTTCCCTTGTATGCCCGTTTAAACGAAGAGGTAAATGTTGGTATAAACCACCATCCCCCAATCTTCCAACAGCCAGGGGGTTCAACCTACTTTCAACTACACATATTGCTATTTTTAATAACAACCACTCAATTTCGCTCTGTATGATATTTTCAACTGCAACATCAATTCTATCCCTTTCGTTATCTTGAAGATATTTTATTTTTCGCATTAGTTCGACCTGTGTATTTTGGGCGGTAATAAGGTCGTTTCGGAGTTTTTGTGTGTATTTAAACACAATGGAGGTCAAAACTACAACTGCTATAATACAGATTGTAGTTATAATCTTTTTTTGCATTGTTTTTAATTTTAAATGTATATTCTATTTATGTAAATAGACAATAAATATGTTTAATAAACAAAAAAGAACGATAATAATATCTGAAAAACAAATAAAACTCATTCAAGAATCACTTGCTAATGAGTTATGTTGTAATAAATTGGGTGTAACCATTGAGGGTGTTAAAACACATATGTTACAATCAGGTCCATTTCATGGGTTGTACCCCGGTGCGGAAGATGATATGGAAAATGGTGAAGGTATCTACCCATTTACAAGTGAAGAAGACGCGGAAGAACAAATAACAGCAATTTGTCAAAAATTTGCAAGTTTTGAAAACCCATTTCCTGTGTGGCGAAGTATTAATGTGGATAAATTAACAGATATACAAAGAAATGATTTAGTGGGTAATAGTTGGACATTCGACCATGATAGTGCTATTAGTTTTGGTAGTTCATTGTGGGGTGATTCAGGTAACACAATATTAAAGGCGGAGTGTCCTTTTGATGCAGTTGATTGGGTTGAAACTATCAGTAGATATATACAAGACAACAACGATGAAACCAAGTTCAATGATGATTTTAATGAAAATGAAATATTTGTTGAAACACCCGGAAGATTAATCAATGTAGAGGTGTGTCGAACAACATTGACAGAGGGCGTAGACCCCATACAAAATATATTGAACGAAATTAAACAAATACCATACGATAAACAGGTTGAAAGAGGTCTTTATCTGTTCACTTATGATTCTGATGGTACACCAAAATACACAGACAATGTTAGTTATCATACAATAAATACGTCAGATAGAACAGGAACTGTTGAAGAATGGTATAATGAAGGTGGGGAGTTAGTTTTTTATCACCAAAAATCAGGTAAGCGTGGGGAAGGTTATCCTTCCGAATACTATCAAACACCACCTGATGGTAATGTAAAAACAGCAACAAGGGGTTCAGACCATTGGTCGTATTATATTATACGTGATTATGATTACAGAGGTAAAAAAGTAACATTGGTAATTAATGATTGTAGGCAACCAATAAAGAATTTATATTATGTATTAGATTTGACCAAAGACTTCCAAAAGGATATTGCACACGGAAAGGTTGATGGTATAGTACAAAAACAACCTAAAAGGAAGTTCACACTTGGTGATCAAACATATATTGTATTAGAAAAAGACCAAGTGGCAAGATATTTAATTCTTGCTAGATATAAAAATTATGTTTATGGTACAACAATAATTAGTGCTACCGACACCGCTATATTTCCATATATTAACGATTTGAAAATCGAAGAACCAAAAAAAGAACCACTACCACTTGCGAAAAAACCACTAAAAGACCCAATACCGATTATAAAAAAATCCCATATGTTATCCGAAAATCGTGAAAGTAAGAATCTTTCAAGGGCAAGAAAATTTTTACGAGACCACTACGATAACACAGAAGAAGAAGCAATAAGAATAGTAAATAGTGTAAGACACGATATACCCAATTCAAGACTTTATGATGCAAAATATTTACTTGGGATATGTAGAATGTATGTTGAAAGACAAATTCTCAACGCCGAACAATTCCTTATTGTAAATAAAACACTCAAATTTTTAGCGGGACATGAAGATGAATATGACCACAATTTGAATGGTATGTCGGCGGGTGATTTTGTTGATCGTTTTAAAACCGTTGCAAAATATGAATTGGAAAAAGATAAAGCAAACCAAAAACAATATGAGAATCGTGGTGGATATAATGGGTATAAAATTACCCCAATAAATCAAGAATCGGATGTATTTCAATTCGCTAAATACGCCGAATGGTGTATAACACAAGGATCATATGAAGCATACACCAAAGGTGGGTTATGTAAATTTTATGTTTTAACAAAAGAAGGGTTTGAAATCACACCAAAAGAACAAGGTAAAGATTGTCCGTTAGACGAATATGGTTTAAGTATGATTGCGGTAAGCGTTGATGATGAAGGTGCGTTAAATACTGTTACCACAAGGTGGAATCACGCAAACGGTGGTAATGACAATATAATGACTACTACCGAAATAAGTGATTTGATTGGGGCAAACTTTTACAATGTTTTCCAACCAATAACAATCACTAAAATATATGAAGATAAGAAGTTTGAAGTGTTAGTACCCGAAAGAGATGAACAAACTTACATTGTGAAGGATAAAGAAGTTAAACAAAGATACCACCTTCAATTCTATAATGACGGTGGAAGTTTCACAACTGCCGACAATCACAAAATAATAAATTCCCCCATTTTAGATAATATCAATGCAACAGAAACACTTAAAAAGTTTTTTAAAGATAATTTGCGTTGGATATATTATGCTCGTTTGATATACGATTCGGTAAGACATGTAACATCGGTGAATGTAAAATGCAAACCCCGAAATGATACATTTTTAGTTTCTCGTGACAATGAGGTTGGTCTTTTAAACAAAGAGGGTGGGGTTATACTACCACTAATGCCACGTGAAGGTTCTTCCATAAATGATAGTATTGGTTCATCAAAAACCACAGACGGAAATTATATTGTATATAGACCGGATGATAAGTGGGGTGTGGTGGATTATAACGGTAACATTATAATACCGTTTATCTACTCCTACATAGTACAAGACTATTATTCAGCCGAAGACGTAGTTGATGATAATTATATTGCAACATTTGGTAATCAAAAATTAGGTGTGATAAACCCACAAGGTCAAGAAATAATACCATTTGAATATGATAGAATATCATTTGAAAAGGTTTGTTATTTTTTGAGCACAACCGGAACATATTTTAATTCACAATACAAGGTTGCCGACCTACAAGGTAATATAATATTACCCGATTCATACGATAACCTCCAACTCATAAATGATTCAACTATTGAAGTTACATTAAAAAGAGAAAAAGCACATTTTGATTTAAAGGGGAATATGATTAAGGATTGGTTTTAAAATCAAAAACCTTTTCGTTGTACACTATATTTCCCCATTCCATATCTTGGTCAATAACCCTTTCTACAACACGGAATAATAATGGTCTATTCCAATAATTTATAGCACTCTTTGCTGCTTCTTTGGTGGCAACGACTGCTGATTTTTCATTACTATAAACACCCAAAACAAACGCTGGTGGTAATTCTACATCAGCAAAACTTTTTTCAACTACATAACAATAACGCTCTTTACGTGTAAACAAGCGGTAAAAAAAACCATAAATAATGTACCAAATACCTAACATTTTTTCCATTGAGAAATTTTTAAAATTTATACTTAAAACTATATATAGAATATAATAACACTAATATAAAAGGTATGAAACAATCCGATCCTTTGTTGGGCGAAAACTTGAAAAAACCGAATTGCGCATTATATTACTAATTAAATTAAAATTTTATAGATATGGCATGCGCATGTAGAAAGGTTCAGGAAAAACAAGATAGGTTGGTAGAGTTAAATAGACGGTTATCAATCGTTCAAAATGATGATGAACGTACTTCCTTAATGAAAGAAAAAGATAAGGTTGAGGCGGAAGACACCGGTGAGTGTAAAAACAAATTTGTTAGATTTATAAGTCAATTTTTCAAATTATTTTTTATTCAAATTCCGTTTGTACTTACTATGACAGTGTTGGTAATAGTGGTTTTAATAGTAAAGCAAATCATAGCACTGATTGCAAAAACCCTTTTTAATAAAGAAATACCCGGTGTAATGTCATTAATTACAACCTATGCAAATGTAAAAGAAAGTACCACCAAAAAACTTGTGGACACCATAAAAGAAAAAATCGAAATACAGAGAAATGAACCCGAATAAATCATATCGTGTAAGGACAACACCAAAAACAGGTGATAGTACTAAATTAAATATCACACTAAATCAGGATTATGATTTCGTTGATATTCTATCACTAAAATTAGACCAAAAAAATCTATACAGAACACCACGTTCTGAATATGGTTGTATCATAGGTAGAGTAATGGCAAATGGTGGGGTTGGTGTCCCCAATGCGCGCATATCTATATTTATTCCGATAACAGAATCCTCAAAAAGAAGTATTGAAAAACGTGTTTTGTATCCATACGACACGTCATTTGATAAAAATTATCAAAACATAAGATACAACCTATTTGCAAACAAAAATATTGATGAATGTCATCAAGTAATAGGTACTTTTCCGTTGAAACGGGCTATTCTTGATAACAATGATATATTAGAAATTTTTGACAACTATTATAAATATTCAACAGTTACAAATAACAGTGGGGATTATATGTTGTTTGGTATTCCGATTGGAAGTAATCAAGTGCATTGTGATATTGACCTATCGGATTGTGGTCATTTATCCCAAATGCCACGTGATATGTATTACAAGGGGTATTCGGTGGATCAATTTGAAAGTAGCACACAATTCAAAAAAGATACAAATTTAGATAACTTGGCGCAGGTGTTTGCCGAAGATTCTTCCGTTTATGTATATCCGTTTTGGGGTGATGGTAGTGAAGATGAGGTAGGTATTACAAGACACGATATTAACATATCATATAGATTTGAAACAACCTGCATTTTTATCGGTAGTATAATAACAGACAGTGATAACGCAACAACATACACTTCTTGTTTACCTCAGGCGGCGTTGGGTGAAATGAAGGATTTAACCGCCAAACAGGGTACTATTGAAATGATAAGACTAGAACCTGACGGTAGAATAGTTAATTATAAAATTAAAGGAAATCAACTTATTGATGGTGACGGTGTTTGGTGTTATCAAATACCAATGAATTTAGATTATTATACAACAGACGAGTTTGGTAATGAGGTCTTATCAGACAATCCCACCATTGGTATTCCATCAAGAACTGATGTGAGATTTAAAATAAAAATAGAACAACCGGAAGAACTACATAAAAAAAAGGCGTGTTATTTAGTACCACATAATCCGAATATACCGGCAGAAAGAGATTATACATTAAGCAAAGATACACCGAAACATTTATTTGTTTCAATGTTTAAAAACAATATATATAGTGTAAAATCATATATTCCACGTATTCAATCAACCAAATCACCGCGAACACAAAATAATACAGGAATTAAAAATATTCAAAACCACGCATCCTCACTTCCGTTTCCATACAATGAAATGAGAAGTCATTTACCAACACAATTCTCAATATTATGTGCAATATCAGCAATAGTTATCGAATTTCAAAGGGTTTGGAATCAATTTATTACCGCACTAACTAAATTATCGTGCAGATTACAATTAAATCCCGGTGTTACTATATTACGTAATTATATTGGGTTTTGTTTATGTATAGATGTTTGTCGTCTTATGAGTCAAATTATTTGTAGTCCTAATTTGAAATGTATGCACATTGATCCTTCTTGGTGTCAATATACTGATATTTTATTATATCCTGGTTGTTTTGCTGTGAACGACTCTAAACAAGGTTGTCCCGGTGCGTCTAGTTTTCATTTTAGTTTTGGTAGATGTGGTGGTAGCGGAAATGAGGAGATGGGTTGTAGACATATAATAGAGGAAATGAAAGACACCACAGATTCATATGGTGGTATTCCAAGAACAACAAACCCTGATAGTATTTGGGATTGTGTTATAACAACATTAGCCGAAGGTATAGGGGTGTCATTTTTTAATTTTACTAATGATTGGGTTAATGGTGTTTTATATTTTCCAACCTTTAATTTTCAAAAAAGAAAAAAGAGTAGAAGAAAATTTTTAGGTATTTTTGGAAAAAAGAAAGTCACAAATTATGAGGATGTTTGTTCATTTGAGGGTGAAGAATGGATACAAAGATCATCCGGCACTACCGTTGGTATTTCAAAATTGGTTGAATTTGGTATTAAAAAAACAAGAGTTTACAAAATATGTTCACCAAAATATAAAATTAACACTACCAACCACATAGAATTACGTTTATTTGACGAAGAATTTAGGGGTTGTTATGATAATATGTATGAATATACATTTAATGGTAGAATTAGATTAAAAAGTCATGAAAAAGCACGTATAAATAAACAAAAATGTCATGAAGAATACACTGAAATAGAACTTGCAGAACCATTTATTAATAGAGAAAAAATTGGGGAAGATATAAATGGTGAACCAATTTATGAATATTATTACAGACCAATCGCAGAAAGAACATCAAATAATGGTAAAAATATTAATCTATTCAAAACAGATGTTATTTTAATAGGTTCATTAGATAAATGTAATAAACACGGTATTTGGGGTTTATATAAAGAATTACCCATTACAACATATCAAATGCCGGGTCCAATGTATGAAATAGATTATCAAATAAAAGTGATAAGTGAAGGTTCTTCTTCAACTGAGGGTAGGGATGAAATTGTTTGGGATGAAAGTATATTTATTGCTTCCGGTAAAAATTGGGGTTCCGCTGGCGGAAGAAATCTTACCGACCAACGATTAAGGGAGACCGCTGGTTCATATCGTATTCATAGTGTAAATAATTCGGGTGGTTTGTTTTATGGTATTGGGTGTACTCGATTTGAAACAAAAATAAAAACTTGTGTAAATTTAGAAAGAATATGTGAATTAGGTGTTGATTTAGACATATATCACGCAATTGAAGGTGTATGTGATGCTAATGATGCAACCGGTGTATTTGTAACACCACAGGGTTGGATTGGTAAAGATCAACTCATTCGTGGGGTTGAAACACGGCAACAGTTTGCTACACTTAATCAACCTATTGATGGTAAATATTCTTGTTTGAATAGATATAGATTAGAAAATGACGAACTATCTGATAATTTAATATCCAATAAGGGTAAAAAATATTATAATTTTGAATATGTGTACCCTACAAATTTTGATGGTAGATTAAGAGGAATCTTCAATCAATCATCGGTTACAGATGCAAATGCAAGACAAAATAATGCTGTTACAAATCGTTATAATGCGCTAAACGAAAGTTATATTGATCCGGAATATTTATATTTCAGATATGGTCTCCGAACATTAAATACAAGTATTGCGTTAAGTGTTGAAGAGGAAAAAAATATTAGACACATGAGTTTTTTTCAACCAATTAATTCATTTTATTTTTATTTTGGTATTAAATCAGGGTCAACTGCAATAGAAAAATTACGTCAAAAATTCACAGCACAATGCTTTCAATCAACAGACGAAACTGTTCAAATACAAGTAAATGTGGTAACACACCCATATATTTGTAATTGTGCGAGAATACGACCAACACAACCACCTCTACTTACAATTCCCCCACCAAGTATTAAAATTGAGGTTATTGGGAGTAGTAGTGACTATAAAATAATAATAAGAAATAGTGATGGTGTGTCATTACACACATTAGGTAATTACACAATAACAACTAATTCGGTTTCTGTTAACACCCTTAATAATGAAACCCTAATATCTGTTTCCGTAACTTCTTTGAATATACAACACCCTGAATTTGCAAATGAGGGAACATTTTCTGTTTCATTTGTTGATGATTATGGTAATATAAGTCAAAGCACATTCACATTGAGATATCAAAATAAGGTGATTTTTAATTTAAGGGAGGTTTCACCAATATTTGATGAAGTGAGTAGTAGTGTAACTTGTATGCCCCCACTTAGAGCACCAAATAATCCTAATTGTGTAACATGTGGGAGATTATTAAGTAATTGTAATTGTATTTTTGAAGAAAGACATAGGGAAACTTGTGCAATGGTTGTGTTAGAAAATATAACTAACATAAGTATTAAAAATTGTATTTTAGATAATTATAATTTAGAGGTCAGACGACAAGAAATTAATATAGGTAGGGATGCTATTTTCACTGTTAGTCAAACTGGCGTAGTCGCGATTAAAACCACAAATCGGGGAAGTGGGTATAAAAGTGGGGCATATGGGGTACTTGGTAATGGGTTATTATATGTTGAAGTATTAACAACTAATGCTGCTGGTGGAATATTAACAACACAGTTAGTTGATGAATTTGGTACAATACAATCTCCACAAACCGCAACCGGTTATCCACAGGGGGATTATTTAATTGAACGCATGAGTATGCTTGTGGCACAAACCCAAACTTATAATATACCCGATAGTATTACAAGTGTTTATAATAATTTATCCGATGAAAATAGAAGAACGTGGTCAGGATTTAGATTATATCTTTGTGAGGGTGAATATAGAATATGTTTAGTAGGTAAAAATTCAGTTGATAGTCCCACAACCACCTGTGTTAATAGAGATATATATTGTGACAGTATTATTGTTTCAACACAACCCGGAATAAGTTTAATATTCAGAGATGAAAGTCTTTATGCTAAATATTTTTTACCACAAACCATCAATCATGGGACACCGAATCAACAGATAGTTACCCCACAAGATAATAGGTGGTGGGATGAATTTTTTAAATTTTTACGTGGAACCGTTGGTAAAAATGAAGCAACATTATTAACTGAATTTAAGAAGTGGTATGATGGTGCGCTTGATGAAACTAATGAAAGAAATATAAGAGAAAAAATTTCTTTATTAAAGGAAATGTGGATGCCAACATGTAGTACAGACATACCGATTATACAATTAAATGGAACAGGTTATTTTCCACCAATGCGAACTTTATTATATGGTGCAATAAAAATTGAAACACATGGTGGTAATCCATCAAGACCACGTTATTTATTATGTGCAAGCGACTCATATAATTCTCTTAATAAAGATACTGAAACCCCACCGTTTCAATCGCCATACAATTTTAATGATATACCGTACCAAACACAACAATCGTCAATGAATGGGTTAATAGGTACATATAGAGTACGTAATGACCAAAATGTTGTGTATACCACACCAGCAGCACTTACCACACCTAATCAAACAACTAACCTATGTGTTGCTGAAAGAAATAATTTAACACCCGAAGACCTTGTGTTTACAACATCAAGAATACCAATACAAACATACCCAAACACAACAAATGATAGATTAAGATATGAACCGGGTGGTTTTTATGCTGCTGTTATTGGTCAGAACGGTATTGGAAGAGCGGGTGGTTATGACAATTCGCTTTCATTAAAGATAAAACAAATGCAGAATAATGAGGTGTTTAAAGATATTTCAGCATGGGAATTATTATATGGTACACCTGAAAGTAATTTTAGTAATGGAATAATAGCGGATTGGAATCACGCTAATCCCGACGCACCAAACAATAGATTTTTATTCAAATTTCACGTGTTAGATCAAACACTTAAAATATTTAAAGAGTGGAATAGAATTGCTGCACCACACAATGGTTATATTGATCCATTCAGATGTTCTAAACGAAACATTCCCGCATATTTTAGTATCTTTTATTTGAATGGACCATTACTTGAACTAACAGTAGATGTTGAAAACTCTGAATTTGATTTGGTTGGGGCAAATTTAAGTGATGATATTATTAGAAATGCAATACCGGAGGTAGAACACACAATAAGAACACTTGAAACATTACCCGTAGATCAAGACCCACCTGATAATTTAGTATTTGTAAATATTTCACCACTTGTAACTGATTATAGAACACATTTGGGAACTTGCCCATTATTAGTACCAAATGTTAGACATTTTTATTCAACAGGGCGTTATACTGGGGCTGGCGGTATTTCTATTGAACAAAGGGAAATAATAGTAGACCCCGTTACTCAAATAGAAACCGTAGATACTTTATGCACTGATTTAGCGGTTCCTGAATTACTTTTAGAAGTTACTAATAGAAACCATAAAGTTTATTCTTTTATTAACACTAATTGCACAACAGTAACAAATCATTACTCTCACACAGTAGATATTCCTAGTTTGGAAACAGAAGTTATGAATACACTTATTAGTGGTGGTGGTTTAGGTGAAATGTTAAATAGATTTAATCTTCATCAAATGGGTTATACTGTTCCACAAAAAACATGTACAGGAACAGGTGCTTCAATACATTGGCGAACAATAATGAGATTTGAAAGCGCACGTTCTTATTTATGGATGCGAAGAAGGGAGACCCAAAATGAAAGTATATGGAATAGCGGTAGTAGTAGTCGCCCCCAATTTTTTAGATTATTAACAAGAGGGGAGGGATATGATATAGGACAGAATTATCGAATTTTGAGTGATTCAAATAATAATGATACTAGTAGCGAAATAACGGTATTTGTTACAGGATCGGTTGTTGGTATTAGAATGGAAAGTAATCCTGAATTTGAATTACCTAATAATGTGTCTTTAACTGATATTAGGTGGGTATCTTGCCCATCCGGTTTTATTGGTGGTTTCAGTGGTGGTGGGATTAACAACCGACAACCAGGTAGTAACAACCCAACTGTAAGACACTCAAACGTGGGGGAAGGTGTGGCAGCAACATTTAGTACCTTTCCTGTTCCAGGATCATCTCTTGACCCATTTAACACTCCAAATCCAAATGATTCTAACCCCCCCGCCAACGTAGGTTCAAGTGCTTTTACATTTACAAGTAGAGTAGTAACAAATGAAGATGGTACAACAACCACATTGTATAGATTATCCCAAATTAATCTTGGAAATTTTAGGGGTAAAGTACCTGGTGTTGGAAGCGCACCGCACAACCTAACAAGTGGATATATAAGTGAACCTGATTTTGAAATTGTTTTACGGAGACAAACATCTTCAACAAACCAAACAACAGGAGTAACAACATACTCTTATCCCCAAGTGGTAACGGTGAGAGGAAAAGGTGTTTTGGGAAGTAATTATTTTCCTCAACCAAGTGTACACGCAAATATATATAGATATGATCCACCTAGAACAAGCATTGCATCAATAGACCCACCACGAACCACAGAAATAAATATAACGGGTGTTGGAAGGGGTGTTATACGCACATGGGTTCAAAACGAAGATCAGAGTTGGCAAATGGAAACCACCTCAATAGAGGGTGCTATGTATAGTTTTGCAATTGCTGTTAGAAATAACACTAATAATAGTTATGAATATCCTACCGTCGGGAGTGATAGTAGTTATTTAGGTGGTGTGTTTATAAACACCTTAAAAACACGTGGACAATTGTTAAGAGAAACCAAATCTTCTAATGGTAGGTTTTTTTGGCAACCAAGAGTTACGGTGGAACGTTATGATTGGATGAGTGATTTATTTTGCAATAAAACTATTGGGGAAGTAACAATGAGACGAAACGAAACAAATCCCGAAGATTTATTACATTACAACACACTTGATGATTGGAATATGAGATTTAGTTTTCCATATTTTACGGAAAATTATGGGCGTGTTTATGCCGATATCAATGCCCAAGTAAATGAACCGGTGGTAAATTGTTCACCAAGTTTAGCAGATGAATATTCAACCAACACCCGAAAACACACAACCGATGTTATTTTATCTAATTTAGCAAGTCAGAGTAGAACAACATTAGGGTTATTTTTACCGTTTCATGGAAATGTTACCGCAGGTGCTGCCAACAGAAGGACTTTATTTTACAGTGTTTTACATGATAATGAAGATCACGTTAGAGCGTTTTCCCAACCAATGGATTTTGGTAATTATATTTACATAGACGAAAATTCAATAACGTGTAAACCCACATCAGCAACCGACCCTAGTAGATATGAGGTTAAAATAACCATTGAAATAAGGGGAACCAATGCTTTTAAATGTCATGGTTATAGGGTTAGAATACAACAGGGGCAATTTGAAACAGAAAGAGCGACGGGTTCAGTGGATTTGCGATCAACTCAGGGGTGGGATTTGTTTGATAGCACTGCCGAAGCAACAACCGGTGTAGTAGGTAGTAATGGTAGATGGATAAGATTAAGAACTTCCACTCCAATAAACACGTGGAATTACAGAATTGATGGTCTTCCTATTCATGATACAAGTAATCCCCAAATAGAAGTAACTTTAACAAATTGTGTGGTTACAGACATCAACAGATTATTACGTATTAGTGCAACTGATGTAACAGGTCTCGAAATGTTTACATACATTTCATTATTTAGGTGGATTGACCAAGACCCAAGATTAACATTCTGTGTTTATAATTGTAACAAGAATTTGGAAAGAGCAATGAACACAGGTGTTGTTATTGATTTTGAGTGGGAAAACAATATAAGTAATAGAGTTGGTGAAAAAATTGCATATTTGACAAGATTACCCAATTTTCCTGACAGTGCACCCGAATACCCAATACCAATACTAATGCAGGGTAAAAACTTGATACACACAACACCATTTTCAGGAAATCAACCACCCGCAACAACATTATCCGATAATACAACAATACCAAGAAATTATAGAGGTACACTCTACTTGTGGTTTAGTGAAGATTTTATCAATAACGAAGAAGATGAAGAACAAGAAGAAATGACACGTGATGATTTGAACAATTATGCTTCTATTGCACAAAAAATTGAAGTTACTGCTTCAAGTTGTTACATTTCTTATAAAGTTATTTCAAGTTAAAAAAATAAAATAGTATTTTTAATAAAATAGAATATGATATGATTGATGAAATTTTAATATTTTTTTTGATAACGAGTATAATTTTCTTACTGAAAGAAATATACTCTTTTGTACAACATTTGCTTTTTGTACAAAGATTTCATTTACTTATTCCAAGCGCAAATGATAAATACGAAATATCATTACCAAGACAATTTGGAATATTATTCACAATTTCATATATAATAACATATATAATAGTATGAGTATAGATATATTAGGTGATAGGTTTATTGGAATGTTCAAGGAACAATGCGAAAATGGGTTTGTTCTTCGTTTGGAGGTGGATTTTACACCAATGGTAAGGGATTTGAGGTGGACAGTTTTTAACAAAAAAGATAATAAGGAAGTAGATTTTATTTTTGTTACACCTAAATCGGGACACAGTAATAATATTTACCATATTCTTGGAATGGAAGGTCGGGTAACATTTGATGATTTGATAAACCACTCGAAACATATTATCAATTTCAATACGGATATTGAGGAAAAGAAACTCTTATTGAAACAAAAGTTTGAAGAATTGGGTGAGTTGTTTGCGAAACATGATATTGAAGATTTACGTTGCTTGGATTTTGTGATTAGACCACAAAAGAAAGATAAATTACCCGCACCTACACTTACACCACAACCCAAAACACGAAAACCAAGAAAAAAGAGAGAAAAAGAGATTGTGGAAAACTTTGTGCAAGAAGAAAATAAAACGTTTATTGAACATGCAATAGACAACCCACCAACCGCATTTATGGAAATGGTGGAAGTAGAACCACTACACAAACAAAGATTTGGAACATTTGATTTAACCAAAGTTAATTTGGAAGTGGAACCACCGGAAAATAAAATTTTTCGTTCAAAATTGAGGGGTGCGGAAGAATATGTGTCCCACTTGGCAACAAATGAAGCATTAGAACAATCAGAAGAAAACCTATTTAATATGGTTGATTTGGGGGTGGTAGATGAGGATGAAGCGTTTGCTGACGACCAATACACACCAAACACCGAAGTTGATGAAACATTTGTAGATAGATTAAAAGAAACCAAAAAAAGAAAGAAATGACAAATATAGAAACTGTTATAGACATAGTGTACGAAAACATAATACTTGTGAGCGGAGACGAAAACAAGTATTTAGTAAAAATGAATAATAAATGGGGTCTTATAAATGAAAAAGGTGATATTATAATACCTATTATATACAACGATTTGATTCACATGGAATACGATGAATATTATGTGGGGCAAAGTGGTAAATGGGGTGTTATAAATGAAAACAATGAAATTATAATACCAATAGAATACACAAATTTAATGCAAATAGGTGCAGATAAATTTATGGTTTCACAAAATAATAGATGGGGAATTATTAAATTAAATTAAACGTTATGGAATTAAAAAAAGTTGTAGAAATGTATGGGGAATTTCCCTGTGAATGTGGAGAATGTGATTTTTGTAGATCATGGAACACAGTTGTTACTCATATTGATTTCCCGAAAGTAATAGGGAATTTTTGTATGAGGGCTTGGCAGGTTTTAGGAAACGAACTAATAAACCCTCCTGGTACAGAACTCCCCCCAATAAAGAAGGATTGGGATTGGGATGAAAATTGTGATTTTTTAAAATTAAAATAAACAACATATGTTAAAAATAGGAATTTTTTGTTTAATAGTATATGCAATATCATTTGCAATAGTATATAAGAGACCATTGGTTGTTAAGCCGTGGGAGTGGTTAGTTACAATGTTTGGGTTAAAAGATAGTTTATATTGTATGATATGTACACCGGTTTGGATTAGTGGTATATTATCGGCACTAAACATGTTTGTTTTACCTGAAATGGCAATCACACCTTCATTGGTGATATTCGGACAACCGGAAGGTTGGTTGTATTGTGCGGGGAGTATTCTTATGGATATGCTTTCTGTTGCCACGATTGTTTTTATTATGGATCAGATTCTATTGTTTATTACCGAAAGTAGAAAATTGGATTTGACTGTTGTTAAAGAAAAAACCGATACCATAAAACAAGTTTTACACGATTAATCATGGAATTAGGATTAGGACAAGCAATACTTATTTCGTTTTTGTTAATAGTATCACCGGTATTTTATTTGGCGTGGTTAGTAATAAGGGAAAATCTGAAAAAATAAAAAAATGTTGGAAATTGCAATATGTTTAATAATAGTTGTTGGTGTTCTCTTCGGAATAATGTATAAAGTCATGGAGATTGAAAGACAAGTCGAAGAAGAAGTTAAACTTTTGAGAAGAGATTTAAAACACTTTATTTCTAAACATTCAGCAGAAGTTGAAGGATTAAAAAGTAGAGTTAAAATATGAACAATCTTGAAAAAGAAATAGTAGAAAATATCAAATTGGTGAATAGAAAGTGTAATAAATACATTAAATCCTTCGGTCATCAGTTGGAATTTTATACCGAACAAAGTCACCGCCATGGGTTTCACCGTGGTTGGGAAGCAAGAGAGTTTCAAATTAACAAGTTGAACAAAGAGATAAAATCTTTGCGAAAACAACTAAAAAATAACCAAATCTATTTTGAAGAGGTTGTAAGAAAAAGTTTGTTTGACCCAAGTATGGATGAATTTCACAAACAATTCGACATTGATTCTATACTTTTTCCACAAAAAATTCACTTTAAAATTAAAAATAATGGAAAAGTTTAAAACAGTTTGGATAACTTCCACCGAAATACAAAGAATATGTGACCATGTAAGGGAAATCGAACATTGTTGTCCATATTGTGATACCGGATGGATATATCCGTTAAGCAATGGGGAAGTTAGTGATTTAGTTACTTCTTCTGTTTTCATAAAATGTTGGAAATGTCATAAATCATATCATTTGGCGTGGGAAGGTGATCCTGATTTTATGCGAGATGACGAAGATTTTTTACCCTTTTAATTAGTAAACAATGGCAATCCAAATTTTAAATAAAGATAAAATTCAAGATAATATTAAAGATTTATACCACGATAGACCACCAAAACGTGTTTTTTTTGGTTGCAAAGATTGTGATATTGTGTGGATAGCAACTCACGAGTCGTTTTCTATTAAAGATAAGTTCAAAAAAGGTGTTTTATATAAGAAATTATCTTGTCTTTGTCCATTTTGTAAACGTAAGATAAACATAAAATGGCAACCACATAACAAAATATCATTGGATAATAAACTTTGGATTGAAGTACCCGAAGTAGCTGATTTTGCATTTTGTTGGACAAATCATTATGGGTAGAAAAATGAGACGCGAAAACACATATAAGGATTTGAACAAAGAATCAATGTCTATCGAAGGGTTTCGAGTGCGTTTAATAAATATACTTGAAAATGATTTTGTGGGTCATGTTGAATGGTATAAAACCACGCACAGGTGGAATACAGGTCGTAAATTCGATGAATGGATGCAACACCTCACAAGCACGTTAAAACGTTGGGAAAATGGAAAATATCATAGATAATCATTTAATAAAAATAAAAATAATATGAAAAATAATAAGGAAACAACTTTATGTGAATACACAGTTATTGACATAATTCATCAACAAGACACACCTAAAGAGGAAAATTGTTGTAGAAATAATTTTGTAATGGAACCGGTTCCTAATGAAGAAGATCATTACTTTTTTACTTGCCCTATTTGTGGTACTAAATTAAAAGTTAAAGAGAGTAGAGAAATAACCATTGAAGATGAACATGGTTTAATTAGCGATATATTCAAAAAATGACAGATACAATAGAAAAATTAGACCAAGAGATTATGTTGCTTGATAAGCAACTTGAAATTGATAAGAATATGTTCGCATATAACATGTTGAATGGTATGGGGGTTGCTATGATAAAGGAATTGGAAACACCGCCGTCGAAATCAAAAATATTCAAAGAAAAAATTCAAAACTTTTTTTATAAACTTTTTAATATTTTTTAGAAATGAATCCTTGTATAAAATCAGAATCGGATATTGTTACAATCCACAAAGCACTATACCCAATCATACAGCGGTATGATATGCAACAAATTGAAATTGTTGATATTATCCCCTCATATTACTTATTGAGGTTAGACGAGGAACTATCACGTAAATTCAACCCAAATGTAAAATATTTGAAAACCAAAGTTGAAAATGAAGAAATTATAATCAACCGTGGTAGGGTAAAATTTCACTTAAAAGGTGATGGGGATTATGAATATCCAATTAAAAAAGATACATTTGGTATGAGTTATATTGAAGAGAATAAGAGAATAAAAAAATAAAGACAATGATCAAGATAAATTTAACAGAAGAGATTATCAAAATTCTACCTTTGGTAAAAATCACAAAGGATGTTTACGCAGAAAAATTAGTTAGTCCACCCATACCCACCCAATGGGATTTTAAAATTGACCCAAAAGATATGTTTTGGGGTGGTACGGTTATGGAAAATTTCATGCAAGCGTGGGGTACTTACAAAGACCATGTTACCAATGGAGAATTTGAAGATAAAATATGGAGTAAAGAGTTAGAAGCGAAGGCGTGGGAAACCTATGATTATATTGTTGATAATTTAGACGATATAATTAGTATAATATTTTATACCCTTCCCAACGTCAAACCCGGTGTGTATAAAAGAAGAAAAAAAGAACCCGGTATATGGGAATATTCCCCAATAGATTAGTAATTTTAAATATAACAATAATATAAAAATGGATAATAATTATGTAAAGTTTTCTGAGGTATTAGAATACATTAGATACGGATTAGAGAATGACCTTCTTGTTTATGAAACAACATCACATTTCGGTAAGCAGGATAATTTTTTCTACGATTATATTAGAAGAGGTGGTGCAACCGCCCTCTCTAAAGGTTCAATAACACAAGAGCAGTACAGCGAACTTCTTGATCTGTACGAAAGACTCAAACTAAATGCGGGAAAACCCAAAAACCTTAAACAAAATGGTTGTACAGTTGAAGACGGCGCACCTGATGTTATTGAAAGTAAAGTGTGTTTGGAAGAAGAACCTGACGAAGATAGTGAAACATACGGAATTGCGAAACGTGATGAAAACAATAAAATAACACATTACGAGTTTGCAATCAGAGGGCGACACAAAGAACTGTTAAGAGGTACTATTTCGAGGAAAATAATGAATGAAATATTTTTGTTATATACCAAAGAATCCGGCAACCTCACTCAAAGAACAGTAGCTCGTGAGTTACTTAACGAACTTAACCTTGATTTCTTCGGATTTCAAAGGATTCTTAAAGTCTTTGGTATTACAAAGGCAAGTATTCCTGTTGCGTTCCACGTACTTGAAGAAGAAAGTACAAACGCTATTTTGGAAAAAGTATTTAGAGAAAAGGAAAAAAACTTCTTTTTAAAACTTGAACAAACAAAATACAAAAAACTCGAAGAAAATAATTTGCGTTTGTTGGAAGAAAATAAAAACCTCAAAGGTTATATCAAAAACACACAAAATCTTCTTTCACGAGTGGATTTTTCTAAAATCACTCCGTTCCAGGTTGAAGAACAACCATTAGTTACAGATAAAGCAATGTGTCTTTTCATAGCAGATGCTCATTTTGGCGCATTAGTCAATCAAGATGAAAGTTTATATGATAATGATTATACTATTGAAGAAGTTCAAAGGCGATTTGTAACTATCATTGAAAAAGTATGTGAAATATCAGCGTCACTTTCAGGATTAGACCGATTAATGATATTTAATTTGGGTGATTTTCTTGACGGTGATAATAATAAAACATCAAGGGGTGGACACTTTTTACCACAATACTTAACCGGAAAACAACAATTTAATTTCGGTGTTACACTTATGCAACAATTTGTTGAAACACTATATCAAAGAAAAGTTGCTTATAAAATTGATTATTATTCGGTTGCTACTTCAAATCATGATGGTACGTTGGGTTATGCTGCCTCACGCCTTTTGGTTGAATACTTCAAAGTTAAGTATCCTGGTATGATAGCAACAGTATCCGAAAAATTTATTGATTGGGTAAAATACGGTGAACATATTATAATGTACGCACATGGTAAGGATCAACAGTTTATGACAAGAAATTATCCATTGGTGATAGACAATGGACTTGAAATCAAAATCAACGAATTTATTGATTACCACCTACCGAATATTGCCCCAAGTTCTAATATACTGTTTGTAAAAGCGGATTTACATACATCTGCAACCACATACGGTAAGAAATTCAAATACCGCAGTGTAGGAAGTATATTTGGTTCTTCACTACACAGTCAGTTAAACTATGGAAACGCAACTCCGGTCTGTGAATATACAATTATTGATAAAAAAGATAAATCGTTTCAACAGGATGGTAGAATAATATTAGTGAAATAATATGGATAGTAGAATTTTCAGGGGAAAACATGATATATTTTGGATTTATGGGTATTATGTTGTGTACCCAAACAAAAACAATTATATTATAGACTATCAGGATGGAAAGGAACATTCTGTAATACCTGAAACAGTTGGTAGAAGTACAGGAAAAATTGACCTTAAAGGTAGATATATTTTTGAACACGACATCTATTTTTCCGAAGAAGAGGAAGAACATGGTGACGTGCGTTACCATTATGTCTGTGTGTGGGTCAAAGAATGGTCGCGTTTTATATGGTTACATATAGACGAATACAAAGATTATTTGGATAATGGTGTAGAAAATTTAGAAAAAGATTATCTTATGTGTGCAAACACATTTGGATTAAACGTAGAATTTATGCACTATGCAGGTAATATATTTGAAAACGCCCATTTATTGGATTAAATTATTTTTTGTAGCTATTTATATTAAATAACTTAAAAAAAATTAAATTTATGAAACCAGCAAATATTATTGAACAACAATTTCCAAGTGTCAATAAACCCGCTTTAGCACGTGTATTCAGTGAAGCAAATAAAATTGAGTGCCCTGAATGTGGTGAAATGATTAGCACCAAAAGGTGTTGCACCTTCGATCAGAATATGAGTTACGAAATAGGCATATATCCAAAACAAGTAGCAAAAGGTGGTAAAGACACAGTAGGTGGCGGCGCACCGGGAACTGACACTGATCATGGTGACGGTGGCGACACAGGTGGTGGCGTTGATCCAATTGATCCGGGTGACGGTGCAGGTGGTGATGACACAGGCGGTGGTGAACCAATCGAACCAGGTGACGGTGGTGGTGAACCAGGTGCCGGTGACCCAAGTGGTGACGGCGGTGGCGGCGAACCCGATCCCGACCCAGCGGGATAATTCTCTTTGAATAATTGCCTCGTTCTTCACTTCTTCGGATAGTGATTAAAAATTTAATTACCTCAATTTGAGGTAATTTTTTTTTGTGTAATAACAAATAAAGAAGTATATTTCTAATGTAATAATAATTATATTTATGTCAGAAGAGATTAAAAAATGTTGTATAGAGAGTGGTTGTAAAAAAAATTCTTTTTCATTAGAGGGAAATTCGGGAGAATTATTTATTGACGGTGGACACTTTCAAGAAATCACGGTAGTTCAACCAACAAGTGAGTTTGATGATTCCTGTGTAGGATTATCATTACACTCAATAGACCGAACAGGTAAACACGAAGTGTTAAATCAGTTTTTAAACAAAAACGTGAAGTTCACAATTTCAATTTTAGAATAATTATGGACAACAGAAGGTGGTTAGAGGAGAATATAGAATTAAATGCGGATAAAATACGCTTTATATTACAATTATATTTTAAAGAAAAGGAATTACTTTCTGATTTAACAGAAGAAGAGTTAGAAAGTATTTCGTGTGTATTTATAACCAAATTATTGAACACACCTGATTGTGTATCTCAAAATTCCTATATTTTACTATACAGAGAAATATTTGATATTTTGATACCAATTTATGATTCAATACGACCAAACGAAGATAATTTAACTATCGAATGTTATAAAATGACGCAGTTTTTTCATTCCAAAAGAAAATTAATACAAAAATAAAATGGTAACAATAAAAGAATTAAGAACTAAACTTGAACAATACGAAACATTGGGGAGAGGTGAAGATAGAATTGCTTCAATAAGTTATAATGGTGAGGGTCTTATTAATATGACTGTAAGACCAAATGTGCCGGCAGAATTTATCGAAATAAGTTTCACTGTTTACCCAAATAGTGAAGAACAAGAAGATTTTGGTTTGTAAAACGAATATAATTCAATAAAATGGCAACTCAACCCATAAAAAAAACAATAATCGCTGATAACCCATATTTAGCAGGCGTTCAACATGAAGAACCCGAATATATATTGATTATAGACGGAAATAGTTTATTGAAGGGAAGTATGGTAAAATGCCCTAAAAACACTAATGGTGTTAGGGTTGGTACAATAATGAATTTTTTATGGAAAATAAAAATTTTGCTACATAAGCGCACATTTTCCAAAATATTCTGTGCGTGGGATGGGCAAAATAGTGGTCTTTTAAGATATGAACTTTATCCCGAATATAAGAAATCACGAAAAAAACAGTATTCGGAATATGATAGACAAATCAACGCTTTTGTATATTCTATATTAGATAGAGAGAAGAAAAAGAGAGAAGCGTTGGCACGTCAAAAAGATCCGGAAAAGTATTTAGAAAATCAACAGAAAAGAGAAGATGAAAATGAGGATTTTGAAAAGTGTAAATTGTTGCTACAAGAATTGTTTGAATATTTATTTATTCGACAAGTTCAAGACGATGCAGCAGGCACAGAAAGCGACGATATTATTGCCCACATTGTTTTAAACAAACATCCAAATCAAAAGGTTTATATTATCACAGGTGACAGTGATTTACACCAATTAATAGATAAAGACGTTGCAGTATACGACCCAAAGAAAAAAGAATTTTACCACACAGGTAATTACCAAGAAAAATTTGGTATTCCATTGGAAAACATATTACTTAACAAACTTTTACGTGGCGACAGTTCAGATAATATAAGCGGTGTAAAAGGATTGGGTGAAGTAACAATCAAAAAACATTATCCCGAATTATATTCAAATATTATTACCATTGACGATATTATTTCTAAAACCAAACTATTGGTTGAAAGTGGTGGTGATAAAAAATCTTCAAAGGTTTTTAAAAATATTTTAGACGAATTTAATGACGGTACTATTGATTTGAGGGATAAAATTATTAACTTAAAAAGACCAATACTCGGTAAAGAAATAAAAAGTGAGTTGGATGAATTAGTAGATTCCCCACTCGACCCTTCCGATAGAGATTTTGAAACAGTCTATCGTATAATATGTAGAGAAGAGTTGGTGGATTTACAAGGAAATAAATTCAGTTCATTCTTTATTCCATTTAAGCGGGTTATTGAAAGGGAAAAGTTGTTTTATAAAAAAAGCGGCTTTACAGAAATAGAATAGTAATTAATCAATTATAAACATTTTTTTAATAGTAAGTGAAATGGATAAGAATATCAAAAAACCTCAACCACCAAGTGGAAAGGAAAATCAAACGTTTGTAAAACATGATTATTCCTTCGAGTTGAAGATTAATAATGACATTATATGTCAGAGATATTTTAATATCAACAAATTCAACCCATCAAGTTTGCGAAGTTTGGATTTCAAAGAATATTTTGACAATGCTGTTAATCTCATTCAAAGGGATTTGGAAAGCAAAACAAGGGTGTATTTGTATAATGTTTGTTGCACGTTTGCTGACGAAGATAAACTGAAAAAGAAACAACAATCGGGTGCAAATAAGAGCGAATTATATGCCCCATTGTATGATGAATTTCATAAGGATTATGTGAACACTGACGTTAATAACATAACATTTGCGTTTTTACATAAAGACGAAATAATTATGGTTAAAATGTGGGATGGAAATGCTTATCCTCAATTTATTCGTAAAAACATTGATATTGTAAATAACCAATGGATACAAGTATCGCCCACACAACGTATCTATTTTGATACTTGTGATGAAGATAAGTTGAAGTACGAACACACAATCAAGAAGAAAATTTTAATGGGAAGGGAAGACCTAATCCCCCAAATTATTACTCTATTTAGGGAAGTGTGTTCAATGGAAAACAAAGAATACAATTACCCTTAATAAATCAACAAAATGATATTGGGTATTTTATGGGTATTATTATGGGGTTTCATGAGCGTTATAATTATTTCAATTGTAATGGTATTATGGATTTCAACCCACCACCCAAGCGCATTTCGATTTGTTGAGTGGTTTATGGAAAGTTGGTTTATTAAAAAATTTATAATGAGTTAAGGTTATGGAATGGTGCAGTTATACATTAGGTGAACGAATATTTTTATTTCTTTTCTTAACGGCAGCGTGTGGAATGATGCTTATTATGGTAAGAGATTTAATACGTTTTTTTTGGTTAATTGTTCACTTCGATAGTTGTTGGGATTTTCACGAATATCTTGACTCATTAAAAGATAAACTTTCTTGTTTGTTTTTCGGAAAACACGATAAGAGAAGATTAACCCTTAAAGACACAAATGATGTTTATTACATATGTATTAAATGCGGGAAGGCTTGGGATGAAAACGGAAATAAAGTGTAAGATCGGATTATTTTGCAAATCTTTTATTAAACACCAAATTCTAAAAAAGTAAAATACAATGAATACAAATAATTTTTCGGAACACCCAAAAGTAATCGGATTACTTGGTGTTATGCGGAATATTGATAGAGAAAATCTCATATCAATCCACAATCAGATTTGTTATTATTATGAATGGTATGATGATGTTATTTTTAATAACAATCAAGAGGATATGGTCGAAGCATTTCAATCCATGAGGCAAGACCCCTGGAATATAATCAAATCCGTACTTGGAAATACCGAACCCACTTTGGGGTATAGATTTACCGATGCATATTTCAGATCAATAAATGACGAATACCTTGTGTCTTTCAATGAAGAACAAGTCGTTGATTTTATCATTCAACAACTGCGGTTTGGAATACCATATATAATAACACCGGATTTTGAAACAGATAAAGACCTGTGGGATGGTCTTTACGACAATTGTAAAGATAAGGAAGAAATGAGGGAAAAGGTTTATTCCTATATAAATCAAAATTTCAGATGTCTATAACATCGGATTAATAAGTTACTTTTATATTAGTACACATATAGTAAAAATTTAAAAGTAAAATATTATGACAGTTTTGAATGTAATTTGGAAAATTATTTTAATAATATTGGGTATAATGCTCATTATATTTCTTCCGCTGATAGCGATACCGTTATTTTTAGTGTTGATAGCAGTTTTGTTGAAACTGTCGTGGCCGGTGATATTATTCATAATCAAGTTAGCGATAGGATTTATCATACTGTGTCTTATAGTAGGTGTTTTAGCAGGATAACATATAAATAAAATTGAAATGGAATTAGGGTTAGTAAATAGAGAACAAGCAGATTTGCTTAAAAAATTGGGGTTTGATTGGGAAACATATTATTGTTATTGGGTTAGCGACCACTACCCAAATACCTTACGAAGTTTTCAAAGTCGTTGTGTTCACGAAAATTTTTTTGGTGACTATAAACACTTAGATAATTTTAATAACAATGAGGATTTTGTTTCAGTTCCGACTGTTGCGTTAGCGTTAAAATGGTGTAGGGATGTGAAGGGGGTTGTTGGAACTATCGAATTTTCATTTGATTTCACATTTTATTATAGCGTAAAACTACTGAACTATGTGCCCGGAAAGGGGGAGGCAAGTAAATTAGGTGGTGGTTTCACTAACTATGAACAAGCGGAATCCGGATTATTAGATGAAGTTTTAGATATTTTATCAGAAAATTTGGTTTAAATTTTAAAAAAACGTTTATTTATAACAACGTAAAATATATTGCGGGGTGATGCAGTGGTTAGCAATTGGGTTTCATAAGCCCAAAGTCGTGGGTTCGAGTCCCACCCCCGCTACGAAGGAAGTTGAACTCGGCAAGGGCTGGGACCGGTCTTGAAAACCGTGGGAGCGCGCAAGTGCTTGGGGGGCGGGACCTCCGACTTCCGCAAAATATAAGGAAAATAAACCAGGCGAGTGCTTGGGGCTGCCTGCTAAGCAGACTGATCGGGAAACTGATTGTGGGGCGGGACCACTGTTTTCCGCAAATATGGCCGGTTCGACAAGTGGTTAAGTCATCGCCCTTTCACGGCGGAGTCACGGGTTCGAATCCCGTACCGGCTACACGTTCTTTGAAATAAAAAAATGATAATCCGTAAAAATACCCTTGAAATGAAAAAGAAAAAAGTAAGTTTAGATAATAAACATTGTTGGTTTGAAACACCCGATGCTGATACTTTGTGTGTTTTAGCGGTCATGATAGGTTTTTGGTTGATTTGTGTTGGTATCGCAATAGGGCAAAATTGCGGATAATCATTATAAAAAATATGGGGTCGACAGGATTTTGATTGCAGATTAGTACAGTAATCAACTCATGTGGTGTAGCATGTAACACCTAAAAACAGGCAAAAAAATAGAAGGCAATAGCAATATTTCTTCTGTCCAATATGCGCTTGCCGCATAGACACGTGGTTGAAACACCAAGGGAAGCAAATTAAGTGTCAAAAGTTAGGTATGTGCTTAACTTTTAAAAGGGCTGAGCATCTATGCTTGGAAACAGAAAATAGTAACCCCCTACCTTCTTGTTAGGTAGAGTTTTCGGTAGTGGATATCATAATTCATCGCGCTGCCCGAATGTTTTTCTTTATATTTTCCATTTGATAGAGGTAAAAATAAAGTGGTGTTTAGTTAAGCCAGCCATAAATGATAACCCAAAAACATGTAGTAAAGTTGTTACTTGAAGGTATGTAAGACGCGGTTTCGATACCGCCGACTCCACTAAAAAATGAATTGGTTAGATTAAGTTCGGGGAAGCCAAGATTAAGCCTTTACCTGGCACATAGTTGTTTGAAGTCCTAAACAGATTAGACAGTGTGGGGTACGCATATCGACGGAAAAATGTACGTTTCAACGTAGAATAGACGTTCCTGTGGGTGACTAATTTATTTTTACAAATGTAGGTTGGTTTGGAAGCAGACATTCCTTTAAAGAGTTGGTAATCTGACACGCATTTGTTTTTTTTATCGACCGGGTAGCTCAGCTGGTATTTAGAGCATCGCACTTTTAATGCGGGGGTCGTAGGTTCGAATCCTACCCCGGTCACTAAAAATTCTTGTTCCTCGATTAGCGCAAATGAGGATAGATGATTCATAAAGGCGACCAAATTTATGGAAGTACAACAGATTGGTCTAAAAGAAGTTGTAGTAATACAATAGAGAGAATGGAAGATGAGAGAATTTTTTTTTATTTTGATTGTGTAGCTCAATCGGACAGAGCAACGGATTTCTAATCCGTAGGTTGCAGGTTCGAGTCCTGCCACAATCGCAAGAAATATTTGTCCGGGTAGCTCAGCTGGTTAGAGCACCCGCCTGATAAGCTGGAGGTCGTAGGTTCGAGTCCTACCTCGGACACAATATGGTGAGGTAGCTCAGTGGTAGAGCACCGGCCTGAAGAGCCGGGTGTCGGTGGTTCGATCCCACCCCTTACCACAAGAAATCCAACCGAAGGTGGTTACTCGGCAATGGTGTAAGATGAATCCAACAAACCCTGATTGCGCAGGTCATAGGTTGGTGCGCAACTCTTATTTATAAACCACCATTTTTTTTAACTATAAATTGTTAAATTTAAAATGAAACAATTTTTTAGAAAGTTATTTGGAATGGATAGTTTGAAATGGACACCTGCTGAATTAGTGAGGTTTGATAAAAATTTAAGACACGAAGATGAGTTGTTATTAAAAATATCTTACGGTCAAAACAGGATTGGGCATTATCACACCATGCTCGGTGTCTTTGAAGAACTTGATAAACCTAAAATGATATGTAATGTTAAGGCTTATATAAATTTAACAAAAGTAAAAAATGAATAACAAGTACACAACACCCGAAGAATTTTTATCAAAGTTTCCAAAATTGAGTTTAACAAAATATAACGAAATCGTGTACCGAATTGATGGGCACGAAAATAAGAAACTACGATTGGTTCAACGTGTGTTAGTTGATGATCCATATTGGATTGTAATTCAACCAACTTCTTAAATATGTGGATATAGTTCAACGGACAGAATATGTGGCTACGGACCACAAGGTGGAGGTTCGATTCCTTCTATCCACACAAAAACACGTGTTAAAATGAAAAAGATTAGATTTAAGGTTTTTGAAACAAATAGCAGTAGCGCACATTCTTTGTGTATTTATGGTGTGAAAATGATATTGGGATATGAAAGAGAAACATCATTCCCATTAGAAGACAATGTTATTAAAATATCATTGGAAGATTGTGAGTTCGGTTGGGGATATGAAACATATACAGACCCATACAACAAATTAAAGTACGCCATAATGCTTGTTGTGGAACTTGAATGTCGAAAGTTTAACACCGTTGAGGAAATTTATGGAACAGAGGGTTTTCAATTAATTCAACAATTTGTCCCACATAAAATCGTTATCATTGACGATACATTTGGTAATGTTGAATACAAGTGTAAAGAAGGACACCCATATACATACCACCGTCATGCAGGATACATTGACCATTTGAGTTTGAGTGGGTACTCCTGCCTCAATAGTTTTTTAAAAGATTGGGAGGTTGATATAAACACATTTCTCTACAACAGTGAGTTAGAACTCATAATTGATAACGATAACAATTAAGATCGGATTATTTTCTTGGAATTATATTTGAATACTAATTTAATGGTATTTATAAATAAAATATGGTTATCCACAATAGATCGGATAATTATATTGTATTTATATTTGTGTATAAAATATTAAAATTTAGAATATGAATATTAATAAAATAAGATATTTACTCGAAGGTAAAAATCACGAGTCAATAGAAGAATTTGACAACAGAATGAAGTTCAAAAAAATATTAAAAAGTGGTAATATTGTTGAAATTAAACATTTTCATCCAACAGGTGGGAAAGAAGTACCCAACGGTAGTCACTATCAAAAGGGTGGTTGGTTTTCTGAATGTAGAATTAACAATAATAGTTTTGATACCAATGTTCCTAAACAAACTTTTCACATAAACGAGGGTGGTGAATACATTATCAAAGAAGATGTTCATCATACCCAATATGGTTTAAGTGATTATAGAGGTGGAATTGTTGTTTTTGCCACTACCGTTAATGCTGTTAAACTTTCTGACAACTCTTTTGTTAATAAAATCAAACAAATAATAAAATCTTTACAATATAGATTTGGCAAAGATAAAAAAATTGATAAAACTGTTAGTGGTTTTAACAAAGAAAATAAACACGATGATTTTATTGGGGCGTTTTCAGTTGGTAATTTTTTCAAAGGAAAATATGTCGGGGATAATGAACGGGTGTATAATGATAGAAGTCTTGCGATTGAAATTAATGGTATAAGCAGCGAGGGTTTAAAAGAATTTGCTGAAAACATTGCCAATGAATTTATGCAGGAAACGGTTTTAGTTAAGGACTTAAATTTGAATAAGATTTATCTTGTTAATGGTAATAAAACTGATACAGAATTGGGTATTTCAAACCTGAATAAAAAATGTTAAAAATAAATATGATATGACGAAAGAACAAAGAATATTGGCAGAGGAAGCATTAAGTCGTTTCACATCGATTATGAATTACAATCCCTCTAACCCGACAGGGTATAAAACACCACAGACGTTGTTAGAAATAAAACGTGGTGATAAAACTGTGTTTAACCACAGTATTTTAGTGGAAATGCGCAATGGTAAGATTGAAACAAAACACCCTTTGTTTGAAATTTTACATAATGTAAAAGACATTCTTTTGACCGAAGCGTATGATACGTTTTCTGAATTTATGTCAAAGTTGAAAACGGACACAATGTCGGTTCAAAACTCAAATAACGTTGTTAGGAGAGTTTTTATGAACTTCATGAAGCGACAACCTCAACATTGGAAATTAATTGATCCTGACGAATATTTGAGGTGTATTCAACAATTTAGTTACCAAAAACCACAATCCGGCGCATATGAGGATTATTGGGTTCCCCGAATTATGGATTGGGCAGCTAATGCCAAAGATAATGTGGCACAATTGGCGGCAAATTCATACTTAACAAGTGGTCCAAGTTTAGACCCAAGAGCGACCAATTCAAAAGGGGAATTAACCCTTAATCGTTTGTGGTTTGATTTATCAGGTGATAAAAAAATACCACTTAAAAAAGATGAGGAATATTTTGTTGCAAAAGAAAAATATTTCAATAAAACGTATTGGAACCCTTTCACAAGTTATATTGGAACTAATTTTGGTGATAGTGAAGATGGAAGTGGGGCATATGAAACCGATTCACCATTGGATGGACTTTTCAATGTTGTTGCAGAGTTTGATAAAAACTATTCAGACTTCAAGAAAATGCTTGTCACATTAGACAGATTGAAAAATAGTTGCCACGGAAGGGGTGGGTTTGGTCATATCTTCATGAGGGGTGGTAATGAGGCGTGTTCACGAATTAGTAATTTTAAATAATGAATAAAGACCAATTAAAAGAAGTTGCGGATTATTTCACCCATTTATATAATTACAATCCATCAAACCCAACAAAATTTAAACAAAAACCTTTGTTGGAAATAAAAAGGGGTGATAAAACGTTGTTTAATCATAACGTTTTAGTAGAAATGCGTGAGGGTAAAATTGATAGAAAACACCCTTTGTTTGAAATTTTACATAATGTAACGGATATTCTTTTAACCGAAGCGTATGATCTCTTTGCTGATTTTATGGTAAAACTTAAAACAGACAAAATGTCGTTACAAAGTCCCAACAATGAAATTAGAAGAGTTTATCAAGGGTTTAAAAGTGGTACATCTCAACGTTGGACACTAATTGATCCTGATGAGTATTTGAGGTGTATTCAACAATTTAGTTACCAAAAACCACAATCCGGCGCATATGAGGATTATTGGGCTCCGAGAATTATGGATTGGGTTGCCAACGCCAAAGATAATGTGGCACAATTGGCAGCAAATTCATATTTGACAAGTGGGCCAACCCTCGATCAAGAAAGTGAAAATTCACAGGGACAAAATCTTCACGCTTTGTTATGGTATAACCTAACAGGTGATGAAGAAATCCCATACAGACCCGGTCAATGTGGTAATGATTCTCCCTCTGAAAGAGAATTTTTTGATAAATATTGGCGACCTTTCACACAGTATATTAAAACAAGTTACGGTGAGGGTGCTGAAAGTTATGAAACCGATTCACCATTAGATGGTCTTTTCAATATCGTTGCAGAGTTTGATAAAAATTCACAAGATTTCAAAAAAATGCTTGTTACATTGGATAGACTAAAAAATAGTTGCCACGGAAGAGGTGGTTTCGGTCATATCTTTATGAAGGGTGGAAACGAAGCGTGTGCGAAAATTAGTAATAGTTAAGTTTTAAAAAGTGTGTCGGTTGCTGGTTCGCGGGATGTTGCACATTAAATTGAAGGTACGAGCTACCTCTTGCCGCTCACACTTTTTTTAATTTTTTGGTTTCTCAATTCTGTTCCCATTCAAATCAAAGTAGAGTTTTTCTCCAAACATTTCATATCGGGCAACGTACATATTACCCTCTTCCGCGTAAACAGTATCATACTCTACCGGTATTATAACCTCCCCATTTCTACTTAACACACCCATTTTTTCGTTTGTGTCTTTTACAATATAAACACCATAACGATTATATGCGCCAATTCTACTATAAATAAATGGAATTATTATTTTTTGGTCTGCGGTAATAACACCATAATTACCTTTATCACCTCTACTTATATATTCATTCGGAGTAAGACCTTCATCGGATTTTTTGTATTCAAACGGTTCCACAATTTCGTTTTTAATATTTATAACCCCTTCTCTATTTAGGTGGTCGTAAACACGATAAGTAACACCATCTGTACTTGGATACACAAAATTGTATGTTATTGGGATAACAACTTGTCCATTTGAATCAAGTACACCAACTTTACCGTTTTTTTGTGCGCGACTCATACCACCCGCATCGAGTTGAATAGCATCATATTCCGGCGGTATTTTAGTGTCTGTTTCTAAATCTATAATTCCCCATTTGTCCGTGCGCCCCTTTATTCTAAACCTTGTACCCTCATCGTTTATACATTCCATTTGCATATATATAAGGGGGATAAGTTCATTATTATTAATATCAATAACACCGTATCTCGAATCACTTTCCACTATAAAATTTTCACCTGCTTGGGCTAAATAATCGTATCCACACGGTATAAGTTCTGTTTCCTCTTGGTCAACAACCCCATAACCATTATCTGTTTTAAATACCAAATATCTACCATTACCCAACGCTTCTATTTCGTCATATTCTTCATAAAAAAGTGCTTCACCATTAGCGTCTAAAAGGAATTTTCTTTCATCTCGGTCAACAAGGAACGTTCCGTCATCAAGTTCATCCACATTTTCATATTCCAATTTTAACATTTTGTGAACACCAACCAACCCTTCAAAAAATTGATATAATCCACCTGTCGCCCAAATAGTTTCCATAATGGGTCTTTCTATTGGAACATCGTTTGCATCCATAAATTGATTTACTTCAAAATGAAATTGATATTTTGTGTTTTCTCTTTTATCTATTATTATATAAAGTGGTCCATCACTGTTGTAGTGGTCAAACATATTATTTTCTGTGGCAGAGGTACACCATTGGGTGTTTTTTCCATAGTAAATTGCTGCTTCCTTTGTTTTTGGGTGAATTACCGTGAATTTATCATCCTCATATAATTTTTCAGCACCCTCATGTTTGACTTGTCTTATTTCCTCACCCTTTGATACAGATTCTTCGCCGTCTAAAAATGGTTTAATAGCAATATACATATCACTTAATGATAAATATGAGTTGAGGTCGTTATTTTTCAATTTTTTAGATTTTGACAACCTATCAAACATTGGGATATATTCTTTGGCTTTATATAAATCCTCTAATTTGAGTTGGTTTTTCACTTTCTTTTTATCAGTGTATAACCACAACAGCCACTTGGCATACTTACCCAACTTATTATTTGTTAAATTTGTTGTAATTTCGTCAGCAGAAGCAATTTGTGTAAATATATCTTCGGGTAAGTTCGGATAGTAAGTTTGGTGAATATCTGTCGCCGCCATTTCAAATAAATGTTGGTAATCTTCACTTATTATATCTCGAACCATTGATTCTACTGTTCTGAATTTCGTTTGTGTGTGAGCAATAGCACCAACCTTTGAAGCGGTTTTTTCCGCTTGTTTTACAGATTTAGTTGCTTGTTCTAATTCTTCATCCACCCATTTCATTAGTTTCTCGGCGGATATTAACCACGCATCCTTATCTTGTTTTTCACCACCTAAAACACCTGTGTAATTATCCCGCCAATCAACAAGGGTATACATCCACTTGTACGTTATTTCACCCCCTCTTTCAACAATGTTTTGAAGTCGCTTATAGTTTTTATAAGTGGTATATTCAGGATTATCTTTAACTTGATTATATTTGTTTTTTAATTCCAAATACAATTTATCGGGTATTTGGAACACCTTTCCCTTTAATCTTTGATTATCTTCAAATAATTCTTCTACAATATCTTTTATTCCAATATCATCAGACAATGATTTTAAATGTTCTTCAAAATCTAATTTTTGTTTTTCACCATCTTTAAATAGAATTGGTGCAAAACTTTCCATAACGTTTTTCGTCAATTCAGCACGTGTATCAGGGACATTAGATAAACTTGACATTATATCACGTAATTCCTGTTTTTGCGCCCCCGTCATATTGGTTTGATCTACTTGATTGAATAAGAAATTATAAGCATTAACTTTACTTTTTTGTGTTACCAATTTATTTTTTATCATATTCATAGCATCATTAACTTTTGCTATATATGCGGGTTCGAGGAAGTTTATATTAACACCACCCACAAGAACATATTTGAATACCAAAAATGCTTCGGCATCATTACTAATTTTATTGTTAATAATATCAATAAGTAAATCAAGTTTATGTTCGTCAATTTCTTCTATTCTATCTTCGGGATCAACGTTATCATCGTCTTCTTCAAAAGAAATGGTGCGCAGTGTTTTTCCCCTATCAGCGTCGTCTTTTGCTTGTTGTTTAACAGGGGATAATGCGATTATTTCATTCAAATAATCGTGCGTCATATTCTTAATAGTGTTTTCAGCAATTCCAAAACCATCAGGATTATTATACCATTCACTGAGATATTCGAGACCGGTTTCTATATCCATTGATCTATCAAGTTCTGTGGTTAGAAATTTATTATCACCTGAATCAAAAACTAATTCCATTTCTTTTTGTGAATATTCATAATTTGAATTATGTTTGTAATTTACAAAATAACACGTATATCGTGGGTTAGTACTATAAATACCATTTGGTTGAAGAGTATTAGGTGTTTTGATATGATATGGTTTTATGTGTTTAAATATAAATTCTTCGTTGGGTTTCATTATATTTTCAGGAAATACGGTATAACCATTATTATCCATTTTTGGTATATTCTTATACTCACAAGGTGTCCAATTATTAAATATCATTGTACCATCTACCCTACCTATGTTGTAGGTTTTATCAATCACCAATATTAAACATTTATTTACTTTGTTAAAGGGCATCCATCCTGTAAAACCACTTTCATATTTAGAAAATACAACAGAATAACGTTTTCCGTTATTATCAACAATTTCTCCCGCTTCGTCAGGTGTTATATAATTACAACGATTTTTGTAAATAATTCTACTAACTATTCTTTCCCCTACTTGTTCCAAATCATCCAACTCCATTTTATCCCTTCTAATTAACTCATTCAGATTATCGGGTCTAAAAAATTTCAATTTTTCTTTTCTTTCAATTAATTCTTCTTTTGAATAGGGTTTGAACACTTCGTAGAAGTTTGCGTTGATTAGTTTACTTATCTGTCCGGTAGTTAACATATTATCATTAGCACCAAAATTGTGATTTCGTCTTAATGTGGAACTATTTAATGAACCATCTTCATTAACACTAATAGCAATCTTACTTAATCCGTATTCGTCTAATGGGTCACTTCCTTCTTTATCATGAAGTTCATAACTCATAAATTCATATCTATTTTTCAAAAGAAAATAAAAACGTGCTAACCCATTTTTAGTATATGTTTCAAAAGAACTTTCACTTTCTGTTATACACCAATTAACGCCAAAACTATATTGTTTTGCGTCATCAAAATCGTTTATGGGAACTATTTTATATCCATTGTAATTACCATCGGTGTTAGTGTTACTATATTGTTTTTGGGTTTCTTTATCTTTTTCCAAATCTTCTTGAACGGCGGTTTGAAAACGATTAATTAATTCTGTTGCCGACAAACCATTCAAATCTTCATTGTAATCAGTGTGACCCTCTAAAAGTTTCAATGTTTTGTTCATATTACTTTGTGTAATTTGATCACTCAATTGATTAGTAATTGCCATTCTTGCAAGACCTGTCATATATTTACAATTCTCAATTCGTGAATTGTGAATGAGGTGTCTTATGTTATCTAAAACAAGTTGTGCTTTTTCTTGTGTTAAACTATGTATGTTTTTTAAATAGTTTCGAGCTTTGGATAAATTTTTACTCTCTTTACCTTCAAACAGAATATCCTTAACAATGTTATTAATATTCAATCCCTCTGATATTTCCACTCCTATTTCATATTCTTCGCTACCGGGTGCGGCACTACCTATTACACCGTGATACGGACTTATTACCGAACTAATAATTTGTTTATTTTCGGTAATAGGGGGTTCCGGTGTCTCCGGTGTTTCGGGGGGGTTATCATACCTTGCACGTAATCTACCGATATTATAAACATAATCCCGGATACCTTTTTTTAAACGCCACCTGATATCCTTTTCTACTTTATCTCTTGACCAACTTGATGGGTAAAACCTATGATAAAAATTTATTTTGTTTATATACTCTTCTCCTTTTAGAGGGTTTAATTCTTTATCCTTTTCAACCAACCACATATATTTTTCCCATAGACTTGTTTCTCTATATTTTCCTCCATTGGATAACATTTGTTCCCACGACTCTTGTGTAAATGCTTCAAGTTCTTTTGTTTCTCCTGTGTAATAAAATAGTTTTTGAACAGTATCATCTTTTGGAACAAATTTTAGTGGTTTAGAACCCACAACAAACAAATCGTTTCTTATTTTATTATCCAAAATATCTTCTTCTTCTTTATCAATAGGTATGGTAAAGACGTTTTCTTCATCCTCATACCATTCAATTAATTCTTCATCGGATATTTTTTTATGGGGATATTCTTTTTCAATTTGCCTAACCTTATCTATTATATATGTTGCAATTTTATCTTGTACTTGATAAACTTTGGTTTTTTCTAAATTAAAATTGGTGTTCTTTTTAATGTAAATATAATAATCCCACACATGTTTTAATTCATGTAGAACCAATGTCATTAATTCATTTTTATCTTGAAACGAAGATATAAACATATTTCGTGTGATTTTAGGGGGTGCTTTTGGTTTAGTACTTGGTTTAGTTCTAGTGGGTGGCATAATCATTTTATTATTTTCAATCGTTGATTTTATAATACCCAAATCGGGGTCATCATCCACAAACGAATTAGTTAAACGATCACCCTTACCCACAAGTTTAAAACCAACAGACATTTTTCCAATAAATCCAACATCCCTTATTTCTATTTCACCCTTATAAGGTAAAAATATTTCAAGTTCTTCATAGGGAGTCCTCATAACATCTTCAATTTTCATACCTGATATAACAGTTATACCCATTTTCCAATTTTCCAATATTCGGTTAGTAATTTCCTTCGCAATGGGTGTTAACCCATCACGTACACCAAGACTTTCTTTGAGTAAGTTTTCTTCTTTTATCAGTGATTTATAAAAATGAACAGGTTTTCTTTGTTTTTTTTCTTTGCGGTTATTTAACCACATTTTGAATGTATCAATATCCAATTCCGTTATATATTTACAACCTTTCCAACCGGGTTCGTAATTTGATAGATATGCTTTTTTTGCGTATTCTGCTGTTGTGAATCCCAACATTACTTTGGTTTCGTCAAATTCATTTCCATTATATTGGTCAATACAAAAAACTTTATCCGACATTATGGAACTACCAATAAAAACATCAACAGCGTCACCGTCTATTGCTTTGGTTTGAACAAAATAACCGTATGTGTTATTCATTTTGTTTTTCCATTCCTTACCATTTGCGTCTACACCCTTACGATAACTACCCTTCGGATTTTCTATTGCAATTTCCAACCCTTGAATAGTTACCCTTCCCTTCTTGTAATTACCCGCCTTTGCTTGTTCCGGTGTTGGGTCGGCATTGGTTTCTTTTTCCGCTTTTTTAAGAAGGTCTTTTACGGTGGTTTCTATAATATTAGTGAAATCTTTATTCCAATCAAAATCTATCATTATGAATTTTCTTATAAATAGTCTAACACTTAAATATACGAAAAATATCTCTATTATTTATATTATATAAAATAAATGAAGAATAGATGGATGCGGCATTAAGAGAAACTAGTAAATATAGCATTGCTTTCGTAAAGGCGGAGAACAAGTGTGGTACAGCGGTTCAATTTTATGATACAGACACAACATTATGTTTTGGTGGTGTGTGTACTAATAGGTTTTTAGAAAGGGTTGAAATAGTTAATCCGGGTAGTGGATATAATGAACTGATTCCGCCAAGCGTAAATATTAGTGGTGGGGTAGTCGGTGCAACAGCAACTTTAAAAATTGAAGATGGTCGAATAGTAGATGTTATAGTAACAAACCCTGGTAGCGGAACTAATACCAACCCCATAACAATAACCGTAACTGGCGGTAGTGGTAATGGTGCTGTATTAAGGGGTGTATGTGGTGGTTCTATATTAAAACAAGCAAATACGGTTAAATTACAATATACCAATGAAAAATATGAAGTAATTCCACCACCCACAAACCCCAATAACCCCAAACTTCCACCATATCCAAATATTGGTGGGGCAGTACCATACGAAGATGATTATATAATGGGTGAAAATTATGTAAAAATAGTGGGGGATGGTAATGGTGAAGAAGGACAGTTGGGCGCAGGTAAAAGATTGGAAGATTTACCCCTCTGTATAGCAACCCCACTACGTGTTGATGTTATACCTTCATTAGAAAGAATGAGTTACTATGAATCAAATGAAAAAAGTCTTAAATCAATAGTAATAATTGATGGTGGTAGTGGGTATTCGGAAAATATGTTAATAACAATTAGTGAACCGGACGCCGTAGATGAAAATGACGAACCATTAGAAACCAATAGAACTGCCATTGTTAGTGCCGTGATTGACGAAGAAGGTAGAATTATAGAAATTATAATTGTTGATAGTGGGAATGGATATAGAACACCCCCTACTATCACTATTACGGACCCAGGACCTGACGAACCTGAACCTGACGAAGAGGGGGAAACCGAAGAAGAAGAAGAAGAAGAAGAAGAAACCGGTGAACCCGAACCTGAAATAGAAAAAAGAGATGCTATATTAGCACCAAGTTTATATTTAAAACCAAACTCAAAATCTTTCAATGCGTACATTTTTGGTGGTGATAACCCAACCCAAGAAATAATATGGGAATCACATTTTGGATTAATGATACCAACACCCCAACTACCTGTAAATGGTGTGACACTTGCTGATATTGGTGTGTTTAGACCACATAAAACAGTAAGAGATTTAAGTGGAAGTGTTGTGGGAAAAATGATTAGTGATGGTGCGGTAGCGGGTTCTGCGGTTGTGTGGTTTGTCCCACAAATAATGACAGATTGGTCTGATCCCGAAACACCACTTGAAAGAGGTTATACCGCCGGTAAAGATATAAGAATAAATACTTGGGTATTTGGTGGTGGAATTAGACAAGATTTGGTAGTAACTATTGCTTCAACCACTACCGATCCAAACACGAATTTTAATATTGGAACAAGTATTTTACGTGTTGGAAACAATGAACGTGCGGATTATATAACACTTAATGTGAGTTATAGAGACCCCGATCCGTTTGAACCACCACTTCTACCAATTGAACTTGATATTTACAGAAAATATATTACCATAACCACAGATAGAGCAGGATATGACACAGCAAACAATGTTCGTTGTGATTTAATACCACATTGTTACGAAAAAAATAAACCACAATGTCTTGGTGGTCCAAGTTGTTATGGAGAAACCATTCAATTTTTTGCGCGATTAAGAATTGACGATACAACCGAATTTGCTGAAATAAATTACACAAACCAAGATATTACAGACGTAGCGACTTGGACAATATCGGGTAACATTCTACCTGAAACAACGATTACCAACGGATTATTGAGGTTAGGATATGTGGATACTGTGTATCAAGAACAAAACATATTACAAGAAGAGGAAATATTTTATATACCTGGTCCCGGAAGAGTAACAAATATTAAACTATATGTGGGTGGCAACAACTACGAATTGAATACCACAGGAACAATAACAAATTCAAATGGGGATCAAGTTGGGTTTAATTTAGAAGTTATTGGTAGAATAGAGAGTATAACATACGAAGGGGATTTACAAATAGAAAATCCACAAGTACGTATAGTAGGTACAGGAATTGGGGCTACCGCAACCGCAGTTGCTATTATAACAGAAGTTGATGATGATGTTTTCACATACGAATATGAAATAACGGTAACTAACGGTGGTCTTGGATATGATGGTACAACGGTTATAACCATATATGAGGGTAGTGAAGAAGATACATGTGATTGGGTTGGTAGAGGTAGAATAGAGAGTATAACAAGTATCAATGGCAACACCATTGGTGGATTCACTCCCAATGACGAAATTGAATTATCTAGTGATGGCACAGGATTTAGGTGTGAAATAGTAATAGATAATCATTTAGGAGTAAACAACACCCCCACCGTTTTCATAAGACGTTGTGAAAGAGGAAATATCAGTGTAGCAGCGAGTTTTAATGATGTGAGAGAAAATACTGTTCCTTAATTTGATTTATTTGGTATTTATAGTTGTAAAAATTTGAACAAACTTGGAAAACAATTATCAAATATTATTAGGTTCAGCACAATCAAAAGAGTCGGTTGTAGAAGATAATTTTTTGAATATCGAACTAAAGGGAGATAACTCTCTTATAGAAGAAACCGATATTCAAACAATGCTTGATTTGAATGAGCAGTATATAAAAGAGCGGGAAAACTGCACTAAATATAGACTGACAATAACTATTAATCCTATTTGTACAAATGTTTTATGTAACCCAACAAGTACTATTATACAACGTGGTACTACCAACGATATTTTAATTACTAATAGAGTAGTAGAGGATGGTTTCGGTTTACCAAAAAGTGAAATGACAAAATTTATATACAACCCTGTGGGTGCTATTGGAAACAATAATGTTGATTATTATATGGGTTATGATATATTTGATAACGTTTATTTTAGAACAAATAGTATAAGGCGTGGTAGATATATGGATGATACTGTTGAAACTGTGATGGGTCAGAATGTTACAAGAGTAGAATACGCATATATGCGGGATAATATTAATGGATATGATCAGGCAATCAGAGAAAATATGGTTGAAAGTGATGGGTGGATACAATGTATTAATCCTTCTAGAATAATGATATGGGAAGTAAAAAGTGGGGAAACAACCCATTCTTTGAAAAACACATCAAAAATTGCGTTTGTTAAAGGTGGAAATTGTGAAAAAACCGATTTATTTCCTAATAGAGAAATGTTATTGTTCAACACACTATTCAAATATAATAGTGCAAATAGATTAATAAATGAAGAAAATTGGTCATATTTTTTATCATACCCATGTGAAAATATTTATGACCATTGGTTAACACACACACCAAACACAAGCACAATCCCCTCTGTTAACAATTCTTCACACGGAATCCCAATAATAAATATTGAAATAATTGATGCGGAAAAATCCCCATTTAATAAACCAACTTTAATACTTGAAACAGCATACTCAAACAAATTCAAAGTATTCAATAAAATTCGTCTTTATTATGGAAATCAACAAGAAGCAGATTACACAATTCAAAGAATTAAAGATGATAGAAAATTTTATATATTGTCAAATGCAAGTAATTTGTTACCATTTGAAAAATCTACATCAGTGATAAGTTTTGAGTGTCGGGTAAAAAAGGTTGTTAATGGTATTCCTTGTGATTATTATATTAAAAAATTTAAAAAAATACCTAATTGGAAATTTGAAAGTGAAAAAATAACATCCGGAAACATAGAAGAAAAGTTACAAACTAATAAAATATTGTTTAACAACACAAAATATAATTTAGCATATTCAAATAATATATTTAGTGATAAAATGGTACAAATAACATTCACCGACAGTGTGGATATAAACCTACTGAAAGATAATTTAGGGCGACCATTAACAAAAATATATTTAACAATATATAAAAATAATGAACACGAAGTAGATTGGGGAAGTTATTTAACACGTAGATGTAATGATGCTAACCGACCTAAAAATGAGGTTTTTCAAGCACGTCTTATTGATGAGTCTTATAAAACAGATTTTCAGCGTTATTGGAGTCAAAATTCTGTGGGATATGAATTGGCATATTCAAATAAAAATATTATTAGAGATGATATTCGTTTAGGGTTAAATTATAGGAATAGATATCCAAATATTTATTGTTTTCATAATCTTAGTCACACTTCTAACCCCAACCATGAACATAAAATAACGATTTCATATAATGTAAATTATAGAAATAGTTTGTCGGCGGATGAAAGACTTCCATTTATTTGGCCATATTCCCCAAATAGCATTGAGAGTGTTAAACCAATTGATGTAAAAACCAATATTGAAGACCCCGACAAATTATATTATTATGGTGATATTTGTGAATTTGATAAATCAAACTTTACTGAAACCGTATTATCTAAATCTCAATATAGATTTAATACTGTAAATAGGGAAAGTGATTTATTTCATGACACCGCTATTATCACACATGGTATAGCATTGTTTAATAGTGATGGTATATCAAGTTTAGATACAGTAAATGCACCTGCTGTTAGTAATCAATATAAACCGGACACCGGGGAAAACACTTTCCAACCATCACCCAATACCACAGCATTTTTTGGAAACACAACACTTCCAGACGACTGTACAAGTGTTAAGGATAGTAATAATAGAATGATATATCGTGGTGTCATTCAAGCGGGACCCAGACCCGAAGGGTATTATCATCAATCTCATTATCCAATATCGTTGAAATGGTATGAGAGTGAATTACACTATAAATCTTTTTATAGGGTTTATTTTACTACCACATTTAATCCACCTGTTAATATTACAGAATACATACTCTCAAACCCCAATAGGGTTGCCACTGAACGTTGTGTTGATACAGAAAGTGGTAAAAATTTAGAATTTATTCCGTTTTTCACGCGAACAAAACACAATTTACTTCAACACACAATACTTAAAGTTATTTGGTTACATGATTCAATAGAGCGTGAAAAAGCATTTGTAATAACCACCACAAGAGAAGATGAACGTAAAATATTAATACCATTTGATCAAGAATTATATGATTATATTAACATTAGTCCGGTAACAAATATTAATAGCCTTGAAGTATATGTATATGATTATGATACTCCGTTGTGGGCAAGACATATTGGTCAGGGTCGGTTTGTGTGGCGAAATATAATGTCAGGAGATGATGCTGCGGTTAATTCGCTTGAAGAATATCCGTTTACGAATGGTAATATTTATGTTCATAAACAAATAAATTTCTTTTTAAGAAGACAATCTATTGGTTGTCCTGATATGTTGTTCAATAGGTTTCCTGCTGATACTTCAATTTCTAGGGAAGCAAATATGACTGAATTGTATGAAGATATAAACGAAATATGTTAATTAGAAATGCAAAAATATAGTATTACCAATAAGAATTTACAAACAAGGATTCAAGAATACACCTTGTTTAGCAGCAGACCCCCTTATATGCTTAATTCTGCTGATGTGGGTAATGGGTATTTAGAGTTTTATTTGAATAACCCACATAATTTTGTAAATGGTGAAAATATTAGTGTTAACTTTACTACAATTAATCTTGCAAATAATATTCCAATATCATTAAGACCAAAGGTTATGATTGGTTTAGTGTTGGGTAATACAACCACAATTCCACCTCAATCACCAAGATATTTTTGGGCATACGAAACTGACCCAACAATGTGGTATCGTATGGATAATAATAGAATGTTAGAGGGTTATCTTGATACTATTGAAAATACACTTGATAATAGTAAAATAATTGATGACGAAACAGCGTGGCGGGAATCTTTCCGTACATTTAAAGTAGAAATAAGTGGAAACAGGGTAAAAGAAGAACACTCAAATACGTGGCAAGAATTTACTTCAAACCCAATTACAATTAGTTGTGGTACTTTGTCCGGTGTTTCCATTTCATATACCTGTGTTATTGACGACACATATTTTAGAATACCCTATATAGAATTAAAAAGAGAAGTTAATATAATTAAAAGTACTTGGGATACCGAAAACCAAAACTTTATAATTACAACAGATTATGGTTATGATTATGGAAAGGGTGATTGGATTGAAAAATCAGAAGATGGTATTCCACTTTCTAAACTAAATAATAATATAGGAACTACTCCCGAATATAAATTGTGTATGAATGTTAATTATTCACCCTCTTTTTATATACCACAATCAAATTTTCCTATTATTGCAAACAATGATTTATTTGCTTATCATAACGAAATAATAAAAACAGAAAGAGATACACATAGATATTGTGATTTGTCCATTGAACTTGAAGACCCACCTTGTTTTGAAAATCAAATTGAATATAAATTCATTTTAAAACATGATAATCCCACAATACAAAGAATAGAATTAAACTGTGCTGGTGAAAATTATAGTAATGGTATTCATTTTTTGGGTTTTTCCCAACCTGGTGCGGAAGGGTATTTTGTTACACAAGATGGTGTGGTAACAGACATTGTTTTGACAAATGGTGGTGGTTACACAACAAAACCCAATGTTAATTTATCCACACCCTGTAATGGAACGGGTGCTATGGCAACCGCCGTTATGTTAAGAGATGAGTTTATTAATATCAGTGATATGTTCTTAATATATAATAAAGAATATTTAACTTTTTATAAAACAATAGCAAATTATTCAATTAACATAAATTTAAGTCAGGATTATACCTCCGATTTAATGCGCACTGAATTTAACCAAAAATTTGTGGAAATTGAAACAGAAAGAGCTATAAACCCTATATTAGATAATGAACGTATTAGATTTGAACCGGTTTTTAGAGTGGTAACGGGAATGGGTGTTAATAGTGTATTTAGATATGTTCCCATTAACAAAATTAATTATCAATTCTATTTTAATGTTAATAAACCCCTTAATCCCACTGATGAACATAAGATAACTAAATTAATGGAGTTGGGTTATACAGACAATGATGTTTTATATAAAAAGAAACGTTTAGCACGAACATTTTGTCGCCAAACTTTCTATAATAATTTCAATCCTACACAATACAAATTAGAGTGTTTTAACAGTGTTTTTGTTAATATTGATATGTTATATACCAATTACATATTAAATATCTCTAACGTCAGCGGAAACGATATAAATGGTATTGCAATGTTAGCTGATAATATGGCAACAGAATTTAATGTATTTAACCCACTATTAGAAAAAATCACTAATAATTATGTTAAAGGTGGTGTAACTACAATGGTTGAATACATACAGAGTTCGTCAAGTGAGGGTTATTACTTGTATTTGTTCGGTGAAGAATACAAACAATTAACACCACAAGACCTATATATGAAAATGGAGTTTAATAACGCATTAGACGGAAAACGAACACTGTTTTTCAATAGACCAAACAACAATGTTAGTCTGAATAATGTGTTTTTTGAACAAAATGTTGGTGGAATAAGAAGTAGGCAACACATGTACACTGATATAACTGTTCGTGGTGCAAAAGTTAGGTGGAATAATACTTTTAAAGTTTATGATGAACTAACCGAAGCACAATTAGAAAGAAACGAACCCTTTGAAGTTAGATATTTTTGGTATCCTACTATATTCACTATACCAAGAATAAATATAACTAATGGTGAAACAACGATTGATCCCGCAAGTCCCGGATCATATCCACCAAATATTGAGTGGGACTCCTCAAAACTTATAATAAAATTTTATGAAGCAAACATAGCGTAATGAATAAGATAATTAAAAATATTAGTTTAAATGAGTTTAAGAACTATAGTCTGAACCCCAAATTGTGGGTTTGGGATGTACCTATTCCGCCTCGACCGCGTCTAAATAATACTGATAAAAGAGGTGATTATACTATTGCTGCTAATATTAAAATGATATTTGAATTACCTGATAACCCATATTACAAATTTACATACTTATCATTCGGTGATTGTAAAAGGTTGTTCAAAGATTTACATGAATTTCAAACATTAAGTCAATATATTTGTAGTCTTTGCGTTGATAATAGTAGTAGTGTTGGGCAAGATAATTTATCGCAGTTCATTGATATTGGTGAAAATTGGTATTACAAAGAGGGTGATAGGATATACCCATACCTTCATTTTTTACTTACTGACGATTTCAGAGAAGAAAAGGATATAAATAATAATACAGTATATGTTTTTGAAGCATTAACATATACCCCAATGCCCGACTGTTTTTTAGATTATTTTATTACACAAATAAGAACGGGGTTTCCCATACGTATATTTAACAATTCAACCATATTAAACATATTTAGTACAAGCGGTGCGTTTGGTAGATATGTTAATAATTTTATTAAAAATTACATTGTAACAGAAGATAAATTAGGACAAATCATTGATTTAATTTATGAATTTATCTTAAACGAAGCACCCGCCACCTTTTTAAATTCGGTGTTAAGAATTACGGAATATGATATTCACAGTGATATTAAAAGTCAGTGTCATGATTATGTGTTTGCAAGGGCAATGACATTTTACGAATTAAATTCACCTTGTGTTAATAAAGTTAGAAAAGAAGCGAAAGATTATCCAATTTATGAATATGATCCTGAACCACCAATAATAAAATTACCAATTTTATTAAACGGTGATATTGATGATATGGGTGTGTTCACTTCCACAGCAAAAGAATGGGTTCCGGGTCAAAGATATTATTTGAATGATGTGGTTATATATGATGACCAATTATATATCTTAAAAGTAGTTAATAACGAAGGTTATTACGCAGGTGATTTTAACCATATTGAGAATATTATTTATTTTGACGATACTGTTAAAAATACAACAACAGGTTATTTTGAGAGATTTAGAATTGTTAATAATGAATTTGTTCATTGGAAATTAACCGTAGACAACAGATGTATATCACCAAGAAGAGCGGTATCCAATAACACGGGTAGTTTATTATACACACTGAAAGGGTTGGTGAGCAATATTGGGGATATTAACTTTTTTGATGTTGAGGGAAAATATAAATTAAGTACCAATCGCAACATATCACAAATTGAAGGATTACAATATTATGCAAGTCGCATTATAGATCGAGTTGGACCAAGATATTATAATGCAAATAATAACATTGTAAGTATTCCAACACCTACTCTTGGTTTGAATTTATCAGATATGGTTGATGAACTCACAATCAGTGGTGAAATAGTTAAAAGGGAAATAATATACACATATAGAATAAACACTATATTTGTGGGTACACAACCACAAGTAGGTACAGGGATTTTATATACTGACACAATTACTTCGGAAGTAATAAGTGGTGTTGATTTGGAGTGGGGTGATTATGTAATAACAACGGTTGCTGAACACACACCATTTTCATTCAGATATGAAGATAGTGTTGCGAGAGATAGTAATGTTTTTGTTACACCAACAGGAACACCCCCACCACACTCTAATAACGAAATGTGGGTAAACACCCCTTTGATTAAAGAAGAATATTTATTTGGTGTAACCGAAAAACCGAGAATTGAAAACAATATTAGTGTTGAAAGGGGAATAGTTTATTCACAGGATAGGCACATGGCAATGGGTGAAATAAAAACATTCAGTCAAATGTTAACATATAATAATGGTGCGTTTTGGCGTGTGTTTGACAACACCAAACCGGTTGATGAAGAACCGTTTATTGACGAAGGTGCGTTATTGGGTGTTGAAGTAAATGATGAATTAATGCGCGCATACAAAGAAGAAGAAGAGGGGCGTTGATACTAAAAATAGAAAAACAATTATTTATAATAAAGAATTAAATTAAAATGGCAGTAGGAATTACAGGTACGAATAGATTAGCAAATATTGATATTTACACGGATATTGATATATTTTATCATTATAGACCTGGTAGAAACGGAACTGACGCGACTTTCGGGGATGACTTTAAAAAGGTTGGTACTCCGAGTGAGTGGTTTAATAAAAGTACATACGAAATAGGTGATGAACCGGTCAATAATGAGTTGAGTGGTGTATACACTCTTAATCTACCAATGAAGATTTTTAATAAAAAGGGTGTGTATACGGTTTTACTTACCCCGAAACGGTATTATTGTATTATTGAGGATGCACCCGCTGTTTTATCAGCATTACCCGATGTAAGAGGAATTGTACTCAAGGGTTCAGAAATGGGTGGTTTATCTGCTGCACAGAGGGTTAATATGGCGTTGAGCGGTTGGCGTGTAGAATATTATAACAACAGTGGGCAACAACAAGATTATTTTAAAACAATAACCTCTAACAATCGTTGTGAAGCAGTAATGGATAACTTATCCACAACAACAATGAAATCGTTATCATATAGATTAACGGATAATGGAAATCTTATTTTCTGTACTTTATCACCAAGTTCCGCTTCACAGGTAAAAGCAAGTGTTTTACCATACATCGGTTCAACCGGTGAACAAATTGCACTAGTTAATACTAAATTCAACTCTCAATTAATAGAAATTGAAATGGTGGATACCGACTTATCTATGTTGGCAACAATGTTAGGTGGGGATCAAGCATTAAATCTTGATAAGGGATTAATGACAACATATAATCCTGACCACACTATTTTATCTCAAACCGAAATAGTACAAGTTAAAGACGCTTATACGAACAAACCAACATACACGCTTCGTAAAAATAGGGAGGATATAATAGATAAATCTGAAACGTGGAATAATACAATGGTTCATTAAAAATTATGGCATCTAATAAAGTAATACAAAAAACGTTATACACAAACCGCCAATATCATCAACCATTATCAGGTGAGGGGTTTGGTGCTATTTATGACACTTCGTGGAGTACAATACAAAATTCACCACTCTTTTCAAATTACATTGATGGTGTTAACCTTGGAAATTTTAAAGTACAATTCAACGATGGTCAAAACAATAACGCCTTAGTTCACTCAAACGGAAATTGGATACCCCCCAAATCAGGATATGGTTGTTTCATAACAATAACAAGTGTTAATCCAACGGGTGGTATAACAGGTTATAGAATTAACGAAGGTGGTGTGGGTTATAAAGAAGGTGATAGATTTAGTATTATTGTATTAGGTGCGGTCAATGGTTTGGTGGAAGTCATAGGTGTTAATAATGGTGTTGTCACAAACAATGGATTAAAAATAATTAATGCGGGTAAAGGTTATGGGATTTCAACAACTAATTTAATCGAGTTGAATGACTTGTATTGGACACACCAAGAATTGGTTGCTTTCAATGCTGACGGTAGTATAGGTGATATAGAAGAAATACCGAATATTGTTGAACAAGATTGGAAATTAAAATTAGATACTAAAAACCTCACGAGTTTTGCGTTATATGGTAATCTTGTTGAACTAATAAAAGCAAATTTTATTGGGATTGTTAATACCTTTCCTGCTTCATTATTTTTAGAAAAAAAGAGTTATGTTGTAAATAATATTACTGAATATTATTATGAAGTAAATAACCCATTTAATATCAATATTTTTACATCAAAGGAAGACCCACATATAGACGATATTAGGGTATTTCAACAAAACCACAACAAATATGAGGTTATTGAAACAATATCACAACCACAAACAATTGTTAATTGTGTTGAACAAAGTGGTGGTATTCGTTTAACTGAATGTAAGAGGGATATACAGCGAGTAGATACGGATTACAGATACGTTTATATAAAAAGAACAGGATTTGTTGGATATGTTGGTCGGACAAATGTTTTTGATGATGGTTTTCTTCACGAAGAATATGAACCATCGAATGGAATATTCACACTTGATAATAACAGTCTAATTGTAACAACGGATGAGGATTTTGATTCAGAGGAATTGGAAGAAATATTCAAAAAAGATTATCACCCACCAATGCGATTATTGGATACAATTACAATTAGAGTTTTATCCACACTAAACACACCTGTTGTTCCAAACACTTGTCGTTTGAGAACTAATGCTGATTTTTTCACAATAACAATATCATTCAACTACGATGACGAACACAATCCTTGCGAACTAATCAATTATGTTGCTGATATAACAGGGATACAAAATAACGCTGAGGGTATATTAGGGTTTCACATTAAACCAAAAGAAAAATATGTTACTGAATTTTTTAATAATCTATCGGATTTTCAGACAGTAATATTAAATCGAAACACTGTTCCAAAATACACTTCAACTTTTTACACACCTTCCAAAGATAATGACGGAACATATACCGGAATGTACGCCAATGAAAGTTTTACATTAGATACAGAGGATGGGTGGAACATTGATTTGAAATCCGTGAGTTATCAAAGAATGATAAACACATTATTAGAGTCTGCCGAATATATGGATACTATGAAATGTGATAACATTTATCGTATGCTTACACACGATAGTATTAAAAATCTTGATTGGTCTTTGAATAGAATTGAAGACGAAGCGTTGGCACAAGCACATATTGTAGGTGGAACATATCTTAATAAGATATTAAGATTATATGGTAGAAGTTATGACGAACTGAAAAAATATATTCATGGTATTGAAGTTATCAATAATTTAACATATAATCAATTAGATAATTACCCCGATGCTCTTCTGAAAAATGAGGTTGATATTGCCGGGTGGAAACCCATATCGGTTGTTAATTTTGATAACATAGACATACAAACCGACCAATTATATGGTGGATGGCAGCAGAAATATAATGCGACTGATATTGAGAATGAATTTTATCGAAGATTATTACTCAATTCATCACACATTGCTTCTTGGAAGGGAACAAAACACGGTGTTGAAATGTTAATGAACCTGTTTGGTGTAGATCGAAAAAAGTGGGGATTAAATGAGGTCGTATATGTTGCAACAGGAAGTCGTTATGGTACAAGTGGACCGGAAAGTGATAATATGATACCCGATGAAGTGCTTGCACCAACAGGTAGTATAAGACCTGGTTACATATACGATGTGTATGCCCGCAATGCAACAAACGCTGATTATGTAGAATATAATGGTGTTAATTACCAAAGTGGTCAAGAATTTGTTGGGGTTAGTGGGGTGAATAATAACACTTACGTTCCACGTGGAGCTGCCCAAGTATATTTCTATCCTGTTAAAAATATTATATCATTAAACATAAAAACCCCATACACTGAAAATGGTGAAGATTATAACATAAGTGATAAAGAACAGGGGGATCAAGAAGAACAACACATATTACCAATGACAAAATATTTCAAAGGTGATATGAGTGTTATTTGTAAAAAATGTGATGGTAAAGGATATATTGTTACTGATAGAGCGGTTTGTTTTCAATGTAATGGAATAGGATATGTTAGGCGGTATGACGCTGTACCATTCTTTCATGGTAACACAGAGCGTTTGTATTATCAACAATTTGGTGGTTGGTATCAAGACACCCAAGCAGAATTAAGATTGGTTGAAACAATAGAAGATTTAAAAAACTTAATCATAAGATTAGGTAATGAAGAAGGTACACTTGTATTTGTAAGAAATGATGACGAGTGGAAACCAACGGCGAATAAATCTAATTTTTCCAATTATTGGGTATTGGTAGATGCACACAACGCAATGAATAAAGAAGGGTGGGCAAACTTAACCCACGCCGACACAGAGGGGTTATACACAATAACAGGAGAAACATCGGGCGTGTCGGTTACAATCAATGTTCAAGCATATTTTCAAATAACCACAACAAATGAAGGTAACAATCCCCATACAGGCGGTACATTGGGATATGATTACGGAAACAGTTATTTACAACATATTGGATATAGAATTAATGATGTAAACGGTGATTCTATTACACCACAACTTAATGAAGGTAACAAGAAGGGTGATGTTAGAAATTTAAACGGTTTGTTTAATTACACTTTAAGCAACTCCCCTGAATGTATATGGAACAACCCCCAATATTACCAATTGGAAAATGTTGGTTTTAGATTAGTAGGTAATATAGACAATAAAGGTTGTTGGCCGGTTTATAGAAATGAGGGGTATGGAAGAAAAATAGATACGGGGTTTGTACCCACAAAAAATGTATATGAAACGGCGGTTGATATGGTTGTTATAGACAATGTTTCAACAAAACATTGGGAAGATAAATTAATGATAAATAAAGAATATTCTATTTACAGAACATACATAGATGATGTTAGATTCAGGGAATGTAAACCCATTCTTCGAGAGGATAGAACAGCAAACACCCGACATATTGATGATAGGTTGGCAAGCGCAATAGATTTTTATAGAATTGTAAATTGTAAAAATATAACATTCAGATATGATTCCATTGACGGTTCAGAAGAATATTTTTTCATAAATAACATTATGCCGTATTTGGAAAACCTAATTCCAACTAACACTATTATTGATATAGATTTCGGAAAACCGATAATGTGTGGTATTGGTGTTATGCAAATATCTGCCGGTACAGGCGACCAATGTGATGAAGAACCTGGTGATAAAACAGCAATTAATAGGGTTGCAAGAGTCCGAAATGTTCCAAACATAAATTAATTGCAAAATAACAACAAAAAAAGTATTACACTTTTTTCTTTAAATATTGAAAAAGCACAATATTATTTTATTTTAGATAATAAACATAAAGTAATATGATAGACGAAAATATTTTTGAACAAAAGTGGTTTGAAGAAAAAAACCAATCAGTTAGTGAATTTATTAACTATATTAAAAAAGTCCCTGCGGTACTAAAAAAATATAAGTTTGAAAAACACCAATCCGAAATAATTTCCAAATTATTGAGATCAAATATGAGTTTTTGGTCCGAGGTTGAAGAAGGGACAATGGTTAGTCGTAAAAAAGAGGTTTTTATAAAAAACATTACAGAAGAAGTTAATACACTGACACTAAAATTAATCAAAGAAAAGGCGGAAGAAGAACCAAATCAGAACTTAATAGAAATGTTAACAGATGAATTGGATTATATCAAACTCAATTTCAATCCCGAAACAAATCAACTTACTGTTTATAACGAAGTTAATAAACAATATGAAGATACGGAGTTGGTTTATTTCTTTGTGAATTATGCTGAAACAATAGACACATTCCTTGAAAACAATAATACAGATGGTTTTGTTAAATTCAGTAAAGACGAACTATTTGTTGAATATGTTGCAAAATTATTTGCATTTAATATTAATGGTATTGGAGTGGGTTTTAAAGATAATCAAATCGTATTAAGTGTTGGTGTTGAAGAAGACGGTGATATGGATGCGATTAGAAAATTAAATGAATAAAATAAAAATAATAGTATGAAGAATTTAACAGTTATTATTCCTCTTTTGGAAAACTATGATAGAACTGATTTATTGAAAGCAACAAGAACTATTAAAGAGCAAACACTTTTACCTTCAAGTATTGTTCTTGCAATGTCAAAGAGTGTTGATGAAGCAGAGAATTATAGTTTGAGTATGAAAGAGGTTATGGAAGAGGGTAAAATTGAAGTTACCAAGGCGGTGTATAAAATAGATGATAATCCCTCAACAGCAGATTTAATTAATTATGCTGTTACTACAATAGATACTAAATATTTCATGGTAATGGAACCAAATGAGGGTTTGACAGGTAAAACGTGGTTTGAAACAGTTGAACGATATATGTCGAAAGGATATGATTATTCTATCTATTTACCATTAGTAAAAGTAATAGATACCAATTCACAGTTTCATCATTATTTGAATGAACAGTGGTTTGCATATGGGTTTACAGAAGAAGGGCTTGGTGTGGTTTCCGAAGAAGGTTTAAAAAATCTTTATGAAATGAACATTACTGGTGGCATAATAGAACGAGAAGGATTTAATGAGGTTGGCGGACTTAAAAATAATATACCTCATTTCCTTTGGTACGAATTTGCCCTTAGAATGTGTTACAACAAAAAAGATATTATAGTTTTACCTAAATCACTCTATACTATACCAATGAAAAATATTGAGGGTATCCCACGAGAAGAATACAGATTCTACTATGAGGCTGCCCAACAAGAATATTTCTTCAAACATCAAAGGGAATTAGAATATAAGAAATGATAGATAATAAAGAAACACCAAAGAGAGGGAGAGGTCGCCCCCGAAAACACGAAGTAACACGTGCCACCGGAGATTATTTCCGTGAATTTGAAGATTCAATAATCTTATACAATTCATTGGAAAATCAGTTCGAGAGGGATAAACTTTTTAGAGAGAAAATGTATAAACCCCTCCAACTAATGGTGCAGACTATATTACGAAGATATTATCGTAGTCGGGGTTTCCCGATTGATATGACCGATGACGAACTTATTGTTGAAACAATGTCGTTTATTGTTGGAATACTACACAGGTTTGATAGTAGTAGGGGGACAAAATGTTATTCATACATTCAAACCGTTGTCAAACATTATTTTGAAAGTGTGTTTCGAGGGTATTTCAAATCCAATTTCAAATTAGAAAATAAGGGTGGCGACAGTGGTGATGTTGTACAAAGAATGTATAATTTAGACGAAGTTCCACATTTAGCAAATTCAAGTGTTGATACAGATACTGCTGAACACAATGAATTAATCGCCGCAATTATAAAAACAACAATAAGCGATATACAGTGGTCAATTGATAATATGGAACAATCGGATTTGAATGAAAACGATTGTTTGGTTGGTAATGCTGTAATTGTAATACTAACCAACTATGATGAACTTTTCGACCACGAAAAGACAACAAATAAATTTAATAAATCACTTATATTGTGTCGAATATCGGAAATGACATTGTTAAATTCAAAAACAATAAAATCTTCATTGAAAAAATATAAAGAGATTTATAAGAAATCAAAACAAAATTTGTTAGCAAATTACGAATAACTTTAATAAAAAATAAAGCAATGCCATCAAAAAGAGAAATAGAAATACTTAAAAAAAACGAAGAACAAATGAAAACATTATTAGAAGGAAATCAAGAAGAATTACAGGAAAACCCCAATGAAGAGGGACTACCTAACGAAATGGATGACGAACAACCAAATCAAGAAACGGTAATAATCAATGCTATTACCAAATTGGTTCAAAGGGTAGATATGTTGGAAGAAGAAAAAGACGCATTAGAAGCACGTATTTTTGCTTTGGAAGACGGATTGGAAGCGTGTGTAAGTTCAGTTGGTTGTGAACCAAAACAAAAACCACTTAAATTTACAGGAACGAGTGGTAGTATGAAACCTGCACGTGAACTTAAATTTCCCCGAAAAACAGGTCCCGGTAATTTTTACCCCAACAAAGTCTGATTTGATTTTGTAATACAATTCATTATAAACTCCACGGTTTTGTGGTTTTTTTGAGCGACCTCTTCCGGTTCCCAACCCAAATGTAGTAATTTCTTATATTCTCTACCAAGTTCAATGTCGGTAGGTGATATTTCCACCTGATGACGACCAACTGATAAATTATATTTGAAATTCCATTGGGTTGTTATTTTTGCCATAAAATCAATTACAAGATTAACCACATGTTTTTGTATGGAATCAAACGGTGTCATACCCTTGTATTCTTGTTTTACGGTTAGTGTTATCACTAAACAACTCGGTTTATTCTTTTTCACCTTTGCTGTGGCAAATGTGGTTTTATGAATAAATCGAGAACAAAATATACTGCTGTATGGAATCTGATAACCACCAATAGAATTTAAAATAGTGTTCGTATCTATTTTATCCTCTAATGGTATTACATACGTTTGTAATTTAATATATAATGTTATTGGATGTTTAACGTCAAATGTACCATAACTGATTTTCCAATTATTGTTTATATCCAATGAGACCGTTTTACCTTTGCGGGATATCATACTTAAATTATGTTATTTCAATAAAATAACATAAAATTTTTGTATTTAACAAATGTTAAGGAATTTTAACAATTAAAAATTGATAATATCTCTTAATTTTTGGTTGAATGAGTTATAAACCGATTGTGGGTTGATATTTTCAATGTCAGATTTGCGCAACACATATTCAGGTTCACCATCTTCTTCGGTATCGGGGTAAATATCATATTTATCACCACCCGGTCTGTTTTTCCAATAATCTTCTACTGTGTGTTCAAAGGGACCGCTTTGTGTTGGTCTTGCTTGTAACTTTTCAATTTCAGTTGGAACACGTTGTGCTAAATCATCTTTTACAGATTGAATGGCACTCTGACTACTTTCTGCCGACTGTGCCAATTTTTCCAATGTTTGTGTAACTCTATCATTGAGTTGAACCAATTGTTCAAATTTACTTTTCAACTCTTCCATTTCACTATTGGTCTGTTCTTGATTACCGGTAATTTCAGACACGTCTATTACGTTGTCGTCAGGTTGTAGTCCACCTTCATCCATTTCAACATCCTCAAAATCACCTTCCCCTTCCATTGGCATAGCATTTGGATCACCTTCCACACCAGCGTCTGTTGGTGGTGCAGCGTTGGGGTCTGCCGGTGGTGCTGCATTTGGATCACCTTCCACACCAGCGTCAGCTGGTGGTGCTGCATTGGGATCGGCGGGTGGTGCGGCGTTAGGGTCGGCGTTGGGGTCTCCTTCACCTTCCTCTTCAAGTCGGGTATTAAAATTATATTCGCATATTATTTTGAATCTTTGTGCATAATTCCTGACAGCGTTTTCCTTCATAATTCTTTCCTCATCGTCTGATTTTTTATCAGATTCGATCCACACCTTTGCGTGTTCCAAATCCGGTAATTCTTCAAAAACCGGATAGTTCGGGTCCCACGAAGGTTTAAAAATATCGAAACCACCTGTTTCCAAGTTTTCCTTTATTTTATATCCTTTGTATGAATATATTTTTCTATTATATTTTGCCATGATTATTAGTCGGTTAATAATAATTTATTATCTTCTGTAATCAAAATTTTAGAACAAGTTGTCGCCTTTTTTTCAAATAGACCGTCATTTTTTTTGATTGGTTGTACCCTATTAACAACAGGTTCACCCAACAGCGAACCAATTTTATTCTTTTGTTCTTGTATTGTCATCATTTCTGTTTTTTATTCCGTTATTCTACTTCCATAGTTATTTCTTCATCCTCTTGTACAGGTGTAACTACGGGGGCAACAGGTACAACAACCGGTTGAACGGTTCTTGTAACAGTTTGAGTTGGTCTTCCTGTTGGTTGTGGTACAACAACTTCTTCAACTTCTACTTTTGGTGTTTTATTAGACACTGTTCGAGCAGGATAAACCAATTTTGGCATGTGATGTATGTGCTTTCTATTAAATCTTTGTAACATATTATTAATTATTTATTTGTTTTAATTTCATCTATTACCTGTCTAATCTCAAACAGTTTCATTGCTTTATCAAGATTAGAATAATCTTCAAATAAAACTTGTTCTTTCAGTTGAAGAAATTTGTTTTTCAATTCAAAATCTTCTGTTTCTTTGATTAAGTCGTTAATAGAATTGGTTACAGACTTTTGATATTCAACTATTACACCTTGTGGTTTGGTTGTTTTAACCAATTCTCTAACGAGATTCATTTCTTCGTTAGTCAATTTACCACGATATTTTTGGTTGAAATTTTTTATTCGTTGTTCGGGAGTAACTTCTTCGTTAACTGTTTTTTCTTTCAAAATTAGGTTATCCCCAAGTCTTTTCTTATTTTCAATAAACAGGGATAAATCCTTTTTTCCTTCATACAACAAATAGTCGGCACTCCTGAAAACCACAGGGGTTTTGGTAAATATCCAATCAAATGTTTCTTTGCCTTCTTTTAAAATTACACCACCTTTTCGTTTTCCCCATGGATTTTCAGTTTCGGTGATAACCTCATTCTCAATCAAGAACCAAAAGAGTTTGTTGTTAGCCTCGGTAAGTTGTTTTTTTGTCATACCGTCAAAAGATTTTAAAATCTCATTGACATATTCCTCTTTACCACTTTCCTTAATATATTTGGTTACACCCTCTTCAAGTTGTGTATATAAATCAAATTGTCTTCGCAATATAGCGTTTTCCTTCAACAGTTTTATATAATTGCCGATTATTTTCTTACCTTCCACTGTTTCATACAAATCAGTGATTTTTGAGGTAAAAAAAGCATGCATTTTATTAAATGATCTTATCTGTTTCATATTAAATAATCAGTTTTTTATATAAATAGAATAAATTTTAAATACATTGATAATATAACCTTGCAATATAAAATTTCAATAGTTAAATCTTGAAATACTACCACATCTATTTATATTAAATATTAAATGTATTCGATAATGGATAAGAAACAAGAAAAACCTATAAGTATATATAGCGCACTGATAAAAACTTTAACAGGGTGGGATAAAGGGCAGTACAACACCACTGTTCAGTCATCTCACCCGAGCACCTATGATTACAATAACGATATTATTCTTAAAACAAAGAATAAAGCGGAATATGATGCGGCACTACTTCAAGGTAAACAAGACAAATGGTTAAGTTCAACGTGGATACATACCCAAGCACGTACTAATATGCGTGATTTACAGTCAATGGGTTATGTTGACTTAATGTATCGTGATATTGAAAATATGTGCCAAAGACCTGAAATATATCAGGCTTTAAATTTGGTAGCATCAGAAACATGTACTTTAGGACCTGACGGTTCACTAATTAATATCACCTCAAAATCAGATAGAATTAAGTTTATTTTAGAAGACCTTTTCGTTAATAGACTTCAAATACATTTGGAACTATTACCCCTAGTCCGTACTATGGTAAAATATGGTAACGAATATAAACTGTTAAACATTCAATCTAAAAACGGTATATTGGCGTGGCACTCCGTACCTGTGGTCGAAATGAGAAGATTTCAAAGTTTACACCCCTACGGTGTTATGCCACAAAACGCTGGTAGTGTATCCAACAATGACGTATCACAACTTCAACCACATTTTCAATATATTGGCGCAGGTGCACCACAAACATTTCATAGTTGGCAAGTGGGACATTTCAGACTAATGAATGATATGATTGCCGCCCCCTATGGTTGTTCATATATTAATGGTGCAAGACAACAATGGCGAAGATTAATGATGGCGGAAGATCATATGTTAATACATATGATGGAGAGAGCATACGATAGATTAATATACAAAATAGACGTTGGATTAATTGACGATGCTGACATTGAACCATACGTACAAGAAATAGCAAACAGATTTAAAAGAACTTCCCGAATTGACCCACAAACAGGTCATATTGACTTATCTAAAAACGTAATGTCACCCTTAGACGATTATTTTATCCCGGTTAGAGGTAACAATGACGCAAGTAAAATCGAGGCGTTAAGTGGTAGTTCAGCATTTGAAAAATTTAAAGATATTTTAGAATATCTTCATTTGCAAATGCTCACCGCCTTGGGTATTCCAAAGGTATTTTTAAATTTTGAAGCATCACCAGCCGAAGGTAGAACACTATCAATGACTGACGTAAGATTTGCCAAAATAATTACACGTATTCAACAATGTGTTATTCTTGAACTAAATAAAATTGCTATCATACATCTTTATTTGTTAGGTTTTACAGACGAACTGAATAACTTTACAATAACAATGAACAATCCTTCAACACAAGCAGAAATTCAACGTATTGAAGAAATGCAGAAGAAGATTCTTGTTTGTAAAGATGCTCTTTCAGATCCGGGTGGTGGATTAGCAGTATATTCGTGGAGAAAAGCGTTAAGGGAAATTATGAAATTCCCTGAAAGCGAAATTAATCAGATATTGGAAGACCTTCGACTTGAAAAAGCATTGGCAACCGAATTAGTATTAACACAACAAATTATTAAGAAAACAGGTCTTTTTGATAGAGTTGATACATTATATGGTGAAGCAAATGCAGAATATAATTATGGTGCTACTGAAATAGGACAAGCAGAAGCGGCTGCCGGTGGCGGCGGTGGAGGTGCACCAGGTGGCGATATGGGTATGGATGATATGGGCGGCGGCGCAGAAGAAGGTGGTGGCGAAGCACCTGCCGAAGGTGGTGCACCCGATGTGGGTGGCGCAGAGGCTGGGGCAGCAGAAGCAGCACCAATGGAAAATAAAAAACATAACAAAGAAAAAATTATCACAGAAAATATTGTAGTACAAAATAAACCAACTTTAACAGGTTCTCCTGTAATAAATGAAGAATTTGAACGTTTAATAGTACGAATTGATGAATATTTAGAAAATAGTGAAAAAATTTTGGTTAATTAAAAAAAAACTGTCTATTTATAATAGAATTTATTTTTAAAGAAATGAAAAAGTATATTACATACAGTGCGGGACTACCCGAAACGTATCATAATGATCAACCAGAGGATAATAAACCATTGGGAGGAATTTCTATGTAATTTCTGTAAAACTCATATATTTTCACACTCCCATAAATTCTATCCGAATGAATGGGAGTTTTTTTTTGAAGTTCTTTGACATAAAATAGGTTGCTAAAAGTGGGTAAAAATACCACAAAATAGCAACGTATAAACGAAAAAATAATGCCGGTGTAGCTCAGTTGGTAGAGCAACTGATTTGTAATCAGTTGGTCGGGGGTTCGAGTCCCTCCATCGGCTCATAAGATCGGAATAATATGTGAATATTATTTTGGATAAAATGTTTGGAAAGGTCCCATAGTTGGTCAATTGGGGCGGACTGTAACTCCGCTGTCTTCGGACTTTCGTAGGTTCGAATCCTACCCTTTCCACAAAAATATGGTCGGTTCGTCTAATTGGTCAGGACACCACCCTTTCAAGGTGGAGAAACGGGTTCGAGTCCCGTACCGACTACAATATATGGTGAGGGTAGCTCAGGTAGGTTAGAGCGTCTGATTGTGGATCAGAAGGTCGGGGGTTCGATTCTCCTCTCTCACCCAAAATGGTCGGTGTAGTGTAATGGTTAGCACGTTACCCTGTCACGGTAGAGGAGGGGTTCGAATCCCACATCGACCGCAAAATTGGGATATAGCTCAGTTGGTAGAGCATCGGACTGTTAATCCGCAGGTCGTAGGATCGTGACCTACTATCCCAGCTACATTGTTCCATTGTGTAATGGTTAGCACAACAGATTTTGAATCTGTTTGTCCAGGTTCAAGTCCTGGTGGAACATCAACAACATGGGTGTGGTCAAGTTGGTATGGCGCGTGGTTTGGGACCACGAAATCGGGGGTTCGAATCCCTCCACTCATACATTATCAAATAAAATTGCACTATTATCAATACCTATGATAACAGTGCAAATATTTGTGATAATATGCGGATATGGCGGAATGGTATACGCGCTAGTCTTAGGAACTAGTGCCGAAAGGCGTGTGGGTTCGAGTCCCACTATCCGCTCACATATAATTCAATGTTATTTTAAAATACTGTATATTTATAGAAAAAATGATATGAATAATGAAAGTAATGAAATGACACCCCCTCTCAATATTGGGGAAGTAGATAGTCCAATGTTTACTAAATATGAATATGTAACGCCGGAAGATAATATTATCCAAGAAGTTCTTCAAGAATGTAAAAAACGACTTGAAAGTGAAATATCTTTGGAAGAACAACTTGTGGATAAGATTGCGAATAATCATAAAGAATTACATTGGAGTAATATTGAAATGACATTTACCGAAAAAGACACCGAACCCAGCGTATCCGAAGCACTTATGGAGTGGTGTCGCCTTCACAAAGAGGGTACTACCATTGATTTTAAAGGACAAATGGAAATAATGATTGACGGACAACCATATTATATTACAGGGTTTAATCTTGTAAATGATGACCCTATTAGATATGAGTGTACGCTTTCTATACCATTAGATTCTGTTTTAATTAACCATCGTGTTGGTGATGAAAGTGATTTTGAGGAAGAATAATATACAAATGATATGACAATAATATATGGAATAGCAGGGATATTAGCGGTGTTGTGTGGTTATGCTATCAGGGCACGTGTAATAAATATATGGGTTTCCAAAGAGGATAAAATCTTTGATGATAATGGTAATGAAATACCACAAAAATATGGTTTCAAAACCAAACATCTTATTTTGGGTATTTTATTTGGTTGGATACCGGTAATTAATATTGCTTGGGTACTACTTCTATTAATAATTAGTTTTGCCGAAGCAAGTGCAAACAATCAAATTGCTTGGCCGAATAAATCGGGAAATTGGATTAAGAAACGTTGGAATCAGAGATTATGGTGATTGGTTTCGTCATCCGCACCTCTAAACGCAAATACTGCCCACACACATATTGCAATATAATACGCAAAAATAACACACATTAATCCACCTACATTCATGTTTGTTTACTTCTAAATAAACGTTTAATTCGTTTGTTCTTCAATATACGGTCGTGTACAGACCTTGTTCGTGCGAACATACTTTGTATTGTCCTTACAAAGAAGATTAGACATACACAAAAGATGTACACACAACAAAAGGCTGCTGCCAATAAGATTATTCCTCCTGCGTACTTCATTATTTTTCATTTTTAATATTAAAACGGTAAAATCAATTTGCCGGCACCTGCTTCTAATTCACCTGTTTCAGTGTTAAAAGCGAGACCACCGGAAGTTTTTCTATCGCTATACCAACCAGCACCTCTTCCACTTCTGCTTTTTTGTGGAAAACAAAATAAAATGAAAATTACAATAATCGGTATTATAAGAAACCAAATCATAATATGTTATGTTGCACAAAGAATCGGTGTTCTTTCGTTATATCCAACAACGAACTGACCGTCATTAACGTTCAATTCAGTATTTACAGAGTGCGCACCATAAGTATTTATATGATCATAAATATTTATTCCAATTAGAGCATTACGCCCACTGTGTGCTAAACCAAGACGACCATTCACGTCAACACAATCTCCCGCACCTGTTTGGTTCGGACCTGAATCAATATTACTATCTATTTGTGCTTCAATAGGTGATTGAAAATGTTCACCAATATATTCTGCTTTTGTACAATCAGGTATTGAGTGTGTATGACCACCATGTGCCGTACCACGACCACGCCCATCACCGGTAGCAAGAGCGTTGGGGTGATTGACATCGTATGCTTCTTCTTTTTGATATTCGTTCTTCATCAACAAAACCGGTCTGTGACCCAGACCTATGTTTTCAAGACAACTTTGACCATTAATTAACGCCATGACTTTTAATATAATTAGTTTTATTTTATTATAAATAGTATTTTTAATAAAATTGAACTTATATGAAATTTGTTTTTAAGAAAAGATTGATTAAATCTATTGAAGAATATTGTGCTGCGAATGATTTAGACGTTAATGAATATATTAACGAACTAATAGAAAAGGTGCACGTATCCTATGTGTATGGTGAAGAACCGGCGTTTGTAAAACCAAAAGAGGTAACACCCTCCGTTTTGGAAGTTCCGAAAAATGATGTAGTTTTAGAAAAAGAAGTTGTTCCACCTGTTGTTGAACCGATGGTTGAACAACAACCATTTGTTGATCCAAGTGGTATTAAAGTTGTTGAAATGGGTGGTAATAAAAGAGTTAGAACATTAAGTAACGGATAAAATGAATACAATAAAATTTAATGATGCCAATGGATTAACCTTTGTTGGCGATGTTCACGGACAATGGAGTACCCTTGCACACAAAGCAAGTGTACAATACCAATTGGAAAACTATGTAATCATTCAACTTGGTGATTTTGGTATTGGTTTTCATTCCGAAGAACACAATAAAGTGGAGTTGAAGAAACTCAACAGCAAACTAAAAAAGAAAAAGAATCACCTTGTTGTAGTTCGAGGAAATCACGATGACCCAAAATATTTTGACGGCGTATATTCCAAATCATATTCCAACATTCATTTAGTATCTGATTACACTGTTATTGAAATATTTTACACAAGAGAACTTCCACAAGATGACAACTCTTTATATTTTGCACCCCCAATCTTTACCATTTCTAAAAATATATTATGTATTGGTGGTGGATTGAGTGTTGATAGAACTGAACGTTGGAGGTGGGAACGTGAAAAACCCGGTAGAAAATATTATTGGGAAGGTGAAATGCCCATATATAATGAATCAAAGATAGATGAAATCAATAAAAAATTCCCGAATAACATTGATATTATTGCATCACATACTGCACCGTCATTTGTTTATCCATATACAAAGAGCGGTATCCAAAGTTGGATAATGGTGGATATGCAATTGAAATATGATGTGGATACAGAGCGTAAAACAATGGATAATAATTTCTATAAAATTAAAGATAATCAGAAAATATTATCAAAATGGTATTATGGGCATTTTCATGCAACACAAACAACGAGGGTAAATAACATAGACTTTTGTTTGTTGGATATTTGTGAATTTAGAGAAGAAAGGTTAAATTAGTAAAAAATGATATGATTGGTTTATTAAAAAAATATAATAATATGAATGGAATAAAATTGATAGCAATTACCACAACTAGGGTGGGTGTAAGTAAAATTTATGGTAACGATGACGGTACATTAACATTATTAAACAGATATGCAATGTGTGATGGTGTTGGTTGCCCTATGTATTTATATAAGGCGAAATTGGTTGATAAATCCTCACCAATAAACAACAACGCCCCTTATATCTATGAATATGAGAACATATATTCTGAAACAAATTTCACAACTTCACTGTATGAAATCAACGGTGCTGTTAAGAATAAATATGTTATCCTGAGAACAAATGACACTAGATATGAGGAAGACCTAATATATACCGAAGATGAATTGAGGTTTGATGTGGATTTCTACAATGAGGAAAAAAGGGAAATGATTTCCTCTCTCGAAGATTACGATGACGAAGTAGAGGACAGAAAAACGTGGTTGAATACTAGAATTAGAAACACCGTTGAACAATATGAGGAGTGGTGCGATAATATGGTAAGGTGTTTTTGTGATAAACACGACCTTTTTCATGATGATGTTAAATGGGTTAAAAACCGAATTGGTGGTGATTGTAAAATAGGTAAAGTAACCGTTAGTATGTGTGATATTTATTATGACTTATCAAACAACCACCCACCACATATGTTCAGAGAATGGTATTGGAAACATTCTTATAACGAATATCCTGAATATAAAAAGTTTTGTAAGTCAGCGAGGAAGTGGAATATTCAAAATATAGTGTAATTATATGGTTAGTAAAACAAGAGCGTTGGATAGTAAAGCACGAAATAAACGTGTTATAGACGGTTATAAAAAAACAATCGAAGATTACACCAACGATACAGAAAAAAAAGAACGTAGAGAACATTGTCTATGTAAGTATTGTAAATATGTATCCTCTAAAATAGGTGGTGCTTCGATGACAACAAAACCTTGTGATTGTTGTGGTAAAAAATTATATTTTGAAAGCACCTACACCGATGATTTGTGTATTGATTGTGCAAAAGAATATGGGCATTGTAAAAGGTGTTCACAAAAAATGGATTGATGTACAACAAATTAGAAAGAATATTTGAATCCTTTTTAGGTAGCACTAAACGTGGTGTTAGTGAAAATGGACAGTCGCAGTACGATTGTCCCTACTGTGGGGGTGTGGGTAAAGGTAATTTGGAAGTAAATTTTCCCAAAGGTATATACAACTCTTGGTGTTGCCCCGAACAATCAGGTAGATTATCCTATTTAATCAAACAATTCGGCAATGAACGAATATACAAAGAATATTTCGATGAGATTAAGAATATCAGGGAAAGTCGTTTGTACCTATTACATTTTGACGAAGAGTGTTTTGAAAAACCCATCTTTAAACTACCCAAGTGCTGTGTTCCATTAAACAAACTTCGACCCGAACATAAAGACGCATACAATTATTTGATTGATCGTGGTTTGGTTGATTATGAAATCGAAAAAAATAACATACATTGCACAACAAATGTTTGTAACAAATGCACAACCGGTTGTAAATACACAAAAAGTATTCGTAATCGAATAATCTTTACTAATTGGTCATTCGGTAGCATAGATTATTTTGTTGGTCGTCTGTATAAGGAAAACAAATATCAAACAAAATTTGTTCTACCATCAGATCACGATAAACGTGAAATAATATGGGGATACAATAAAACACAATTTGACGGTGAAGTTAGATTAGTCGAAGGTGTTTTAGACGCTATTCCATTACCTTCAAATGCTATTCCAATATTAGGAAAGAAATTAAACTCCGACTTCCGATTATTCAACGTATTGTTGGAAAGAGCAAACAGTGTTTTGTTAATACCCGACTATGAAGAAAAAGCGTATGAGGATTGGATAAAGATTTATGAAACGTTGAACGTAGGTAGATTGTGTGGGCGGATACGCATAGTAGATTGGTCTAAATTAACGCTGCCGGAGAAATGTAAAGACGTTTCCGACCTGTATAGAGAAAGAGGTATTGATGGTGTAATTAAACTACTTCAAACAGCAACATACTTGTAAATTTTTGTTATTTTTTGTATATTTGAAACAAAATAATTGATATGTTAACAGTACTTGATATAGAAAATGCGTTGGAAGGTCTTCCTAAAACAATGGAAGTTCTTATTGTTAATTGTAGTGGTACGGGTTTTGACCACATTGAATCTATTACAGAAGAAGTTGTGTGTCATTATATAGACCACAAAGAAGAAAATGGTATCGGTGAAAAATCAGTAATGGTAATAAGATAGTGGGAAGTATAGAAGTAATAAACATTAATAAACACACCCCAAACGATGGTGTGTATTTCTACATAGGTAGAAACAGAGAAAATAACATATTGGGTAATCCATATAGTACCAAAACAGGAACGTTAGCGCAATACACGGTATCAGATAGAGAAACCGCAATTGCAAAATACCAAGAATATTTTCTTGAAAACTATGAAAATAACCCCACATTTAGAGAGAAAATAGACGAAATATATGATATGTATATACGTGGTGAAAACATATGTCTTGGTTGTTTTTGTGCGCCGAAGTCATGTCATGGGGATATTATTAAGAAACATATCGAAATGAAATATTTAAAACAATTTATAAAAAAAGAAAATGGGTAAAAAGAATCTTATAATCCAAACAGGTATAGTTACAGAAGCGTTGGGTAACGCCACCTTTCGCGTTGAGTTGGAAAACGAACACATGGTGCTGTGTGTAATATCAGGTAAAATACGCAAAAACTACGTTAAAATTTTAGTTGGTGATAAAGTCGAAATAGAAATGTCGCCATACGATCTGACAAGAGGTCGTATTTCACGCCGGTTCAATACTGCAAAGGTGTCAGTAGATGAAGGACAAGTATGACAATCTGTCATATTTTGTCACAAAAAACATCTTTTTTTGTGACAAAAATCCTTTGGCACACTCTTTGAATAGTGGTAAATGTAAAAATAAATAATAATAATAATTATATAATATGAAAAGTTGTTGTAACATAAGAACAGGTACAGGTAATTATCCATATAGATTTCATGTGGGTGATTTTTTACCAAGTGAGGATACAAGCCCATGGTGGGGTATTCTCCCACGTGCGCAAGACATAATTGCGCCACCAAGTTATACTGTATCATACGGTATAGGTAGATCAAACTGTCATATCGAGAGTGATGCACACACTCATTCGATTGAATTGTTGGTTCCAGGATTATCAAAAAATGATATTGAAATCACATTACAAGATTATACTCTAACTGTGGAGTATAAACCACGTGATAATGGTTTTCATTTCAACACAAAACCCGGTAAAGAAACATTTACCATTCCAAAAGATTGTGATTTAGATACTACTACTTCACATATTGTGGATGGTATTTTGGAGATTGTTATAGATAAAATGTGGAGTTCTACCGAACAACCCACAATTAGAAAAATTGATATAAATTGAAAAAATAAATATTTAATATGAAAATAATAGGTATAGATTTAGGCACAAGTAACTCTTGTGTTTCAGTAGTAGAAGGTGGTAAGCCAATGGTTATTCCAAACGGTGAGGGGAAGGACACCACCCCCTCAATTGTTGGTTTTATAAAAGACGGTGAGCGTGTTGTGGGAGATTCCGCGAAACGCCAATCGGTAACTAATCCAACAAAAACGGTTTATTCCATAAAGCGTTTTATGGGTGAAAAATATAGTTCAATCAACAACGAAAAGGATAAAGTTGCATACGAACTTGTAAGTGGTACTAATGACACTATTCGTGTTAAAATTGAAAATAAAGAATATTCCCCACAAGAAATTTCAGCAATAATCCTGCAAAAAATGCGGAAAACAGCGGAAGATTTTCTTGGAACAGAGGTGGTTAAAGCAGTTATCACTGTACCGGCTTATTTTTCCGATTCACAGCGTCAAGCAACCAAAGAAGCGGGTGAAATAGCCGGATTAGAAGTCGCTCGTATAATTAATGAACCTACGGCAGCAGCATTGGCTTTTGGTTTAGATAAGAAAGACGATATGAAAATTGCTGTATTTGACTTCGGTGGGGGTACATTCGATATATCAATACTTGAACTCGGTGGTGGTGTGTTTGAAGTCAAATCCACTGACGGCGATACAAGGTTGGGGGGTGATGATATTGACCATGTCATTATAAATTATCTTGCTGACGAATTTAATAAGGAATACGCCATTGATTTGAAAAAAGACCCAATGGCATTACAACGCCTGAAAGAAGCCGCTGAGAAGGCGAAAATTGAGTTGTCAAGTTCAGTTCAAACAGAAATAAATCTTCCATACATTATGCCGGTTGACGGTGTACCAAAACACCTCGTGCAAACGATTACACGTGCGAAATTTGAACAAATGATAGAAACTATCGTTAAACGCACAATCGAACCTTGTAAATCAGCATTGAAAAGCGCAGGTATAACCACAAGTGATATTGACGAAGTAATTCTTGTTGGTGGTAGTACTCGTATTCCCGCTGTACAAGAGGCTGTTGAGAAGTTTTTTGGGAGAAAACCAAACAAAAGTGTACATCCCGACCAAGTTGTTGCCCTTGGAGCAGCAGTTCAAGGGTCTGTGTTAAGTGGTGAAACACAAGACGTTCTACTTTTAGATGTCACACCACTTTCATTAGGTATCGAAACTATGGGTAGTGTGTTCACAAAACTTATTGATGCGAACACAACAATCCCTGTTTCAAAATCACAAATTTTCAGCACAGCAGTTGATAACCAACCGGCAGTAACCATTCGCGTAGCCCAAGGTGAACGCCCCTCTTTCAATGATAATAAACTATTAGGTCAATTTGATTTAGATGGTATTCCACCGGCAAGGCGCGGTACACCACAAATAGAGGTAACATTTAGTATTGATGCCAACGGTATTATGTCTGTTAAAGCAACTGATAAAGGGACAAACAAAGAACAACATATCACCATTCAATCTTCATCAGGATTATCGTCAGAAGAGGTTGAAAGAATGAAACGTGAAGCAGAAGATAACGCCGAAGCGGATAAGAAAAAAATGGAAAAGGTTTTAGCTATGAATAAGGCGGACTCCATAATTTTCTCAACCGAAAAACAAATTGACGAAATGGGTGATAAAATTACCGATGAGGAAAAAATAAAAATCCAAACGGTGATTGACGAATTGAAGGAAGTTATTAAAACCGAAAACCACGAAAAGGTGGATGAGTTAGCAAAGAAAATGGATGAGGTGTGGATACCGATTTCAACAAGATTGTATGCGGCAAATAACCCTGGTGGTGGAAACCCAAGCAATCCGTTTGCTAATATGGGTGCGGACAACCCATTTGGTGATTTTGATTTCAGTAAAGCAACCGCCGGTGGACCACAGGAAGCGGAAGAAGTTAATTAAATTGGGAAGAGTTACGAAGAGACAGTAGTAGTGTCAAGTGAAGCTTTGTGGGGTACGTAGTGCACAACGTAAAATTCATTTCCTGAGAAAAACCCCACCCCAAATAAAAAATCCCATTCGAGTTTGAATGGGATTTTTCTTTTTAAAATTTTAATGATAGAAATTTTTGTATTTTTTCATTTGCTTGTCTTGGTGTTAGAATATCTTCCGCTCTACCAAAACGCTGTGTGTTGTATCTATGATCCTCTTCCGGTAATGGCGCATATTCTAAATCCTCAATGCTTTTACCGGTTTTCTCCATAATAAGTTGATTAATCTTACACAAAACCTCTTCTTCCATTCCTATTTTATCTTCTTGGATTTGGGTCGGGAGTTGAGTTGGGACTGTGTTCGGGGATATAAATACCTCTGTCATTAACTAATATTCGATAATCTATCAATTTAACCATTAATTCTCTAAACTCCTTTTCCAACGTTAATTCACGTTGTTCCAATTGTCTGTTTGAAATAAATAAAAATCCAACAGTGAATAATAACATAAATAATATTGTGTATATTATTCCTAAGTGATTTTTAGTTATTACAACACGGCGTAAACCATCAAGTTCTTGTTTTAATGTTTTATTTTCAGCAGTTATTGCCTCCAAAGTTTTAACATTACTGTTGTGAACCGAATCGGCGACCTGTTGGATCGTTGGAACCAACACCTCTAATATTTCTTCTTTCATTTCTTGTTTAATTTCAAGAAATGCTTCATATATATTTCTATCCATATCGCCTTATGTATTATTGATATTATTTACGCTTCTTCAACGTTTCACGTGCAATTTTACCAATAACTGTTCCGTCTTGTTCTACAATGTAGAGAGGTTTTTTGTTTTTTGACTCACAACAATCAACGATTTCAACTTCTATATCGTCAATAACGTTAGCAACTTTACCTGCTGGTGTACTACCTGTTGAAGGTTTAGAATGATTTCCTGTTGTTGATTTAATTTGATCAAGTGTATCTTCGTGGTGATTACCTAAACCAATTTCTTTTTCGGCTTTTGGGTTATCAAAACTCGTTCTACCTTTACTATCCGGTTCGGCGTTAGTATATCCAAAATTATCTTTTGTTACATCAGAAGCGATTGTACTAATAGTTTCTTTAATAATTTTTTGAACCATTCTTTTCATATTGGCTTCACCCATAGTACCCGTCATTCTGTCATCGGGGTCATCAAACAGTGGGTTATCAATATCGTCTGATTCTTCTTCGGCAACTATTTCGTCTATTTTTGCTTTAAGTGCGTTTGCTAATTCTGTTGGACTCATACCAGGTCGGTCTCTTTCCAACCAAGATGTGATAACTCTTTCAAAATTTGCTTTTGCTTCATCGGCTTGTTTTGGTAATGTACCATATTTTGCGTTGAGTTTGTCAGATAGAAACGCTTCTTCAATATCGTCACCTTCACCAACTACACCACATTCGTCTAAATCAAATTCACCTTCGCTATCGTCGTCTAAATCTATTTCAAATTCACCTTCTTCGCTGTCAGCACCGTCTAATTTTTCTTCAATACTATTCAACTTATCCATTAAAGCATTTAGCATTGACATTTCTTCGTCTTCTTCACCGTCAAATTCGTCTTCCAAATCTTCTTCAAATTCATTTTCTTCTTCGCTGTCAAATTCGTCGTCTAAATCAAATTCGTCATCACCGTCTAATTCGAGTTCAAGTTCGTCGTCTTCGCTTCCTTCTGTTGTTTGACCGTGAATAACACCGGCACCCATATTACCAATTCCACTAGCAACGTTTTTTATGGCGTTACTGACAAATTCATTCACAGGTTCTTCGCTTCCTTCTGTTGTTTGACCGTGAATAACACCGGCACCCATATTACCAATTCCACTAGCAACATTTTTAATAGCATTGCTAATAATTTCGTTTACGGGTTCTTCGTTCACACTATCGGTAATCATACCACTCTCTTCGTTAGCGATATTTACTTTTTCGTTTAGAGATTTCTTAACAACACTTGCACTACCACCTTTATTAATTCTATTGGTGTTTTCCATAATCTCACGAATACGGTCTATTTCACTGCGCATTGCTGTTGAAGTAGCGGTTTTTTCAAGGTTGGTATCAACACGTTTTGCTTCTTCTTTAAGTAATTCTTGGTTGTTAACCTGTTGGTTCAAGGTAATTAAATGTTCTTTAAGGAACTTCTCTGCATTGGCAAAGGAACTATATTCATACAGATTTTTACATTGTCTGTTTCCACCCAAATATTCAAAATCGTTCAAAGACAAATCTGATGTTTTTCCTGATACTTTTAAATAGTAGTGTGAATTTTCTTTTACAATAGCATAAGCATTATTATCATGACCCCTATACACCTTTTCAATGTTTCCAAGCACTTGTTCCGTGCGAACCACCGGCGCGGTGTTGCCCATAAGTTTCTGCATCCTACCTATACTCTCTTCTATGGTTGCATAATTATTTTTGTACATAATTAATTATATTATTCGTTTATTTTAATAATAAATAGTAGATTAAATTAAAAATACTTTTTAAGGTGTTGTTCTACTATAGGGCGAATGACGTTTTTCTTAATTTCTTCGGCGCATATAGTATATGGTTTTTTCTTTATAACACTTTTGGGTGCTTTACCAAAAGCGGGTGCGTCATACGTTCCACCAAAAGCAGCACCTGCTCCCGCACCACCACCAGCACCCGAAATGGCCCCACCACCCGCTGCACTACCATCTTCTTCTATCGGTTCAGTTGTTTCCATTATTCTTCCTTCCTTCAAACCATTTAATAAATTTTGTTTAGACATTGAATACTGTTGATTATTTCCACCCACAAACTTTGCTCGTGTCTTATCCTCATTCAAACCAACATACGTTAATTGTAAGTTGCGTTTTGTTTCAACCAATACGCTTCCAACTTTAATTTTTTTCATGATAAATACGATTTTTAATATAAATAGAGTTAATATGTAAAACGAAAATAGTATATTTGACTTACCTACATTCTTGTCCTAATGTAGTTCATTATATTTTTCCATTAAACCCTTACATATAAAATTTGTAGGGGTTTATTTTTGAAAAACATGTATATTTATAGAAAGAAATAAGTATTTATTATAAAAATTTTATTGCAATGAACTTAAAAATTGACCAAAACGTTACACACACCGTTATCAGTGTACAACAACAAAAATTAGACACACATATTGCACCAACACTCAAATCCGAATTAGTCTTAATATCAGGGAATGGTGAGAAGAACATTATTTTGAACTTGGAAATGTGCAAATACTGTGACTCTTCCGGCTTAGGTGCAATTCTTGTTGCCCACAGGTTGTGTAAAAACGCCGGTGGTAAATTTATCCTCAGTGGATTGAACGAAGCGGTGGAACGCCTGATTTTTATATCACAACTTGATACTATATTAAATATCACACCCAATATCGGTGCTGCAATCGAAATGTTAGAAAAATCCTAATGGGAATATTATTTTACTTAATTTTAGAATTATTTCAAAATTTCGTATATTTATCCATATAAGAAAAACCAAGAATTGTGATACGACAAATTTTACATAAAGGGATACCAGGATTTTGGGAAATCACAGAAGGTGTGTTACCCCCAGGTTCACAATTAAATGAGCGAACAGGGGAAATATCCTGCACTCCCGAACAAGATGCTGTATTTCCCGTTACAATAAAGTTTTCTAATCGCTGCGGCGAAGCAATAAAAGATATTAATATCATTACCTTAAAACCACCGGATACGCCGGATATAAGTAACGGTACTAATATAAATTACCATTTGACAGCACCAAGAACAAACAACCCCAACCCACCACAAATCACAGGTGTTTGTGCTGGACAACAAACCACAGTTTATTTAGGTGGTAGTTGGAGAGGAAGAAGTAATGGTACACGACATGTGGTAACAATTGCTTTTGGAATAAAAGACACAAATATAACAGGAAATGTTACAACATTTGCACAAGAAAGTTATCCGAGTGGAACAATCTATAATAATCCAAGTCTATTAACAATTTGGGATAGGGGGTTAACCGGAAGTGCGGGTCCGTATTACAATCTGAATGGTAATAATAATAGTGTTATTTCTGTTACTATTCCCGCAACCGCACAAGTTGGCGAAATTTATCAGTTTAGAATAACCGTTACGGAAATGAACACAGCACAAGGTACTTTGTTAAATAGTTCAACACACACCTTACGTGTTATAAGTTGTGTTTAAAGTTGGTTTTTGAGAAAATGACGTTGCTGATACATCATAGTTAAATAATCTTCAAAACTCTTGGAGATTATTTTTTTTATCGTCTTTTCAAAATCACGACTTTCAAGTTGTTTCTTAAACCATTTCTCAATATCCTTTTCACTCATATCGTATTCTAATTTTATATAAATAGCATTTATTGTATATTTGTAATATGAATAATATAGAATGGAAATTAAGAGGACACTTTGTCTGTAAATCATGTCAAGAAGTTTGTGGTGGTTGTACCCACGAACTCGACCTTATTGAAAAGGGTTGGACAAATAACGAAGAGTTGTATCCAAGAAAACAACTAATAGGTTGTCTCGGTAAGTATTGTGATGACCCATGTGAATTACAAGAATACACAGACGATACAGATTTAACAATAGAACACCTAATCCGACTTTGTGAATGGATGGGTAATAAACTTAATAATACCATATTAAAACAATGTTAACAGTACAGGCTTACGATAAAGTAAATGACGTTATGCACTACGGCGTTCAATTTTTAGAAATCATAGACGATGACGGTGGCGTAAATTACTTGTTCACGTCAGATAAACAAGAATTAAGCGCGGAGTGTCTTGATAATTGGAGAGAACACGTGCGTTCAGAAAAAGAGTTGAACATTCAATACATATACAAATAACAAAACGAATATATGATGGTAATACCATCATAATTCGCTTGTATTCTGTAAATATTGTGTTGTATTAGTATGCTAATACACAATAGTCGGGTTGTATAGAAAAATCTATTTCAGCAATTTCTTCCGATGTATAACTTAAACTTCCGAAATTAATATCACCTGATAACATACAATTCACCAATATCCATTTTTGAACAACAACACCGGTTGGGTCTAACATTTCCAATTCACAATTACGTTTGTAACCAGCGGCGTAACCCATACGGCCGGTCACAGATTCCGCATGTAAACGTACCCACTCCATCACAGCTTGACTTGTAGAAGGACCAATAGTATCTCTTAACTTAACAGTCATTGCCTTCCACTTGTATCTTCCTGTAATCCAAGTTGAGGTATTCATAAATTCAATTTCTTTTGACGGTAGTTCCAAAGTTGGTCTAACAGTGTCTTTTACCCACCATTCTTGTATTCCAAGATCAGAAGGAAACCTCAACAGAAACCTATTTTGTCTTAATGGTTCGTAAACCAACGGCATTTTAATCAATAAATCGCTCATAGCATTATATCATAATTTATTTTTATTCTTTATGAATAAATAGTTAAATATTTATTTTTTATCTGTGTTTTAATTATTATACAAGATATGGTATGGTAAAATGAAATCTACTACCTTCACCTTCGACTGAACTTACACCCATAACACCACCCATTCTTTTAACATAGTTTTTTGAAATAAATAACCCAACGCCCATTCCCGAATCGGGACATATAGCACTATTGATTTGGTAAAAACTATTAAAAACGTGTTCTAATTTTTCTTTGGGTATTCCAACTCCACTATCTTCAACATAAAATTCAATGAAACCCGGTATTTGTTTATACCCAACTAACACATATCCACTCAATGTGAATCTAATAGCATTATCAATAAGATTATTAAGTATCTGCTCTAATTTTATGGCATCAACTTCAATAAGACAATTTTCAATAAAATCCACATCGTCTAATATTAATTCGACTTTCCTATTGGGGTTAATTTTTTTCTTATTCTCATTAATCAATCCACCTAAAAACTGATTTAGTTTCAGTTTAACATTATTAATAAAGACTTGATCTCTTTCAATTTTAGAGAGTTCTAAAATATCGTCAATGATTTTCAATAAGTAATCATTATTTTGTTGAATAATGTTAATAAATTCGTTGCGCTCACTTTCGGTTAATTCTTCACATTCGGTTAAAAAATTAGAAAACCCCACAATAGCGTTTAACGGTGTTCTAATTTCGTGGCTCATATTAGCAAGAAAGGTTGATTTGAGTTTGTTTGCGTTATCCAAACGCTTTTTCAACAACTCATTTTCCTCCTTCAATTTCTTTATTTCTTCTTCTTGAATACTCATGGTTTTTTGTATTTTTTATAAATAGAAAAATAAAATAAATTGGGAAACAGTGGAAAATAGTGTATTTTTAGTTACACAAACATTTCATTCAGAATAATATCTTTATAGGATCGGAATAATTTTGTGATATTATATTTGATATAAATGTTTAAAATAAATATGAAAATGGAAAGTATGAATGAATCCCCAACCTATGGGGTATGTGATAATAGAATAGATGGTCAGAAAGAAGATTTTCGTTGTGCGTTTTGTGGACCTCGTGTGCGGCTTGAATATGTTGGTGAGGCACGGGTTGAAACGTCGTTAGATCATGTAACTGATCCTAATGGGAATGGTTCGATAGAAGACATGTATCGTTGTCCAATGACAGATTGTCCTTCAGCAGATTATCAATATGACACTTACGGAGATTATTATTTTATGGGTGATTGGGGTGAGCGTAAAAACAAAATGTTCTTTGGCGATTGGAGTAATCTTGCTATTGGTCAAAATCCGGCACCGTTTAATTCTATTCGCCGTCAGTCGAATGTTGAAATATACAAAATGGGTGTAAGAGACCATTTGTTTAGGATTGAACCAAAATGGTTTTTCTTCAATTGGGGTATTGTTGCAGAGTTTAAATACAAAGCAAATTATATGGGTGAAGTCTTAAAACGTTGGATAAAATTCAAGGGATTGTATCGTGATAAAAATTGTGGTGGAACAATTTGTCGCGCCACCGTGTTTCATGCTATGTTTAGGGAATTGCGGAGTTTTTTATCTTTTCGTAAATCATTTCTTAATACACCTACTGCTTATAATCGTTCCACACTATTGGGGTTTTATACACCATTGGCTGATTGGGATAAGCGCAGGTGGCGACACTTAAACAAGTGGATTATAAACACGTTTTATTTAAAAACACTTATGAAAATAACAGCATCGTTGGAGAAAGAAATATTACAACTCGAAACTGAAAACCTTAAATAATATCAAAATGGAAGATTTTTTTAAATTCAAAAAGAAAGAAGAAGTGCCTCACCCGACACTTGAAGTTTTAAAATGTCGTAACAAAGAATATGTTAACGACAAACCCCATAGTATTAAGGAACAAACACCGAAAGCGGTGATAGTAACTTGTATAGATTCTCGTATTGTGGTTGAAGATATTTTTAAATTGGGTGCGGGTGATGTTATTACAATTCGCACATCGGGGAATGTTATTACCAATGAAATTTTATTTGATTTGGTATTTGCTTGTAGTTTTCCTTCCGTGAATTTGGTAATGGTTTTGGGACATGATAATTGTGCTGCTGTCAAACGTGTTATTGATACAGAGGAAAAGGATTGGGGTTTGTTAGGAAAACTTCGCCCAATACTACCGGCGGTACGAGCAAGTGCGGATATTATTTATGGTGGTGAAACCGTATCGTCTAATCCTGGTTTCTTTGATTTGGTGTGTCGAACAAATGTTCAACAATCTGTAAATACAATTCGGGAATATCGTTTTTTACGTGAAAAGGAAAAAAATGGTGATATAAAAATTGTTGGCGCATATCTCTATTTGGATAGTGGTATGGTGGAATTTATTTGTTAATAACCGTATAGGTTTCTCCACTCATTAACCGCATCATCTAAAACTGTGTTCGGATATTTGGCAATACCAATGTAATCGTTATATAATTTTAGAATATGTTCTGTTTCAAAGGGGTTGTGTTTAATAGATTCTTTTATTTGTATTTGCAATAGTATGCGATAATTCTCTACAATATTATGGTTAAGTTTATCAAACACCTCTACTTGCATTGTGTTTTCTTCGTCAATTTTTTTTAACAAATCAACTTGTTTCTTAAATATTTGTTCAAAAACCTCGTTTATATTATGTTTTGGTTTCTTAAACATATATACGAAAACAACAGACAATGTTATAAATAACAATGTCATCCAAACACCGATTATAATTGTATGTACCATATTATTTAATATTCTTTTCTCTCTCTTTTTCTTCGAGTATTTTTTCGACTATTTTATCAACAGAAGGATAGTTACCCTTCTCCCAATCTTTTATCAACTTATCTATATATGAATTTCCACCATTTTCTTTGTAATCTTCATATATCTTATAGATAGTTGCCATGTCATTCGACCTGTGATCCATAAGTGATAAAATTTCCAACCGCAGCAGCGATTTATTAATATTGGAAAATTGGTCGTTTATTTTATCAAACGCATCAATGTTTTTCATATTAATATTGTTCACTTGATCCAATATTTGGTTGTTAATCTCCAATGTTTTATACAAAGAAGAATTTCTATTCAAACTATCCACATCAATCAGTGAAGCCATATTGGTCACAAGATTGGTTCGTAGTTTTTTGAACAGTGCTGCTAATGCCGTTACCACCACAACCAATGATGATAAAATGGCAAATATATCGGTCAATCTAAAATCTAACGCTTCCATTATATCTCCTTTTTTATAAATAAATAGGAGATAAATGTTTTTATGTTTCTTTATATAGTAGGTCTTCTAAAAAATAATTTGTTTCGTTATCCCGACACTGCATTGTCAGCAACATTCCCACCTCTTCCAATGATACAGGGCGATACAGGTTTCGCTCAACACAAACGTTGTAATGATTGGGTGAATATGCACATGATTTTTCATGGGTGTGCCCAAATATTTGTCTAACGGAATGATATTGTCCAACATAATGTGCTTGTGGGTAATGATTAAGTAGAAAGCGTTCCCCGTTGTGGCGCACCTCTAAACTTTCTCTTATCATAAATAACTTATTCAAATTCTTAATTGGGAAATTAGACCCTGGTTTCCAAACTTCAATAAGAGAATATTTATCGGATAATTTTTGTAATGTTTTGGGGTGATCGTGGTTTCCTTTTATCAAAATTTGACGACCATTAAGTTTATCTATGAGTTTTGACCAAACGATAGAACATTCTGACCAACAGAAATCCCCAAGATTGAATACCAAATCATCTTCTTTAACCACACTATTCCAATTTTCGACCAATGTATTTGACATTTCCTCAACGTCAGCAAATGGTCTATTACAAAGTTTGATAATGTTTTTGTGATATAAGTGTAAGTCCGATGTGAACCATATATTTTCACTATCACCTTCTATTTCCAAGTAACCATACTTGTACAATTTTTTTATGTTTACCATCATATTAAATTTTTGTTACCCCAAATATACATTTGTTTTCTATGATTTCTAATTGTATTTTTGAATTAGTTTTTAACGTAAAAAATAATTGAAATGAAGAAAGTTATTAGAAGAGGTGTATTTGAAACAAATTCTAGTTCAGTTCACACAATGGTAGTTCAACTGAAATCCAAAATTCCTTTGAAGAAAATGGGTTTGGTTGAGAAAAACATTTTATACCCAAGTGTTTTCTATCACACATACACTGAACCAACCGAAACCCAATGTGGTGGGGACCTTTATAATGGAAAACAATGGGTGGCTTACACATTTGACGAAAAGGCGGCATTATTAATGTTGTATATGAATGAAATGAAACGTGATTGTGATGGTACAGTTCAAAGATATTTGTGTCTTGACAAAGATATTGTTTATAAAGCAATACATTATATTAAAATGAACTTACCATATAATGACGTTGTACTCGAAGATACCTCTATTTCTATTTACGAAGATAGGGGTGAAGTAACATTTAGTTTTATTGAAGAGTTTACGAACACAATGAATTTTTCATTTGACGAAATTATGGAAAAGATAATTGATCCATTCTTGGAAGTTATCAAAGATGAAACTAAATATATTTTAGTAAGACAGGGGAGAAATTAAATGAGAAAGTCAAAATTTCAACAACGCCTTGAAGAAATGCAAGCGCGTTTACAAGAAGGTAATGGTCGTTTTATCGTAACAGATATACCACCACGAAAGTCGAAGTTCCAACAACGTCTTGAAGAAATGCAAAGACGACAACAAGAAGAAGCAGCGCGGGTAGGACACAGAATATTTATTCGTGAACAAGAAGTGAACATTGAATCAACCCCCGTTGATAGTGGGGTTGGATGGATAAAAAGACTATTTGATGTGTTTCAGAAACCCAAACCTAAACCCGTTGTGGTTAAGGAAATATCGGAAGCAGAAATGTTGTTACACGGGGATGTGATTGAAATGGTAGATAAATTAGTAAAATAATATAAATTAAATGTAAATAATATGAAACAGGTATGTAGATTAGGGGTTTTTGAAACCAATTCTTCTTCGACCCACACACTAACGATAGTGGCGAGATCAGAATTTGATTTGTGGAAAGACGGTATGTTAGTTTTCAATCGTGATGAAGAAACGTTGGGAACACTAACACAATTTCAGAAAGAGTTTGAAGATAATGACGAAAGGACTTATTATGATTCTTTTGAAGAATATCAAAATGAAAACATTCAAACCTATGAGGAGTGGTTGGAAGATGAGTGTTTAGAATGTTTTGAAATGGATCACACCACCCCGAGCGGTGATAAAATAGTTGCTTTTGGAAAATTCGGAAATGATTGTTAATTTAAAAAACACAATGAAAGAAATAATAAACTACCAAAACGGTAATGTAAAAGTCCAACTTTTTGAAGATGGTACACGAATAATGGAGTTTGACGAAACCAAACCTGTTGTGTTTGACTATCCGAACAGTATGGATATAAAAATCACAAACCAATGTGTGGGCATACCATCTAAATATGGTATGGGTGATTTTAAACCCTGTGCTTTTTGTCATGAAAAATCACATTTTCACGGAAAACACGCTGATATAAATGCGTTGATAGAAGTTTTGGATGTGTTACCAGGTGGACAGGAAATGGCAGTCGGCGGCGGTAATCCATTATCACATCCCGACCTCCCACTACTTCTTCAATTCTGTCAAACAAAAAAGATATTCCCTAGTTTGACGGTTAATTTTCACCACTTACATGGAAGTAATGCGGTTGAATTGAAACGTTATATGGAAGAAAAATTGATTTATGGGTTAGGTGTATCAATTCCAATAGAAGGTATTGATAAGTGTTCAGCAGACGAAGAGTATTTTTTGAAGTATGAACACACAGTTGCGCACCTTATTATAGGTCTACACACACCGGAAATTATAACACAGTTAAGAGACCGCTTCGGATTACGAAAGTTTCTATTGCTTGGTTATAAAGAGTTTGGTAGAGGATTAGATTACTATAAATCTTATTCAGAGGATATTAAGAATAATATTGTGGAATGGGATCGGAATATTATTAAAATTGTATCTTACACCAATGTTATCAGTTTCGACAACCTCTCTATTGAGCAGTTGGATATGGAAAACAAGATTCCGCCGAAATATTGGGAAGAAAATTATCAAGGTGATGATTTTTCTCACACAATGTATATTGACGCGATAGAACAAAAGTTTGCCCCAACCTCTCGTTCAGACGAAAGGGTTAGTTGGTCTGAAACCACGTTATTGAAATTCTTTAGGGAAAATCGTAACGTTTTTAAGTAATGAAATATATTATGTATATTTGATAAGTAAAATAAGTTTTTAACATTAAATTTTTTTAGAACAGATGAAGAAAGGAAGTTTTTGGATTTTGAGTTTAGTGGCGATTATGATGTTCGCCCAAAGTTGTACCACGGTCGATTCGACCTCGGTTGGTATTAAATTCCACAAGTGGAGTGTTTCGGAAGAGAAACAAGGTGGTGTAATGGGAACTGTACGTGGTTTTGTGTGGTTTAACCCCTTTACACAGAGTGTACATCAGTATCCGGTGTACGTACAACGAGTTTCGTATGGTGAAATCACCGTTAATGCGAAGGATGCGGCAATTTTCCGTATCACACCAAACTTGGCGTACCGTTTGAATCCCGATAAGGCGATTGATGTGTTTTTAACATATCGTAGACCCATAAAGGAAATCGAACAAGGATTTATTCTAACCTGTGTGTTTGACGCTTATCGAACTGTTGGGAACCTCTTCACATCCGATGAATTAATGGCGAAGCGTGGTGAGTTTGAGGCACAAGTCCGAGAAATGCTCGAACAATCGTTAGGTAGTCAAGGTTTTCAGGTTGTTGAATTTACGGCTGCGATTGCACCACCGGCAAGTTTGGTAGAGGCGATTGATTCAAGAAACCGAATGGTACAGGAAGCGATGAGGGCGGAAAATGAGGTCGCTCGTGCAAGAGCACAAGCGGAAATCGAAGTAACTAAAGCGCGTGGTGAAGCGGAAGCCTTGAAAATTAAGGGTGACGGCGAAGCATACTACAACAGGGTTGTTGCAGCATCACTTAATATGTTACTCGTTCAACAATACGCTATCGAAAAGTGGGATGGAAAACTCCCTATGTATAGTGGTGGTTCCGGTGTACCTTTGATTAATTTACCACAAGTGGGGAGGTAAGCATTATGGGACTTAATTTGGGATTAATTTTAATACCATTCACTATATGTTTAATAGCGGCGTGGTTTTCAAGAAGGCACTTATTGTGGAAAGATAAACCAATACCAAAAGGTTTTATACTCTTACTTCTTGTCTTGGGATTAGTACCGGTTGTGAACATAGTTGCAGGTGCGGTGTATATACTTGTATTAATGTTCAACTCTTTTGACTGCGGTGTATCCGACACCCCAAGAGTGAAAATGAAAGACACAAAACTCAACCGGTATTTAAGTAATTAAATTATAATTTTTAACACCCTCATAACTTTGGGGGTGTTATTTTTTTTAACACAGTTACCCAACATAGGTAACTGATCAAATAATAGGTAAATAATATGATTAAGAGTATAGGTAATGTAATTTTTGAAGCACATTGTGACAAATGTTGTAATAGTGATGTTTGGGGTAGTAGTTGGGAAGAACTCCTTAAACGGTTTTTGGAACATGGTTGGTATAGTGACCCAAAAGGTAGAAAATTCAAACACCTTTGTCCAAAATGTCAGACAGCAAAACAGAAGCGACTTCAAATGTTAAGTTATTGTATCACCGATTCAGATACCAATAATCAAACCGTAGATACAGAGGTAAATTGCTAAAAAACAAACAAATTCGAGATAAAATACAATAGCGTTTCTCTTTGGTTTTCCCACACGGTTTTCTGCTGACCGACCACCTGTCCACAATCCTACCAATGTAAAGAATATTGCAATCGGTATGATAATAAAAGCAAGTGGTGAATATAGACAAATCCACACAACACACGCACCGGCACTAATTAAAGCAAACAAACAATGAATAAAAAACTTCCACCCAGCGTCTTTGAAATCACCCGCAATTCCGACACCAACCAAAGCCAAACAGGTCAAATAAGCAAGTATTTGTCCTTCCATTTCATACTTATTCAAATAGTATATCCATACTATCATTAATGGTATTGCGGTTAAGGTACACATAAGATACCATAGAAGGTGTCCAACTTTTCGGTGATTAACTAAATATCTTGTTTCACTAAGACTTACAGGGATACCCTTAATTTTAAATAACAGTACTCCAACCCAACCGAAGAGAACGGTAAATGACATGTAAAACAGCCACGACAAATGAAAATTGGAAAAAAAATCTAACATAACTTTATTTTATAATTTGTAATACTTTATCAACTTTTTCAATGATGAATATTTTCTTTTCACAAGTTTTGATTTCTGTGTTTTCAATATAAGGTTTCAAATCACTCATATCTTTTGCTGTCCAAGCACCCGGTGTTGAAGGGTCAGTCACCCAATCCCAACACAAAAGTTCAAAATCGTCTCCAACAACATTAATATTGTTTTTTCCTGCTTCCACGGAACCCACACCTCTCGAAGAAACACCAAGTTTCAACCTATTATAATAAATATTATTCGCAATAATATCTCCCGGAGTGCTACAAATACCATTCTTCACAAATCCATGTGATAGTGGTACTTCCAAATCACCCACAATAGTTTTTCCTTCCCACCATAATTTAATAATGTTCATTGAAATACCCTTTGTGGATATAATGGTTGATTCGGGGTGGTCACTTTCACCATAAGCCCTTCTTTCACTGATTTTTAGTTGATATTTTATAAGTTCTCTTTCTAATATTGGTCTTGGGTATATTCTACCGTTGGCGTTTGGGGTATCCGCTTTTTGAAAGACGGCGTGGATAATATAAGGAAATGGTATATACCATTCACTTCTATCTCTGTCTTCATTTAACATATGTTTTTGGTTAGTAGGATCAACAAATCCGTCATTCTCAAATAGAAATCCGTAACCTGATTGACCACGCTTAACCTCTTTTAGTAATTGTTGTTGAATATTATTCATACACCATTAAATTTTAATATAAATAGAATTAAATGTAAATTTACGACATAGAAACATTTAAAATAATATGATACAGGAAAGACAATTAACGTTAGAGGGGTTTGCTAAATTTGCTCAAAGGGGTTTAGACCAATATATCTTGGGTGTAGCAGACGATATAGAAAAGGATGAAAATCACCCAACAGAATTTACGGTTCACGAGTGGATAAGTTGTTTTAAAGAATATTTGGAACGCATTGAAGAAAAAACGTGGGAAGAAAAGGATTGGGAAATATTAGATTTTACCGCAGGTATAACAGGTACTTTGGATGAAAATCTTTCTTCGTTATATGAAAGTAAATATCATAAAAACCCCATACCATGTTAACAAATCACAAATTATATAGTGGTGGCGCATACGGCGCAGATACAGCATTTGGTGTGTATGGTTTGAAGTATGGTATTACTCCTGATAGACAATTTCATTTCAGACCGGAAGAAAACCCCAATGTATCTAAACAACTGAAAGAATTTAATATCCACCCTACCATTATGGATAATATTCAAATGGAAGAGTGTTATAAGTTCATGGCACAATGTTTTGATAAAAAAAAGTTAAAAACAGTTAAGAGAACGTATGCAGACGACCTCAAAGCACGAAACTATTATCAGGTTAAACACGCACAAGCAATCTACGCTGTTGCTGAAATGAAACCTGATTTTCAAGGCGTGAGGGGTGGAACAAATTACGCTGTTCAATACGCAATATCATTAAATAAGTTGGTTTATGTTTTTGATTTTAGTCAAGAAAGTTGGTATGTTTGGGTAAACAAGATGGAAGGGTTTCAACGATTTCACGACACACCGTTATTATTTACGAATTTTGCGGGTATAGGTTCACGCTCTATTCAGAAATATCAAGTAAAAGATAAAACCACCAATGAATGGGTTGATAACAAAGACTATGTTGGTGATGACCTTAAAAAAGTAGCGTTAGCAGCAATCAAAAAATTGTATGAAGACGCTTGGAATATAGAAAGTTTAAAACAATTAATATAATGAAAGCATTAAAAGTTGGTGGTTATATACATGAAAAGGGTGAAAAATATCCCTTAATATGTGAAATAAAAACATTAAATAAAAAATCCAAAACAGATATAAAAGAAATTATTCAAATTGGTAATAAATATTTTGGAAAAGATCAATTTCTAATAGATAACTATGATATTGAAGTGGTGAAAGCAGAAACAAGTTTAGATGACGCTACACCGGAAGGAATAATTTTGGGGTTTGTAGCAATGGGTAAAGAAACACACCTTTTCAATGATAAAGAATACGGTAAAATGATTATTATAATACCAAAACCCAAATATCAAACAAAAGAAATTGTAAATGGATTAATTAGACGTGCGGAAAATTTTTTCAAAAGTAAAAGATATTTGAATAATGTATTAAAAATAATATTGCAACCCACTAAAAATAAAATGGGTGAAGTGTTTGAAGAACAAAACTATACAAAGAACGAAATATCCCCCGAAACCCATTATTATACAAAAGACTTATCAACAAGGCGTGAACAAATTGTGAGGTATTGGGAACAACAAATATATGAGGGTGAACTAAATGTGGATTGGTCTGATGCGCATGAGCGGTGTTGGCGTTGTAGTGAAAAAAGAAGATTAACAGAGTGTCATATAGTTCCCAAAGCATTGGGAGGCACTAATACTCCTGATAACATTGTTCTCTTATGTCATGATTGTCATTTGGAAAACCCCAACATTGGTGATAAAGGAGTTATGGTTGATTGGTTAAAAGCGGCAACAAGGTTTTCATGGGGGGGATTATATGGTTCATATTGGAGGGGTCGAACAATCGCTGAATATGAAAATATGTATGGAACCAAGTTTTTTGATGATTTAAAAAATAGTGGTATTATAGCAGAAAATTTTAATGGGTTGGTTAATAAATATGTGGAAGAAAATACAATAATACATTGGGGAGAATCAACCGTAAATGTAGCAACCATGGCGGGTGTATATAGACAAGTGATAATTAATAATAAAAATATTTAAGAATATGGGATATATGGATGAAAGCGGGGTATATCGGTCAATAATGAATCCCGGACCGAACTTTGACGAGGATCAACACATACAAGAAAAAAACGAATTGCGTGAGAAAATTGCCAACATACCAACTGTGAAATACGAAGATATTGATATGTTGATAGAGGTTAAGAAGCAGATGGATGTTCTCAACGAAATTAAAGAAAATCTACTTGGAACTCCAAAAATGAACTATAATGGTTTTATAGGGTTTGTGTTGAAATATCCTGAAAATGGGGGTACTCTTGAAAAGGGAAATACATATAAGTATTCAATGCATGATGCCCCAAAATTTGGACACGACACTGTACAAAATTTATCTTTTAAACGACTACGCAATAAGTTCATTCCGCACATAGTGGAAGAAATCAACGAAGAACTTAACTATTTAAAAGTTTGTTTATTAAAAATGGGTGTGAAAATTTAAAACATAAATAAAATGATAGAAAAGAATGATAGATTAGTTTGGGGTGATAAAACCTTTGCCACAAGGTTATTGTCGCACCTTAATACTTGTATCCCCAACTGTGCAATGGGTGAGGAAGAGTTAGAATATTTAAAACACGTTGCCAAACGCCTTCAAAACTATCAAATAGAAACCGTTGAAGAGGGAAGCGATGAATATAACTATTTGAAGAATTTGGGACTTGTGTAGGTAAAATGATTCTATTTATAAGAAATTAATTCAGAATTATTTTTAACAACATGGACACACTAATATTAGAAGGAACGGCACGAACCCCGACTATTGTATTTGATGCTGAACAGGGATTACTTGAAATTAAAGGAAGGTCACTTCTTGAAAATTCAATTGATTTTTTCATACCCCTGGTCGAATGGATAGACGGTTATGTTAAAACAGCAAAACCGGAAACAATCGTCAACATAAAATTGGAATACTTTAATACAGGTACTTCCAAATGTTTATTAGATGTTTTCAAGAAATTGGAAAAAGTTAATGAAACCAACAAGGGTGTAACAATCAATTGGTTTTATGAACACGATGATGACGATATGTTAGAATCGGGAGAGGAGTATGCCTTTATCATTAAATTAAAGTTTAATTTCATTGAAATAGTATATTAAATACTATGTAGAGTAACAAAAAAAATCCGATATGAAATATATCGGATTTTTTGTTTATATGAATGTAAGAAATTACTTCAAAGTTACAACCGGATTTCCTTTATAAACAAAAGAACCGTAGGTACAAGAAAATACTTGTTCACCTGAACGTGCGCTATGATTAACGGTTACAATTACATTGTCATCAGCAAAGGTGTTCACACCCGTTGTACCGCTGTCGCCTTGTGTGCCCTCTGCAAGCCATGATTTTACTGTTCCGAATGGTGTGTATAAACAATCATTGAATAAGGTTAATACAACCAACGTTCTTTGTGCACCACCACCATATTTCGATTCAATTTCATCATCGGTCATATCAGGGAAGAATGGATATACATACGTTTCTTTAATGGATTGGGAAACCTGATTTGTAAGGTTATTCAAATTAATGAAGAAAGCGTCAGCAGTTACCTTGTAAATTAAAGCGTCAAACGCATCCATTAAATCCTTTGCAGCAGCGTCAACGTCTTCTTGTGATACACATATTTCAGTTGTTAAAGCAGCAGCGGTTTGAAGTGCTAACCACAATGTTGCCCACGAATCTTCTGTATAACACGCTTGTCCATTTACTAACCCCATTTCTTGTACGAACACAATATTATCAAACAACTCAGTGAAATCGGTATCAGGATAAGGACATTCAATTTTCGCAAAACTTCCTTCCGCATCATAATCCCATTTTAATACACTGTAAATCTTACCGTCAAAATACACCGATTGACCCGCTAAACACTGTGCGTCAAAATTGAAGAACGCAAAATAATTACCATTCTTATAAGCAACGGTTACTATACCCGCTTCGTTTTCTTCATCAAAATGTAACCACGTATCGTTACCCTTCTTTTCAAAATTAACTCCGTTATCCACTTTGTGGAAACCCGAACCGTTCAATTGTTTTCCGAATTTGTTAAACCATTGTTGGTCATAACCAATGTCGTTAAAATCCGCAATACACTCACCATGAGTTGAAAGTATTGTTTTCACATCAACAGCCTTTGCAATGTTTTGCGCACTTTTCAAAGCTGATTCATCCTGCAAAGCATCCTTCGCACACGCAGTAAATAATACCATTACTGCTACCAAATACATAAAAAATCTTTTCATTTTGTTTAAATTTATTTATTATTACCGAGTATAAATATTTACATAAAATAGTTTTTTAGATATATTTTGACAAACAACGTTTTTTAATGACAAACAACATGAAGAAAAAATCTTTCCGAATTTTACCACCACCAATAATTAATTGTTTTTTTTCCACTATTTATTATTGTAAAAAATAATATAATAATAATCTTATAATAAATTACAGTCATGGAAGAACAAAGAGAACAAATATTGTTTAGAGGCTCCCCTGGTGAGTGGAAACTTGTTAGTGGTGTATTACCAGCTGGCGTACAATTAGACGAAGCAACAGGTGAATTATTCGGTAATCCTACTGAATATGGTGAATTTCCTGTAACGTTTAGTTTAACTAACCATTGCGGCACAACAGAAAAAGAAGTAGTGGTTATTTCTTGCGGTAAGCCTGAAATCCTTAGCGACGAAATCATTTTCGACTCATATCTCGATTACGAAGAAGAGGAAGAAGACGAAGGATAATCCCGGAACAATGCGAAAACAAAGGATTCACTTATTAGTGAGTCCTTTTTTATTGGTTTGCAGTTATTATTTGAAAACACTGCTATTTATAATAAATTATCACTAAAAAAAAATAAGAGTATGGCTACAATTAGTTTAGCAGATTTGAAAGCCTTGGTTAATGAGGCTGTGGAAGAAAAACTTTTTACTGATATTCGTTCTGAAAATGAGAAAGAGAGTAAAAATGTTGAAAAGGATGCCGAAGAACGCATTGACGATTCAACGCCCACAAAAAGTTCTACACAGATAGACGGTTATAGAGGTGAACAACCACCGTCAGGTAGAAACGCATTGAATTTGAACTATGACCGAATTGATAAAAAATATCAAGAAAGGGTAAAAGCATTGGTTCAAGGTAAAGCATCCCCTGAACAGGCGGATATTGATGTTACAGCGGCTGGCGTTGACGCAAAGGGAAATGAGAAGTTTTTCGATAAAATGGCAGCGGACAATAAAAAGTATGCTGAAATATCGGGTGCAACACAAATAAAAGATAGGATTGCTCACCCACCTAAATCCAAACCACAATTTGCAACCGAAGGTAAAGTCAAAGTTGGTGATATTTTCGTAAAAGACAATCTGAACTTAAAAGTTACAGGATTGAACGAAGACAAAACGCGTATCAATTTTATAGATGAGTCAGGTAAAAAATATTCTTTGGCGGTTTCAAAATTCAAACAAGTTGTTAAAGAAGATAAAATGGTGAGACAAGGTGCTGAAATGCTTACAGAAGTTGCACCATTAGTTGCTGCCGGCGCAAGAGCCGCTGCACCTATGGCAAAACAAATGGCAACATCTGCTGCTGCTTCGGCAGGAGATGAAGCAGGTAAAAAAGTGGTTGATGCTGTTACTACCGAAGAAAAGGAAGATAAAAAGGAAGTGTCTGAAAATAAAACCAAACGTCTTATCTTCAAGAAACTCACTTTCATTAATGAAAATCACGCTAAATCGTTGATAGCTGAACAATACAAAACACCCGGCAACAAATTTGTTATGATTGACAACGCCGGTAACGAATATCTAATAGAGTGTGATATTAACAAACAAGCACTTGTTCTTGAATACAAGAATGTTGTAAAAGCAAGAAAAGATTTGGAAAGAATGAAAAATTTGTGGGAATATGACACAAGAAAAGCGGTCGGTGGAAGCACGATAAACGAATCGTCAATTCAAAAAGATTTACGTAACAAAACAAAACAACTATTACAACCCAAAAAATAAAGTTTGTCAAAAAACTTCTTATTTATTTTTTTTTCACCTTGGGTTAATTATGAGAAAAAACAAAACCCCATTCATATTGAGTGGGGTTTTTTCTTAAAAAATATGAATAACAGGGGGTGTTAAACCCACTTGGCAGCGGTGGAGAGACTCGAACTCCCATCTACGGTTTTGGAGACCGTCATTCTAACCATTGAAATACACCGCTCTATGTAAGACATATTTCGTCTGTTTCGCACCAATGTTTGAAAATATCTAACCAATCGGGAAAACTCGGTAATTCTATTGGATAAATAGTATCGTTAAATTTAACAGCGTTCAACCAACGATTTTTAAACTCCACCAAACTATCACGCGCCATACCTTCAAAGGTTTCAACATCCATTGTCATGCTACTTCCGGTATTGCTATATATTTCTCACGCCAATCAGCAATTGTTGTGATAGCAACTTCCATCATATTAATATACTGTTCGTCAGTTATACTATCCCAATCTACTTTCTTCTTGTTCACGCTCTCAAAATTAACGTAAACACCCTTGTTCCTTTGAAATTTGACTACTATTTGAATATCATCCATAACACCTATTATTTTAAGAGTTTTATTTAATGGAAAGATACTATTTCAGTTTCGATTTCACAAATAGTTCTATTTATATTAAACAATTAATCGTCATGAAAGTTCAAATAACAGAAAGTCAATTAAAACAAATCATAGAAAGTAAGGTTAGACAAGCACTAACCGAAGGTGAAGCAACCGGTGAAAGAGCAAAACTTATTGCCCAACTTAAACAACCTGGTATAAATCAAGCAGAAGTTGCTCGTGCTTTAATTAAAACCGTGTGGTCGGGTATGGATGAAGACACCGCTCGAAGCCTCCTATCCAAAAAAGTTAGGGGTGAAATCGCTCTAAACGATCAAGAAGTATCCACAATAAAACGTTCACTAGGTTCAACACTCAAATTGTAATAGTACTCATTTGAGTATTATTACCAATGCCTTCTACCATTCTATTATCATATTATTCTTCTATGATATATGAATCGGTATCCCAATGAAGAAAAACATCACTACCCCCCCTATCAAATTGTGGGATAATAAAATTAATGGGGGAATTGGGTATTTCCTCGTCTTCACTATAACCAACTGCTTCCCCATTTATTTTTAAACAACCGGTTTCATTTCCACCAGCATCAAGTTCAATGAATTGATAAAAATTATCTACATTGCCAAGCATAAGTTTTTCAGCCATACTTTCAGCGAAATACCGATAATCCTTATCTTTAATATTTTCAGTATCTTTACTCCAATATTTTTTGTATAATTCCAAAAATTCTTTGGAGTTTTCGTCAAACTCAACAGTGAGTTGTGTTTTTATTTCAACTTCTACTTTCATTTTATTTTTTGTTTAATGATAAATACGAATCTGATCTATATGGGGAATTGTATAATAATTATATTGAGGATAATCTTCCCCATTTCCACCCACATAGGTTTTTCCACCCATTACTTGTTCACGTTTTAGGCGTAAAAGTGAAACACATGCTTGCGCTTCCGAATCAGCGTAACCAATAATTTCTTTTTCAAGAATATCGGTATATAAATTTTCAATTTTTTCAATTACAAACATTTTCTTTATTTTTATGTTAAAATTAATCTTACTCCGTTCAATTTACCCCATAGGTCAAGTACCGAACCAATTTCAGCGTCTTTAAAAGTGTTGGTTGGTGAGATTTTATTCTCAACAACTTTAACAAGTAATCCACCGATACATGCTTCGTTTCGACCGAGTTTCTTTACTTTATATTTTTCTGTTTCTATGTTTTCTAACTTCATATATGTACTCATTTGAGTATAGTACAATCAAGGTTTATTCTTAAAATGTACTTGGAGATAAAGCATCAATAGAAAAAACGCAACAACACCAACAAAGAAAAATTGTTGTGTTAAATGTAGAAACACTGTGTTGGTAATTCCACACACCAAAAAACTAGTTGATGAAAACAAATTTTTTGTATCCATTACTTCAAATTTATTAGTTTGTTTTTACAATCGGTACACAGGATATAATCCTTTTGAATACCCCATTCGTCATTATGATACTGTCGGGTTTTTCCCGAACAATACATTTGTTTCAGACTTATTTTCCAAAATTGATACATATAGGAATTAGTCGTCATCACTTCCTTTTTTTCACATATATCACACACTACTAATGGTGCTTGTTCAACTATCGGCATATTATTTTGGTTTTAAATTAATAATTATGAACATGAACAACTTGATTCACTAATTTTGAATTATCAATAATCCAATCTAAACATTCCTCATGAGTAGAACCTTCATCAAACCTAGTGGCTTGTCCTATTTTATGAATATATGATTGTTCCGTTTCATAATCATTCGGATACTTTTTCATAGGATATTTCTTACATAACCGTTTAAAGTTTTTTTCGGTCATTCGATACAACGTATCATTAATACAAAAATAGTGCATATCTAACTGTTTAATATTCTTTTTGCCACCAACTCCAAATATTCGGTCTTCCAACAATAACCATCTATTTTGTCGTCAAAACTCTCTCGGAGTATTCTAACTATGTTGTTTATTTTTGCTTTTTCAGGTACTTTCAGGGTTATAACCCCTTTTTGTGAGTGAAAACCCATACCAACATGACCTTTGTATTCAGGATATTTCAACGCAAAAAAAGCGAACAACTGATTTATTAATAAATCGTTGTCGCCTATCCTGGAGCATGGTTTATCAACGACAACTTCAATGTTACCGTCTTTTGTTGCCACCACATTTACTGCCCCGAATTTTGCACACTGCACATAACCGCAGCCGTCAGAATAATGAAGCACAGCAAACTCAAATCGAGTTTCTGCCAATAAATTATCTAATATTTCTTTTACGCTTCTCTTAACCATTCTTATTTTTTTGTTAATACTGTTATCTAATATAATCTTATAATATTATTCCGATGCTATTCGGAATTTAATGGAAAAAACACCCACCCAAACTTAATCGGGTGGATGTACCATCACTAATAATGAACACGCTTGCCTTCTTTATCAAATACCTCGACAGCATCTGAAAAGAACTCGCTAATTGCGTCAGCAGCATTTATCGCTGTTTTTAACGTGGGATAATAGTGGTTATTAACCTTACCGTCATCCTCTACTGCCACTACTTTGAACATATTATCCATTTGCATTTATTTTAATTAAAATTTTTACTGTCTAATAAATTAACAACTTTTTTATCCAATCTACAAATACTCTTTGAGTAACACCAATAATTCCTCTTTAGTGTAATTTACGTCTGTGATAGCATTACCACCTCTACGAGCGGTTTGATAATCGTTGTTTAAGTGTTTATTTGTTTCTTCCCATATATTGTTAAATTGTTCAAACCCCATTGTAATATACAATTCGAGGAGTTCGCGTGTATTCAAATTTCCCTTTAAATCGTACATGTGAATTGAAAAGCGAACAACACTTGTAACAGCGCAGTCAAACAAAATTTCAACTTCCAAATGATTTACTTTACGGTTAGTAAAAATATCTTCCCCCCTAACAATACCGAAAACTTTATGTACCCTTATTATTGTGGGCATCATTCGATACGGAAAACGCATAGGTAATTTTAGGATAAACTCCGTATAACTACTATTTTCGCTATTCCACATATTTTCTATTTGTTCAGCAAACCCCTCCATTTGAACGGTTTTATGCCAATATTCACTTGGTTTTACACACAAAGTCGAATAAGGTAAAAAATCAGGTTCCTTACTATTTACATGACGCGTTCGCGCATCCTTTGATAACTTATATTCAGATTTCATTTTTAATTGTTTTTTTAGTTTAAACCAAAATATAATTCTAATATCATAATCCGATCCTACAATACAATGTTCAAAATATTAAACATTGTATTAGGATAATGTTCGGGATATTATACATTATGATTTAAAAATAATATATTGCTGAATTTTGGAGTTTGTATTTTTCCGTTAAAATATTATTCCAATACCTCATAGCACGTACTTCGCTGTATTCAGAAACAGTTTTCTTATCCAACCAACGCACCACGCTACTCATTTCGTGAGTTTCACAGGGTTTCCCCCAACCATTAATGTATATGAAGGGTTCCAAATAGAAATACTTTTTCACACCAAATAACATGCGCATAACGTCTTTAAAGGTTATAAGACCGTATTTTACGTATAAATGTTTTTTAATCTTCATCATATATCGGGAATGGTTCGGTTTCTACTAATCTTTTTATCACAGCATCAGCGTATTCAACACTTCTTTCTGCAAGTATAGTGGGGTGAAGATAAGTTGGGTTTGCTATCATCCCCTGCATTGCTAATGCGGCAAAGTAATCTCTTTTATTCAGACCATATTGTCCGATAGCACGAGCTTCGCTATATTCTCTTTGTTTTTTTGTCATTTTACTCCAAATTACTTATTAATCTATACAATAATTCAATTTTAGCATCTTTTTCTCGTGTTTGAATCGCTGCTTCAACAGCCCCACAATATTGTGGTGGAAATTGATCCCAATCCTTTTCAATCAAATCAATTTCCGATTGCAACCATTTTTTAATTTCTTCTGTTGTCATTTTATCTTATTTTTTTAACGAGTTTTGCGTATCCCCACAGGGATAATATTCCTCTAATGACTAACCATACTGCAAGGGTTATTAAAATCCAATTATTACCTGGAAATAAGGTAATACTACTGTCTATCCATTCTACTATTTTCATATTATTTTAAATTTTATTTTTGTTTATAATAAATGGGCTTCCGAAGCAACCATTTGTAAGTATTTTTATGGCAGTATCACATTTACCACCGAAAACATTTTTAAGTTCCATAACCCCACCACATTTTGTACAGGGGTCAGCACCTTCAACCCAAGCATTTATAATCCACGCAGACTCACCACATTTTTTACAAACACCTAAAGTGTGTGGGGGTTTATTAAAAAACCCCTCACCATCTTTTACTTCAATCCATTTTATTTCTTTCTCAACCATTTTATTGGGTATTTATACTCATTTGAGTATTGTTATCTACGCCCCGACCGAACAAACAACGTTGAACCACCCGACACACAGTCTATTTGTAAAACACCATTTTCTTCGTTTTCCGAGTTGTTATATTTGTTACCTGCATACGCAATTTCAATAAACGCATATCTATCGCTGGTAAAAAATTTGTCGCCGAAATTTGTGTAAATAAAGTTGGTTTCGATATTAAATACCGTTTTACCACGTTTCCAAATAAACCCCTTTACTTGTGATAGTTCATCTCGAAGATAGTTTTCTTCATTAACAAACACAATTTTACCTTGATCGTTCAATATAGTTTTGTGTTCAGCCAAATGACGTTGTTCCTTTATTTTTTTTGTAATATGAGATTCGTAATACGCTTCCCTTGCTTGAAGTATAGAGATATACCCCTCACTCCACTCATCATTCCAACCAAAACGGTATAACTTGTTGTCAATTTTACGACCATCCATCCATATTTCAAGATATTTCAAACTTTTAGACACATTCCATTTTTTACGGTACTCCTCACTTAAATAAGCGGGGCGAAATTCTATGTTTTTAGGTCCACCCTTTTTCCAATACACAACCTCTTTAGGACTTTGTGTTTGTCCGAGAACATACTCCATACAAATTTTATGCAAATTATCTATTGCAGTAGAACCACCAAATGTTGTGTTCGCCAATATTTCTTCAAATTGGGTATTTCCAATCATTGTTTTATAAAAATCCGTATACTGTTTCATTGTTTATTATTATTATTATTATTATTATTA